CATATACTTTAAAGGTGATATGGTATATGTAATTGATGAGGCTTAAAATGAGCAATTTAGATTTTACTATTTGCTGTACAGTTACTTTCTTCAGCAAGAAGAGGAGAACTCCACCGAATTTGAATAATGGAAAGTATTTCTAAGTGTTATTATTATTATGGTATTGACTAATTTTAATAGTATATGTATTATAAGATATAAAGAGTTAAATAAAGAATAATTTAATTGCGGCCCGATTTTAATCGTCTAATTTTCAAATCTTACCTATATAATATAATTAAAAATGAGGGAGAGCAAATGAAATCAATATACGAAACCAAATCATATAAATTAATATTAAGCTATTATACAAATACTAAACTACATAAAAATAATGTATTTTCAAAAATGATAACTTTCAACATAGTCGAATTTGATGGCACGAAGTGCGATTATTTTATTACTATAATGTTAGATTACAACATAATAAATAAAACAATAAAAACTACTTATGTTTTTCAATCCGATATTTCAGATAAGAAAAGAAGTATTGTCGATAAACTTAAATATGACGGAGTATTTGTTTATAATATATATAATCTTTTATTTAATGATATTAATAGTAATAATTATATTAGTATGAAGTTAAGTTAAATAAAGAAATATATAATGGCGGCTCGATTTTATTATTTTAAATTAAAACTTAGCAGTATACAATATTTTATTTATAATTATAGTATGTGCACTATTTAGATTATTATACCTATATTATTAACGTCAAAGGAGAAATTAAAATGAGACAAATTTATACGACAGAAAATTTCGATAAAAATAAATATAACGATGTTTATAACATGTCGACAAAAATTAATAAATGTGCTATTAATACTACTTTCGTAATACTTGGTAGCTTGGCTATTAGTCTTAGCGATATAACACATATTGAATTTGACGACAATAAAGAATATCAATTATCGATATACGTTCCTTATGAAAGAAACAATAAAAACATTTATTCTATTAATAATATTAAAATTGAAGATTTTGAAGAACCTGAAGAAATTAAAAAAGAATGGTTCAATTTTATTGGCGATATATTTTGTGGAGCTTTTGCCGAGAAAGGAGAAATATAATTATGAAAAACTACGATCACGTTATTAAAAATAAAATGTTACTGTCCGGGAAATTAATTTCCGATTATGAAATTATGACCGGTAAGAATATAAGCGATGAAGAGTTCGCTTATATCGACGAAATCGGTATTCTGCCAATGGCACCTAAAGATAAATGGATTGTCCCTAAAGGATTTATTGTCGGTTTAAATGGTTGTGTTAGAAAAGAAGCATAAAATTATGGTACTAGAATTCTTAAGCGAAGCCGATGCGATTTCGGCGTTTACTTTTAATGATAAAGATATTTTTAAAAGAATTAGAGAGCATCCATTATTTATTAATATAGAAATACATAGAAATCCTAATGAGAAAATAATTATGGTTATTTACGATTCTGGATTATACGAGCAATGTGTTGCACGTTCTGTAATTGTAAAACAATATAAAAATTATGTAAGATTAATTCCAGAAGAACCTAAATATGAATGGATAGCAAAAGAAATTGTCGATTTGTTCATTAATAATAAAGAGTATAATATTCTTATATAAAATTTAAATAAAAAAGGAGCGGTCGTATTGAGTGATTATCTATATAAAGACAGCAACTGTGAAATATCTTTATCTCAAATGGATAAAACATGGAAAAGAGAAGAATATTTTATTAAAAGTTTTTGTCTATCTTTAAAATTCGAATCTGATATAAATAATTATTTATTTGCTCATGCAATGTATTATAATAAAAAGAAGACTATTGCCGTCGAATATAATCTCAATATGCCCGTTCCAAGAAAAATAGAAGAATCAATAAGTAGAATGAGATATACAACGAATGCGGTAGAGCAATTGTATACATATCTCTGGAACGATATTAAAAAGAAAGACTATATAACATTTAAATAATAAGAAAGGAAGAAACGACAGTGAAAAATGTTAAATATTATATATTAGCATATAGTATGCTTATATATTTATTTTTAGAAAAATATATAACGCTATTATATTTATTATTTAAAGTTCATTTTGTCGATAACAACAGATATTACGATTGTGTATTTTGTGGCGATCGTAAAAAACAGTATGAATTTAATCCCGATAAAAAATCACCTAATACTCAGATTACTCAATTTTGTCGATTCGACCAGAAAGATGCTGTATTTAGAGTCGATATTTGTATGACAAATAAATATATTCTAATTCATATGTATAAGCTTGCCGATCTTTTATTTAAAAAGAATGACTACGAAGATACTTTAAGCCGATATATATTCTCTAAAAGAGATTATAGAGGCGAAAAATCTGGTGAAACATTAGAAGAATTGGCGGCAAAAAATCTTCAATACTACTTCGAAAAGAAAAATGCTATCGTTTATACAAAACAATTTAATAGCGATAGCGGGCGATCTTCACGATTTTTATATCGAAATACAATATTATACAGAAAAGAATGGTAAGGATTAATTATGGATAAAGTTATCAATGGATTATTTTATTTAACACTTATTAGTGTTTTAATAATTAGTATGTATTATTATATATTGTTTAGTATGTATTAAAAGGAGTTAAATAATGTTTATTTGCGACGAAATTATTAGTAAACTAGAAGAACTATCTTTAACGGTTCAAGACATTGAATATATTTCGATGGAAGTTAAAAATAATTCTAAACAATATGTTGTTCTTACTTGGCAAGAATTTGAATCTCAATATCCACGTTTCTTTTATGATAACGGATTAGGTTCTCAAGAAGTTAATCCGACATTAACTATTTATACTAAAAACTATATCTTTTATCGTCGTGAATACGATGGTGGAGAATGGTTTGAATATGTTCCGACTAAGCAATATATTTTAGATAATACAAATGCATTTAACGATAAAAATATTATTCGCGCCGATACTTATTATGGTAGAAATAAGCATTGCTGGAACGAAGGATATGACTATGACTTATAAAAATATGAAAAAGATCGATGAAATTCTTTATAATCTTGATTGTCTAATTTGTGATAATAATAAATCCCTTAGAGATTTAATTTATATTAACGAAGAATCTGGATATGATAAATATAAAGAAAAAGTAATTATTAAATTAAACGATAAAGAAATTATTGTTGAAGACGGCATTTTATTTAAACTAAGCAAGTTTTATTATATGTTAACTTGCTTAGAAAATGGAGATTTTGAATCTGACTTACAAATGTTATATTGCTTCTTAAAAATCCATAATTTTAAATTTGATTATCAAGATTTAAATAATGAAATTAAAAATATCATTCCTATTCGAAAAGAATATGGAGTATATAATAAAGAAGATGATATAATTGTGCAAGAAATAAAATATTATTTCATGGGCATTCATTTTCTGCTAAAAGAATTAGATGATTTATAGGAAATAATATTATGGATCAAACTACAACTTATTTAGAATTTAAAACAGATTTGTTTGCTAATACATTTTTTGACGTGATTAAAAAATATCATGACTTAAAAGTTTGTTGCGAAGGTAAATTATGGGTGCCGTTTAGCTATTTCACGCATGAAAACAATATTACGTTGAAGTATAGCAATCAACATAACGAAGAATTAACATTAGTCTTAGAAAAGAAAAATGAAAGAATAAATGCTACATCTATCGTTAAAAATAAATATGTCGAAGACGGTACCGATGCTTTTTATTTTGTCGACGCTTTCCAAGAAGTAATGTTTGATGCTTATTTTCTAAAGGAATAGAAAAATGTATATAAAATTCAAAACAAAAGAATTTGCTACTGAATTTATCAATACTATAAAAAAGAATAAAGAAAAATCTTTTGATTTTAAAGATTTTGGAATATGGGAATTTCATTGTATCGACGAAGAAGAAAATGGAATCAGTATTACATACGTACATAAAAGAATAAATTATTTTATAATAATAAATATTTATATTCTTAAAGATGTAGAAAATGAAATATCATTTAATACGTATAATGGATATGATTCAATGTATGCTCCATTATTTTATAATGAGTATAAACAATTATTTTATCATGATTATTTTATAGGTGAATAAAATGAATGAACAACTATTTTTAAGATACCATCTCGATAATCTTATTAGAGAAAAATATTGTCTTAACGGTAAAATGTATAATTTCGATGATTACGATATCGATGATTTTGAATTTAAAAATCTAGATTTTTATTATGAAGACGGACGCCAATGCAAGATTACAGATTATAAATGGAGCCAAGATGGTAAATGGTCTAATATTAAAAATATTACAATAGTTTTTGAAGACGGTGGAATAATCGAAAATATTGGTACACATTCCCTTTATTTAACAGAAGAATCTTTAGAAAAATGTAGCTGGTATTTTATCGATAGCGAATATTATTAATGAAAAGAAAAGAATTAATCTCGGAGATATATCGGTTAAATAAATTAACACGCAAGCTAAATTATTATATGAATCGATATTATCCCGATCAAAAGTTACGTAAACTCGAGCACTTTCAGGTTAAGAAAGTGTATGAATGGATGTTAAGCGATTTAAAATAAGAACAAACATTCGCTTTATAAGAAAAATATTTATTCAAAATAATAGCAGGTTTTGTTGCTAAAAAAGACTATTTATGTTATAATAAAAGATTGAGAAAGGCGGTGATTAATATAAGCGAAGAAATAAAAAGTTTTGTAGACGAAGTTGAATTTTTTGGTGGCAAATTCGATCCATTCTTTGTCGATGAAGATAATAAATTATTAATTCATCTCGACAGTGTTATTAATAAACATAGATTTAACGATAAAATAATTATCGAAGCCATATTCTTAATGTATAAAAAATTTGAGACTCAAGACGTTAAAGCCGATATCGAAGTAAGAATTATTTTAAAAGATCGAAAAATTCAATCAGTATATTATGAGCCTCATTATATGGCGGTCATTGAAGAAGTAGGCGATCTTATTGGTGTACAACCATTATATTTTAATGATCCTATTGATACACTTAAAGAAAGAAAAATATTCTTATCTTATATTAGTCACTGCATTAACGAGCTAGTCAGGAGGTGCTTCAATGACGAGAGATCAGATTCTTGAAAGATATCTCCAAAGAGGATATAAACAAGTCTTTTATAGTGATTCTCCAAAAGTTTTAATTCAGACATGTGAAGGCGATCCGTATATAGAAAATCGATCTGATCTAATTTATTTTCAAAGTTTATATATTGTATCTTATTATAAAGACAATAACGAATATAAATTTAATCTATTCATACGAATTAAATATAATCACTTCGTTAAAAAAGTCGCTAATATTACTGTACATATAGACGATCATAAAATAAGTGGTATAGACGCCAGAATCTTATCGCCAAAGATTTTAAATATTTTAATGGCGCAAACTTCAGTATGCTATAATCATTTATTAAGAACAGCATTAGATATTGCTTTACGGTGATAGAATGGATAATAAATATTGTTTAATGCATGAAAACGAAGAAATTATCTTGCAAGAAAAAACGTTTACATATTGGGCCTCTTCGGATATGTTAAAAGTTCGCTCTAATTTTTCGTTTCAAAAGAAACTAAAAGAACCTATAAGAGGAAAATCTGTCGATTATACTATTAATTTTACAATCGATTTTAATTATAATAAGCGTAGCGATATTAGTTATATTTTTGATTTAAAATTTATATTTATTAATGAAGATCGGCCGAGCTTTCCGACCGAAGAAGAAGTTAAATTATACGTAAGCGGTCGATATGCATACTTGTGTATTAATGCTATGGTTGCATTAGCAAAAGAAAGAATTAAAACGAGAGAAGAATTAAACAAAGCAATGGAATTCTTTAGAAGGTTTATAAATGAAGATCGATAAAAAACTAGAAGCAAAGAAAGAAGAGCTTGGCCTCGTTGCATATACTTTTGTTAGAACACTTGAAGACTATGATGCCTATGGCCCTATTTCATATTATGTCGACGATAAAAGTATTAATTATTTAGGTAAAAATTCTAACGGTGAATATTATAAATTTGCATGCAAAAGAAGATATGCGAGCGATTCTGATGATCCTAGAATCCCGTCAGAATATGGTGTAATCTGTTTTTATTTTAATCCAGGTGAAGAATATATTTATTATATATATTTAACCGATGAAGAAGATTATATGAATTTAGATAAAGATTATTTTGGAGAATTAAACTTAAGAGACGGCCTAACAAAAGAATCTGTCATGATTAATCATGTATTACATAGAATTCATGATAAAAAAGTGTGGTGATTTAAATTAATGTAATCAAAAAGGTAAATAGAATATCTTGGGAGTTTCGAGAAAAAGATGTCGATTTAATGGACGACTGTTTCGATATTATATACGATGCATTAAGCTCTTATTTCGTATTTGATGGATCTTCAGTTAAAGTTAAATGGGAAGGCAATAAGCCATTAAAATTCTATATTGAATTCTGGGATCAGGACGATAGTTCTTGTCATTATATTCAAGTCACATGCTTTTTAGATAAAGATTATAAAGATATATTCTATGCTGTGGGCCACATAAGACATTATTTAAATCAAGATGGCGATTATAAGACATCAGATATCTCTAGCGATAATCTTAAAATCGTATTGAATGCATGCATTAAAACAGTAGAAGATTATTTCTATTATTTAAATGAAGAAGAAGATTGATGAAAACTATAATAAAAAAAGGAAAGTTGTTATCTAAAATAGAAGATATCGATGAAGAAGTATTTAAAGATTGCCTAGAAGAAATATTCTGGGAAGACATCGATAGTGCATTTATGTTTGATTCCACCTGCATGAGAATAGACTGGAAGGATAATATTCCTGTTCGTATAAAGGTAGAATTAGCAGATGAAGAATATGGCAATGTTAATTCTATAACTATTATAACATTCCTCTTAAATGATAAAGAATTTATTTCTTATATTTATGGAGTCGAAGGATATTGTAAAGATTTTTACAATGAAGAATTCATTACTTCTTCGATCGATAATAGAACGTTAGATAATATTTTAATTTCTTACATTGGCTCTTTAAGAAAATATTCAGATGAAATGGATTGGAGTACATAAAATGAAAGTGAATTTCTTAAGTGAAGCTATGGCTTCTGATTTCTTTAATGAAATTACTAATAACTACACGGAAGATATTTTAGATCCATATCATGGAAGAATTGATTGGTATCTAACTAATTTTTATGAGAAGCCAGTTAGTGAGTTCGAAGTCGACGATTATGAAACTAAGTATTATAATAAAGATTTATATAATTGGCGAAACGAATCGGTTGTTAATATCGCCGAAATGTTTTATGCGTTTAATGAATTATCAGACAATGGCGACTCAAAATATATTAAAATTATATGGGAAGGCGATACTATTACTTTTAAAGCGAGCCATAAAGAGCTTAAAAAATATGAAGAAATTGTATATAATACATTCTTACCATATTATGTGAACAAATATTTATTTAAAGTTAACAAGGAAGATTAATCATGAACTTAAAATCTATTACTTTAAATGGCGATACTATTATTAATTTAACACCACACGATGTCGTTTATGATAACGGTACTACAACTGTAATTGTTCCTAAGAATGATGTACCACCAGTTCGAGTAAAAGATAATTATAAGTATCTCGGTATGGTAGGCCCATTTCAAACAGAATGTTCTCATGGCGAACCATTCGTAGAAAATTTGCCTGAATACGAAGAACATGTATACTATATTGTTAGTACGTTAGTACGTAAACAATTACCTAATCGTAAAGATTTATTGAGTCCGACTACTAATGAAGCGCATATTATTAAAGATGAAAAAGGACATACTATTTCTGTATCTCATTTTGAAATGAATGTTTAATTTAAATAAAGATGTTTTATTATGATTGCAATTAGTTTGTTGTGGCTTGAATTTAAATTATTTTTAGAAATCATTTATAGCGAGATTTAATCTAGAAATATAATTTTAGAAAGTGGCCTCCGGCCCGAAATCCTTTCGCGGTTCCTTTCCGCGTTTTTCGCGCGACCGCGGCAGTCAGAAGGTGAATTATGATTAAAAAAATTATATTAATTAGCACGTTTAGTTTAATTACTATTGGCGCTGTAGCTACCGATGTGCCCGAATATAACGGATATGTATTTCCATATAAAGTAGCACAAGACCAAGGTAAAGAAATTACGTTCAAACAACCGTCTGCTGAGATCACTTCAGATGGTTTAAAATATAACAATTTCAAAACTAAACAACCAAAGGTGAAGAAAAAATGATTACAATTGATTTTCGATATTTAGAGCTTAATGCCGATAAATATCGCATGTTAGTAAATAAACTAAATAATAATCATGGCCCAGAAAATATCCATAGTCTGCGTATCGATAATAATATCAATTATCCTAAATACGATCATTTTAAATTAGGTATCGATAATGGCGAAGGCCTAATCGACGATGCTTACATTTATACGTTCTTAGATCACAACGGTATTCATGTGATTCCAGATTGTGAACCACGATATTGTTTAGATTTTGAAGATCTTATGGAGTTACTACCAGAAATTATTGGTCAATTATTAAAAGATTAATTATTTAACCGTCTATTATAAAATAGGCGGTATTTTTATGTTTATTATTATAATTAATATATATAAAAATGTTGCTTATTTAATGGAGGCTTATATTATGGTTACAACAGAAATCACTTTAGATAATAAAAAACAATGCAAGGATTTATTTAAAAAACTACATAAAGAATTAACAAGAAGAATGGAAACAGCAGTTAGCATTCCTCATTGGGGCCAGCACTGGTCTGTTTCTTATATTAGTGAAATTAACAAAGAATTAAAATCTTTTTATTTAACGATCGCTAGCGAACATAATTATATGGAAATTAATATTAATCGGCATAAAGAATTTTTAGTAGTCGAACTTAGTTTATTCGATAACATTAGTGAAACTCAATATAACGACTCTTATACTAGTGTAGTATTACATAATATGATTAGTACGGTATTGGCTGATTATTTAAACTTTAAATTCTGTGAAGAGGTTAAATAATGAAAGATGAAGGTATCTTAGTGTCGCTGGTATTATTAATTCTTGTCGCAATTGTCTTTTGCGGGGCACTGCGATGAGAATTAAATATCCAGAACATTTAAAAAAAGAAATTTATGGCCAATTATTCGGATTGTGGGCATTCACGTCGTATCAAAAGAAATATACTTTTTTGTCAAAAGATAAAAATATATTATACACTTGTCAAAATGTATATCTTTTTGGTTACCGATTTTTAAATCTAAAAATAACAATTAGAAATAGTATTCTCGAACAAGAAAAACAAGTAACATTCATATACGATTTAAAAAATAACCATATAGATTGTGATAGTGAATTTTCTAAAGAATATTACGAAGAAATAATCACGGATTATCTTAATATCTTTATTACAAAAACAGTTCCGTGTAAAAATATTAATATTAAAAAATATATAATGGACGGAATGAAAAGATCGACTTTTTTCAATATAAAAGAAGAATCTTATGGTTTTTTAAATATTAGATATAGAAGTGGCGGATCTTTTTCTAACAATAATAAAAACAGAAGATATTTTTATGTTGGCAGATTTTGTGATGACGATATCGTTATTGCATTTCCTAAAGCTAATTCAAATAAAGCTTTTGTTTCTAATGTATTTACTTCTATAATTTATTATATAAAAGTGGGAGGTGAGAAGAATAGGATGGATAGAAATTGAGTTAAAAAAATATGAATACACACAAGTATTTGTTGCTATGAAATATAGTGATTTAAACGGCAAAATAAAAAATATCGATAATATTCAATATCGTTTTCTTGGTCATATCTCAGGTAGACATAAGAATGATATACTTTTTTCTGTGTCTGAAAAGAACGAAAAACAGAATATTAGCGAAGAATATACTATTAAGTTAAACGTAGTCGAGAAGAAGCTTTATATTCAATCGACGAAAGATTCTTTAAGAGTTCAACTATTCTTCGATCTAATTATTAATAATATTAAAGAAATTTTAGTTAATAATATATGTTATTCTGTTAAGATTGAAAATCGACCTAGAAGAATTAATGAGGTTGTCGCCCGTTATATTTACAATGACCGAAAAATAGATTTTGCGACTAACGGTAATTTTATCGGTATTACAGATAATATGAATCCAACGAAATTTGAATCTATTAACATTAAATATACTGAAGACTATGAATATGCTTATGTAACTATTAGCAATAAAAAGCCTTCTATGGTGAATAGATTTCAGAAAATATTATTAAATAAACTTGCGTTGAGGTTAAATAATGAATAGTCCAATAAATTTGACCGAGTGGCCTCATGAAAAAATTAAAAGTAAAAAGATATTGAAACTTGCCGAAGAAGTATTACATAGTAACGAATATGTCGGAAATTATTTTAAATTTGACAAGGATTGGATTAAATACGACCGATATTGTGGATCGGCATCACTGTCACTAACATCTAAGAAGAACAATCTTAAAAGATATGTATACGATATGGAAGTCGTTAACGATATGTTGATATCGTCTGAATATAATATGCAGTATCACGATAATCCATTTAATTTATTTAAAATAATTCTTACTATGTGTTATCACCGAAAATATTATACTATTAAGAAAGAAAATAATGAGCATACGGTATGAAATAAAAAAAAGAAAACTTAAGCAAAATTCCTGATTATTTTTTATATGATTTATTTTTTCGAACTCAACATAGATATCAAGATATTCATGTATTTAGAAATAAAAATATCAACATATCCTTGAGCATAGAAGAATGCTCTATGTCTATAACAAAAGATTCTCCTAACTATTATAGTTTTAACGTAACTATTCATAATACTGATACATCTGAAAGCATATTAGCAGACTTTAAAATAGTAGAATTTCAAGGAAGTGCTATTCAAGGATTTTTAAATATATATTATGATTCATACGATTGGTTATTTTTAGCATTAAAATTGTTCGAAAATAATCTATATTATTTTTTAAGTTACTATAGAAAAATGTTAGGAAAAGACAATGGTTGAATATATTAAACTTAATAAAGAATATAGTAAAGGCCTTGCAGTTAAATTTCTTAAAGAACTTGCCGATGACTCACGTGGCATATTACAAGAAGAAGACTTGTTTCTATTAAATCTAGATGTAATCGGTATACAAATTAATAGAATAACCTATAACCATTGTATAAACGATAAAAGAAATTTTAATGAATTTCTGATTTATTTAGATTTTTTCGATCAAAAGTTTGGAACTTGTCAAGAAGCATATTTGTTTATTGATTTCGTTGATAATAAAGTAGTAGATATGCATATATCTACCGAGGAAAAGCTTGATGAAGAATTTAAAGTTGTATTGCCTTTGCTAGAAAAATGTTTAGTAAATCAACTATATATTTTAAAGAGAGTTATCGAAGAAACGGAGGAAAATTAAATGGGAAAAATCGTAGAAATCGTAAACGGCCTTGAAAAAATTAAAGGCGTTCAAAAATTTAATATTGACGGTTTCGATGTTCTTATCGATAACCGCGATAAAAAGAAATTTGATAGTGGTGCTATTTTAATTTCTGAAGGAAAGAAAAATATTCTCGATCTCGGTATCGAATATCCATGTGAAGGATTACCTAAGCGTGGAGTATATAATAATAAGACTAATAAATATATCAATGTTAACGATTTAAATTTATTATACGATAAAATTAAAACACTGCTATGAACGAAGTTGAAGAAATCTTATATTTATGTTTCTTGGCTGTTTTATTTTCTTTTTTATTCTATCCTGTATTTCAAGAAGTAAAACATGATACTGTTGTAAAAAGAATAATAAAAAAAATAAAAGAAGAATTAAAAAAAGAAGAATTAGCCAAACAAAAAAATATTATCGATAGAAAACAAAAGCTAGCAAAAACGTTATATAATACAGTTTTGCCATTCTTACAGACTAGTGCTGGAATGGATACTTATCGATTTAAGTACAATAAAGAATCTTATACGATTACTATCTATAAAAGATGTGATGTATATCAAATTTATTTTAGTGTATTTGATATAGGATTTAATAAAAATGATCCTATTAAAGTTTCAGGTTATCTAAACGGTGAAGAAAATATTCTTATCTTTTTCGCAGAAGAAGATAAAATAGACCTAGAAACGTATTCTCATTTAAAAGAGATATACGACATGTATATCGATGTTATTTGTATAGCATTAATTTTAATTTATCAACGACTATATACTTCTCAAAGCTATGGTTGTAGTTATCCGATAATAAAAGGAAAGGAGTTGAATCCGAATGGAATCCCTGTTAAACAAGCAGATAGAACTTTTGGCCAATTTGCAGGACATCATTTCTGATAAAGATAAAGTCACTATTGAGCGCGGCAATTATTATCTAACAATCGAAAAACATCGTAATAAAGATATTAAAGTAGATCTTAATTGGAATGAAAATATTTTAAATAGTTTAGTAATATCTTATAATATCTATAATAAGGCTTCTTCTATTAATTTCTATTATGAAAAAGAAGGCGAAGAAGACTTCTTAGAAATTGCCATTATGTTATTAAAAAACCATGAAATCTGAAGAATCTGTAGCATTAGCTAAGGTTGCTAAAATATTACTTCTTAAAAATCATAGTAAAATATTTTTACCAGATAATCGAGTATTATATATTACTAATCGTTATACTAATGAATTTTCACTTATTATTGAAGACTATTCTTCGTTTTATTATACAGAAGAAACTCATCCTTCTATAACTGTGCTTTTTGATGGAACTATTTATCAAGATATACTTAGTGGCGATGAAAAAGCTCTTTTAAAGAGGGCTAATTTAGTATATAATATAATGGTAGATAACCTTAAATTAAAATATTTTTGGAAGGAAATAAAACGATGATTGGACTCTTTAAAATATCAGGTATGAACAGTAAACTTCAGGCACTTAGAATGTCCGAAGTTAATAATAATATGTTTTTAGGTAACTATAGTGTAAATAGTGTATTATTTAAAGACGGTATTACGACGATTAGCGCCGAAAGCGAATACGAGCCGAATACAGTAATGCTATCTAATATTAGCACTAAGTATAATGTCGATATCGAATATAGCGTTAGCGATCATGCTAATAATATTAAATATTCCGGTATCGTTATTTATCAAAACGGTAAAAGCGAAATTATCGAATCTCGAAAGGAAATTTTGAGATGAACGAAAATAATATCGCACGATTATTTAATTATTTAAAAAATAATTATATAAAACTTTACGATTCTTCAGTTCGATATCATTATATTTGTTCTACAAGAAATTTTTATTATTTTACTCAGCATTCTTTTGATGAGTTCAAAATAAAAGCCGTGCATAAAAAAAATAAAAATAATGTTTATACGCATAAATTTTCAAATTGCGAAGAGTTAATTACATTACTTCGAGATAAACCTTTTTTGGAAACAATATTTGCTAATATTGTAAAGCAATTAAGTTACTATTTATATTTAGTTCAAAACAGAATTAAATGTTCTGGAACAAATGTTAACGATGTTTTCTATATGGAAGCAAGAATTTATTTTAATGAATATAAAAATCAGTATTCCGATTATTTAAATAATGAAGGGAATACAATAATTGGTACTCCTATAAGATTTAGTGCTCACAATATTTTTATTGACGATCGAGATCGTGTTGCACGAATTCAAATTACTCCAGATAATATTTTAACTTCGAATACGATGAATGAACAAAGAGTAAGAGAAATTGTTCAACAAGCATTCCGAGAAAGAATTGGTGAATTAAGAGATCGTATGAATATAACTGCGACGGATCCTAGAGTTGAACAGAATTTAAGAGAATTACGTCTTAGAGTCGAAGAACTTAGTAGAAGATTTGATAGAAGAAGGAATCCGGAATAACGATGAATAGTATACCAATTTCACAAATGTTATTCGATATATATAATACCGTATCTAAATTAGAAGATAGTACATGGAATTATCATTATCCAGAATATGGTGATTTCTATGTATACAACGATTTAGATAATATATTAAATATCGAACTAACGATCGATATCGATAATGATTGGGAGTGCCGTTATGCAACGTTTAATATGCTCACTAATCAATTAGATATCGATGAAGATATCCCGAACGATCAGTTATTAGATCGGTTACGGTGGATTTACATTCAATTATGCTTAAAATAAGAAAGAGGGTGAGTGCCATAGTATGGTCATTAAGAAAATATAGACAACCATTTAATCCAGATAAGTTGCTTCAAAGTTTAAATAATAAAGATCATAAGAATACTTTGTTAAATAAGATTCATGCGCTCGAACAAGAACGTAAAGAAAAAGAAAAAGTTGTTCCTGATTCTTTACCATATTCCGTCCACGATGTAGTGCTCAATATTGAAGGTAAGGAATTTAAAGCAAATTTTAAAGAAACATTGGAAAATTGTGGCGCTGAATGTTTGGCGAATTCGATCGAAACGATTGTCACAGAAGAAAGTACTCCTAATACAATGGCGGAAATCAACTGGGACAATGTCGAAGAACCTATCGATTATCAAGAACAATGGGATCGCAATAGTTTAGTCGATGCAATTACTAAAGGTAAATCTGCTATGAAATACATTCTCGATAATTACGAAGTATGGAATGGTCGATTAAGCAATGCCGATCGTGCATTAAGTGATTTAAAACACTTCTGTGAATTTAACAATGAAGTATCGCCAGACGATGCCGTTCGATTATTTAAACTCATGCATGTCTACAGTAAACAACGCCGTGAATACAAAGATCTAATCGAAGTCTTTAAAGATTTCACGGCAGCACAAAGTAGAATCGAATCTTTGTATGCAAGTATTAAGTATGTTAAAACAAAGAACGATAAGGTGGAGGCAGCACGTCATTATACTCCTCGAGTGTTGAACGAATTGTTCCCGAAAGAAGATAAGTAACATTCTACGTTTATCCTCTTCCGGGGGCAAGCCCCCGCACCCCCGGTCTCCGACCCGAAATCACTTTTGTGCTTTTTTGGCATACAAAGAAAATAATAATTGTAACTAGTGATGTCTTGTACTAGCTAGTATAGGGCCCATGTTTGTCCCTTCAGAAGTTTGCTGAGATAACTTAGATTAAACTCTGTAAAAGTACTGTTTAAAATTGGCTCTAAAATTACAGGTTTGGGGTTTTAGAACTATATTATTTGTTATAGCACTAAAACACAATTGCGTCTATAACTGTAGCCATTAATGTTTTAGAGCTATATTGTTTGTTATAGTACTAAAATAACAAGGTGATGCGGCTATGAATATGTGGTCGTTTTAGAGATGTATTATTTATTACAATATTGAAACAAGGAAACATTATGCTACCTATTTATAAAGCATATGATAGCCGTTTACAAGAATATATCGGATCATATGTATTTAAAAATAATAAAAATTATATCGTCGATAATGACGGTGAACATGAAATTAATATAAAGACTTTGTGTCAACATACCGGGCTTAGATTTAATCAAGTACCGGTTTTTTTATATGATATCGTAAATTTTGAGTGTACGATGGCCGGCATTGGCGAATTTAAGTTAAATCCGGCTACCGTACTAATGGATAATGTATATGGAAGACTGACCCTTAAAAGTAATGAGTTTACGATAGCATTGGTCGATCCACTATATAAAAATATTAAAATAGAAGTATTAGGAAATACTTGGAATGGAAAGGTTAAATAATGACTTATAAATATTATATCGAAGTGGAAAGCAATATTCACTTCCAAACATCTAAAGAAATTGCCGAGTTTATCGGTATTTTTAGCGTAAATAAAAAACCGCATACTAATCTTGTACGAGCATATTTCCCAGATAATAAATTAAAATATGCCGGCGAAAAAGGTATGACAAATGTATATAGCGATTTCGATGCTTTAATTAGATTTTGTCAAGATTTGATTAAACAATGTAAAAATAATAAGTATTCTTTATTTAAAATTGGTGGTAAAGAATATAATGTGTTAGTCGATATCGATCGTGTTAAGATCGCAATGGAAAAATATCAATTTGTTAAGGAGGCAATTGGCAGTGAACAATCAAGAAGCAGTATGTAGAAAAATCGGAGTCATTGTAGGCTTCGTATTAAATATTTGTGTAACTTTAGTACTTACATTAGTAAAAGTTGTATCTAAAGAATCTAAAACTATTGCTAAAGATTTTGAAGCTATCGATAATCAGTCTGCATCAGTAGCTGAACCAATTGCTAATGAAGCCGAACTTAAAAAAACGGCTGAAGAAATTAAAGAACTTGTTAGTGACGAAGCTGATAGCAACGACGAAATTTCTCGTCTTAAAGAAGAAATGGCTCGTCTTCAAAAATCTTTAGAATTAGCAGAACAAAAGGTAGGTAAATAATGAAACCAACATATAAAGCTCGTTGTCATAAAGATCGTTCCTGGAAAACAGGTTTTTATTTAATTAAAAAACGTCAAATCGTTATTAAAGACGAAAAGAATATTTGGCCAGTACACGAACAAACTGTATGTCAAAGTACTGGTTATTTAGATTGTAATAAGAAAGAAATTTTCTTAGATGATCTAATTAACTTTAGCGCTACTATTAATGGTAGCGAAATTAAGTTAGATAAAGCTCAAGTTATGTTTGATAATTATAATGGCTGTTTAGTGCTTCTCGAAGGTGAAGAAACAATTAATTTCGCAAGCGAAAACTATGAAAATCCTCATTACGAAGTTGTCGGAAATATTTGGGACAACGTTGCATTACCTAAAAAGAAGTAATATAATTAGAGTATAAGCTTATATTTTTTATTTAAATAATGGAGTATGCTCTAATGGATTACCACAAACTACTTGAAGACTGTGACTTTATTAAAGTCAAACAAACAGTCGAAATCCGTCCTCATGACGGCAACAAAGGCTTTTTTGAATATGTAAATCATATTTTTAAAAGCGTAAACAACGGTCACCGTTATGGCCCTGCAGTTAAAACTAACGTGTTAACTATGTATAATCGTGGCAATTATGTTGCTTGCGAAATGGGCGAACAACGTATCGACATTCGTCGAGACAAAATCGTTATTTATGTACCAGGTTTAAAAGCTAGTAATGAAGAGACATATAGAAAATATGCCGTATGCAATATCGGCGTATTAAACTATATTTATAATTCTAAAAAATATTAGCTTTTAAATAAATAATCCTAATATAACATGTTAGGCCTGCATAACAGGATGCAAATCATTGAGAAGATTTAGACATATGCTTTAACTTTGCAGGAAAACTTGTAGCGGAATGTTGCAAGGTATTAAGAGCGATCACCAGTAGCTAAGGTGGTCGCTCTTTTTTAATTGTAACCGATAATATTTTTTAATTAGTCGGTATAGGGCCCATATTTGTCCCTTTGGAAGTTTATCAAGATAACTCGAGAAACTCCATAAAAGTACTGTAATTATAGCTTTAAAATTGCAAACTTAACATTGTAACAAATTGTATGATTTATTACAATATTAAAATAAATACTAAAACACGTTGTATGTAATCGATTTTTACAATCGCATTTTATAGCTGTATAATTTTGTTATAGTACTAAAATAAGTCCAGTCTACAAGTTAAACTTAATAAGGTTTTATAACTATATAGTTTATTACAGTATTAAAACACATTACACATAAAGATGGGAGGAAAAAATGAAAGAAGATAAAAATGTATCATACAGAACTAGAATACATTATATTGTGCCTAGTCAAGAATTAATAAATGAAGCTCGATTGTCTAATAATTTGTATAATCAAGCTTTATATATTTTAAGACAAGCTTTTACGAATAAAGAAAAAATTCCTTCTAAATTTGATCTTCATAAAATATTGCTCCATAAAGAATATGAGTGTGAAGAATATGACAATATTCATAAAATGGTGTCTAGTAATGCTCAAATTATTTGTCAATTAGCTGCTCAAAATTTTAAAGCATTTTTAATGGCATTAAAAGCTTTTAAAAAGAATAAATCTAGTTTTACTGGAGCTCCTAAAATTCCTAATTACAATAAAAAAGATCAGGAATTTATATCAATAATTGGGCCGCAACAATGTGCTATTAAAGATGGTATGATGCGTTTCCCTAAAAAATTAAATTTAGATAAAATTTATGTGGGCGACTTGGATATTGCTCACGTAAGAATTTTTCCTGGTAAGAAAAAATATAAAGTCGAAGTCGTATATAAAGTTGAAGCATTACCTAAAAGAAAAAAAGGCAATATTGCTGGTATCGACTTAGGCTTAGATAATTTAGCAACTGTCGCTATTAATAAACGTGGCATTCGTCCACTATTAATTAATGGCCGTCCACTTAAATCTATGAATTTATATTTCAATAATAAACGAGATAAAGTTCAATCTGAGCTTAAAAAATGTAACGATAAATATATGTCGAGTAAACTCGAAACATTATATCGCAAACGCAATAATCGTTTTAATACGTATATGCATAAAGCATCTAAAGAAATTATCGATTATTGTTTAGAGCATAATGTTAAACAAATTATTATCGGTCATAATAAGCTACAAAAACAAAAATCTAAGTTGAAGAACTTTGTCGCTATTCCGACGTTTAAACTTATCGAACTTATTAAATATAAAGCAGAATATCAAGGTATCGAAGTAATCGAGACTAAAGAGTCTTATACAAGTATTACGTCCTACTTGGATAAAGAAGATCCTATTAAAGATAATGCTAATAAAGTTCGTCGTCAACATCGTGGATTATTTGTATCAAACAAAGGCAAAAAAATTAATGCCGACGTTAATTCTGCTTATCAAATTATGAAGAAAGTTATCGGTGATAAAGTTATTAAACCTATCGGTAAAGGTGCTGTGTTTATTCCGAGAAAAGTTACGATGATTTAATTATGTCTAATACTATTAAATGGTTAATGATTATTAGCCAAGCTATTTCTAATCTTATATTTGGATTTACGACGCCAGTCGTATATGTTTATTTTATGAGCTTAGTCGGTCCGAATATATATAGCTTAGCTAATTTTATCGAAGCAGGATTAGCTGCCATCGTAAATAGCTTATTAAGCAATCAAAAATATCGTCATTATTTTAAACAATTTGCTTTATATTTTTTAGCTTTAGATAGTATACTATATATAATTATAATATTTTTAGGTATGGAATATATTAATGTTCGATTTGTCGGACTAGCAATTATTAATAGCCTATTAAATAATATTTGGTTTATTATGTTAAGCGATGTTTTAAATAAAAATATCTCTGGCGATGAATTAACAAATTTTAAAGTTCTTCAACGAAGCTGGATGCTTTGGGGAAGCTTAATAGGATCTGGTGTCGGTGTATGGATTAATAATTCTATATCGATAGAATTTGCTTTAATTCTACAAGCTATATCGACAGTATTAATTGCTATCTGCGATGGTTATTCGTTTAAAAAATTAGAAAGGCAAAATAATGTTTAAATATAAAATCGGAAATATTCTTGATACAGAATGTAAATATATTTTAAATCCAGTTAATTGTGTTGGTACAATGGGTAAAGGTTTAGCATTACAAATTGCTAAGGCATACCCAGAATCTGTTAGGCCATATAAAGAAGATTGCAACGATGGTAGTCTAAGTATTGGTCATTTAACTAGCTTTAATGCTAAAAACGGTAAAACAATTATTAATTTCCCGACAAAAGATCATTGGCGAGATCCGTCTAAATATAGATATATTGAAGCTGGGTTAGAAAGATTAGCTTTTTTAATTGAACTTAAAGGTAAGGATTCAACTATGAGCTTCGCAATTCCGCCATTAGGCTGCGGCTTGGGCGGATTAAAATACGACTTTGTTCATGAATTAATTCAACAATATTTAGGTGAGTTTAAAAACATTATCGTCGAATTATATGTCGAACAAGATTGGTACGATAAACATGTGAAAGGAAAATCTAAATGAAAATCGAAATTAATGATAACCTTAAATGGTTTTTAGAAAGTTTACTTAACGAAAATATCGATAAGTTTGTTATCGACGATTTCGGTATCGCATTTATTAAAAATGGATATCAACAAAGCTTAGACGAAGTCAACTTTTTAACAAGCGAAATGTTTAAAGCTTATCCTGAATTAAAAAGGGACACAGAATATTCTATTAAAGATTTTCTAAATGGCGAAATCGATTTAGAATCATTTGAATTCGGCGATAAAGTAATTGTTACTGCCGGTGGAAAAGAGTACGATTGTATTTATTTAAAACCAAAAGGTTCTAATTCTGTTGTTCTTACTAATGAATTAGTTACAGTATCTGTTCCTAATAAATATATTAGAAAGGTTAAATAATGATCAATAAAGACGATTTGGCTAAACTAATCGATCCTAAATCACCTTCTAAAGCTCTTAATTATTTAGAAAAGCATATGACTCAATCTGAATTTTTAGAATGGTTATTTACGACGATCGAAAAACAAAAAAATAATCCCGATAAGAAAATTTCTGTTCCGATCGATTTGGTCGGTTCAATTTTCTTACAATATATTCAAGAAAACTTTGATTCTCCATATGGTGAGATCAAAGATGAATCTCCGAATTTAATTGAATTTTATCCGGCCGATCTTCCGACAGAAGCCAATAATAAAGCTATTAGCAGTTTTCAATTTAAATACTTTAAAGAAAATTGTCCAGAATATATCTTATATTTATTTAAAGATTTTTATTCTGGAACAATGCACGAAGAATATTAAGATGCCAAAATAATAAATTTTATTTGGTAGAATAGTATGGATATTGGGAAACTAGTATCTAGTGACGGTTCTTACCCGTCCAACAAAGACACTGAATTGCTGGAAACCCCTAAAGCTCAATTAACTACAATACAATTTTGTATGAATGTGGCGAAAGCAGAAAAAATAATTGAGATGGTATAAGGTCAAATCCTAAGTACTGTTAACAATGGACAATCAGCAGCCAAGTCGTCGACAATTTGTCGACGGAAGGTTCAACGACTAGACCTCGTGAGGGTCGTACACTACAAGTCTATAATGGTAGTGGAAGTGGTGTCGCCTAAGTTATATGAAAATATAATATGGATAAGATATAGTCTGTGCTCATGTGAAAGCATGAGATGCGTGTAATGACGCTGGCTAGGAAGTGACGATCCTAGTTGAACGAAACTTCTAATTAACTTTAGTTAATAGTTCTAAAAATATCCTAAAAAAACTTTACTAAAAATTTGCTTTTCTAGTAATCTCATGCTATAATTACCTTGTAATATAATATTAGAAAGCGAGGTGATTATAATGTACTTAGTGATAAAGCAACAAGTAAAACACTTAACTAAAGAAGAATATAATATTTTAAGAGAACTATGCAGAACAGCTAAAAATTTAACAAATCAAGCAATTTATAATATAAGACAACATTATTTTCAGGAAAAACAATATTTAAGATATGAAGCGAATTGTTATGAAATGAAAAATTATGAAAATTATAAATTAATGAATGCAAATATGGCTCAGCAAACTCTTAAAAATGTTGATCAAATGTTTAAGTCATTTTTTGCTTTAATTAAATTAGCAAAACAAGGTAAATATGATTTTAGGCATATTAAAATGCCAAATTATTTACCTAAAAATGGTTATGCAAATTTAATTATTGCATTATTTAAAATTAAAGATGATAATATTTTAACAATTCCATATTCTTATGCTTTTAGAAAAAAATATGAAACTAAAATTCAAATTAAAATTCCTAAAGTGTTAGAAGATAAAAAAATAAAACAAATACGAATTATTCCTAAGCTTAATGCTAGGTTCTTCGAAATTCAGTATACATACGAGATTCAAGAAGAAGATATAAAATTAAACACTAACAATGCACTAGCTATTGATTTAGGTATAAATAATTTATGTACTTGTGCTACTAGTACAGGTAAATCTTTTATCTTAGATGGAAAAAAGTTAAAATCTATTAATCAATTTTTTAATAAACAAAATGCAAGATTACAATCAATTAAGGATAAACAAAACATCAAAAAGCAAACCAAGCAACAATTCTTGATTTCTAGAAAAAGAAAAAATAGAGTTGATGATTATATCAACAAAACTTGTCGATATATAATTAATTATTGTTTGTCTAACGATATTGGGACTTTAGTAATTGGATATAATCAATCATTTCAATGCAAGCCTAATATGAATAAAAAGAATAATCAAAATTTTACTCAGTTACCATTCGGTAAGATTCGAGAAAAATTAGAATATCTTTGCAAACGATATAATATAAATTATATTTTACAAGAAGAATCTTATACTTCTAAAGCTAGTTTCTTTGATAATGATGATTTACCTACTTATAATATGGATAATCCACAAACTTATGAGTTTAGTGGAAAACGTGTTAAACGAGGTTTATATCAAACTAAAGATGGTTATCGTTTTAATGCAGATTGTAATGGAGCATTAAATATTCTTCGTAAAAGTAGTGTTGTAGACCTTAGTGTCTTATACAGTAGAGGCGTTCTGGATACGCCTAAAAGAATAAGGATCTTTTAGATCAAACTTCTTAATAAAGGAATTTTATATTCCTTTTAGAATTATATAACTTTAGTTATATGAAGTTCAGTGGTACCGTTCAGCTTTACAGTATTTATTAAAAATTATTGCTCCAGACTGTAAGATCGTCGTGAAAAATTCTCTATACTGTCAGAAAGGAGAAGACCCATTCCAGACTGCATTCTGTACCGATCCAATCGTGAATGTTTCTGAATGGAAATTCCCGGAAGATGAAAATTAAGTATTTTGAAGAAGTATATCATTTAGATTTTTTAACTGATCCAGTATTATCTGGTGATAAACTATGTTCAGAAGGTTTAGATAAAGATGGCAATCGATATCTTATAAACTGGGTGAATAGTGATAATGTTGACTGGGAATATCCCTGTGACGTGGCAATCATGCCATAAGTGTAATATAATAGTGCTAGCACTATTTTCTCCGTTAAGGACTTAGTGCTAAATTGTTTTAGCAAAAGTTTTTGTTGTGAAAGGAATTCGTATAATGACCGAAGACGAACTCCTTGTGGTATCTGTAGTCCAGATATTAATGTTTGTAGCTGTATTTACTTCAGGTGCATGTATTGCATTAATAATTGCTGGAGTATTCAGTCTTGCTAAAGATGAGCAAGGAAAACACAGAAAAGAAGTGGAGAGCTTGTTGACTTGGTCTATTATATTGCTGGTAGTTAGTTTATTTTTAATCTGGGCGCTCCCAGAACCAGCACAGATCATTCTTAGAAATCATCCTCCTCCACCTGGCCCTCGATAATGTATAATATCGTAAAAACAAGTATTTCAAATAGTGGCTTTGTTTGTTTAGGTGAATAACATTCAAGGTTTACTAATTTCATGTCGCCCTACGATTTATTATTTAAATTTTTAGATAATAATAGGAAGACGAAACAGAAGTTAGGAGACTTTTCTTATGGATAAATTAAAGTTTTTAGTAGCATCTTTTGCATTGGTATTAGGTTTATTATGTACTCCAAATACTAATGCTATGGAACTTACAGCTTATACTCACACAGGTAGCCCTATGGCTAACGGTGAGTATCCTTACGTCGGTGCCGTTGCGAGCAACGATTTTGCTTTAGGCACAATACTAAATATCAATGGCTACAATTATGTTGTAGCCGACCGAATGGCTCCTGGTATTCATGGCGTAGTCGACATTTTTGTCGATAGCTATGATGAAGCTATTAATTTCGGCCGCCAATATGGCGAAGTATACGTCGTAGCGTAAAAACTTTTCAGGCCTCTGTGTCCACTTCACCTCACAACTAAGTGCTAGAAACTTTGTTTTTAGCGGAGAAATTAAATGTTAATATTATATCTGTTCTTGCTATGGATACTGCAAGGATTTATAGATTTTGCGCCGTTTATCGGCGTACTTTGTATATTGTATGCTCTAATAGGTGGTACAATGGAAGAAAAAAATAAAAACATAATGGGTAATTAAAACTGTTGTTATATATATATTAATAAATTGAAAATTTATTTGAACAGAATACCCTCTGTATCTCGTAAGAGATGCAGACTTAACGTTAAATGCTTTTAATTCCTAAAGCTCTACGACCTAAATAGTAGCTAGAAATGGCAAGCTAAGATTAGATAATCTAAGGTGCGAAAGCAGAAAAAATAGTAGAGATGGCATATGACGAAAAAAAGCATATCTATAAAGATATGTTCTAAGTGCTATAAAACAATGGATGTTTAGCAGGGAAAGTCCTAAGTCTTATTAATAAGATATGGAGAACCTCCAACGACTATCTCCTTGAGGGAGAGTAAAACCGCAAGCTTATGGCGGAAGAAAAATGTTACTCCTATTTTGAAAGATAAGTAGGATGAAGATATAGTCTGCGCTGGCATGAAAGTGTCAGAGGTCTACTGGTGACAGAAAGACTGCATTAAAAGTTGCGTTTTAATGTGAACAAGATAAATTTACAAAAATTTGACAAATTTTAACTTATCCTTTATAATAATGATGTAATATAATATTAGATCGTTCTTATAAAGGAGATAAACTTATGCAGTTAATAAGCATTGGTAAATTTGCTAAAAAAGTTGGATTAACAACAGCATCTTTAAGAAGGATGCATGAATCTGGAGAATGTATTCCATATCACATTACAAAAGGTGGTACGCGATATTATTCTTTAGATCAATTAAAAGATTTTTCTACTGTTGATAGAAAGAAAAAACTTGTAATTGGATATTGCCGAGTATCGACTTCGTCTCAAAAAGATGATTTAGAAACTCAAATTAATAATGTAAAATCTTATATGTATGCCAAAGGATACGAATTTGAAATTATTTCAGATATAGGATCAGGTATTGATTATAAGAAAAAAGGATTACAAGAACTCCTTAATAAGATTAATGATCAAGATGTCTCTAAAATTATTATACTTCATAAAGATAAGTTAATCGGATTCGGATTCGAATTAATAGAATATCTTTGTAAAGTTAATGATGTAGAAATAGAAACAATTGACAATACAGAACAAAGCAAAAAAGAAATGTCTGATAATTTAGTTCAAATTGTTACAATATTTGCGAATTGTTTATATGGTCAATGTTCTAAGAAAGCTAAACAATTAATCAATGGAGTTAAACAAAATGTATCTAACAAAAAAGATTAGATTACTGCCTACAGCAGAACAAGAAAAACTTTTTTGGAAAAGTGCTGGTGCAGCACGATGGTCTTATAATTTTTTCTTAGGTTATAATGAAAAAAAATATAATGAATGGTTAGAAGATAACAACAAAGAAAGATTTATAAATGAAAGTGATGCTAGAAAATACATTAATAATGTACTAAAAAGTACAACACATACTTGGCTAAAAGAAGTTGGAAGCAATGTAATAAAAATGAGTGTTATGGATGCAAATACTGCATTAAATCGTTTTTTTAATAAAATTTCTGGTTATCCAAAATATAAATCTAGAAAAAAATCCAAACCTAGTTTTTATGTTAATTATGAAACTTTAAAACGAACACAAAATGGGTTTCGTGGCGAAAAAATTGGTGTAATTAAAACAAGAGAACCTTTGCCTAGAATTCCAAAAGATCAAAAATATGTTAATCCCAGAATTACATATGATGGTAAATTTTGGTATTTATCTGTAGGTTATAAAGTTGAACAAAAACAAGTAAAATTAACAGATGAAAAAATAGGTATTGATCTTGGACTAAAAGATTTAGCTATTGTGTCCAATACAGATAATTCTTATTCAAAAAAATATAGAAATATCAATAAAGGACACAAAATTAAATTGTTAGAAAAGCGATTAAAACGTGCGCAACGAAAACTTTCTAGAAAAATTTTAAATAATATAGAAAGTTATGATGAAAATCGCAAACCAAAATATATAAGACCACTTGAAGACTGTAAAAATATTCAAAAACAAATACATATAGTTCAAAACTTATATAGAAAATTAACCAACATTAGAAATAATTATATTCATCAAGTAACAACTGAGATAGTGAAAACCAAACCATCTAAAATTGTACTTGAAGATTTAAATGTTTCTGGCATGATGAAAAATAAACATCTTTCTAAAGCCATAGCTGATTCAAAATGGTATGAATTTAAAAGACAAATTTTATATAAAGCCGAATTGTATGGTATTGAAGTTGTATTAGCTGATCAATTTTATCCTAGTTCAAAAACATGTAGTTACTGTGGAAGCTATAAAAAAAATTTAAAACTTAATAACAGAACATATATATGTGATGAATGTGGATCAATAATTGATAGGGATATTAATGCAGCTATTAATTTAGCAAATTATCAAAATTTAGAATAATTTAATTAACAAGAATATCTAAATATGTACCCGTCGTATTGTCGGGGAGTTTAAGCCCTTAGAGCGCTATATCAAACAAAAGTAGTTAGTTAATTTATTTTAACAACAAAATTGGGCGCAGCGAGTAGGGAAGGTATTTCGAGAGGAATGCCATAGTGTAAGTTTATAAAAAAAATATATTTTGTATAAATTTTTGTAAATTTATCGCAACGGAGAAAAAGATTTGTTTAAAGATCGTAATATCTTTGGATATTTACGATTTTTAAATGTTCATGAAACGTTTTTAAAACGTGAATTTATTGTTGCATTGGTTATTACGGCTCTGTGTTTAGTTAGCTTAATCGTAAGTCATATCGCAAACGATGCAACACATTTTAAATTAGCAGTTAGTTCTGTATCGATGATGCTCGTTTTAATGATTATTAATAGCATTAATTACATCGGCATTTTAATCGAAACTAACAATATTAGAGTTAAAAGTACTCGTGAAAAATACAATTTAATGGCTGCTATGGCATATCCGATTTATGTCGGTATCATTAATATTGTAACAGTTATCTTAGCTGTATTCAGTTGTGTATTCTATAATTCTAATGTCTATACGGTATCTAATCCGTTACCAATAGTATTTACTTTATTCTTTACTATATTAAGTTTACTAAGTACTGTTACGGGATTAAGTATCGGTTTTAAACTATATTTAGTAAAACTAATGAAGAAAGGTTAAATAAATGGCAATTCTATGGCGGTCGACGTCTAAATCTAAAACTAATTCTTATAAAGGTTATATTCCGATGCCGTCTACTATCGACGAACCTTCTTTTGCCGAAAAATGGAAAAGATGGCGCCAAGGTAATCCGGCTAAATTTTTAAAATATACCGACTTACAAGAATTAGTCTATTACTGCTATCAGAATAATATGATGACGACAGTCTCAGATTTAGAATATAAATTTCACGAACACGGCATTACCGATAAGGAAAATGCTATCAAGTATATCAACGAACATAAACAAGAGTTTTCTCAGTTCGACGAATATACTGGACGTCCGTCTCGTCGTGAAAACAATAGTAATAATGCTAACAATGACTGCTGTTGTTGCTGTAAAAAGAAACCATGAATTTAGATAGTTTGTACAATCAAATTTTAACCTCTCACAACATCGTATCTTATATCGAGAATAATACTAATTTAATTAACTTGGTTATTAAATTATATTTGTTAAGTTATACTAACTATAGTGTTATTAACAGGGATCGTTCTCTTAAAGAAAACGAGACCTATAAGGATATCGATGTTGCATTAAATAATATTATTGCTAAGCGTATCGGTGAAAAAGTTTTCGATAAAGATATTTTAGAGTCTATCGTAAACGATTTCCATAAGAAAATTAAATATATGCAAGGTAAAGGTCACGATATTGAGTTGCGTGACACAATGATGGCCCCGGCTATCGAATCTGTTAAGTACTTACCGATCCTAAAGAAATAGGGTCGGTTTTTTATTTGGAGGCATAATGCAACCTGAACAACGAGAACAATTAATTAATCTGTATTTAAGTGTTCAACATATTGCCAAAGTTTTTAATAGCTTTAAGCCTAATCAACGACCTAAAGTCGGTGAAGATATCCTAATGGGCAATAACCCGACTCAAAATGTTATCGATATTGTTAAAGAAAATGGTCTTTTAGATAACTATATGGAATTTGAGTTCTTGGCAAAACTGTTCATTCAATGTTATAATGATCCTAGTAAGTTGGAAATCAGCGAAATCGATCTGAATGCTGATTTCGACTTAAATTTAATCGAAGATTATTTTAATAAAATTAAATGAAAATTTTAAAGTCAAATCAAATTCTATTGTTAGACGATCCTAAAGAGTATATCATCGACTTATTCGTTAGATTATGTCAGTTAAATTACTTTACGAAAACTCGAGATCTCGTTGAACATGAACAGATCGAAGTTATGTTAATTTTAGAAGCTATAACGAATACGATAGGTCGACAAGATGCTTTAGTTGACGAGTGCATAGACATGTTTAGAATCTCGTTCAACATGTATAAAGACTTCTATTACTCTTGGGACTTAGTTAAAGATTATTTAAAAAACAGGATATCTTTGAATTAGTGTTGTACATTAAAGAGAACGTCGTAAATCATATTAAGGAATGTATTTCGACTCTCAAAATTAAAGAAACAGATAGTTTAGAAAAAGTTAGAGACATTATTATTGAATGTTTCGACTTTACTTGCGGAGAGAAACGAGAAGAAAAAATATACCTAGCGTTAAATGAAACAGAATTATTTGTTATGGTCGACGAATTAAAAATTTGTTCGATTATTGGTGGCGGTGTTCCGACAACAGTCGTTAGTGACTACGGAATCGAAAGAGTGGATTGGTCTGAAAGTAGATTTATCTATTTAGGTGAATTATTCGAAAATACCTATGTGTGCAAAAGTTTGGAAGAATTATTAATTCATCTTTTTGAAGACTTTACTGCTGTTTTAAGAGTTAATTTCGTTAGGACATTTACACCAGATGAGTAGGGCTGCTAATCAAATTAATAAAGCGTTAGATAATAATGTTGTCGAATTATACGGTATGAGCCAGAGCGGCAAGAGCTCGATTGCTCATGAAATCGCAAAAAAATATCCTGCAACATTGTGGATTGATTCGTTATTTCAATATAATTTTGATGGCGAATACTATTTAGCCCAAACGTCGTCTTTAGACGATATTGGCGAAATTATGAATGAATTTAGCTTATTGGTGATCGACGACTTCTTTTCTTTAAAAGGAAGACCTCGAGACAATATGTATAAGATCCAAGAATTCATTTATAACAATAAAAAGTTGTCTGTATTGGTTATCAATCAAGTTCGACATAACTTTAACGAAAATAGTTCAAATAAGTATAAACCTTTTGCCGATTATATTATGCAGAAATATGCCGACCGACGATTTTACGTCGAATTTAAAGAAGGTAAAACTGTCGTGACACAAACTAAATAATATGTTATAATATAAAAATAAAATATATATATTTTTAAAAGCGAGGTTATATACTTATGATTATCGTAATTTCTGGCCCAAGTGGCTGTGGAAAAAGTACTCTAGCTGGTCTATTCGAAGTAAAAGGATTTTATCGAATTATTACTTCTACGACAAGATCTCGTCGTTTAAACGATCCAATTGATCAGTATTTCTTTGTCGACAAAGAAGATTGGTATCCTGAAGACTATATTTGTAAAACGACCATTAATGGTGAAACATATGGTATCAGTAAAGACTACCTAGAAGATTTAAATAAAGATTTAAACTATATTGTCGTGCTTGATGAGGCCGGCACTAAGGAACTTAAAGAATTGTTCCCAGAATATGTTTATGCTTTTTATTTAAACACTCTCGAGTCTACATGTCGTGAACGTATGAAAATGCGTGGCGATGCCGATCCTAATATCGATAAACGTGCCGAGTACGATCGTACTCATAACCGTTACAATTATTTAATTAAAGAAGACGATATTTACGATCAAGCATTCTTCGGCGAAGATGAAACACCATTGTTAATGCGACAAATTATGGATTTCTTTAATAATAATCCAGACAATAAAAATAAAATTGATGAAGGCGAACAAATTTTACAAATGCTTCGTCATAAGAAAAAATAAATTTTAAAGACTCCGTAAGGAGTCTTTTTTATTTAACGAAAGGGGAGTCTAATGCGTTCAAATATTATTGAACAAGGTGCAGTTATCTTGTTCGGTGAACGAGAAGATAATATCTCTAAATTTTACACACGCATCAAGGATCTCACTAAACTAGATTGGTCTAAAGAATCATATTCTAGTTTTAGTGCAATGATTGCTCAAGAAAGCTATAAGAAAAATCCTTGGTGTAAAGAATGGAATAATTTAAGTGCTGTTAGTATTGCTAAACTATGGGTGCTAGTTAACCAAGATTATAATAATAATCTAAAGGCAACTATTCGTGCAGCCGGTTTTAGCGATAGCAAAGTTCAGCAACTATTTTTAGATGGTATCGGTATTCTTCGACCAAGAACTAAGAAATTATTAATCGAATCTGAATTGTTTACAGAACTCGAATTAAAATTAATCGAAGCTTCTGCTAATAAAATTAAGAAAGATTCTGATGCAGCTCGTGCTAAAAAGATTGCTGCCGTTCTTGAAAAACGTAACAGTAAAAAGACTGATTATCAAGAACAAAAAGAAAAAGCTGCTAAGAAAGTAAAAGAAGCTGTTGTTAAGCCTAAACAAGAAGAAGTAGTAAAATATAAAGCTATTATTTTTACAGAAAATATGTCGAAGTTTAAGAAAATCGTATTTGCTGTAAAAACTATTTTAAACGATACTTTTGAGGAGGTAGGCCGTGTCCGTAATTAAAGATTCTGAAGGTGTCCGTGTAGACCTCTTTGATAAACTACTAGAAGATCGTGTATTGTTCATCACTGGTGAAATTAATGATCGATTAGCTAATTTTATTGTTCCAGCAATGTTATATCTAGCTAATGAAAGCAGTCGTAAGCCTATTAAATTATATATCAATAGTCCTGGTGGCAGTATTACGGCCGGTATGGCGATTTACGATACTATGCGTACTATTAGCTGTCCAGTTCATACTGTCGGTATGGGTATGTGCGCTAGTATGGCTAGCTTCTTGCTCAGTATGGGTGATAAACGAAGTGTTCTTGAGAACACCGAAGTTATGATCCATCAGCCATTAACTGGTGTGCAAGGTCAACAAACCGATATTCAAATTGTCGCTAAACATATCGAACGCTTACGCGAAAAGCTCGAACGTAAATATGCTGAAAAGTCTAACGGTAAAATTACCTATGAACAAATTCATGAAGCATGTGAACGCGACAATTATCTAGAAGCACAACAGGCTCTCGATATGGGTCTTATCGATGAAATTATTAAACCGAAGGAGGAAAAGTGATATGAAATGTAGTTACTGTGGTAAAGATATCGACGATCAAAAAAGTCACAATATTACTTTCCAATCTTCCGTTAATAAAAATATCGCTATTTGTCAAGAATGTGTTATGAAAATGGCGTCTGAAGTTCAAGACGATGAAGGCGATTTTGATATCGATGATATCTTAGGTTTATCTTTAGGCGACGAAGACGATGAAAAACCTAAGAAGAAAAAATCTTCTAAGATTCAAAAATCTGATATTAAGCCTAAAGAAATTAAGGCTTACTTGGACGAAAGTGTAATTAATCAGGATAACGCTAAGAAAATTCTTAGTGTCGCGATTACTAATCATACTAAGCTTCTTGAATATAATGCATTTAGAAAAAAAGATGTCGGTATTGATGTGGAGAAATCCAATATAATCATGCTCGGCAGCACGGGATGTGGTACTTGTAAGAGATAAATAAACTATATATTAACTATATTTTTTATATAATATTTTAATATAACATTATTTTGATAGGAACTACAGTAAAGTTAAAATTATTTATCTCATATAGATTGTGCCGTTCCAGAAGAAAAACCATGAACTTCTGGATTATTTGAGCGGAATTAAGCAGGAAGGCTAAGTGCATAAAGTGCATATGCTAATCTGAACCGAAGGCTAGAAATAATATTCTAGTCAGGGGCAACGCATAGTAGATGAACCTTATTTTTAAAATAAGAATATAATTCTACCACGAGGCCGCTCTAGCGTTTGGTAAAAATGTATACGCTAAAAAGGTATGCTGAGCTTATAGGAAACTATAAGAAGTAGAAGATAAAAAACTTTTACGATAACACAACTGAAAACATTCTTGATTAAACAGCTTGCAAAATATCTTGGTCGACCATGTGTTATTGTCGACGCTTCAAGTCTCACCAAGTCGGGGTTGACAAGATAATATATTTTATATTATAATTATGACCATAGGAGGTCATAATTATGACAATATATAAAAACGAAGAAAAATATAAAAAAGCAATAAAAGAATATACTGAAAACAAAGGAATATCTACATCTGCACTAGCAAAAAAATATAATGTAGATGTTAGTTGTTTACGAAGATATTTTAAACGAAACGGAATAGAAATCAAAAGAAATGTACATTTTGAAGTAGAAGATCCTAGATATATTAAAGGATTAAAAATGTATATCGATGATAAAATTCCTATGTATAAAGTAGCAGAACAATTAAAAATTTCTGTAAAATCATTTTCAGCATACATAAAAAAGAAAAATGTTGATATGCGTTTTACTTATAAAAGACCAAACGTAACTTTTAATCATGATTTTTTTAAAAATATAAATACAGAAACAAGAGTATATTGGCTAGGTTTTATTATGGCCGATGGGAATGTATATAAAAACAGATTGTCTATAGAACTTGGATCTGTTGATGAAAATCATTTAAAAAAATTTATAAAAGATATAGAAGCACAAAATCTAGAAATAAAACATAGAAAAAATAGAAGTACTTGTATTGTATCTATAGTTTCAAAAGAATTAGTTGAAGATTTAATCAAATTAGGTGTAGTTTATAATAAAACAAAAAATGCAATAATGCCTAATTTAAAAAAAGAACTTGTTCCAAGTTTTATTCGAGGATATTTTGATGGAAATGGATACATAACTAAAAATCCTAAGAAAATTCAAACGGTAATAGTTGTAGGATCATCAGATTTAACAAATTCTATTTTTGAAGAATTAAAAAATTTTGAATTCAAAATTGATGATTATAAAACATACAAAAAATTAGTCTTATATAAGAAAAAACAAACATTGTCTTTTTATGATTATTTATATTCTAACGCTAACATTTTTCTTAATAGAAAAATGGAAAGATATTTACTTCTTAAACAAGCCCTCTCTGATGAAAATACAAATAAGTCAGAGTAATTAATGTGATCAAAATCGGTGAAGTGCCCATGTGGAGAATACCGAGGTAATCAAAAATTTTAAAAGATTTTTGACACCGTAACGCGTAGGAGTTGAACCTTATTTATATAAGAATAAAATATTCCCAAGAGTGATCACCTCAGTTTGTATATTATTTTTACTGAGAAAATGTACGCTGAACTTACAGGTGACTGTAAGAGCTATAGGATAAAAAGCCTATAGGGTAACAAATTGTTGTTGGTGAAGACGTAAATAGTATTATTGCAAAACTATACCGTGAAGCCGGTAATGATGTCGAACGAACTCAACAAGGTATTGTCTATATCGATGAAATCGATAAAATTGCGGCTCGAGATCCTAAAAACGCTGGTTCTCAAGGTAGCGATATCGGTGGTCGTGACGTACAATACGAATTGTTAAAACTCGTTGAAGGTGGTAAAGTCGCTATTAAATCTAACGATCAACAAGGTGGATTTGCTATGTCATCTCCGACTGTTGAAATCGATACTACTAATATTTTATTTATTTGTGGTGGTGCATTTACCGGTATTGAAAAGAAGATTGCGGCAAGGTTAAATAAAGATTTAGATACTGGCCTCGGCTTCTCTAGTGAAGCATCTAAAGACGTATTGGAAGAAAAATCTAAATATAACGACGTAATCGATTATATCTTACCTGAAGATCTCGATAATTTTGGTATTATTCCGGAATTATTGGGCCGATTACCAGTAATTTGTCCGCTTAAAGAATTGAGTGTCGAAGACTTAAAACAAATTTTAACGACTCCGAAACATGCAATCTTTAAACAAATTAAAGAATTAATCGGCATGTACGATATCGAAATTACTTTCGATGACGATACTGTCGATACTATTGCTAAACTTGCGTATGATAGAAAAACAGGTGCTCGCGCACTTAAAAGCGTCGTACAAGGTTTAGTCGACGATAAATTATTTAACATCGACGAGAATACGAAAGAAATTCGTATCACTTCTGAAGATGTTAATAATAAATATGCATATTATTTAAAAAAGGAGGCAAAATAATATGAATTACACTGAAAAAGCATTTGACCATTTATTGGTCATTGCTAAACGTCTATTAGACGAAGATCCTGCCACTTTTAATACAGCATCTAGTAAATTATTACTCGACATGTATAATAGTGGCATTATTTCTTCTCTCGATGCTCATGCTGTAAAACATGAAGTCGAAGAAAAGGCTGAAGATGAGGCGAAGCCGAAGGAAGAAAAGCCTAAAAAGCGTGGTCGGAAGCCCAAAGCTGAACTGGTCAAGGAAGAACCTGAAAGTGAACCAGTTGCTATTGAAGCTGAAGAACCAGAAGTTGTTGCTGAAGAGCCAACTTCTACAAACGAAGAAGTTCCGGTAACTGATTTCGACGGCAATCCGATCGAAGTTACATCTCCGATGGAACTCTTAGGTTCTGAAGATACCGACTATGAAGCCGATAACGGTTTTAAATCTTTTGCTGAAGAAACAGCAGAACTCGAAGAAAAGGGTGAAGCTGATCCTGAAGTAGTCGAAGCTCTTAAATTCGATGAGCGTCAACTCGATTGCTATGTTAGCAAATACAAACGTGAAGATGAAATGACAGAAATGATCGCTAAAGAAATGGCGGCTAAAATTGTTAAAATCAGAACGTTCGTAAAAGAAGATGCTGAAAATCAAAAAGTACTACAAGGATACTTAGACGAAATTCTTGAAGACGAAGATAGAAATCAAGTTTCTTTGTCTAATATCACTCCGTATTATTTGGATTACTTAGCTCACTATTTAGATTTGCGTGAAGAAATTAATCGTTATACTGATGAACAAATCGTAGAAGCTATTAATATGCAAAAATAATATTCGTGATTTTTATCGCGATATGAATTTTGCAAACTAGTAGGGATGTTGGGAAACTAGCATCTAGTGGCGGTTCTTACTCGCCCAACAAAGACACTGAATTGCTGGAAACTCCTAAAGCTTAACTAGCTAAAACGTGATATCGTATTATACGATGTGGGCGTGAATGCGGCGAAAGCAGAAAAAATAGTTAAGATGGTATATGGTTAAATCCTAAGTACCGAAATTAATGGACAATCAGCAGCCAAGCCTTAACACTTTGTTAAGGAAAGGTTCAACGACTAGACCTCGTGAGGGTCGTACACCGTAAGCTATTGACGGTGGAAGTGGTGTCGCCTAAGTCGCGTTAGCGATATGGATAAGATATAGTCTGTGCCTTGATGAAAATCAAGGGTGCACGTAACGGTGCCGGCTAGGAGTAGCGATCCTAGTTGAACGATCATCCTCTCGAAGAATAATTCTTCGGTTTTATATATTGAAATTAAGCACCTTTTATGATAATATAATAGTATATATCTATTATTATTACGAAAGGAGGTGCGCCTCGTGAATAAAAGTTTTGAAGTTAGGATTTATCCTACTAAAAAACAACAAACTTTAATAGAAAAAACATTTGGTTGTGTTCGATATATTTATAATTATATGTTAAATCTTAAAAAAAGAGCATATAATATATTTGAACTTAAATTAAATTATATAAAAATATCAAACATTCTTACAAAACTTAAGCAACGTAAATCTTGGCTTTGCGAAGTTGATGCTGTTGCTTTACAACAATGTTTGAGAGATTTAGATACTGCATATCAAAGATTCTATGATAGAATATCAGGATATCCTAATTTTAAATCTAAACGAGGTAAAAACTCATATCGTACCAATGGTAGAAATATTTATATCGATCAAGATAAGAAAATGATTAGAATTCCTAAAGTCGGTTGGATTAAGTTTAGAGATAAAAGCAATTTTAATGGTTTAACTAAAATTAATAATATTACTGTCTCCAAATCTACTAGCGGAAAATATTTTGCTAGTATTTCGGCTGAAGTCGACATCCCAGCTTTTGCGAAAACCAAGAAAAGTTGTGGTGTCGATTTAGGATTAAAAGATTTTTGTATCTTGAGCGACGGAACTAAATTTGCTAATCCAAAATTTTTAGTTAACAACGAAAAGCGACTTATAATATTGCAAAAATCTTTAAGCCGTAAGGTTTATGGTTCTAAGAATTATGAAAAGGCTAGAATTAAATTGGCCAAATTTCATGAATATATTGTAAACTGTCGTAAAGATTATTTGCATAAAATATCTATATTTTTAGTTAAAAATTATGATATTATTTGTGCTGAAACTTTAAAAGTTAAAGAAATGCTTATGAAAAAAGATAACTCTAAAAATATTAGTGATGTTAGTTGGTATGAATTTGTAAGACAATTAGAATATAAATGTTTGTGGTATGGAAAAATATTATCTAAAATAGACACATATTATCCATCAAGTCAATTATGCTCTAATTGTGATTATAGAAATTATGCTTTAAGAGGAAACACTAGTATTCGTGAATGGACTTGTCCTGAATGTGGCGTCTATCATGATCGAGATATCAATGCAGCGATTAACATTCTAAACGAAGGATTAAAGCTACTATAATTTCAATATATAGAACCGTGGGATTCACGGGGATAGCCTATCATATCTTAATGTAAGACGTATGAATATAATTTATTATTATTATATTGTTAGTAATTAAGTTATATTTATATGCATTTATTGAGTAGGAACCTTGATGACTTTTAGTCATAAGAGGATGTCAGGGAAGCATTATCTGGTGGCGTATTGAACGATGTTAAACAATTAAATCGTTACAATATCGAAGCCATTCTCTCTGTTCTTAAAGCATAATATAATGCTTAAGATATATATTATTTAAATAATTTTTTAATTATCGAAAGGAAACTATTATTATGTTAAATCAAGTAATTCTTCAAGGCCGTGTCAATTCTGAAGGTAAAGGTATTTATACTTACAAACCAGGCGAAGGCGAAAAGAGATCCATGTTACGTTTCTCTTTATCCTCTCAACGCAACTTTAAATCAAAAGATGCTGAATATCCAGATTGGGATAATATTACATGTACAGCATTTGGCATGACTGCCGATTTGATTCACAAAAACCAAGGTCAACAAGTTATTATACAAGGCGCTATTCGTACTGGTTCTTATGAAAAAGAAGACGGTACTAAAGTATATACTACTGACGTAATCGTAGATAGCATGTATTTTGAACATCGTGATGGTTCTGGTGCATCTGAAGCTTCTAACTTCGATAGCTTTGCCGATGCTCCAAAAGCCGACACAAAACCTGTTGTAGATTTATTAGGTTAATCTATGGTATACTGGGTGTGGTGGTGATCGCTGCACCCAGTTTTTCTTTTTAAAAAGAAAGGATACTAATGGATTATTTAGATAATATTGACCAGGGAATTAAAGCCTGGGAGGACGCTATCAAAAAAGAGCAAGAGCTAAAAAGTGACCTCGATAATATCGCGGGTCATGTCGGCGAAGCTTTATCTAAACAAAAATATGGTACACCATATCAAGTCGATTATGATGGACGACTGTTCCAATTCGTATTTAGAATTGGTATTTCAGGTAGACATGGACGTATCGATATGCTAACTACTTCTAATGGTTTAATCGTTAAACCTAGAAAATTTAAAGCAGAGGTAACTTTAAATAAAGATGTTAGCTTACCAGAGTCTATTAATGAAACAGTTCGTGCAGTATTATATCGATACTATGATTTAATTGCAGACGAGGACCACGTATACTAATGGCTGAACAAGAAATTTTAGTGCTCGAATATCCGGACAATGTTCGAATGCGAAAAGAAATGTACTTGAATGGCCCAAATCATTGTGCTCACGAGATTATCGACAATGCTGTCGATGAGTTTGTTACTGGTTTCGGCAAATGTATAACTGTAGAATACAATCCCGATACTCAAGTAATGATTATCACTGACGAAGGTCGTGGTATTCCGGTAGCGCTCAATGAAAAATATAAAGTTCCTCAAGTGCAGTTGGCTTTGGGCTCTTTGCATGCAGGTGGAAAATTTAATTCCATCAGTGGACAAATGTCTACTACTGGTGGACTTAATGGCGTGGGAAGTAGCTGCGTTAATGCGGTCTCCGAATATTTTAACGCCACAGTATGGCGTGATGGATATGAGTGGTCTATCGGCTTTAAAAAAGGTATCTTAAGTCAAGAACTTAAAAAAGGACGTAAGTCCAAAAAGACGGGTACCCGTATTGAATATCGATTAGATCCTGAAATATATCCAGATCCTATTAATATTAAAGATCTCGAGAAGAAGCTTAAACAATTGAGTTATCTTAACGAAGGTCTTACTATCAAATATAATTTAGGCGAAGAATGGGTAAATTTAAAATCTTCAACTCTTTTAGATTATCTAAAAGATATTACTCCTAAAGAAACTATCGGTAAAGCGTTAGAATTCAAAGGAGAAAAAGATAATACATCGGTTCATGTCGTATTAAATTATTGCGATGGTTTATATTCTAATACGATTTTAACGTTTGTAAATAATATTAATACTTTAAACGGCGGCGATCATTTAAATGGGTTTAAGGCTGGTATTGTACAAGCATTAAAAGAGTTAAATATTAAAGATTTAACACAAGACGATGCGATCGAAGGTCTTGTAGCTATCGTAAATATTAAGACGATCGAACCTAAATTCGAAGGTCAAAATAAATTATATTTACAGATGCCCGAGATTCGAGATCAGGTCAAAGAATTAATTTCCGAGTCTTTCGGAGAAGAGCTTAAAAAGAAAAAAACTTTTGCTAAGCAACTGGCTAGCAAAATTAATCTTAGTATTAAAGCTAGACTCGATGCTAAAAAAGCAAGAGAAAATGCAAGAAAACAGAAGAAAGCATTAAAATCTACTGTCGTAGAAAAGTTGAGCGATTGTCATAGCGACGATCCTGAAAAATGCGAACTGTTTATTGTCGAGGGTAAAAGGCAGAGTTGCTCTCGTTAAACCTATCTAATTGCGGGGAAGTTTAAATTAGTATTGGCAACTAAATTATTGTAGTGATATAATAATGGCAAAGCGTAATGGCTTAGGTATAGTAACATCGTCAAAACTATAAATTATCCGCAGCGAAATTACAGAAAGGTTTATTTAAAATGAATAGAATTGTACTTAGTAAACATAAAGATCATTATACTGTATATTATAACAATAAAACTTTTACTTATTCCATAAATAGGTATGGACCTTTTGCGCTTAAATTAGCAAAAAAGACATTAAAAGATGGAATAAAATATTACGATTATTATAGATGCTATAAAAATATATGTGTTTTCTTTATCTATACAAGAGCATATGGAGTAAAGAAAATGATTGTCGATAGAAATTCTGTTTCAATTTTAAATAAATCAAAAATATCCGTATATAAAGATCATCATGCTAGAACATATTATGCAGCAAATAAAAATGATAGAATTCATAGAATAGTAATGTCTTTAAAAAGACATGATGGATTAGTTGTTGACCATATAAATAAAAATGGTTTAGACAATAGAACAAAAAATTTAAGAGTTGTCGATGTTTCTATTAATAATAGAAATACAAATGTTAGAAAAACTAATATTTTTAATTGTCGAGGAATTACAGAAAGCCAAGACAGAGTATTTTGTTATTGGTACGATCTTAATAAGAAAAAGATGTCTAAATCTTTTAGTAAAAAGAAATATGGCAGAGAAAAAGCAGTAGAAATGGCGATTCAACTTAGAAAACAAATGGAAAAAGAAAACGGATATCTGTAGAACGTTCAGAGACTATCGAAAAGGTGCAAAACACAACTGAGTAGAGTAGATTTAAAAAATCTAAATGGTAGGACTTGTTTCAACAAGTAAGATATAGTCCAAGCAAAATCATCTCAAGATTCTGCGGGTGGGTCTAGTAAGCAAGCACGTGACCCCGAGTATCAAGCTGTACTGCCTATTTTCGGTAAAGTAATGAATACCGAAAAAAATGGTGGTACTGTTACATCTGACAAACTATTAGACCTTGTTAATGCATTAGGTTGCGGTATCGATAAATCATTCAATATCGAAGATTTAAAATATAACAAGATTGTCGTAATGTCAGATGCTGATGACGACGGAGCTCATATCATTTGCCTTTGGGCTACGTTCTTTTATAACCATTATCGAGAATTAATCGAAAACGGTTATATTTACGCAGCTGCTCCTCCTTTGTTTAGACTTGTTAAAGGCAATAGCCATAAATATATCTATACCAAAGAAGAGCTAGCTAAATATAAAGAAAAAGACCAATGGCATGTGCAATATATAAAAGGATTAGGAGAGATGAATCCTGATCAATTATGGGAAAGCACTTTAGATCCTAAGAAAAGACATTTGTATAAGATTACGATCGAAGACGCTGAGAAGTGTGCCAAGATGGTATCTGATATAATGGGAAAAGATAGCGAAGCTAGAAAAAATCTTGTGTTAAATAATTTTGGAGTCGAATAGTGGGTTTATTTAAACAACTAATTAAGACTATTAAAGATGTTAATAAAGAATATCGGAATGCGGCTGACGAGCAATACATTCCGTTAATCAGTGAAATCATCGAAAAAGGCGAATTGAAAGAAAATCGTACCGGTATCAATGCTTTTAGCTTACCGCATAAGATGCTTCAATTCGATCTCGAAGATGAGTTTCCTTTATTAACGACAAAATTTGTCGGACTTAAAACAGCAATTAAAGAAATGCTGTGGATTTGGCAAGATCAGAGTAATAGTGTTGAACTATTACGTAATAAATATAATGTTACCATTTGGGACGAATGGGAACGTAAAGACGGCACTATCGGTTTAGCTTACGGTTATCAGCTAGGAAAAGAATATAAATATTTCGACGTACTAGTTGAAAACGTAGCCAAGTTAAAAAAAGAAGGTAAAATTAAAAATTATCGTTTGGGCAAAAATGGAGAGATCTATATGAACCAAGTCGATAAGTTAATTTACGATCTTCACTTTAATAAAGGTAGTCGTCGTATGGTAGTTAGTCTATGGAACGTAGAAGATTTAAATAATATGGCATTGCAACCTTGTGCATTCTTAACCGAATGGAATGTTACTAATGGAAAGCTTAATTTGCTATTAAATATTCGAAGCTCCGATACATTAGTAGGCTTACCATATAATATGGCTCAATATGCGTTCTTATTGTTACTCATGGCGCAAACCTGTGGTTTAAAACCAGGATTATTTACGATCATGATTAACGATGCTCATGTGTATGAAAATCATTTGCGTGGCGCATTTATTCAAGTAGGTAATGTTAGCCATTATGCTCCAAAAGTCGAAATTAAATCTCGTGTTAAAAGTTTCTATGACTTTAGAATCGAAGATTTAATTCTTGAAGACTATGAGCATAGCGGCAAAATTCCTTTCGAGGTAGCTGTATGATCTATATGATCGGATGTATGAATTTATTTCATTACATTGGTAAGAATAACGAATTACTATATCATATCCCTAAAGATCTTGCATTCTTTAAAAAGAAGACTTTAAATAAAGTAATCGTAATGGGCCGGAAAACTTTTGAAAGTTTACCTGGGCTTCTTCCTAATCGAGAACACTGGGTTATTAGTTCTAGTGGCTTTTCTTATCCTGGAGTACGAACTTTTTCTTCTGTTGAAGAATGTAAAGCAGCTATACTTGAAGGATATGATTACTATATTATTGGTGGCGGAACAATCTATCGTGAATTTTTAAAATATTGCGATGCTGTTTATTTAACGGTTGTCGACGATTTTAAAGTCGGCGATACATTATTTCCGTATAGTAAAATTACTAGAGATTTTGCTTTAGTCAATGCTAAAGAAGATACCGATGAGAAATCGGGATTTAAATTCGAATTTAGAAAGTATATTAAAAAGTGAATAATTTTCTAAATATAGCCGGAACAATTGATGAGATCACTGTGTCTCATCAAGATGTTCACGGTCAAGATATATATAAAGCTTTCGTTACGATGAAGGTTAAAAAAAGAAATATTAAGATTCCAGTATACTTTAAAGATAATGTTCGCTTAGTATATAATCTTAAAGATGGTTCTCATATTAACGCATTCGGTGAAATTCGAACTAAGAATATTAAAACAGATACCGGTGTTAAATTAATCGTTTACGGTTATTTAACTCAAGCTAATCAACACGTATCTCAATTTAACGAGACAAAACTTAAAGGTAAGATCGTTAAAATTAATAAAGTTACGAATAAAAGCGGTCATAATATCTGTAACGATATTCTAATGGTTGAACGTAATAACGGCACCGAAAAAGATTTTATCCCGTGTGTTGGGCATAATCTTAATGCGAATATCTTACGTGATATTCCGCTGAAGACGAATGTCGAAATTACAGGTATGTTCGTTAATCGAAAATACTGGGATAAGGTTAATCAGTGCGAACGTGAGACATATGAAGTTCTCGTTAAGGATATCAAGGTAATTAGCAATGGAAATTGAAATTGAATTAAGCGACTTGCTCGTTAAAAATTTTAGTAAATATGCTAATCACATTGTATATGAACGAGCAATTCCGTTACTTAATGACGGATTAAAACCAGTTCAGCGACGTGTATTATTGTCGATGAATAATTTAGGTTTAAATAATAATAAACCGTTTAAGAAGGCTGCTAAAGTTATCGGCGATACTGTTGGCCAATATCATCCACATAGTTTAGATGGTCCTTACGGTGCTCTCGTTAATATGACAGCAACATTCTCTGCTAGATATCCACTGGGAGAAGGCAACGGGAATTATGGATCGATAGAAGGCGACAGCTGTGCTGCAATGCGCTATGTCGAAAGTAAGCTTAGTAAAACTGGAGATCTACTCCTAGGAGACACTAATGAAGCTACGGTGCCATGGATGCCGACTTACGACAACGAAGGGTTAGAACCAAAATATTTAGGAGGCTTCTTCCCTAATATTTTGTGTAATTACACTAACGGTATTGCTGCCGGTGTAAGTTCAATGATCCCGTCTCATAATGCGACAGAAGTTATTACGGCTCTTATTAAGACGATCGATCAAGTTAATAAGGGTAAAGATATTAATACTAAGTTCTTAATGAAATATATTAAAGGACCAGATTTCCCGACTCAAGGAATTATTATGAATCCTGACGATATTGAATCTGTATACGAAAATGGCAAAGGCAAGTTTATTATCCGTGGCCAGTATATGATTAAAAACAAAAAAGAATTGGTATTTACGACGATTCCTTATACGACTAACGTCGGCGTTATCATGACCGGTCTTAAGAAATTAAAAGAAGCAAAACTTTGCGGAGAATTTAAAAATTATTCAGCAAAGGGCGTTCTTAATATTTCGATTAAACCGGCTCGTGGTCAATCTGTCGACGACTTAATCAAGCAAGTCTTTAAGAAAACGAAGTTAGAAGATAACTTTAATAGTATTTTTACTATTATTTATAATAATAAAGTTATTGAACATATGCCGTTAGTTTCTATTGTTAAGAAATTATTAATTCATTATCATAATATTGTTAAAAATAAATTAACATTAGAGTTAAATAAAAATAATAAGTTGTTGTTTAGATATAACAATATTAAATTGGCGATCGCTAACAGTGCTAAAATTTTAGAACTAATTAAAACTAGCGACGAACCTAAAAGTGAATTAATGGAGCTTCTTAGTATAAGTGAAGAAGCGGCCGATTATATCTTAGGTATGAAAATCAATGACTTTACTAAGCTCAGTCAACGAGATTATGATACCAAGATAGAAGAACTCGAGACTCGCAACAAAGAAATTAAAGGCATTTTAAAAAATAGTACCTCGATTCTCGAGGAAGTTAAACGTGAACTCCAGAATGTTCTTAAGAAATATTTTAAAAACGATAAACGTTTAACGTTAATAGGTGAACCAGATGATAAATCTAAATAAACCTATTATTCGTTTTTCTGGTGCCGAAGTGTTTCGTGTTGCGCAAAATCCAGAAACATATTTAAAGATAGAAGATCGTGTATATTATTTCTATACAAAAGATAATAATTACTTGAATTACGATAGAGATGTTAATTATCTCATCGTAACAAAACACGGTTATTATAAATGTGTTCCTGGTATTATGTTCGATATCACAAGAACGAAGAAAGTAATTAAATTAGAAGAGGGCGATGCTATTTGTAGTATTTGCCCAATTTACACTAATTACTTCTATTGTTTAACGACGCAAAATCGTATGTTAATTGTCGATATCGGATTTAAGAACGAACATCTTCGAATAACAGAAAAATCATCGGGTAAGGCTAATTTTGTTAAGCTCGAACCTAAAGAAGAAATATATAAAGTCGTTAATAAGTTTAACGAAGATATGTCGGTTAATAGTTTATTATTAATCGATGAATTTAATAACGTTAAACTTGTCGATGACGGCCCTATGCGTAAGCTAGGAAAAGTTCCTAAACCATTAGGTAAGACTAAACTTAAATTTGCATTAATCATGTCAAATTTAAATAATAATATCTTGGGCGTCGACTACAAAATTACCTTACTTAAATATAAAGATTTCGAATCATATAAAAAGAAGTATAACGGTATGTATAAAATACATCCATTATTTAACGGACTTGAGTATGAAGAATACGAACTCGTGAAAGGTGTAAAATATTGAAAATCGACGCAATTAAACAGAGTTTAGCATCTTACGTCGGTATGTTCTCTGAAGTGCTAGAAGGCGATACAACAGAAAAGAATAAGCAAATTATTCAAGCTTTTTCTGAAGTAATTGAAGAACTTCTTAATGTCGAGGGAACAGAAAAAGACCTTGCAATTGTACCCGTACTTGGTGTATCATTAAGATACTTAGTAGAACGAAATAATCTTTATCAAGAAGCTACTGGCGAAACTAACAAAGATTACGTTCAAGCTATTAATCTTTTAGATAATATCATTAAGTCTTTTAAGGACAAGAAAGGAAGTACAAGTGGCAAGAAAGAAAGCTGAACCAATTGTCGAAGTTAGCAATTCTCAAGTCTTAACTGACGTCGAAAGACGTAAACGATTAGATCTTGTAATGGCTAACTTGGCTAAGAAAAAGAATAACATGGTTGTCGGTCGATTAAGCGATCCTAAAGTTCAGGAACAGCTTAATATTCGATTTATTCCGACACCATCTGTTAACTTTAATGCAGCGACTGGTGGCGGTTTCCCGATCGGGAAAATTACGACTATTGCTGGCGTTGCAGACTCGGGTAAGTAATTTTGCCCCTATAATTAGTGATAATTATATGCAAATTCTGTGATATGCTGGGAAGCCCATCGAGGTAATCAGCAGGCAGCCTAATGGCGCCCCAACGACTATCCGAAAGGAGTACGTTACATCTGTAACGGAAGCGCAGAACATCTTAATTAAGATGATGATATAGTCTACTCCCCTAATAAATATCGGGAAACCGAGGGTACAAAGGAAAACTAGTTTAGTTCTCGAAACAATCGGTAAGATGCATCGAGAAAATCCAGAAGGTCATTTTGCGTTATGGATTGAAAGTGAAGCATCTTTAAGCTTAGATTATATGGTTAACCAATTCGGTATTGATCCAGAACGATTCTATTTCATTCAATATGATCGAGACCATACAGCTGAAGATTGTATCGACCAAGCCGAAGCATTAATCCAAACTGGTGCTATAGATTTATTCTGCATTAATACTCTAAAAGCTTTAGTTCCTGAATCTGAAGCTAATAAGAGTCTTAAAGACGTAAGCGTTGCCTCCAAATACGTGCTGGAAGGCATATTGTAGCAATACAGTGTGAAAACCTAGTAAATTGCTGGAAGTTCTTAATAACTAATTAACTACAACATAATTAGAAATAATAAGTGTGAATGTTGTCGAAAGACAGAAAAAATAATTAGTTTGTCATATGCTGAAATAAAAGCTAGAAATAGTGCTAAATGACATAATAATAGATAATCAGCAGCCAATATTCTTAAAAGAATAAGGTTCAGAGACTATCCCATTGGCCAGACGCTAAGATATAAATATGGCAAAAGGAGTAGGGCCCTAATCTAGGGTTGGTGAAATCCCATTAAATCCAAAAACTAGGTATCCTATATGTAATAGGATAATGATATAGTCCGTGGCAAAAAGCCAGGCACGTATGAATAGCCGAATTATAGCGAAGTTCGTTTCGCTAATTAGTAAATATCATACGGCTATGATTTTGATTCAACATTTAACTACGAATATCGGTGGTTTTAGTATGTATGGCGATAATCTTGTACTCGCTGGTGGTCTAGCTATTAGAACCGGCAGTATGATGATTGTCGAAATGCGTAAAGGCAGTGTTCTTGATACTGACCCTATCGGCAAAGAAGACGGTATTAAGATTAACTGTAAAATTACTAAAAATCACTGTATTCCAGGTGAATTCCCGTATCGTAAATTTAGTTACTTTGCTATCTTTGGTCAAGGTATTGAACAAATATTAAGTACACTTGATGAGTTAGTCGATATGGGTATCATTCATAAAGCTGGTGCTTGGATGCAACAAATTGATCCTGGAACAGGAGAAGTGTTAGATAAATGGAATGGTAAAATGGCATTCCGTGAAGATATGCTTGCTAATCCAGATAAATTTAAAAAGTTGCTTAATATGGTTTCTGGTACGTTTGAAGATCTTAGTGAAAAAGAAGTCGAAGAAATTCGTGATTCTGAAGCTAAGCTAGAAGAACTAGAAGAAAGTTAATTATGTCTTGTTTGTTTGGCGACGAATGGTATTCGTGTCTCAGTATTACCGGTAATAAATGTACTGAGTGTATTAAGCACGATAACGAACTCGCAAAGACTAAAAGAAAACAAGTCAAATTTAAAGCCCGTCCTGATAAAAGGATGGGCTCTACTTTTGAAATGAAAAATCACAATGCTAATGAAGCATTAATTCATGACGTCGTTAATCGAATGACTCCTAATAGTGGAGCCGGTAAGATTAAAGGCGATCAAGAAATTAAAGGTATCATTAGCGTAAGTGAAGAATTAAAAACTAAAGTAGCCGATAAAGCTCGTGGGAAAAAAACATTCACGATCCATAAAGAATGGTTAGATAAATTAAAAAGAGAATCTCAAGACAAAGAGTTTTATTATCTAAAGTTTTGTTTCCATGAAACAGATGACGATGTATTTGTCGTAGTCGATCAAGAGATTATTATGTCGATGGTTAAGACTATGATAGAAGATAGACGAAAGGCTCAAGGAGCCGATCATCTGATTAAGCTTGCTACATTAGAAAAAGATAAGGCTATTGCTGAAAATAATTTACTTCGAGCAGAAATTGCTCTTTTAAAGGAAAAGTTGAATGAGCCTGTTGAAACAATATAGAAAAGATAGCGCGAAAGAATTATATAGTGAATTCTTAGAAGCATACAATCAATATCCTATTCCTGAAACTATTAAACGTAGAACTACTCCTATTAATTTAAATAAAGAATTCGCTTGCGATATTCTCTTTGTCAAAGATCCTATGGCAAGTGAATCTGTCGTTCTCGGAAAAGATTCCAAATATTATAATATTTTAAAATATCTTCAATCTAAGAATTTAAAATTAGAATCTAGTATTTGGATTGATTGTATTCCTTATTGTCCAGAAGTAAAAGTCGGCGAAGATATTAAAGTTCGCCCTCCTAACACTTCTGAACAAGCTGTCGCTAAACAATATCTAAACGCTTTAATCGATAATATGAAGCCGAAAATGATTGTTCTTTTCGGTAATATTTCATTAAAGATGTTTAAAGATGGCCCTTCTATCTTAGAAGAGCATGGTAAAAAATTTAATTTACTTGGCAACGATTTCTTTCCGTTGTATAGCTTGAATTATCTAGCTACTTTCGACGGAGAAAATAAGAATGCTGTCCAAGCTGAATTATTAAAAGATATCGATGCTTTAATTGATGATATCAAAGAGCATCATCCTGAATTAATAAAGGGGAAAAGTAAATGAGTGAAAAAGGTTTTGATATTTTCGCCGATATGGAAGATATTATCGTTAATGAAAACGATAACGAAGTTGTGGGAACAAAAGAAGAACCTATCGATCTTTTAGCTGATGACACAGTAGAGGATATAAAAGAAGACTCTCTCGATCTATTAGCAGAAGAAACTCCTGAAGAAGAAATTGTTTCTGAAGAAAAAGTTGCTTCTGTAAAAGAAGAGGAGGTTGCGCCAGCAACCGACAAAACTGTTTCTGACGCTAAAGAAGAACTTGTTGTCGATGAAGTCGAAAAGGAAACTGTATCCTGTGAAAAAACAGACAAATCAAAAACTAAAGGGGATTCTTTTAATAACGTCATCGATTTCTTTGCTAATCCGATTGCTGATCCGGATTGGGAAGATCTTAAGACTGAGATCTTAACTCGTATTGACGGTATTAAAATTAAATCTAATATTCCTCCTAATGTTGTGTTATTAATATCATCTGAACTAGATAGCTTACATAGCTATATCCATGATAAATTCATGGAAACAAAAACAGCGTTAGATAATTTAACGAATAAAGAAGACGGCGTTCTTACCGTTATTAAAGCAACTAATGCTAAAGGTTCTAACGAAACAGAACGTAAAGCATCTGGCGTTACTGCCGCTCAAAAATATAAAATCGGTAAAAATACTGTCGATTTATTCCAGTTGATTGCTGAAACTCGTGGTCGTTATAATTTCCTTGACGGCATCCTTAAACAAATTCAATTCAAAAAAGAATTGTTAATTACCGTAAGTTCTGCACTTAAAGTATTAAATAAGTAGACAAAATCTATCCTTTCTGTTATAATATCTATATATGAAATTAGTATCTTAACAGAAAGGATTTTATTATGATTACTCTTAAAGATATTTTCAGAAGTGAAAATGTTAGCTCAGACTTTTTTAAATCTAATCAATATTTAAACCAAGGTGCCAAATATTTAAGTATCGGTGATGTTACCGTATTACTTAACCAATTATTTGACGGCCAATGGTCTTTCGAGATTATTAAAAGCTGGACTGAAGTTTACGAAGCTTACGATAAAGAAAAAGTTCAAGGCAAGGAAAATATTCACGATCAATATTTTTACGTTCAAGGTCGTTTGACTATTAATACTTACGATAAAAACGGTGAACCAATCGTTATCGTAAAAGAAGATATTGGTTCTAATTGTCCACGTAAATCAGATAAAAAAGGTCGTTTCGACTACGCAAGTGGATATAAATCGGCAGTAAGTAGCGCTCTTAAAGGGTGTGCTGCAAATCTCGATATCGACGTTCTTAAACCAGAAGATGTCGAAATGATCAAGAATTTCGTTAACATGAAGAAAATTGTTACTCTTAAAAATAAATTGGGTAAAACATTTAACGAAAAATTAACTGAATTTACACAAGTTAAAGGTATTGAACCAAACGACGTATTAACGACTAAATATGCAGGTCTATTCTTAGACTTCTTAGGTGAATAATATGCTGATAACAGATCCTGAAGATAAGCTGTATTTTAAATGCCCTCGATGTGGAGGACGAACTTTTGAGAAAGTAGAAACATTTGAGTTTCGATATAATGCTCGACAAAAAGAATATTTACAGCTTAAAGATAAAGATATTTTCCGTTGCTTAAATTGTAAGCACGATGTTTATAAAAGTCAGATCCGATAAGGGTCTGGCTTTTTTGTTTTTGGAGGGAGTATGGATATTAATCTATATGATTACCGAATAAACATTAAGACTGCCGGTCCAAGTTTACAAGGTAATCTTAGAAGCGAATTATATTTCGCTGGATGTAAAAAAGCTGAGGAAGGAGATCCATGCCGAGGCTGTTTTAATTATGAATTGTGGCAACGAGAACAAGGCTCTCATGTGTCGATTCAATCTATCGTCGATCGATTAGAAGAAATGTGTAGTGTTAAAAGCGTTACGATAGTCGGAGGAGAACCGACCGATCAATTGGACGGTTTAATCGAGCTATGCAAATTACTTAAAAAATATAATTATCATATTCTCGTAATTAGTTGGCATACATATGAAGATATGTTACGTGACGATAAAGAGAAATATGAGCAATTATTTGATACGATCGATGTACTTGTCGATGGGCAATACGATGAACATCAACGTATTTACGACGATACGCATACAAACGTAATGCGTAGCTTTATCGGTAGCAATAATCAGAAGGTTATCGATTTAAGTAAATATAGTTTAGATAATAAGACTATTGTAGCTTATAACAATATTAATCAATATGAAGATATGTATATTAAAAAAGACGGGGGCGTTGGATTCCATGGAAGTAATCATTAAGGATACTTATTTTAATAATAAATTTAATTACGAACAGGAAGAAAAAGCATTTAAACTTTCTTCTGTGTTGACCATTAATAAAGACGATGCTGTTTTTAAAGCTACTGGTGTTGTAAACGAAGAAAATATCGATTTTGAGCACCATTTTGATTGGGACGAAGAAATCGAGTCCTTACTTAAACAAGCAATCGTCAAGAAAACGTCCTTAGAAAAAATGGACGAATTTAAAGTAATGGTCGATTCTTTATTGGCTCGTAATTTGATGGACCAAGTTTGGAGCAAATGCTATCAAGAATTCACGACAATGTATAAAGAAATGGAAGCTTGGCCTAAAGACTCCATTACAAGAGAAACTAAATTAAAAGTTTCATTAACGGCTTCTGCTGTAATGGATTTTATCGAAAAAATTAATTCAGCATTGCCTGAAGATGAACAAAGAAGTTTAGCAGACTAAAAGGAGACAAGGAAAAGTATGCAATTTAATAAGTTATCTAAATCTGGTATGAAAAGTGGTTATAGTCCACTCATTTGGATCCAAACATTAGAATTAGAACGTGGCGTTTCTTATGTTTTAAATTCTTTAAATGATGCCGGTCAAAATCTTGAAGATTTTTCTTTAAGAGCCGCATTCACTAATTCAGAAATTAAAAAAGTATATATTAGCGCTCAACGTTATTTATATGGTTCTGTAGAACTTAAAAATTTAGATTCGAATAATAAACAGTGTTCCTTCAATTATCTTAAAGATATTAAGAATGAAGTGAACCCTGATCTTAATAAATATGAAAACGTTCTTCTTGAAATCGGTAACGAAGAAAAGAAGAAAAGTCCTCATTTGTTTGTAGAACCTATGCCATTAAAGAATCCGATGTATTCTAAAATTCTTTTAGATGTCATGGCCTTTAAAGGTACCGGTGCACCAGTGTTTGTAGTCGCAACATTTGCTCCTCCAGAAGAGCTTGCTGAATACGCTTATAAAATTTCTTTAGATGCTTTGACAGCTAAAGAAATCGAGCTTTATTTAAATAAATATCGCACTGGCGACGAAAAATTACAATGTGTCGAAGCACTCCTAGGTTTAACATATATTCAAATGCTTCAATGTTTAGAATACTGTTCAAAATCTGGTAATATAAGCGTAGCAGATATTCATAAGTTTAAAACTGAAAACTTCGATGGAAGCATGTTAGAAATTTCTCACCCTACAATGTCTTTGAACGATATAGGTGGCTATCATGCTTTCAAAAAATATGTTTCCACTTTACCTAAATTCTATACAGACGAAGCAAAACAACTAGGTATTAAGAAACCTAAAGGCTTTATTGCTTTCGGTGTTCCTGGTTGCTCTAAAACTGTATCTGCAAGCATTATTGCGGCTACGTTAAAAGTACCATTAGTAAATATTAACTTAAGCAAAATTATGCAAGGTCTTGTCGGTGCATCTGAAGGCAATATGGAACGAGCACTAAATCAAGTAAGAGAACTTAAACAATGTGTCGTGCTTCTGGACGAGAGTGAGAAAGTCCTTGGAGGATTTGCCTCTAGTCACCAAAGTGATGCAGGAACTCTTGCTCGTGTAATGAGTCGTTTATTAACATTCTTGCATGAAAATGAAAATAGTTTTACAGTATTTACTAGTAATGATATTACTAAACTTCCACCTGAATTAATGCGGGCTGGCCGCTTGGATACTCAATGGTACTTTAGTGTTCCTAATAACGAAGAAGCTCAAGAAATCCTATCTATTTATATTAAAAAGTATGGCTTGAAATTCAAATCTAAAGCAGATTTAGAATATCTCGTTAATGCTATCGATCGTTTTACTGGTGCCGAAATCGAACAAACTGTCATTAATCTTCAACGTGTATTATTCGTTAATGACCGTAAAGAAGTTACTCAAGGTCTTATCGAAGAAGCAGTAATGACAATTGTTCCTGTCGTTAAAAGTTCTTCTGATTCTATTGCAGCTTTAGAAGAACATGCTCGTAAATTTGCAGTATATGCAAGCGAAAAGAAAGCGAGCTTACTCGAGCCAGTAAAAAAGCCTAGCAAATCTAATTATTTAACTGAATAGAAAGGATTTTTAACTTGGCAATCGTTACTTTTGACCCCAATAGTAATCGACAATTAAGTAATCGTAAGAAAGCAGAGTTACTGTTTGAAAAGTTAGATAAAAAAGCGGAAGAACAAATGAAAAAAGAGCTAGATATCTTAATTCGAGACGTTAACATTTGTCTTCAAAATATTTCAGATTTTAAAGTCCTAACTGAACAAACAGTTCCCGTATATAGTACTTTAGTCGATCTATTATCTAGTGTAAATAACATATTTCTTGACACTCCTAGCAATCCGCACTATAATAGTAGTGACAGCGAAAACATTAGAAATACTGTTAAAAAAGAATTCATTAAGAAATATTTTCCAAAAGAATTCGAATTTGTTCGTAAGAATAGTTAAGCAATTACGGCATATTGCCGTTTGCATATAGATATCTATATTTTTTATAAGGAGGACATAATTATGTCTCAATATTTAAAACAAAAAGTAGAAACTCTTAAAGATGTATCTCGCAAAGACTTCATGGATGCAATGATGGACAAGGAATTCAATAAAGACTTCGATATTGATTTCGACGGTAAAACACTCGATGCTTCTGGTATGATCGTTATTCCTCGTGACCAACGCGAAGTTAATGCTACTGTATCTTTCCATGATCGTAATCATAAAGCTCATGTAGGTCTTGTATTCAACGAAGACTTCTCTGTCGAAGTTCGTGGTGATTTCTATGGTTCTGGCACTAATATTAAACAATTTAGTGAAAAGCTTGGTATGATCTATAACTCTTATAAAGTAGTTAAAGCTGCTCGTTCTGCTGGTTATATGGTTAATATCATTGCTCAAAGTAACCAAGAAATTAAATTGGAATGCTTGGCATAATAATTTAAATAATGATATGCGGGGACTCGTTCCCCGCTATTTTATCTTTAGGAGGCTCAAAGATGAAAAAAATCGAAGTTACAATTAAAGCTGACGGTACTGTAGAATATGAAACTCAAGGTTTCGTAGGTCAAACTTGTCAAGAAGAAATTCAAAAAATTATGTTGAACGGTAAAACTGAAGAAGATTCTAAGAAAAAAGAATTCTATGATGGTGTACCTGAATTCATTAACAATATTTAATAAATTATAAGGCCGATAGATTAATTTCTATCGGCTTTAATTATTTAGGCATATGGCCTATAATATAATAAGATGTATGCCTAAGTAATTAAAATATTTAGAGAGGATTATATACTATGTCAGAATTATTAAAAAATTTAAATGAACAACAATTACCTGTCGCTAAAAAATTTGAAGGCAAGTTCATTGTTAATGCTGGCGCTGGTAGCGGGAAAACTAGCACTATCGTTACTCGCACAGCATATATGATCGAACAAGGTATTAATCCTGGTTCTATTCTTATGTTTACTTTCACTCGTAAAGCAGCTATGGAAATGAAAGAACGTATGATTGCTAAAATTGGCCCGCAAGCTAAAGCCGTTACAATTTGTACGTATCATGCTTTCAGTTCTATGTTGCTTCGTCGTTTTGCTCATCTAATTGGCTACGATAAAAACTTCACTATCGCAGATAGCGAAGATACAGAAAAAATTATTAAAGATTTCTGCGGTAAAAATTCTAAGCTATACGATATCGCAAAAACTCAAATTCCGGATTGGAAAACTCACGGTATTACAGTCGATGTTGCTCGTAACGATAAAACGATTCAAAACGATCATTTCACTGTATTTTTAGTTTACGAAAAATATCAACAAAAACTTCGTAATGATAACATGATGGACTTCGGAGATTTAGCAAATTATGGTTTAGAGTTAATTAGCAAATATAGCGAAGTTCAGGAATATGTTTGGAATAAATATACGTATGTCATAGCCGACGAATTTCAAGATTCTGGGCGTAAAGACTGGGAATATATTAATTGGATCATTCGTGGAAATGGTAATTTATGCGCAGTGATGGATAATAACCAAAGTATCTATGCTTTTCGTGGTGCCGATATTGATTTTTTATGTCAGTCTCTTGTTGATGATGGTTTCGAGCAATACGTATTGGAACAAAATTATCGTTCTACTTCTACTATCGTAGAAGCTAGTAATGCCGTAGTCGATAACAATCCTAAAATTATCGATAAAAAAGCTTTCTCTGAACAAGAGAAAGGTGCCCCTGTATTTATTAAAGAAGTTAAGTCCGATAAAGACGAAGCTAACTATATTGTTCGTGGCATTAAATCTTTATTGCGTAACGGTTTCGAGTATAAAGATATTGCTATCTTAGCTCGCACTAAAAAACAATTTGATTTAGTCGAAAAAGCTTTCTTACGCAATGCTATTCCTTATGATTTAATTTCTGGCGTACAATTCTGTACTCGTAAAGAAGTTAAAGATTTATTATGTGTATTAAGATTATTATTAAACGAATGTGATGAGGAAGCTTTAGAACGTATTATTAATATTCCTAAAGCCGGTATCGGTGAAGCTACTTTTAATAAATTAATGGTAGGGGAATCTAATAATGTGTTAAATAAAGCCAATTCTAATCTTAACGATATTAAAGGTAAAGCATATACTGGCGTAAAAACATTTTTATCCAAATGGAACGAACTTAAAGCTTACGCCGAAGAAAATGTATTACCTGGTCTTATTATTCGTAAATATTTAGAATTATTCGACTATCAAGAATCTCATATTCGTCCAGTATATGGTAACACTATGGAACGTATGGTTAACGTTCGCGAATTAATTCGTGTTGCCGATGCTTTCGAAACAATTCCAGAAGTTCTTGAGGCTACTATGTCGACAAGTCTCGACGTTGAAATCGACGAAGAAAAAAATGCAGTAAGTATGATGACTATCCATGCGTCTAAAGGTTTAGAATTTGAAGCTGTATTTATTATTGGCGGTAATGAAAGTCTATTTCCACATATGTTCTCTTACGATGAACCACACGGTATCGAAGAAGAACGTCGTTTATGGTATGTAGCTATGACTCGCGCTAAAGAAATGTTGATGATTAGCTATTTTAATTATTGCGTAATTGGTGGTGTACCTAAACGTATGCAACAAAGTCGCTTCGTTAAAGAAATTCCGTCTGAATATAAAGTATTTAAATCTTATAACAGTGAAACTTCTAAAGTCGAAAAAGTAAATGAATTGAACGACGTATTCTAATTCCTTGCTGATATTCCAATGGCTAAAGCACATCAGGTTCTTATATACACAAACTTTATAAAAAAAATTTGCACTATCTATAATGTACTTAAAGAAATAAGCTTTCTGCACATTTTCCTTGGTAATATAAATAGTGCCTAACAAAAGTTTATGTTTTGTTTAAATAAGGATTAGAATTATGTTTACTTTTACTTCTTTTGTAACATGGATTAAAGAACATAAGAAGCTTGTATTTGCGTGTTTGGTTGTTATAGCCGTTTTTGTTGCTATCCTTACATGGGGAGTAAGTCTTAAACAGAAATACGATCAATTACAAGAAAAATATTATGACGATAAATATCATGTTACAACGTATAGCTTAGAAGATCAGGCAAAGCTAACAGGCGGCGCCAAATTAAAGTTTGAGAACGAACGAAGAGATCTTATTTCACAACGTAGCACTCCTGTCGTACAAGAAGTCGTTCGTACTCAATATATTCAAGGAGAACAACCAGTAACTGTCGTTAAAGAAGTTCAACATGTTGCTCGCGGTGGACGTTCAGATTATATTTCTCAAGATACTCAAAATAAGATTCAAGAAAAATCTGACGAAACTAAAATTATCGAAGAAGAAAAATCTGTCGACGTTTATAAGATCAATCATGAAAAGAACTTAAAAATTAAAGTCGGTGCAACATATCTCGACAATAAAGCTTATGTGAACTATGGCGTTCAATATAAACGTGTCGAAGGTATTGTGCATACAAAAGATATGAACCCTGCTCACATCGATGGTGGCACTATCATGTGGACAGCTTATCAACGATAATGTGTGATATTATTAATCCTGGTCTTGTTCTAAATGAATATATTAAATCGTGTGGATATACTATAAAAGATTTTTCTAAGCTATTAAATGTAAGTCCGTTCGAATTAAAAAGAATTTGTAGCGGTAAAAAAGATATGCCATTTTGTATGCTAACTAAGTTAAGTTTACTTACTAAAGTACCATATCGAGAATGGCATGATATATTCTGGGAATATAAAGCCTATAAGTATAGTCAATTGATTTTAGATAAATTCCCAGTGAGATTTAAAAATAGTATCAATAAATTAGTAGGTTACGATTAAGACGGCCCCTTGTGGGTCGTCTTTTTTTATTGGAAAATATATAATGGAAATTTTTTACGATCATAAATTAAGAAAGAAGCGAATAAAAGAATTCGAATATTTTGTCGATAAGTATAAAAATAGTTGTGATCTTGAGATTATGATCGGGGAGACCAAAAAAGATTCCGTATACGGAGAGTCTATTTTTTTCGAGAATGGTCCAGCTATTATTAATATTAATTTCGATGCTGGTGAAATCGAAGATACTTTTATTCATGAGTTAGCTCATTGCATTACAAGAGAACGAACTCATAATTTGAACTGGCGGCGTCAATATAGAGAATTAAAGAAAGGATTGTTAAATGCAAAGTGAAATGTTTACTTTTTGCTTTCTACTTATTATTTTAATTGGCAGTGTCTTTTCTCTTATTTATACTATAACAAGAAATTCTGAAGAAAAAATATTTACATATCTAAGACATATTTCTTTTTGTGTGTCGGTAGTATCATTTGGTTTTTGTATTATTATAACTATTATGTTCTTAATTGCATTAATGACAAAAATAACGATGACATTATTAGGATATTAGAAAGGAGATTGCATAATGGCATTTATTGATTATGGCTGTTACATTTGGAAAAACGATGAACTATTATTGCCTAGAGATCAAAATAATAAAGCTAGAGAATATATCGATTCTTTAAAAGAAAAAGGATATTCTGTAAAGGCTTTTAATTCAGATGCTAGACTTATTGATGGGCATGGAGCAGTTTTTGGGAAAAACTTTGTTCTATCTGTATTAAAAGATGATTGTTGCTTTATAACCTTTGTCGATCATCAAAATAAACTTTTGATTCCTAACCGATTAGATAGTTTACTTAATCGAGACTGTGGAATCATATGGTTAAAATATCGAGATAAAAAAGAATACGCTATTGAATATGAGAATGAAGATGTTCATGTTATTATGACGACAGAAACTCCTGGCATTAAAAATTACGATGGACGATTGTGTAAATATATCATTATTGATAAAGAAACTAATGATGAATATATTATTATAATTGGTGCTCAATACGGTACTAATGCTAGTAGCTTAGAAGATATTGACGGCGCTTATACACATCCAGATGGTGAACCAGTCGAATGCGATGTTCTACGAGAGCAAAAACTATATGATGATTTCTTTGCCGTATTTAAAACTTTAAATAATAAATATGAAAGAGAAGAATTCTTATGGAAGTCTTGGGAGTGGCCATCTCCATATTTTAATGCATCTCGCTATTTAGAGATCAGCGACTATAGTTTTGGTAGAATTCGGAATCGACAAAAAGCGTTAAAGCTAGAAGGGCATATTCGTCCATTCATGAAGTATGATTGTGTTCCTATTAAGTTTAAATATCGAGGAAGACTAAGATAATGGTAACTAAAGAAAACTGTTTAGAAATTATAGGTGACATTGCTTCTACAATATTAGAAATGATAGATGAAGAACATAAAAAATCTGGTTGTTCTAAGGATCATGATTCTTCTTATTTTCATATTCGAAATAAAATAAATACAATCATTGGTATAACATCAGATGCTTATGATGAATTTGATTATAATAATATTTTAGATATGGAAAAGAAATCTAATGGAAAAGTTAAATAATGTATCGATAATTAGAAAAACTGTCGGCCAAGAAATTTCTTTCTATTATACAGTAAAAGAATATGGAATAACTCGTTATCTAAAAGTATCTTGGTCCGATTTGACTAATTTAGACGATAAAAAAATTAAAGAACTTAATAAAGCAATTAAACATAGTATTACTTATAAATATATCCGAGGCATTACGCCAAAAGAATATTATGACGGAGTTAAAGAATGTTTAGATTAACGCCATTACAGGTTAGTGACGATCTTAAAAATGGGAACTGTATTATTGTCGACGGTTTTTATGTTTACAAAGACAAGATAGTACAATTTACTCGTCACTTTGGTTATACTGTTAATAAAGGAACATATGACCAAAGACGAGGTTATATCGTAATGAGAAACTCAGATAATAAGCGTTTTGCTGTGTCTCATTTAAAAGCTAAAGCTTTTTTAGCTGAAGGAAAACCAATATATTCTATTAGCTTTAAAGATGGAGACAATAAAAATACTGATCTAGATAATCTTATTGTAAAGTACAAAAAAGAATCTAAATATTGTAAAGATTGTGGGACTTTACTTGGGCCTAATAGCAAAGGTAATGTTTGTTTAAAATGCAAACAAAAATTATCAGAACAAAATATTTGCTCAAAACAAGAACTTAAAGAAAGAAAAGACCGAATGAAATATGTCGACTTAAATTCTTTAGATCCTGTTCGAAAAAATAGAGCAGAACTCTATTTGGAAGGACACACTTTAGAATATATTGCTAATCAATACGGAGTATCGAGACAAGCAATTTCTTATAATTTACAACAAATTATTAAGTCTGGCTCTAAAAAAAATAATATTAAAGCAGAACTTAATATGTATCAATTAGAAAATGAAAGACTCAAAAAAGAAATTGCTAGTCTTTCCGAGCTTGTTAATAAATACATTAAAAATAACGAAGATATTCAATCTAAGGTCGACACTTTAATTTCTTTAGCAAAAGATCTCAATCAAGAAAATGTTCGATTAAAGAATTTTGTTAAGAAGCACAATAAAAAATTGACAATGACCGATCTTTAATGTATATTAAATGTATACTATTTTTGTTTTTAATGGAGGAAATCCACATGACTAAAAAAGAAATTGCAGCAGTACTTGTCGAAAAAGAATTAGTAGCTACTAAAGTAGCTGCAGAAGCTATCGTATCTGAAGTATTTACTATGATCGTTAACGAAGTAGCTAAAGGTGAAAAAGTAGCTATCTCTGGTTTCGGATCTTTTGAACGCGGTGAACGCGCAGCTCGTGAGGGCCACAATCCTGCAACCGGTGAAAAAATTCACATTGCAGCAACTAAAACATTTAAATTTAAAGCATCTAAAACTGCTAAAGACGCAGTTAATGCGTAATTAATTAATTAGCGGTATTCTATTAAGGATGCCGCTTATTTTTTAATAGGGGGATTTTAATGGCAAATGAGTCGAGCTTTTATGGCGATATTACTTTTTATCATAAAGGCCTAGAAGATACTCCTGAAAATCGAGAAAAATTTAAAAAAATTATCGAAGAATTCTGCGAAATATATCCTGGATATTACGGTAATACTGAGCTAGGCGCTAGTGATATTAAAATCGATGAGGATTTTGATTATGTCCATTCAGAACCTTTAAGCTTTACTTCGATTGGTAGATGGTCATATGAAAATAGTTTTAAATGGATATTAAGCTTTAGCCAAAAAGATATCGAAGACGCTAGTGCCAAAATGCCTATTACTTTTGATAACATTAATGATTATGTCGGTTTTGGTGCTATCGTCGAAGGTCGTGATTTCGAATCTGGTTGTGAATATTTAGCCGATTTTAACGGTCAAATTGAAATAACAGGGGTTGAAGAAGCAAACAACGAGATTAAAACAGTATCGACGATCATTAAAAGTGAAGAAAATGTATTAGAATATACAGCTGAAAATATCAATAATCATGATGACGGTTTTGACTACTTCGATTTTAAAACAGAATATGGCTTACAAATATTGTTTGAATATATTCAAGAAAACGATTCTACTACATGGTCATTGATTGAAAAGTATGCTCCTAATCTTGTTGATGTTCTTGAAAATACTGATGACGATAAGTTAACAAAAGTTTTTGAGATTATGATAGAAGTCTTTAAAAAAGCAAATATTACTGGAACATATTATCTTGAAGACTTTCAGTTAGAAGAATTCAGAAATAATAGAATCTTATATTCATGGATATCAGATAAAGATTTCGAAATTGTTTTTAGCGACATCAATAACAAAGTAAAAGGAATAATAGGTTAAATAACATGTCAGATGAATTGTTAAAAAGATTAAGAATTCAAAGAACTACATTAGCATTTAAAAATGGTGATTTGGCTAAAACGTTCTTTGATTTGGTCGATGAAAATGAGTTCCATAAAAAAACAGTAAATGATATTATTGAATTAATGAAAGAAAAGGAAAAAAATCATGAATAACAAAATTTTATTAACAGGTTTAGTATTGGCGTCTTTAGCAACTGGTAATGTATTTGCTCAAGGATCTAATATTGGTATTGGTAATACATCTAATGGTGATAATGGATTTGTACTTGGTGTAGAGAATCAAGCAGATTCTACAGCAACAAGTTCTTTTACTGCTGGATATAAAAACCATACATCTGGTGCCAATACTCTTACTGCAGGTCATTCTAACATTATTAGTAATGCAAATAATTTAACTGTCGGTACAGAAAATGCCGTAAGTGGAACTTCTTCTTTAGTAGGTGGCTATAAAAATATTTCTTCCGGCAATAATTCTATTGTTTTCGGTGAAGAAAATACTGCATTTGGTACTAATTCTTTTGCTGGTGGTAACAATTCTAAAGCAGAAGGTAGAAACTCTTTTGCTTTTGGTGCTCATGCTGAGGCCATTACAGAATATACTATAGCTATTGGCTCTCAGGCAAAAACTAATGCATATGACACTATTGCTATTGGTAATGGTGCATATGTTAGCGGTGAAAGTTCTGTAGTTCTTGGCCGTACAAATAATGTAACAGGCGCAGATACTGTTGTAGTAGGCGCTAACAATAAAGATATTTCTGCTGGACAAAGTGCTGTTTATGGTTACAATAATAAAGTATTAGACGGCTCTAAAGAGCAATTGATTTTTGGTTCTAATTCTCAGACCCAAGGTCAAGGTGCAGTAGTAGTTGGTTCCCATGCTAGTGCTACGGACATTGATGCATTAGCACTCGGTAATAATACTATCGCCGATTTACAAAATGGTGTAGCTCTTGGTTCTAACTCTGTTACTGAATTACAAGTTGGTACAACTAATATCAAAGATAACACAACAGATATTCGCTTCAGCAATTCTACATACGCTGGTAGCAATCCTGACTCTGTTGTAAGCTTTGGTACGCATGGTCGTGCTGGCGCTGGTGGTGTAACAGAATACACACGTCAATTGCAAAACTTAGCAGCTGGTCGAGTATCTGCTACATCCACTGATGGTATTAATGGTTCCCAATTGTACGACATTGCATTGGAAGCGCAAAAACACAACACTCTTGTAGATGGAACTAATACAACAGTTACATCTCAAGACAACGCTTTTGGGCGTAAAGAATACAAAGTTAACGTTAATCGTGATTTGACTAATATGAACTCTGTTCAATTTGGTACAGTTAATGATCCACAACGTAACTTCGTATCCAAAGATGGTATGCATGTATTTGATGGTGATGTAAACACTAACTATGCTCCTAATGGCATCAAGATTGAAAATACTGATAACTTGGATACTGCAGAATATAATATGGATGGCATCAACATCAATTCTAATGGCAAGAACGTTAAATTTGGTACTGATGGTATCAGCGCTGGCGATCAAATCATTAACAATGTAAAAGCCGGTGTAGCAAATACTGATGCGGTTAATGTATCTCAATTAAAAGATGTTCAAAGTAATGTATTAAATCAATCTAAATCTTATACCGATAGTCAAGTTGCTAAAGTTGGCGCTAATGCGGCCGCTTTAAGTGCATTGCATCCACTAGATTTTAATGCCGATGAAAAATGGCAATTTAGTGTAGGCTTCGGTAACTATAAAGGTAAAAACGCTACTGCTCTAGGTGCTTTCTATCAACCTAATGAAAATGTATTGTTAAGTGTTGGCACTACTTTAGGTACTGGTGAAAACATGGTCAATGCTGGCGCTACTGTTCGTTTTGGTTCTCATAGCTCTATGACTACTAATAAACAAGTAGCTGTCGCTAAAGAAGTTCAAGATCTAAAATTGCAACTAAGTGCTATTTCTCAAAAATATGATAACTTAGTTAAAAATCTTTCTGCTCAAAAAGCAGGTCAAGATGCAGACTTCGAATATAGCGATCTTCCTAAAGATCATTGGGCATATGATTTCGTTAAGAAATTATCCGATAAAGGCTATTTAAATGGCTATCCAGATGGTACATTCAAAGGCGATGCTAAAATGACTCGTTATGAATTTGCTGCCGCTCTTTGGAGAGCTGTAAATAACGGTGCTATTATCGATACTCAAATGGCTAAAGCTATTAAAGAATTTGAACCAGAACTTGAAGAAGTAAACAAAATCATGCGTTATCGTATCGATACTGTAGCTGGTAAAAATAATTCTGTTCACAAAACAGAACGTTTGCGTGTTAATAAAAACGACGATCCATTCATTCATATGAAACGTGATGATTATGGTACTAAAACTTATATTAATAAATAATTAATTATATAGCCTCCCTTAATTGGGAGGCTTTTAATTTAAATAAAGGTGATTTATATGTATATAATCAATTTACATAACAGATTATCTGGTCTATATAGAACATATGTTATAGATAAAAATGACGATTTAAATGAAAAATTAGCCAAGTTTGAAAGCCGCGTTAAAGAAGAACTTTTAAATTGGTATGAAGATGATTATTTGGAATTTAGGCTCGAAGTAATTGATAGTGAAACTGATGATATTCGAAATATTATTTGGAAATCTAAAAAAGGCTTCTTAGAAGCATGTTCTATCGAAAAATATATTCGTCATTTAATTAATAAAGAAACTTATCAAATTTGGATTATGGATTATGCAAATGATGAAAGCATTTGTAAATTTGCGGATTAACTATGTTTATACACGATCATTATAAAAAATTAGCAATAGAAGCTATTAAAAAAGATCTTAAAAATTTTAATGAAGACTGTTTAGAAGAAATTGCTTATAATGAAAAAGATTTTAATAACCGTATTTTTGTTTTTAATTATAGTAGCGATGTTACCTATTTGTATGTCGTAACTGTTCATCCTGACAAATCTGCTGATGTCGAACATTATTACAATGAATACGGTTATTCTGTTTTTAATGGAGAAGTTGAATAAATGAAATTTAAATGGAAAAAATTTTCAGAAGTTCTTCCTCTATTCGACAAATTAATAGTAGTACAATTTGATGAATATGAATATTATGTTGGTAGGTTACGTATGTTAGATGAAGATAGCGGAATAACTGTTATAAGTGAGAGTGACGAAACTTTGTTTAATATGCCAATTAAAAAATTAAATTGTTGGGCATATATCGACGAACCTCCAACTAAAATTAGAAAAAAATAGAAACTAATGTTAACTAAAGTTAAGGCAATTATTATTATAATGAATACGGTTATTCTGTCGTAGATGGAAAGGTCGAATAAATGAACGCAAAAATAATTTAAAAATTTAAAGGTTCTATTAATGGCATCGAAATTACCGATCGTGAAATTTACATAGAATGTGAATATATTCTCGACGAAATTGAAGATGTCTTAGATATCGAATTACCGACATCTTTTATTAAAGATTTTATTCAAATATATGAATATGTATTTTATAATGTAGAACCACAATATGCTCATGAATTAAAATCTGATATTATCTCTTCTTGGGACCAAGAAATTACAAATATTAAAGATTTAGAATTTAATCTTGAAGAATATAATGATCCTTGTCATTATTTCGCAGAATTAAATAAAAAAATTAAAGATTGGGATAATACGTATGGTAAATATCCTATTGATTTAAATTTAAAAAAATAGAAAGGTTAAATAATGGAACCTATCATTAGTCCATGGACCATATTTTGGTTGCAAGCATTAATCAATTTAGATGGTTTTAACCATTTTGCTTTCTTCTTTATTTTATTTTCAGATGCTCTTTGGTTATTCAATTTTATTGTAACTAATAGTGAAATAGATGCATATAATTCATATCTTGAAGTTGGATACAAAGAACTTAATTACGAACGCAAATCTAAAGAAGAAGAAGAATATTTAAACGCAAAAAAAGATATGGATCTTTTGAATAAATTCAAAATTCCTTTAGTTATATTAACTATTTTTAGCTTTATTTGCATTATTTTTATTCCTTCTAAAGAAATGATGATTGCTATTGTTGCTTCTAGTTATGTTACTCCTGATAACATTAGTGCAGCTAATGAAGTGTTTAAAACTAATCTAAATGATTATATTAATATTATTGCTGATGCTATTAAGAAGTAGGTGACATATGGCAAATTGGGCAGTCGGAAAAATGAATATTCGTGGCTCATTTGAGAACATGAATAAATTTGTTCAAGAAAATTTTATCGATAATTGTATTATCGAAAATGAAGATGGAAGCATAAAATCTGAAATAAAATATAATTATGAATTAGATTATTCTTTTGGTATTGCAGAATTTGTAAAAAAAGAAGATACTAGCGCTAAGAAATCATGCCTTGATATTTTAAATATTGGAGAAGCATTTCCTCCTAACAATATTTATAAAGTTAATGTTTCTTATAATCATATAGAAGATATTTGTTATATTAGTATGGTTATGTCTCATCGATATGATATCGATACAGAAGCATTTATTGCTTTATCTAAAAAATATAACCTAGATTTTAATACTGTCATTATTGACTGGAATGAATCTTATGCTCATAAATTAAGAATTGAAAAAGGTATTATTGTTAACGACGAAGCAATCGAAGAAAATGATGATATCTATTTTGAATTCTTTTAGGTAAATGGAGGTAGAATGGAAAGTCAATGGGAAGATGAAATAAGATTTAAAAGTGAATTAAAAAAATCTATTTCTAAAATGAATTTTAATTACTCAAAAAAACCTTTAATATATATTAGTCATCCATTTCTAACTCACGGAAGTCCTGAAGATAATTTAAATGCTGTTAATAAAGTTTTATCAGATTTAGTTTTAAGATATAAAGATCAGTTTATTTTTATCAGCCCGATTCATAATTTTGGCACTCTCGATGGTAAATTAAACTATGAAGATGGTTTAAAAATTTGTCTCGATCTTCTTGAACGTTGTGACGGGATTATCATGTGTGGTGATTATATCCATAGTAATGGTTGTATGAAAGAAATGGAACTTGCTGTAAGAAAAGGTTTACAAATCTGGAAGTTAGAGGATTTTAAATAATGAGAGATTTAATTATTATGCGAGGCTGCCCAGGATCTGGGAAAAGCTCGGCTATTAAAGCTACTGGCCTTGAAGCATATACTTTATCTCCTGATAGCATTCGATTAATGTTAAGAGCCCCAGAATTAAGTATCGCTGGCGATGTCGGCGTTAGTCAAAAAGATAATGCTTTAGTATTTGAACTTATGGATAGAATGCTCGTTAATCGAATGAAAACTGGTTCTCCGACTATTGTCGATGCTACTCATTGTAGTTCTCAGAAGTGGCATTCAAAACAAATTAATCGGTATAAGGAATTAGCTAAACGCTATAAATATCGATTATTCTACTGGGAACCTGAACGTCAGGATTTAGAAGTATATCTTCAAAGAAACGAAACACGACCTAGTTTAGATTATGTTCCTGAACATATTATTAGGACTATGTATAATAACTGGGTTAGTACTAAAATGCCGTCTGGTATTACTAAGTTAGATACATTAGGATTCCGAAGTGATTTTGAAGGTTTAAATAAAGATTTATCTGAAATCTACGATAAGGTAATCTGTGTCGGCGATATTCATGGTTGCAATACTGTATTAGAAAAATTAATTTACGACGAAAAATATAGTATCGATAACGATAAAAACTTATATATTTTTGTCGGCGATTATTTCGATCGTGGCATAGAAAACTTAGAAGTACTTAATACTTTATTTAAACTTCAAGATAAAAAGAATGTTATTCTTTTAGAAGGCAACCATGAAGCACATTGGGCTGACTGGGCCTTTGGTGAAGCCGATCAACGAACAGATAATGGAATGACACGTTTTAAGTTAACGACTTTAAAAGAATGGCAAAAGGAATATACTAGCGACAAAGAATTATCTAAAAAATTAAGAATTTTATATCGCGATATGATTCCGGCATTCTATTTTAAATTTGGTGATAAAAAATATTGTGTTAACCATGCTGGCTTAATGACTCAACCAGTCGATCTTATGGCAGCAGAACAGTATATTAATGGTCATGGTGCTTATGAAAGCGATGTAGCGTCTTTCTATGAATTATGCTATGAAAAAAGCGATACTAAGATCAATCAGATTTTCGGTCATCGTGGTGCAAGACGCACTGAACACAATATTCCGTTAGAAGGTCAAGTCGAATTCGGCGGATACTTAAAATATTTTGTGTTAAGTAAAGACGGCGAAGAATACAGCGGCATTCGAAACGAAGTTTACGATAAAAATTATATCGAAACAAATCAAAAGCTTCTTGAAGACTTTAAAGGTGAATATTATAGTACTGACGACTTCGAAGTGAATGCTATTGCTAATAGTCGACATGTGAAAGTTAAAAAGTTGCCTAACAATATTTTAAGTCTTAACTTTAGTGAAGAAGTGTTCCATCATTCTATTTGGAATGATATCACTATTAAAGCTCGAGGTTTATTTGTCGATGCTATTACTGGTGAAGTTCTTGCAAGAAGTTACGATAAATTCTTTAATGTCGGCGAACGTAATAATAAAGAAGACGAGATTAAAGAATTAGAATATCCTGTCAGACTTGCGATGAAAGAAAACGGCTTTTTAGGTATTCTAAGCTGGGATCATCGTCGTGAAGAATTAATTATTGCTAGTAAGTCGACTACTGAAGGTGAACATGCTGGGTACATTAAAGATGTTTGGAATTTAGTTTCAAAAGAAGTTAAAGAACAGATTGTTAAAATTATTAAACAAAGTAATTGTTCTGCCGTGTTTGAAGTAATCCATCCAGACGATCCTCATATCGTTAATTATCATGGTCGAAAACGTATGTATCTTTTAGATTTTGTACCGAATGTTTTACATATTGCTAACGGTAGAAATATCGATCGAGATTTAAGTGAAGTACTAAAAGGAGAGTTAAGTAAATTAATTAATTTGGCAAACGAAGCTGTATTTAGTTTTGTTAGACAAGAGATGGTTTACGCTCCATATCAGTTCGAACTCGGTGTCGAAAAGCTTACTGGCGGCTCCGAAGATATCGAAGGTTATGTAATTACCGATAATGCTGGCAAAATGTACAAAGTTAAATGTGATCATTATAATACATGGAAGCGTCGTCGAAAAACATTCCAATCATTTAAAGAAATCTTGTTCGACGAATCTATGCCAGAAGATATTAAATTAGCCAAGCTCGATCACATTAATAAGCGTACTTGTGAAAAGACTCCAGGTCTATTTAATACAATTAAAGAACAAGATTCTTTGTTCATTCAGTTTTTAAAAGAAATGAATTACGATCCTAATTGTAATATCATTCAGTTAAGAGAACTATATAACGACTATGTTAACAAGAGACATTAACTACGAAATTAGTCAATTTATAGCCGAGGAAGAAACAATGTTAAAAAATCAATATTATACTACTCGGCAACAAATTCTAGATATTATGTCATATATTGGCGGCATTAAAAGATTGTTAAAGGTACATACAGATCATGAATGCATCAAACAAAACATGGAAAAATTACAAGAGCTCGAAAAAGCCTTGGAAAAGGTATACATACCCGAAACCTCGAGAAGAAGGAATAAAGCTTAATGTTGCCGGTATTGAAATTTCAATAAATCAGTTGAAGATTAAAATCTAAATAGTGTATAATAGTATTATATATTATTAAAGGTGGTGATAATCTGATAATTGATCATTTAAATAATGTTGTCGTTCCTCAAAATATTAATAAAGAAGATTTAAATAAAATTCTTTATGGGCTCGGAAAGACATCCGACTTCGTCGAACAAGGTAAATGGAGAGTTAACGATATCCATCGATTGCTATTATATTGTCCGAATTTTAGCATCGAAGGTATCGGTAAATGTAAATATGAACTCTATAACTATCAAAAGACAGCCGTAAAAGAACTTCTCGATATCGATGAAGGCAGCTTAATCGTCGCAAGTTGCGGGGCTGGTAAAACATTAATAGCTATCGATCTGTACTTGGAACTTTTAGATCGTAAGAAAATAAAGGGTCCAGGTTTAATCGTAGTAAAAAGTAGTTTAAAAGTTCAGTGGTCCCATGAAGTTCAAAAGTTTAGTGATCTTATACCGAGTATTTTAGAAACTTCAGCAAAGGCTAAGAAAAACTTCGACAATCAGTTTGTCGGCGATTTACTTATCTGTAACTATGAAACGCTTAACGACGAAAAAGTTCGAGAGCGTTTATTGGCAATGAAATTAGAATATATATTTGCCGACGAAGTACAGTACGTAAAGAGCTATCAAGCTAAACGAAGTAAAAGCCTATATAAATTTAATAATGTAAAGTATACTTTCGGGGCGACAGCAACTCCGATTCAAAAAAATCCTCGAGATATATTTGGCATATTTAGATTCGTTAAAAAAGATTTGTTTACTAATATAAACAAATTCGATAAGCAATATGTCAAAAAGAATAGTCTTGGATATATTATCGGTTCTCGCAATGAACGAGAATTAACCGATAAAATTAAGCATAATTTAATTATCCGAACGAAAGAAGAAGTAAGTAGTCACTTACCTAAACTTGTCGTTGCTCAAAAATTCTGCTCTTTAGGCAGAAAAACGCAAGCTATGAGCGATCAGCTTCTCGACGAGATTAAAGATCTTAAAGCGCAACAAGAAGTTATGCTTGAACGATTTAATTCGATCGAAGAAGCTAGAAAAAATGAAGAATTTAATAAGATCGATAATATGATCTTAATGAAACAAACATTTGCTCAAGAACTTACGATTAGCGATGAGTTATTATTACTAAGCGATAGTAAAGCGGCACAAGAATACGTAAGTGGCGAAAAATCTGAAAAGATTGAATTGTTCTTAGACTTAGTCGAGAGTATTTTAAGTGAAGGCGAAAAAGTTGTTGTATTCTGTAAATATAGAACAGCACAAGGAATTCTTAAAACGTATTTAGAAAATCGTTTTAAGGGAATTCAGATCGCCTTTATTAATGGCTCTCACTCAAGTGAAGAACGATATAACCAAATGCAAAGATTTAATAATACACAAGAATGTAATATCATAATTGCTTCAAATTCTGCTTGTGAAGGGGTCAACTTAGGATCGGCTAAGTATCTCATTGAAATGGAACCAGCCGATAGTTATTTGATACAGACTCAACGTCATGGACGAATTGAGCGCGCTAGCAGTAATCACGATACAGTTTTTGTATACCAGTTAATTGCGACTGATAGTTACGATGAGATTGCATTAAAGATCGTGAATAAAAAAGAAGGATATCATTCTCGTATTATTAGAAAGGATAATTAATATGCTAGGATTTAATCTTATCGAAGAAGAGAAAAATTCTGAACTCGGTTTTACTGAAGAGCTTCAGAATTTCATCGACGAAGAGAATCGGAATCTTGCTGTCGTCAGCACTATCGATGAAGCAAATTATACGATTCGTCGTATTAAAGAACTTCAAGAACAAAAAGAACACGATATTGCTGAAGCTGAAAGAATGTTAAAGCTTTACAAAGATAAAGTTAAAATGTTTGTCGATAGTAAATGCAGTTCTTATGACTTCGAAATTGAACGGTTGCAACAAATGTTAGAACCGTATATTCAGTCTAGTCTCGAACAAACAGGTAAAAAATCTGTTAAGTTTATTGAAGGTACTGCAGGCTATCGCAAACAAGAAAAACTCATCGATCATGACGATGTCGAACTTGAAAAAGAAGTTAAAGGTATTGACGATGAAAAATACTTTAAAACTGTTACGAAATTCTCTTGGTCTAACCTTAAAAAAGATCTTGAATTTATCGACGGTAAAGTATTACTCAACGGTAAAGAATTAACTAATGTTCGATATGAAGATCGTGACGATGCTTTCTACGTTAAATAATTTAAAGGATAAATAATGAAATATACTACAGAGTTTATCCGTAAGTTGAATGAAAAAATAGACATTGTTAAGCTTGCCAATCAGTATACCAAAGTTCAGAAAGTTGGTAATCTATGGCAAGCTTCTTGTCCTCATCCCGATCATAACGACAAAACTCCGAGTTTTAAAATTTGGAATAAACATGGCGCTCAAACTTGGGCTTGTTTCGGTTGTCATGTCGGCAAGCAGAACACAGAAAAAAGGTTATTCGGTTCTAATGCTATTGCCTTCATCTGGTGGATGATGAACCATGGTGACAAAAAAGCAAGCTTCCAAGATGCCATCGAGAAAGCGATTCAGATTACTGGATTAAAACCTCAGAACGAAGAAACTGCTTATCTCGAATCGAATGAAAAGGAAAATCAAGGCTATATAGAAAATCTTAAGCATAGCGAAAAAGCTCAGAAGTATATTTTAAGTCGTGGATTAGTTGGCAGCGATGTTCGTGAATGGAATTTAGGTTACGATACTCGTGGCCGCATTACGATTCCGTTATATGATGCATATAATCATTTAGTTAGCTTCTGTAAAAGAGCTATCGACGATGAAGTTGCTAATAAATATTTTGTCGACAATAAGAATAAGTTCTTTACTAAAAGCCGCTATCTATATGGGTTAAATAAAATTAACTATAGTCTCGACTATATTTATTTAACTGAAGGTTGTTTCGACGTTATACTAGCAACTAAATATGGGCTGCAAAATTGTGTTTGTACGATGGGAACCATATTAGACGATAAACATGTTAATCTTATCGAATCGACTGGTTTAAAGCCCGTTATCGTATACGATCGAGATTGGCATGGTGAAAAAGACGTCGATCAGGCTATTGAGATGTTCGGTAAATATGATCTGTATCCCGATATTGTATGGCTCGACAAAGATAAAGATTTAGCCGATATGGCTAATATCTATAAATACGAATTGCCTGGTCTTATTAAGAATAGGCAAGTTCCATACTATCGGCATATACTTAAAGATTTTAGTAACGAATATGAAGATTGTCGCCAACGTGTTCTTAATAAATACAAAGATCAGTTAAGTATAGCGATGAGAAGCGTCGAAGAAGATTGTGCTGCTAAAGTAATTCTCGATAAAGAACTTAAGAGGTATGGCCTATGATTAAGAAGATTAAAGCATGGTGGCGAAAACTCACATCAGATCAGCCTCCAGTTCCTGAAGGATATTTTCGTTGTGAACAATGTGGTCAGCCATGTGAAGAAGAATATAAAATGGTATGCAGCAAATGTGGCAAAGTAATTTGTGACGACTGTGCTGTATACGACTTAGACACTAAAAAAATTGTTTGTCCGGATTGCTGGTAAACAAAAAATATGTTAAAATATACATATAGAATTGAATGCTAACATTAACGGCTAATGTTAGCTGTTAGTGTTAGCAGGTGTCTATTATGAAAAAATCTAAAAAAGAAAATAAAAATAAAAAATTTACAATTGAAGTTACCGAGAAGGGCGATATTCTTGTAACGACAAAAAATATCGATACAACATTACAGATGTATGAAATTCTCGGTCAAATTCAATATCATGTATTTAATGTAGATTCTAAATTACTCTAATCGTTAGATATGAGTATTTACGCAATTCATATGTGATGCAGGGCTCCTTTATGGAGCTCTTTTTTATTAGATAAAAAGGAGGCCTGTATGAACGATATTCAAAAATTCATTTCAGATTACTGCTATGATCGTTTAAATAAACTAGAGTTATCTGGTGAATATGTCGATCGTTTGCAGGACGAATTAAATACATTATTTAAATTAGAAATGGAAGAATACTTATTAATAGTATTCGACTATTGTAAATTTTGTCGAGATAAGAAGATCGCTACTGGATATGGTAGGGGCAGTAGCGTCGGAAGTCTCGTTGTTTGGTTATTAGAGATCACGAAAGTGGATCCGATTAAATATAATTTAAGCTTTACTCGATTTATCGGCGGACATAAGCCTGACATCGATCTAGATGTAGATGCCAATCGAAGAGAAGAATTAATTAGTTATTTATATCGTAAATATAAAGGTCATATTTGGCGAGTATATACTATCGATAAAAACGGCAGAAAACGGCTTAATCCGGTGAGTTACTGTATCGATAGACATAATACATACGAAGCTGAAGAAGTGAGCGGAGAGATGGCAATTTTGCAATCTGAGAGCATTCCTAAGTATGATATATTAAGCTCTTCTGTTGTCGGTAAATATCAGAAGATTATCGACGAACATAATATTAAGATTAATTTTAACGATATCGATGTATGGAAGTCGATATGGCAATCTGCTAAAGGATTATTTCAAATCGATACAGATTATAGCTCTGCTTGCATTAAACAGGTTAAACCTTGTAGTATCGAAGAGCTTAGTGATAGCCTGGCGATTATTCGATCTAAACATAAAGATACGTATGTAAAAAGAAAAAACGGCCAAAAAATTCTTTTAAAGGGCCATTTATGGGATTACACTGCAAGAACATACGGTATCGCTGTATATCAAGAACAATTTATTCAAATCATGGAACAATATGTGACGGGAGAAAGCGCATATCGTTTAATGAAAGATAAAGATCATAAGTATCTTGAGAATGTTGAGAAGATCGCTAAAGATAATAATATTAAAGAGCTTATCGATATCTATCTTGATACGACGTCATATAGTTACAATAAAAGTCATGGTATTGCTTATGCTTACATGATCTATATCGGAGCTTATTTACGATATTATTTTAAAGATGAATTCTTTAAAGTCGAAGAAAAAGAAGAAAAAGTAATCAATCGGCAATGGAAAGAAATCAAAAGTACTAGTAACTATAATAGTATTTTTGTCGACGACGAACTTGTATTCGGTTTTGATATCTTAGTCGATAAAGAAACATATCAAAAAATAAAATCGATCACTAAGAAAGATATTTTAATTAAATTAAAATCTCTACCAGAAAAAACAGCCGTAAAATTATTAGCAATGGGTGTCTATGAAGATATGTTATATTTAAATAATGTAGACTGTGTTAATTGCTATTATGATTTTTGTGGCATCAATAAACGTTTAGAATATTTTGACAAGCAGGGGGAATACTTAAAGTATTATGAAAGAAGCAATAAAACAGTTTAATTCAATGTTTGCAAAATATTTTCCAGATTTAAAAATTAAAGAATATTATTTATGTCAAAGAGGTATCCGTTATTATTCTCAAGTTCTTACGCGATTTTTTATTGTCGATAGAATTTGTAAACGTCTTGATGTATTTGAATCAGACTATGACAATATGGAATTATACGAATATTTGGCAGCAATAAATTTTGTACACGAAGAAGATAATGATCATGAGCAATTCGAAGAAATTTTGATGCAATATCTTGCGCAGTTTAATAACGATGCTATCAAAAAAGAATTTGCGACTCAAATTAAATTATATTCGAATTTTTTGGGTGAAAACTCATTGCATCGTTTTATCTTCTATCGTTCTGTAATCTGGGAAATATTTTCTGAAATTAGCAATATCTGTCCAAATGTCGACGATATATTTATTAAAGATTTTACTAAAATTATTTTAAGTTTTTGTGATTATGAAAACATTAAATTTAATCCATATAGTTTTATTAAAAATAAAATGGAAACTTCTGTCGATTTTTGGATTAACACAGATTACGATATTATATTATTTAAAAATCTAAAAAAGATTAAAGAAAATACAGATCCACTTTCATTCACAAGTTTTTACTGTGATAAATTCCACGATCGACGTATTTGGCCTAATATTATTGCGGTTAATCCTCAACCATCAGATATTAATCGTGGCGAGAATAAATTTATTATTTTTGTCGATAGCAAAGTCGATATTAGCAATGGGCAACTTATCGGAGAACGAGAAGGTATAAAAGTGTTTTCTCTTACCGATATTCCAGAATTTGTTTATAGCAATGCTAATTATGTTGATTATCTTGATGAAGCTATCGATATCGAATTTACGACAGGCGAAATTAAAGATAAGCCATTTAATTCTTTATTGCCGGTCGATAAAAAATATATTGCTTTGTATATGTTAAGCGATAAACTTAAAAATAAAATTGCTGGCAATTATATTGTCGGTGGTTCTAAAAAGTTTACTAACTTCGAATATATCGGTGATTACAAATTTAAATCAGTTGAGTCTGGCCGACCATATATCAATTATGTTAATAAGATTGAAAAAGGTAATTTATACTAATGAAAGTAGATATTAATCAAATTAAGAAGCTCTCCAAAAAATCTGGGAGAGCCTTTTTTAATTTCGATAAAAAATATAAAGATTTAACGGCCAAAGTATTTACAGATTTTAATACATTTATCTTATTAGATCTATATAGTACAGGCTCTAAATCATATAATAAAAAAATAAAAGATACACTAGAATATTATGAAAAGAATTATAATACTGATTTTCGTATCGAATTACGAGAAAGCACAAAAACATCGACTAATAGTCTGATCGGCCTTCCGTCTGTAATGCATAGATTCTATGCTGAAACAAAAAATAAATTTTATGTTTTATTTTTAATCGATGGCATAGAAGAAAGTATTATTTTAGAATATAAAAAGAATTTTTCTCGAGTTGATTATATTCATGAGAATAAAAAAATACTTGTTTCTAACTATATTAAATTTTTAAATAAGCACTCCAAGGGTTTATTCTTTAACGAAAATTTGGTCGATTTATTTTTCGATACAGAAGAAGCATTAGGTGGTTCTTCTATTAAAGAAAATGAAGAACTTGGTTTTACGATCTTCAATTTTCCATCTACTACTTGTTATTCTAATAGTGTTAACGATATAGTTCAAAAAGCTGATGACGGCGACAATCCTGATTATATTCATGAAGGTATGTCAATCAACGATTTCATTTGTAATAATATCAATGAATTATCGGCTACCGTAAATGATTCGACTAATATTACGTTCGATCCAAGTAAAGGCTTCGATAAAGAAGTGCAAGCATTAAGTGATTATCTCGGTTATAAACGGGATTTTAATTTGTTTACTAATCAAAAGAATATCATTAACGCTATGCACCGACATCTTAAAAAAGAAAAAGCCGGTTTCTTAATTTCTCAACCAGGCACTGGTAAAACTAGTATGGCTATTAGTATTGCTAGTCTATGGAAAAACGGTTTAAATAAAAATATATTCGTTGTGTGCCCGACGCATTTAATTAAAAAATGGAGTAAAGATATTAATATCTTAGCTCCTAATGCTAAAATATATGAGTGCAATAGCACTAAAGAATATATCGAACAGATTGAACCTGAAATTACTAAACGATTATCGACTAATTATATTCTAGTTAATCCTAATTGTATTAAACAATCCGTGATTAAAACTAGAACGACTAGTATCGATTGTTTACGTCATACTAAGAATGTGAAAAGTAAAGGCAAAGAAAATGCTTCTGTTCGTAATGATCGCGGAAGTGAACACGCATACTTTCATTACTTAGAATATTTTTCTAGAAGTATTCATAAAAAAGGTGAAAAAGAAGAGCTTACTTGTTACAAAGATTTCTTAGCTGGACAAAAAATAAAAGCTTGCTCTTCTTTAATCGATAGCAAGAAAATTGATAGCAAAAATACTCAGTCATATAAAGTTTATAATTATGTCGAAGATCTCGATATTAAAGAGCAAGAGGCTTCTAATTTTGCTAGTCTTGATTGGTATATCCAACGCAAAGGCCGTCATAATGTCGATATGTTAATTGTCGACGAGATGCACGAATTCTTAACCGGCAGTGCTCAAGGTCATGGCGCACAACGACTTGCTTCTTGCGCTAAAAAGATATTGGGTTTAACTGGTACACTATTTAATGGCTATGCCGAAAACCTATATAATATGTTCTTATATTTCTATCCTGAAAAGATTAAAAATGAGTATCAAGAATATATGAAGCGAGATCCTGAATTTCGTGGCGGCATGAAAAAGCAATTTAAAGATCGTTATAGCTATAAAGAAGTTGAATATACTCCTTATGATTGGCATACTCATAGAATTGAAGATGCTGCCGATTACATAAAAATTAGTCATAATTGGGGCCGATATTTAGATCTTCAATTTATCGAAAAAGATAGACCAGATGTTTTTAATGTTAACGTTGAATGTACGATTAAAACAAAAGATGCTCCTGGTATCAATCCTAATATCTTTATTAAGTTATTAAGTAATTGTTGTGTATTTATGTCGATGGACGACGTTAGTTCTGAACTCCCGGCTTATAATGAATCTATTATTAAATGTGAGTTAAATAAAGAAAATCTTGAAGCCTATAATAATTTAATCGGTAATTTATCTAACGCTATTGTCCCGGCTCGATATAAACATCAGGAAATTAAAAAACTTGCAGCTTGGAGCGATAATCCATGTTTCATTGCCGACGATTATATCGAATATCGTGGCACCGGTGTTCGTGATAATCATAAGCTCGACGAATTAATGAAAATCATTAACCATCATGATCAGGAATGTGTTCTAGTATACACTTATTATGATACAAATAACGATATTAATAGTATTATCTATGATCGTTTGCAACAGGAAGGTATTAAAACTGCCATTCTAAAGAGCTCGACTTCTGCGATGAAACGAATCGAATGGTTCGAAAAGAAAAAAGAAGAAGGCGTTCGTGTCGTAATTTGTAACCCTGGTATGGTCGATACTGGTCTAGATTTATTAGATTTTACGACTATCGTATTCTATGAACTCGATCAAAACTTCTTTACGATGCGTCAAGCAGCTCGAAGAAGTTATCGATTAAATCAGAAGAACAACGTAAGCATTTATTATATGTATTATGCTGGTACCGTTCAGGAAACTTTAATTAAATTCATGGCCGAAAAACTTAAGAGCGTAAAAGTTCTCGAAGGCGATTTTGACGATGAAGGTTTAAGTAGTCTTGTAAGTGGCAATCAAGATAATACTAATGCTATCTATAAAGATATGTTAGATAAAGTCGAATATGAAAATGATGACGACGTCATTTCTATTAATAAGTATGCCGATAAAGTTGAAAAGATTGTCGATATGGATAGCTTTAAACTCGATCGAATTATTCTAGCAAAGAAACCGTTAAAGAAACAAAAGATTAATCTTGATAACCAATATCATTTACTTCTTGATGTGCGTACTCGATTTGGCCATAACCAAAAGTTATATCGAAATGAAAATTCGTACAAAAAAGAATTGCAGAATTTCGTATCCAGTTTTTAATTTAATGTAATATATAATTTGACAACAGTCGAATTATAAATTATAATATAAGTAACAATTCAATAAAAGCGTATTTAGAAACTATCTTGTGTCTTCATAGGGATTGACGATGAAAATATGTCACTAGTTGCAACGTAAGAGTGCAAATATACATATGGAAACGTAATGGAAGGCATTGTATTATAGAGGCCCTGTATTTAAGAACTCTATAGTATGGACCCCGATGGCGCGGGTTACGAGCCTATAAAGGATATCAAAGCCTTGTCGTGACGATAATGCTATCCTGCTCTGATGAGTTAATATAGGTTAGGCGTAACAATGGTTGTGTGGTCGAGCGCATCTAGGAAAATCGACCCGGTGATCAGCTACATTTTGCGGACCGATATTTGATAAGAAATCAGAGGATCTGTAGTCGTTAACGATAGCGATTTGTGGTTGGATAGGATATGAAGGATAGCTATACGATACCGTTCATATCCCGGACCAGCAAGAGTAATTTTGTGTACTCAAGTCGGAACTAGCAGGATCAACGTCAGCGGGCAAATGGGATACAAGTCCGTATACAGCCTAAAGTAGCGAATGCACAAAACATTGCAGTTAAGATACAGAATGTTAATTAAGTTTAAAAAGCTACCATGGTTAAATAAGACCCGGGGGGACTCGTTGTTCCTCTTAAATAAAAAAAGAGGACACTCCTCATTGGTGAATACAGCAATAGGACGGGATCTACGATTGTGCGGAAACGCTAAATGTCGGGAAAGACGAGAGGAATACGTGAGTATTCTACAGACTAATATCGTAGGAAATGATCAAGAGCTTTAGTAATAAAGAAACAATCATTTCTAGTGAAGCAAAACTATACTATATATTAATATAGTATATATATATTTTTAACTAATTCGTTTACCCCCACGGGATTAGTCTATCTAAAACAGGAAAACAAAATATTATATTTTGTATGATATAAAGAATCTTAAATAGCTTTCACTCGCCATTTAGGTTTGATTCGACTGGCGTTTATGAGTGTTAAATAATGAGATGTTATGGTGCACAACATAACTTCTTTTAATTTGCAAACTCTCGCCAGTCGCTTGAACGTTAGATAATGGCGAGTGACCAAGAATAACATGTTCTATACAATATTGATGATTCTGAATCCTATGATTCATTCGCTAAGAACGTTTGATTCGACTGGCAGCTTGAACGGTTTAAATAATGAGATGTTATGATTGAACACATAACATCTTTTTAATTTACAATTTCTAGCCAGTCGCTCGAGTGTTAGATAATGCGAATGAATCTTCTAAAATAAGCTGGCGGCGATTCCTTAATAAGCTACAGCTAAACGTTTCTCTCGCAGGAAAGTTATTATTGTGTGGAATATAATATTCAAGCTATAAGATTACGTTTAGTACTTACAAACATTTCCTGTTAGGATAGGTTAAATAATATAAGCAGATTACGATAATTAAGCTACGATGCTAATGTAATCCGATTTTTAACAGTTTCATACATTACATAAGCATCTTTAGATCGATATAATAATAATGATTCATGGATTGATTGCGATCTTAAAAAAAACTTAATCCAATTAGCTTATTTTAAAGAATATTTAAAGGCTACTCTTGCGGTCAAAAATAATTAGTAATATTTAATATTTTGTTTAAATTACGTAACAAAAAATTTAAGATTTGTACTGCTAGTATTTAGATAATTTACATGCACACACCTTTTGCCTAGCAGTACAATATCTTATTTGAACAGATTATTATTTAAATAGTCTGCTGAAATAAGATGTTGTAATATATAGATGTTTCAGAATTAAATCTATATTATTTAAATAAAGGTGATATTATGCGTGATGCATATCAAATACGACGAGTCATTTGGCAAGGCGACCGATTCTATTCGAGTTTAAGTGGCGATCAAATTCGTTATCCAGAATTCTTTATCGAACACGTTAATACTGGTTGTATTATGACGATGGAAGAATATAATCGTATTCGTAAGGGTCAAATTGAAGAAGCTTTTGTCGATCCATTTCCCGATAAAAATGCTTTCATGATTAATTATGTTAAAGATGGTTTAGAAGAAATCTATGACGATTTTAGCGATTCTCTCGACTATATGACTCGAGAAGATCTTATCGGTAAAGATGCTGCCGATGGTAGAATATGGAAAGTTGTCGGCGGAGAACTTGTTGCAGTTGACGATAAAAAATAATCGTGCTATAATAAGGATGTAGTCAAATGATACCTCTCTATCACATCCTTTCGATATGACTACAGAAAAGAGTGTCCTAGCATAAATCGATCACACACACAAGCCAACTGCTAGGATGCTCTTTTTTTATTTAAAAATTTATGATATACTTTTAATATAGTAAATTAGTTCTTATTTAAATTAAAGGTATTATCATATGAATCTAGAAGATGTATGCAATTATTTAATCGATTTATTATTATGTGATCAGGACTCTTTAGAATATAAAGAAGCTGCTGAATATTTTAAAGCCCTTGAGTAAGGGCTTTTTTAATGGAGAAAATTAATGAACCATATAGAAGACGTTATTCAGTATATTAAGGAACAGAGACCGAATATCTCACCTAAGAAATTACGGTATGCTTTATATCTGTTATATGCCGATTATTTAACGGCGACAGAAGATGGCTATGATGAATTATTTAACCATAACTTTTATACGGCGTATGAAGGACCGATGCCGGAAGGATATACTTCAGAATTTGTATTATACGATACTGACGGCAATAGTTCTCGTTTAGATCAAGAGCATAAAGATTATATCGATGAGGCATTATCTAAATATTATAGTTTACCTGAAATGTTTTTAGAAACGATATCGAGTCAATCTTTAGACTGTAAAGCAACATGGAAACATTGTAAAGATCATATTAAGATAATCCCGAAAGAACTAATTTGTTTAAATCAAGAATATAATCGTATTATTTACGAATGTTTTGAAGGGAAATAGTATATGGCTCAAATATCTCAATTAATAGAACAGGCTTGGAAACATCTTGCTTCTAAGAATATTCCAGAAGTAGCAAGAGCTGCTTGGTTCGGTAATATCATGCAAGAGTCAACTTGGAATCTTCATGCCGATAATAATACTCATCGAGGATTATGCCAATGGGATAAAGAATATCGTTGGCCACATTTTCTTAACGAGTTTAAAGGCAACGAAGACAATCTAGAAGATCAGTTAAACTTCGGTTTATGGGAGTTAGAAAATGGTCCTTTAGAATGGACTCCGGTTAATGGTGACGGTTATCCTAAGTGGCCCGAGATTAAACAAATGACCGATGTTGCACAAGCGACATTGGCATTCGAACAATGTTTCGAACGATCTGGTGGAGCTAACGTTCCAGAGCGTCAAGGTTATGCTCAAATGATTTATGATCATTTCGTTAAAGGAACTCCGTTAAGCGACGATCTGTTAGGCGAAGTACCTGCTTCTTCTGGTTCTAGTACAGGTGGTGCAGGCAGTAGCGGTGGTGTCTATAATGCTACGGCTCCTTCTGATACCGGTACTAGAAGTACGTTTGTTACTAAAAAGAAAACTCCTAAGTATTACGATGTTTTTAATGCTCAGAAATTAGCGATCGGTAAGACTCCGTGTCAGCCTGTCTATCCCGATATTGTATCGGTATATAATCAAGTACCAGAATGGGCACTCGGTAAAACGTTAGATAGAACGACTGCCGATAATAAAGAAGTTAAGGATGCAACCGAAGTTAAATCGGTTTCTCTTAAAGACGGTAAAACTGGTTTCGAATCATTAATTACCGATAAAGTTACATTCGGTAAAGATAAAAAAGAAGATTCTAAGGATAAGCCTGTCGATAGCACGACAAGTGACGTTACTAAGACTAATGATAAGAATACTTCTGAAGCCAAGAAAGAAGATTCTGATAAGAAACCTGAAGATGCTAAAGTCGAAAACAATACATTAAGTGCTCAAGATAAAAGTCCTCAGAAGTTAAATCCGCCATTGTATGCTTATGATACAATCGATGTCGACGACTGTTTTAACGTCGGTTTGCCGATTACGTCGGTAGCTGCTTATGGTAGTGAAGCTGCTAAATATCAGATGACTCGTATGCAATCTATTGCACAACGTCAGATTCAATTTGATCCGACTAAGCATGATAATGCCGTTAAGGTACCGACTCCTGGTATGGTGCCAAATCCGTCTGATCCATTCCCGACAGATTTACGTATCCGAGATTTAGAATTACATATGCCTCGTATCGTAAAAGAAAGTATTAAGGCGACAGAGTTTGAATTAAACACGGCTAAAGCTCTTCTCGAGATGGGTGGCGACGTCGAAAAACGTATGGTTCAAGTCGAAAATCATTTGTCGACCGTAACACGTTATCTATTTAGATTAGCTAGTATTATCCCGATTAACGATATGTATTATGGCGGCAATACTCTATATGAAAAGTATCGAGCTATTCGCCAGCTTACGGACGACAGAGTTGCCGACGGTATGCAAACTCAAATCGATCAGTATATGACAAGTACTCGTATCGAACCGATTATCGGTCAAGTGTACGAGATCCTTAATCAAGTCGGAGCTAATCTTAGTGTCTTATTGGATAATAATCAGTTGTCGTATTCTAATATGAAACACTACTGTGATTTAATCGATATTAAACGTTATCAAGAGCCGTTAAAATTAGCTAATATTGCTGAAGGTGCGTCTCTTACTAAAAGCGATCCTCATAAAGATCTTAAAGATGAATGGCCTGAAGGTTTTAAGATGGACTGGAAACCAGTACCTGTCGAAGAACAAGTTCCGATTATTAATTGGCGTCAGTCGATTATCGATGACGGATCTAAACTGATGAACTCTCCTTCGATGTATGGATCAGGGTTGGCTGCTGGCGCGGCTATGACTGGCGACACTAATAACTTATTTTATTTAACCGCTGAAGAATGCCTAAAATCACAGATTCCATTATTTAAAAAAGCAGCTGAATCTGCAGTGAGCAAAATTAGTAGCTATAAAGATCAAGCTAAAAATATAGCTAAGTCTAAAGAGTCTTATGTTAAGATGGAAGAGGCTATTAAAAATGCCGGTGTTCATAAAGATATCAACACTGTTGTATTAGCTGTTTTAATGTGCCTATTAAATACTTCTGATTATGATGGTATTATTAATAAGATTAAAAGTGTTACTAAGAAGCTCAAAGATGAATCTTTAATCGATAATCCTTTACTAGTAATGCTAGCCTATTATTATAATGAAGCATATATTGCTGGCGATAAACCGACTAAAGATCCGACTACCGAGCTTAAAAAGCATGAAGATCTTAAGACTCGTTTAGACTTTGTATATGCGTTAACGAATAACTCTGGTAATAATAATAGTGGCGGCCAATCTAAGAAGTATTTTAATCTCGATATTAAAAATCAAGGATCTTGGACGTTATCTCAATTCTGGGAACCGTATACGATTAACGTTACCGGTAAGCGTGAAGAACCAATGGATCCGCATAACTCGTTAGAAAAGCTTATTGAATTATGTGTAGCATATAAAGAATTATCTAAAGAGTTTTATGCTACAGAATTCGATAACGATAAATGGGGCTTCTTCTTTGCGGCTCAATATATTCCTTCTATTAGTTTATCTGGTTTCCCTGGTGAAGTTCGTTCTAGCCATACACATCAAGGTATGGACGTCGTGTTTATTCCCGATTCTCCTAAGCCTGAGATATTATCGATATGTGACGGTACAGTAATGGATACTGGATGGGGCTACAATGCCGTAATGGTTAATGCTGCTAATGGAACGAATAAAACGATCGTATATATGCATATGGCGCAAATATTCGTTAAACCAGGCGACACTATTAAACGAGGTCAACCTATCGGCATAATTGGTGGTATGGGTCCTGATGGCCCTAATACATATGATGAGCATCTTCATATCGAAGTATGGTCTGAGCTTAATCGTGGCGGCACATATGGTTCTATCGGTGATTTATATCCTGGCGTATTCCAAGATTACTGTAATGCATATATTAAAACTGGCAGTCAATTAAATTTTGCCGATTTTAAAAAATAATATACTTGCATTATTTAAATAATTGATGTATAATAAAGTTGTATTTAAGGTTCTCTCATTATCTTAAATACAAGAGGAGTATCCCTGAGCGTCCCCCCGTGTTCAGGGACTTCCATGGCATCTATGAAGGTAATAGTCTTCATGATGCCTATCATACTTTTCCTCCTCTATATACGCGTATGCAGATCGTGCGTAAACAAGACAAACCTCCTAAATATGAAAAATCCCTTAATAGCGTGATTCTAGACACACACCCCATGTCTTCTGTTTAGTTTGCCTCCCTTTCTAATATAATAAACTAACGTTTCATGATAAAACTCCTTTCTCCTTATAATTGTCTTGTGGTCTGCATACGCAGCTCCTTAGCGGGATAGTCCAATTGGTAGAGACACGAGTCTCATAAGCTCGTCTAGTGTAAGTTCGACTCTTACTCCCGCTCCCATAATGTTCCCCAGTAACTCAGTTGGTAGAGTGGCAGACTGTTAATCTGTAAGTCGCAAGTTCGAGCCTTGCCTGGGGAGCCATTTTTATATTGCAGAGTAAAACAGCATGGTAAACATATCCATGTCTGAAATGGTTTGATTCCATTCTCTGCGACCATGGAGAAGTGGCCGAGAGGATTAAGGCTACAGTCTTGAAAACTGTCGTACGGAAACGTACCGTGAGTTCGAATCTCACCTTCTCCTCCACATATATGTACAGGTGGCCGAGTGGTTAAAGGCATCAGACTGTAAATCTGACGACATTGTCTACGCTGGTTCAAATCCAGCCCTGTGCACCATCATTAACGGTATGTAGAATTCAGTATTAATTCTATATGCCGTTTTTTTATGCTCCCTTAGTTTAATGGTTAAAACGGGTCGCTTATAACGGCTTAATGCGGTTTCAACTACCGCAGGGAGCACCATTATGTCTTATTGCATTATATAAAAATGTTTCCCCAAAGCATAAGAATATATATTGTAATAAGATATTTTTATAATACGCAGCACTACTTAGTTTTATTTTATTTAAGAAAGGTGAGTTTTAATAGTAATCTTTCTGCATATATAAAACTGCTTATACATTACATTATTTTAAGTGCTGCGTATTTAATATCTAATAAAAGGAGATTTAGTTATGAGAAATCTTACAAACAATACTTCACTCGAAGATATTATTTATGATTTAAGAAATGAAGATAATAAAGAAGATCTTGCTCTATGGCTAGAAAATAATGTCGAAGAAAAAAGTAATCAGTATGTATACGATCAAGGATACGATGATGGTTATGATAATGGCTATGAAGAGGCTATGCAAGAAGCAAAAGAAGAGCATGATGATATGATTGACTCCTATAAGGCAAGATTTAAAGAAAGATTAAAGAATATTTCTGGAGAAGAATTAAAAAAGATTTTCGAAGAAGTATTTAATAGCAATTAATTATGGTTAAATAATTATGATACGAAAGTTTAGAAAGAAAAATAGTTATAAAATTTATCGATGCTGTTCTAATTATGCGATAGAGCATGTTGTTCCTAGTGTGTCTGGAGAATTAAATGGAAAAACTATTATATATAAGACAGCTAGTGGATGTGAACCACAAAAGATTTTTAGATTTAGACACGTGAATTATAAAAAAGCATGCAATATGCTTATGTTTTTTAATCCTAAAAAATAAAGTAGGTGGATTATAAATAATGGATGCAGGAAAATTTATTGTTGCTATAGGCGTAATAATTCTTTTAATTAGCGTTGGTGGAATTTTGATTTCTATCTTAAAAGATGTTATTAATGACTTAATTAAAGATGGACCTGATTTAGCTTTAATTATGCTGGTATTTTCGTTCTTTGGTATTGTTATCGTTATAGCCGGATTATTAATTAGTTATTTATTTAAATAAAAGGAGCTTTTATATGCTTACAAACATAATGTTTGGAATAAGTTTAATATTAGTTATTATCGCTATTATTTATGGCGGAATTCAAGGACTATTTAGCCTTACAGAACAAGATCCTAAAAAGAACAAAATCTACAGAGGAATTCTTTTAGTCGGCGTAGTCTTTTTATTTTTATCTTTGTTAGTAAAATAATGTGAGGTAGTAGTTAATTGATTATTTCAACGATTGTAATGAGTCTAATAATTTTGTTCTTTGCAGTTATGATCTGCTGTTTAATTGTTAGTTTACACAATAGTACAGGTTCTGGCTATGACAAGGAAGACTAAACAATTCTGTTTTTATTTGTATTTATTTTTAACGTTAGGATTTGGAATTCTTGGACAATTCTTTGAATTATTTAATTCGTTTTTTAGTATACTGTTAATGCCGATAGCTTTAATATCGGCGGTGCTAATATCGATTGCTTTTCTTGTTATCGTAATAGGAGCAGCATCGTATGTGATAGAATTATTTAGTATCGATACTATATTCGGTTTAGATAATAATCCTGATACGTTAGAAAAAATCATTAAAAAAATTAAGCCTCCTAAAAAATAGGAGGCTTTTTTGATTGGAGAATATAATATGAAAGGTATAGCCGATTTTTTCTTTTTAGTATTTATTATCGCAATGATAATTTATTTTTATCGTATGTTTAAAAGCTGATAAAGTAAGTGGCATATCGTCCATCTTCTTTATTTAACATTAAAAGCTTTTGACCGGCTTTAGAAAATTTACGTCCGTCTACTGCGTAACGATCACTACCACATAAAGATGGATTAATAATCATTTCGACGCCTTTAAGGTCGGCTTCTCTTGAATGATGAAAATGACCCATTACTATATAGTCTGGTATTTGTTTCGTAAATAATGCTAGGTTATCGATAGCTTTATTAAAATTATCTTTATGGCCATGGACACCGATAATACGTTGTCCACAAACATTAGCCGTGATAATTTCATCGTCGACGATATTTTCGTTGAAGTGAATACGATCATTTCCTTTTAGTCGTTCTTTTAAGAACCAAGGAATGATATCGCTAAAAGATTCACCGTTCATTGCTTCTTCTTTAGAAGGAGTTACTCGATCATGATTTCCACGACAAAAATATAATTCTAAATTAAATTCTTGGCTAAGATTGTTAAATAAATGACTTAGCGCTTCTGTTACACCGATAGTTTGTTCGATAAGATTTTCTTGAGATTCGATTCGTGTTTGAACATGAATGCCGCCGTTAATCATATCGCCTAAGGTTAAGATGTGAATAGTTTTAATATTATTTAGTAAGCAATATTTTCGTGTCTTATTCATTAATTTTTCGACACGTTCATCGAAAATTTCATTGTTAAATTTATTGAAAAAGTTATCGCTTACTTGTCCACGATGCCAATCACTTAATAATAGTACAGCTTCAGACTCGCCGCTTTGAAGATCTTTAAATTCGTATTTAAGAGGCTCGATTTTAGAAATGGCCTCGACGATTAATTCTTTTAATAAGAATTGATTGCTAATCGATTTTAAATGTTTATTAAGTTCAGATCGGTTTTTACTATTCACGTTTTTAGCATGTGCGTTAAGAAGCATATCTACAGCTGCCGACGTTAGTTTCTCGTCGGTCGATGCTGGCGCTAGATTCTTTTTAAAATCGTTGAAGTAACTATTAATCGTCGTAACATCAAGATCTATTTCAAAAAAAATCTTAGCCAAAGCACTAATTCTTTTTACCGTTAATTTATTGTTTTCTTGTTTAGCAAGATACATGCGATATAACCAAGAGACTAAGTCTTCGTTTGGCTCTGCCGCGAATAATGATTCATAATTTATATTTGCCATATTATTTAAAATACCTCATATTAAATAAGTATAATTAACTATTACTATTATATCTTATTTTTTGGCACATGTAAAATATATGAAGAGTTTTCTATACCATAAAATCATTTGTTTGTCTTATACAGATTTGGTATAATAGATTTAGTAGTTCTATGTTTTATTAAATACTATATGTAGTATATTATGCGTAATATATATTCTGCTCTATTACATAGAACACTTTCTTTAACTATCGCGATTAATAAGAAAGGATTAATGATATGAAAGTATTGTTTGGCGGAGATAACCGGATATCTCTACCTAATGACACTAGGATGATCGGAACCTTCATCGAAGGTATGGACGAGCTCATTCCTAATGCAAACGGAAATCTACAGTATGTACATTTTAAGTATGAAGGACAACAACCTTTAAAAGTTTATACTTTAAAACATTTATATGCCGACGATGTAAAAATTGTTACGGTTACTCCTAATGTATATTGGATGACAGAAGGAACTGAAAAAACCGATATTCAAATTGGCGACGTTGTTCGTTTCAATACATACGATAAAGGTTGGAAAGTAGCCGATATTACCGACACTGTAGAAGATGCGTATTCTATCGAATTTGCTAATGGATCTCGTTCTATTATCGTCGAAGGTTTCGAATTATTAATTAAGAATGAGGTTTAATTAATGATCGTAATTAAGAGAGACGGCCGCAAGGTCGATTTCGATAAATCTAAGATTATTGTAGCCATAAGTAAGGCACAACATTCTTTACTTAAAGATAATGAAAAAATAGCTAATTCTATTGCCGAAGAAATAACGCAAGAAGCTCTTATGCTCCAGGAACTGGATATTAAGCGTATCGAAAAAATGGTATTCGATCTTCTTGTTAAACATAAACAAAAAGACGTAGCTCGTGCTTATGAAGCGTATAGAGCTGTTCAAGAATATCGTCGTAGAGAAAATACATCTGATAAAGCTATTTTAGGCCTTATCGATGGTACAAATGTCGACACAATTAATGAAAATTCTAATAAGAATGCAAAAGCTGCTTCTACTCAACGTGATTTAATTGCAGGCGAAGTGTCTAAAGACATTGCTCGCCGACAATTATTGCCTCGAGATATTCTTGAAGCTCATGATAATCGTAGTATTTGGATTCATGATATGGATTATTTAATCCAGCCAATTCCAAATTGTTGTTTAATTAATCTTAAAGATATGTTAGATAACGGAACTCGTATTAATAATAAATTAATTGAAACACCTAAATCTTTCCAAACGGCTTGCACTATTACCACACAGATCATAGCTCAAGTGGCATCCGGACAATTCGGTTTAACTGAATAATCTGCCGAATTAAAACAATACAAATTTATATTTTATTATAAAGGTTATGATATATATCATGGCTAACGAGGAAGGTTTGGAAATGACTAATCTCGTGATTATTCAATAAGGAAGGTTTGGAAATGACCAATAAAGAAAAAATATATTTTTTAAAAGATACTATTGAAAAATTATATACTGATGAAGGAAGAAATAAATCTTATATTGCTAATTTATTAGGTTTAAACAGATCATTATTAACAAAAATAATTAATAATGAGTGGAAATTAAGACAGAATAAATCAAAAAGTTATTTAACTCCTTCAAATCAAAAATTTGCAAATAAGCATCGTGAGTTTATAAAATCTAAATTAGATAAAGATTTTACTGTCTCTGAAATCGCAAAAATATTAAATGTTAAACCAGATTATATTTCAAGAACAATTGCTTCTGGTGATGAAATTATAAAAAATGCTATTGTTGAAAATCAAAACAGAATGCATAAAAAAGCAGAAGATAGAAGAAATGAATATATGAACAAATCTTCAATGCAGTATATTGATATCGATGAAAATTGGAAAGAAATTCCAAATCATAATGGTTTTTATGTATCAAACGATGGACAAATTTGTTCTTTTAAAAAAACTTATAACAAATATGCATTAATGACACCTTGTTTAAATTCTAGAGTTGGTAGATACTATGTTAAAATAGGAGATAAAAATCTTTCTGTTCATAGACTTGTTGCAATTTGTTTCGTAGAAGGAAAAACAGAAGAAAAAAATACTGTTAATCACAAAGATGGAAATCCATTAAATAATCATTATACTAATTTAGAATGGGTTTCTCAATCAGAAAATAATAAACATGCATACGATGTACTTAATAGAAAAAAAAATAAGGCTCATTCAAGAAGAAAATTTAAAAAATTAATTTTAAATGATAAATATGAATTTAAAACAATAGAAGCTCTTGCAAAATTTTTAAATTTATCTTGGACTCAAACATCTAGGTATATAGATGGCGAAGTAGCAAATAAAAAATATAAAATTGATATTATTGAATAATTGTATCGACTAGACGTATTGATTGCAAAATTCTATTGCAATAAGGAATAGTCAGACCATATTTTGAGAATTCGACTCTAATATGAATTGGGACAATCAATTAATGGATTTGATGAAATATTAGCTCCATATCTTAAAAAATCTTATGATAAATATTTAGAAATTTTTGAAGATGAAGTAAATAAAGAAAAAATTGCTGAACGTATGATGATGAAGGAATTAAAAGATGGTATTCAGACTATTCAATACCAAATCCAAACATTGAATACTTCCAACGGTAGAGTACTGGCCCATTGTTAGAGTAATCTAATAATTGCAGATGGTGAACGTATAAATGTACGGTGTATAATTAACGATAGTGTTTTGTAGGAAATGACAAATAATAATTATGCTAACTGGGGAAACTTATATATTAATATAAATAATCCAGTGCCAAGTCGAAAGAGGGATCTTTTGAAAGGTCAAACGACTAGAACATACCTTCTAGAACAGAAGATGAAGTTCGTACATATAAAGTGAAATTCTTTATATGGAAGCGCCATCCATCCTATTATTAGTAGGATGAAGATATAGTCTACGTAGAGAACGGCTACGCAAGCTCCGTTCGTTACTTTATTTTTAAATTTTAATCCTAATGGTGAATATGCTAATTACGCTGCATTAATTTGTGAAGAAGTATTAAAACAACGTATTCAAGGCGTAAAAAATGCTGATGGTATTTATGTTACACCAAGTTTTCCTAAATTAATTTATTGTTTAGATGAGCATAATATCCATGAGGACTCTAAGTATTATTATTTAACAGAATTAGCTGCTAAGTGTACAGCTAAAAGAATGTATCCAGATTATATTTCAGCTAAAAAATTAAAAGAAGTACATGATGGAGAAGTATTTACTTGCATGGGCTGCAGAAGCTTCCTTTCTAATTGGAAAGATCCTGAAACAGGTAAATACAAATGGGACGGCCGTGAAAATATCGGCGTCGTTTCAATTAATCTTCCACAAATTGCTATATTGGTACGAGATGCAGAAGATAAAGAACAAGCATTCTTTAAATTATTAGAAGAACGTTTAGAATTATGTAAAAAAGCATTAATTTTTAGACATGACCGTCTATTGGGAACGACATCTGATATTTCTCCAATTCATTGGCAAGATGGTGCATTAGCTAGATTAAAACCAGGTGAAGTTATCGATAAATATATTTCCGATGGTTATAGCACTGCATCACTTGGCTACATGGGTATTTATGAAGTATCTATTTTATTAACAGGTGAGTCTCATACTAAACATCCAGATCTTGTTACTAGAATCCTTGCATTTATGAAAGATAAATGTAATCAATGGAATAAAGAATATAATATTGGATTTGGTTTATATGGGTCTCCTGGTGAAAGTTTAACTCATAATTTCTGTAAAGCCGATCGTGAACGATTTGGTGAGATTAAAGATGTAACTGATAAAGGTTATTATATAAACTCATTTCATGTAGATACGAGAGAAGAAATTAATGCTTTCGATAAATTAAAATTCGAAGCTCCATTCCAAGAAATTTCGACTGGCGGATGCTTGAGTTATATCGAAATGCCTTCAATGCAAAATAATACTGAGGCTGTATTAAGTATTATTAAATTCTGTTACGATAATATTATTTATGCAGAATTTAATACTAAATCAGATTATTGTCATGAATGTGGATTTGAAGGTGAAATTATTGCCGATGGGCATGGCGATTGGGTATGTCCTAAGTGCGGCAACAAAGATCATAGCAAGCTCGAGGTTTGTCGCAGAACATGCGGGTTAATATAAAGGCTCGCGTTAAATCATCTATATGCGGGAACGTCCTTAGAGAATTGACTACTAAATTATTATAGTGATATAATAATGGCTGAAGTAATTACTCAGGTACAGTAAAAAGGTTAATTATTGGATAATCCGCAGGGAAGCTTCTTATATTATATAAGAATAACCCTCAACGACTACCATGGTGAGGATATTATTATGATAAAAGAAATTGAAAATTTTACAGGTTATTATATAGAAGATAATGGTACTGTTTGGTCTGATATTGTTTCGAGATCTAAAGATAAAATCAGAAGAGAAGAAAAACATAGATTAACGCCAAGACCATTACCTAATGGATATTTAAGAGTATATATGAGAAGAGACTCTGATTATAAAAGAGTCGATATGTATATTCATAGACTTGTAGCTTTAGCTTTTATCCCAAATCCAGAAAATAAAAGATTTGTTAATCATATTGATACAAATCGTTCTAATAATCATGTCGATAATTTAGAATGGTGTACATCAAAAGAAAACAATCAACATTCTATGAATTTAGGTCATTTATGTAGGAATGAATCTAATGGCAGATTTTATTCTGGATTAAGCAATGATATTTAAGGTATAGTCTACTCCGTTAAAAAATATCGGGAAACCGACGGTATAAAGGATTTAGGAGATAATTTCTGGAACGAAGGTCGAACTAAAGAAATTCAGTCTAGAGTACTCCATATTTAAAATTAATAGTTGCATTTAACGATTAAAGATAGTATAATAAGCTTAGGCATAAAAGAGTTCCTTTTAATTATAAAAAGCTGAAGAAAACAATTACTCTTCGCCTAATTATTATTTTGAAATGTCGGCATAAAGAAGTTCCTTTTATTAATATTATATTGGATGATCTTACTTCTCGCCGACAATTATCATTAAGAATAATGGTCGTAATAAATGAAGTTTTGTATGTCTTTGTTTATTACGGCCATTATTTTATTATGTGGAGGAAAATATGATAAACCAAAAAAAACGTGATGCAATCATTCGATTATTTAAGAGAGTGTTAATCGAAGACGGAATTCATCCTGTTAAACGAGATAAGTTATTTAAAAGCGGTATCTATCTTGTCGATGAAGCCGTTAATTATTTAACAGCTAATGATAGTAACACATTAGTAAGCGAATACGGTAATCAATATATCGATCAAATTAATAAATCTACATTGCATGGATCTATTAAAGCTGTCGATATTATGAATTTAGAAGAATTAGAACTACATCAGGCTTTACATTATTTATCTGTATTTACTCATCAAGAAAATGGAAGCTGTTTCGATACAATTCCTGTCGATAAAGAATTTACATATTTACCTAACGAATATTTAGGTTTAGATAAGGATCAAGATCCTGTTAAGTTTACGATCGTATATCCGATTACAGTCGATGAACTTGTTGAAAAAGTTAAAGGACTTGTATCCGGTATTGCATTAAAACAAGAAACTATTGAATTATTGATGGAAATTATTCCGTCTTATATTAATAAGTTTTCTATTGACGATTTTAAGAATAAAGAAATTAAAGCCTATTTAATTGACGCTGGTTATTATACTCCATCTAATGCGATTGATTTAATTCGTTATATTTATTATAAAAAAACTGGTAGTACTCTTTTAATCAGTAGTAAATATAATAAACAAGATTTTAATGTTAACAGCTATCGTTATAACAGTTCTAAGCTTTTAGCTTCTTTTGCTGAAAATTATGGTGTCGAAACAATTGCTAGAACGTTTAATCGTTATCGCGATTTTTGGATTATGCTAAAAAAAGATAGTAAGGCTAATGCTAAAATTATCAATAAAGCATCTAAGTTGGCAAAAACATTAAATATTCCTTGTAAACAATTGCCTCTCGACAATATTGTAAGTCCGTTTGTTTTAGATAAAGATATTGTAAAAGAATTAAAGAACGTTACTTTATTTAAGAAAATTTCTTTATATAATTATTTGCTTAGCGAATTAACGCCGTCAGAATATAAATTATATAATATTCGAAACGGTAAAGTATTCGTTAAGAAATCCGGTGAAAGATGTTATACATCGGTTGCTGCGCGTCGTTTAATTCTTATCGCTAATAGCATTAGAGAAGATCTTAAAGATAAAGTCGAAGGTAAGAAATTCTTATTATCTAAATATATTCAATATGCAGTACCGACATCTGAAAAGAATTTCATCGGTAATGTTCCGATGTGTTCTAAGGTTAATGTGACAAATAAATTCTCTTTCGGTATTCATTGGTTTAATCAAAATGGATATCGTACTGATTTAGATTTACATGCCGAATCTAAAAGATTACATATTGGTTGGAATTGCGATTTAAAAAATAATGCTGCTGCTTATACTGGAGATGTTACGAATGCTCCAGAGCCTAACGGTGGTGCAGAAGCTGTTTACTTTAAAGATGAATTTGCCGACGATACTGTCGTTATAACTGTCGATAATTTTACTGGCTTTAAAAATATTACGACTAACATATTCTTTAATTGGTTTATCGATAAAGAAGTATTAGATGAAGATACTATTTTAAGCATCGATTCTGATTCTTTATATATTAAAGACTTTACTTTAGAAAGTAACGAAGTAATGCTCGGTCTTATTCGCGCCGATAAAAATGGCAAGAAAGAATTTATTTTCTACAGTAGCCGATTAAGCGATCAAATTGTTACGACATATAATCAAAAATTAGAAGGTATTTCTTCGGCGATCAATTCGACTATCGATAGTCGGTTAATGTTAGAAGATTTAATCGCTATGTGCGGTGGTCTTATTACAGAAGATCCAGAAGAAGCCGACTATAATTTAAACGAAACTAATCTTACAAAAGATAGTTTTAATTTCTTATTTTAAATAAAGGCTCCATATGGAGCCTTTTATGTTATCAAAAGGATTACTATATGAAACTAATAGTTATTGATGGTGGCGACGGTTGCGGTAAAGCAACTCAAGCCAATAAATTATATGAATCTTTAAAAAAAGAGAACTATAATGTTCATTTAATTAGTTTTCCTGATTATGAATCTGAATATTCAGCATTCGTTAAATCTTATTTAGATGGAACGTTTGGTGGAAATGGCGCCGTTAATCCCAAAATTGCCTCCCTTTTCTTTGCGATGGATCGCTATGCAGCATTTCAAACAAAATATAAAGAATTATTAAATCAAGATGACGCAATTCTTATTTGTGATCGTTATACAACATCTAATGAGTTATATCAAGTCGTTCGTTATGAAAAAGCAACTGCTCAAGATCAGTTTTTGCAATGGCTTGAAAATTTTGAATATCGCTTATTGCAATTACCTAAACCGGATTTACTTATTATGTTACGCCTCCCTATCAGAATCCGATTAAACTTACTTGCAGAACGGAAAGGCAAGACTGGTGGTAATACTGGCGATATTCATGAAAACGATATTGAATATTTAAAGAAAGTCGATCATGCATATCAGAAGATAGCTAATCGGTATAGTACAATTATGATTAATTGTGCCGATCATAAAGTTATTCGTGATATCGATGTGATCGCAAAAGAAGTATTAAAAAAAGTTAAGGAGTGTGGAGTGTTAGATGAACAATCCTGAAAAAGTATTTATTTTAATGGTCGACGACAAAATCGAATCTCTTTGGTATAATGAAGAAAATATTCGTGAAGAATATCAGAACTTCTTGGAAGATGGATATACCGAAGATCAAATTTATGTAAAAACTTGTTATATTAATGATTTTAATGAGTAATAAAGAGGTAAACATGGTTGATACGGTTTATATATTATTTATTTGTTCTGATGATTATGATAATTCTGTGTTGGGCGTATTTCAATCTTTAGAAAAAGCTGAAGAAAAACGCCAAGAATATATTGATAAAAACTTAATAAGTAAAGATATGATCTTAATTAACGAACAGCATATTATTCGATAGGAGAAAAAGCTATGAAAGTATTTTTATCTCAACCGATGCGCGGTAAAACACACGAAGAAATTTTAAGTAATATTCGTGAAGTTCAAGAATTTTTAACTAAATATCTTGACTCTACGAATATTGAAATTATCGAAAGTTATTCTCCTAAAAATAAAAGTAAAGAACCTTTAGTCGCCCTTGGTGACTCTATTAAGATGCTAGCGAATGCCGATTTAGCAGTATTTTTAGATGATTGGAACCAATATCGTGGTTGTATCATCGAACATCATACAGCTAAGATTTATGAAGTTCCTCATATCTCTGTACGAAGCGAAAATGGATTATTGAAAGTAGTTGAAAAATAATGAATTACGGACAAATTCGTGAATACGATATTGCAAATGGTCCCGGTATTCGAGCTACCTTATTCGTAACAGGATGTTCTCATCATTGTTATAATTGCTTCAATCAAGAATATTGGGATCACGATGCTGGAGAACTATTTGATGAAGTGGCGGCGCATAGACTTGTCGATTATTTAAAACATCCTCAAGTATCTGGCTTAACTATATTGGGTGGTGAACCATTTGAAAATGTCGACGGTCTTGTATCTTTTATCAATAAATATTTAAAAGATCAAGAATGGTTCAAAAATAAAGATATCTGGTGTTACTCTGGATATACGATTGATCAGATTATCATGGATCCTAAAAAGGTCGAGTTATTAAAATTAGTCGATGCTCTAATCGACGGTAAATTTATCGACGAATTAAAAGATCCGTCTCTTAAATTCAGAGGATCCTCTAATCAGAACATCTGGAAAGTGATATATAAAGATAATAAAATTATTATTGACGAATATAAAGAATTTATGTAATATAAAAGACTGTATGCATATCGGTATAATGAGTCGAAATATACGTAGAGATATGGGCCCACGATATGCATACTCTTTTAAGAAAGAGGATTTAAATAATGGAATTAGCTTTAAATAAAATCATTGAATGTTTTGAATCTCCTATTATTTCTGAAAAAGATCATTGTACTCGTGTCATCGCTAAGAAAAATAACGTAACTTGGTATTTCGATATTTATCAAGATGTTGTATTAGCGTTTGACGGGATCAATGAACAGGTCGAGCTTAAAACAATCGAAGAGCTCGAAAATTATTTAACGACTTGTTAACCATGAAAGATTACTTATTCGTATTATCTTTAGCTATTAGTTTATCACAAATAGTTGAAGCACAATACAATATATTTAACGGACAATTGATAACTGTATTTTATACTTTCATTGTCGTTACAGTATTATATGTATTAGTGTTCTTATACAATAAGTTCCGAGGAAGATAATGAATGTTAATTGGAATGAGGTACATCCTGGTGAAATTATTTTGCATGGCAAAAAACCGGCTGTCTTCATAGGTCTTGTCGATATTCATAATACAGCTATCGATATTCAATATGTTAAAGATGGTAAACAAAAAATTGTTTTATCGGAAGAATGCATTCCAAAAAGATTGTTGGAATCCAAAGAAGAGCACTAATGCTCAGTCATTTGGGAGGATCCGGCACCGCTTTCGCGGCACCGTTCCCTCCCTTTCTCCCCTTTATTTGCTTACAATCAAAAAATCGTGTATAATTAAAATATAATTACAATATATATATTTTAATTAGCGAAAGGAAATCGAATGAAGAAATACGTAGCGTATTCTCCTGACGAAATCTTAATTTTTTTGGATGATCCTAAAGATAAGATTGTGTATAGTATCTTAGATACAGATTGGCCAAATAAAAAGATTGTCGATCAATTCTGTTCTGATTTATCTTATGATCATGTTAAGGCATATGCACTGTTATATAATAATGGATGCATTTCAAAAGAATTTGCCGTTAGTGAATTAACTTTACTAATGAACAAGATTTCTAAAGAAGTAGATAAAATTGCAGGTAGATAAAAGTGAGAAAATTTGAAGTAGTATCTCGATGTAAAAATATGGAAGTAAAACTTCCTAAACGTAAAACTAAGAAATCTGCTGGTTATGATTTCTTTGCTATCGAAGACATTGAATTGTATCCCAATAAATTATATGTACTACCGACCGGCGTTAAAGCAGCTATGGAAGACGATGAAGTATTGTATCTTCACATTCGTTCTTCAGCAGCATTTAAACGTGGTGTACGTATGATTAATAGTGTCGCCGTTATCGATAGCGACTTCTATAATAACGAATCTAATGAAGGTGAAATTTCTTTAGGTTTGTTATCTCATAATGATGATGTCGTTCATATTAAAAAAGGCGAATGTGTCGCTCAAGGCGTATTCCACAAATTTTTAATTACGGACGACGATGATGCAGACGGTGAACGCATCGGCGGTATTGGCAGTACTGGAATTTAATAATGCTTAATTAAGACGATGTATTTATTTATTATATCGTCTTTTTTGCTGCGCAAGAAAGGTTAAACATGATTAATAATCTTACTAAAGCATGTAAACGTGCATGCACAGATTACAAAGATCTTAACATGTATAAGTTAAACTTTGTATTATTCTTTATGAATGAACTTCATAAATTTAAATTAGATGCTCCATTCTTTGATGAAGAATTTATCGAAACAGAAGAATTCGGCCCGTATTTACAATCTGTAAAAGATGCATATGAACCATATGGTTTATTTAACATTCCTCAATTCGGTGCTAATAATATCTTTGAAGAAGACGAGATTCTTACCTTGAATGAAAGTAATCAAATTGCTTCTGAAGAAGATAAGAAAACTCATGAAGTCGTTATCTCTGAGTTCCACTATGAAGACGACGGTACTCCAGTATGGACATTAGCTGATTTATCTTTCGATAACGAAGTCGAAGAAAATATCTATGGCTTCATTAAAGATTCTATGGAGCCATTAAAAATTGAAGCGTTAATGCACATCTATTATAATTTATATAATAAAGTAGTAACGGCTAAAGATTTTGCCGATAAAATGGCGGCATGGATCGATTGGAAAAATCAAGGTGAACCAGAACCAGACAAGTCTAAACCTATTAAATCTGTCGACCGTGAAGAAGAAAATTTAGAAATTACTGTCGACGATATTATGGAAAGAATCAAGAAAGTTCGTAATGCTGGTAATATAGAGCATTAGGAGGGATATTCCTATGTCGAAAAAAGAACTTTCTAATAGAAAGCAAGAGCTTATCGAACAGATGGATAAGTTCGTTCAAGATTATAATTCTTGGGGCTATAGCGAAGAAGGTAAAATTATCTTCGATAAAGCCATGCATATGTTAGCAACCGATCATGCGATCTATGCTAAGATGCCGATCTTATGCAAAGGCGAAAATTGTATTTATAAAAACGATCCTTTGCATAAAGCAGGAATCGTTAAAGTCGGTGAACCATGTATTTGTGAAACGACTTTAATCGCTCAAAAGTTTATGCAGTATCAAAAAGAATTTAATCTCGATGAATCGTCCTATACCGATAATGTTCTTGTACATGAATTAATTACATTAGACCTCCTGATTTCACGGGCAATGCAATATATCAATAATAAAGATTATGATCCTGTTATCGATGTCGTTACTAATATAACTGAAACTGGTCAAGAAATAACGCAACCAATGATTTCTAAAGGTATTGAGTTATATACGACTCTCGTACAAAAACGCGATAAAGTATTTGAGTTATTGGCTGCGACTAGAAAAGATAAAATTCGTAACAATGTCGACGACGCAAATCATGACACTGCCCTCATTAATAGTCTTAATGATCCTGATTTCTTCTTGTCACAAGATCAAATCGAGGAAGAAAGAAATGCGAGGTTAAACGCTTATGGCGAAAGTGAATAATGCGTTAGAACTTATTAGCAGTGCATTTGGCAAAACAGCCGAAGTCGGTAAATTAGCTTTTGGATCTAATGCAGTCGCTAAAGAAATCGGTAAAACTGGTGCTCCAGCATTTGAGCAAGGTATGAAGACATTCGTTAATAATATGAATGCTAACTTAGACGAAATTGGTTCTGTCAAAAGAATCATTAGTCCGAACTATACATTAGGTCAAATGGCCAAAGGTAGGGCTGCCGGGCTAGATACAACTCAGGCATTACAATACTCTTATTTAAATAAAGAGTCTAGAGCTATGTTCGATAATAAGTTTATGTCGCCAGAATTTGCTCAACGTATGGGTAGCGAAGATAAAGAAGTCGTTAAAGCTGCCAAAGAAGAATTATCGGCATTTTATAAAGATAATGCTAAATACGATATGACACGTCTCGGTGTTCAAGGTGTCGTTGCTGGTAGTGTAGCTTATCGTGTCGCTACTGGTGGCGGCTTATACCGTGATAAAAATGGCGAATTTAACGTTATCGGTATCCCGGGTATTTAATTATGCTTAAAGGTATAGTTAAAGGCGTAAAAACTGCCGGTGAAAAAGTTATCGAAGGTGCTGGTTATATCGCTAGAAAAACTGACGACGCTATAACGAATGGAGCTAATAAAGTTATTAACAGACAAGTTTCTAATCTCGAGAAACAAAAAACAGTTCTCGGTGATATGGGTAGTCAATATTCTAAAGAAGAAGTCGAAGCTTATAGTTCTAAGTATCGTCCTATGCGAAATACGGTTCCGGCTATCAAAGACGGTGCTAACGATTACTTTAAGGTTAATAAAGAATTTATTAGCACTAATCCAGATAACTATTCTATTCCGGATCGATATAAATTAACGGGATATGGTGCTACGATATTAGGTGGTGCTGCTGCATTAGGTGCAACAAATAATACGATCGAAGCAGCAATGGAGCCGACGTCGACAGCGAATATCGCTTCGGTCGGTACCGTTAATCCTGTCGTGTCGGCTAGTTCTGGATTGACGCCACAAAATGCATTCGATAATATGGGTGCATCTGGCGATATTAATTTTGCATTAAGACGTAACAATATTAAAGCACCAGGTACATTATAATGGCAGGTTTAAATATTTTAAAAGGTTTAACTGGTAATGTAAAATCTGCTGTCGGACATGTCGGTAATGCGACTAAAAGCATGGGTACGGCCGGTAACTTAATTTGGGATAATAAAATTAATGCCGGCTTAGCGACTGCCAACGCAGTCTGGACTTATAACGATACACTCGACGAAGGTGGCACTAAGGCTAATGCAATACAAGATGCTGCTTTTAGTATGGGTACCGATTTATTGTTAGGCCCATTAGCCGGTATGGCAGTTCAAGCTGCTTATTATGGTGGGCCAGCTTTAGTCGGTATTGCTAACGATTTAGCTCAACAAGGTCGTCAGCAAATGCAACAAAGTTATCGTCCATTCTCTTGGACTAATCCAGTTAATTCACAACAATATGCAACTATGAGACAGGCAGGAATGGCCTTAGCTCAGCAATCCCAATATAGCTTACAAACGACTATGATGGGTCAAGAAGGTAAAGCATTCCATAAATAAAAATTATGAAAAATGAACAAGATTATTCTGTAAAAGAATTAATGGCAATGCCTTTGGAAGACTTAGTAAGATTAGATTTTACTAAGCTCAGTGAAAAAGGAAAGCTAGTCGTAATTAAACGAGATCCAGTTATGTGGGCAAAATCTTTTATTCAAATCTATAATATCGATTTAGATAAATATGCTCCTTGGACTCCACGTTGGTATCAGGCCGAAATGCTTCGTGATCGAAGTCTTCGTAAAGTATTCCGATGTGGCCGTCGTTGTGTAACTGGTAATCTTAAAATACAAGATCCAGAAACTGGATTATTTAAAACTGTAAAACAATTATTCGACGAGAATAAAGAATTTAATATTCTTGCTCTCGACGATAATTATCAAATCGAAATAGCGCCGAATGCTAAAGTATATGATAACGGTATTAAACCGGTATATCGTATTACGACTAATACAGGTCGAACATTTGATGCGACCGATAACCATCCATTCTTAACAGAATTAGGATGGTTAGAATTAAAAGATCTTACGGTCGGAGATAATATTGCTATTCCGATGCATCTTAATTATTTCGGTAATGAATCTATCGAAGAGTCAGAATTGAAATTGATGGCTCAGAAATTAAATAAAGATACATCTTCCGACAAGTCGATTCCAAAAGAAGTGTTTTCTTTAAATAAAGAATCGATGTCGATCTTTGTTTCTGAATTAATTAAAGATGCGTATAAAGAAGAAGACGAAGTTCCGATTAATCGATTATATTGTTCCGAATCAGGTCAGTTAGCATATCAACTAGCTCACTTATTAATGCGATTCGGTATCGTCGTAAAAATCGTTAAAGAACGAAATTCTTATTTTTTAGGATTCGTCGACAAGAAAAAATATAATCGAATTAAAAATCATTCCCATAAGAATATGTTCTCTGTTTATTATTCATATAAGTTTCAACCTATGACCGATAAACTTAATAAGATGTTTTTATCTTATTTAAAATATCATGAATTAGGAAAAACTAATTTTGAATACTTAAAAACAGGAAGATTGACACTCGAAGAATATTTGGAATCCAAGACTATCAATAAGGCTGAGGCAAAAGAACTTGCCGAGCATTTAGGTTTTGAATCGATCGAAGATATTCTTAATGGCGATATATTCTGGGATCCGGTTGTATCGATTGAATACCTCGGCGAACAACAAACATATGATATATCGGTGCCACGCTACCGTAACTTTATTGCTAACGATATTATTTCACATAATACCGGCAAAACAGAAACGATGGTAGTTGAAGCATTGTACAATGTTTTTACTCGTAAGAATTTTATTCATATGTTTGTAACGCCATATCAATCACAAGTTCGAATGATCTTTGATAATATTCGTCAAAAAATCGACAGTTCTGCTCTTATTAAAAAAGAAGTAACTAGATCGACAACAAATCCTTATTTGATAGAATTTTCAAATGGTTCTAAAATTGTCGGATTCACGACAGGTGCTGGATCTGGTATGAGTGCTGCATCAATTCGTGGATGGCGAAGTGATTGGATTTCAATGGATGAAATGGATTATATGGGCGAAGGCGACTTCGACACTGTATACGCACTTTGTATGGAACGTGACACTATCGGATTAACTTGTTCTTCTACACCGACTGGTCGACGATCGAAATTTTTCGATATATGTACCAAAAAGGAACTCGGGTTAAAACAAATAATTAGGTTTTTTATAACAGTTTCATCCAAAAAACTTAAAATAGCCCCGCTATTGAGTAATCAATAAATGAAAACTTTTTGAATTGCTGGAAGTTCCGTAAGGATAATCAGCAGCGAAATCTTATTTTTTTTAATAAGAGACGTTCAACGACTATCCTCGTAATGAGGAGTAGGGCCAAGCGGCTCGAAGCGGAAGGTATCCTTTATTTAAAAAGGATAATGATATAGTCTGAGCTATATAGAAATATATAGAAGGTTGCAAGTAGCGATTGCAATCGTAACAAAACTGTCAAAGAGCATTACCACCCGACACAACATAATCCTATGTGGTCGGATGCGATGGAAGAAGAATTTAGAAACACATACGACCAAAATGCTTATACTCATGAAGTATTGGCAGAATTTGGTGTAGAAGATGCTGGTGTGTTTGATAAAGATAAATTAGAAGCAGCTACTCGCATAGATAATTATACTTATTTCGATAAAGAATTTTATAAACCGGTTTGGCCGGATTTAGACGATTCTAACGTAAAAAAAGTTCATATACTTCCTCCGGGAAGAAGAACGTATACGCCTAATCCATTTAGAACGATAGGCGTAGACTGGGATTCGAGATGAGTCCTCTTATTAAGCAATTAATAAGTAATAAACTGGTTGAATTGCTGGAATATCCTTAATGGACAATCAGCAGCGAAATTTTATTTTTTTAAATAAAAGACGTTCAACGACTATCCTCATATGAGGAGTAGGATCGAGCGATCCGAAGTGGCCAGCGGACCTAATAGTAGGCCGAAGATATAGTCTAATCTATATAGTAATATATAGCAGCATTAAAGCGTATTAAGATTAGCGATCTTAATAGAATATACATGAAATCTCAGGCTCCAACATCTATTCTGGTGTTAGAGTATGATCCTTCATTTAATAAATTTAGAATTATTAATCGTACTGAAATTGAATCTTCAGAATTCACATTTGATAAAGCCGTGAAAAAGATTATAGATATGAATGCTATTTATAATCCTAGCTATATTTATATAGATCGCGGTTCCGGTAAAAATTTGCCCTTTATATTATAAGTGAATTATATGATATAAACGTAGTGCGGTATTAAGCGAGAAGCCTAAGTTAAATAATTAATATGGTAACTCGAACCGAAGGCTTATTTTAAATAAGCCAGGGGCAGAGCATAGCAAGTGAAAAGATATAATCTTGCCAAGAGCCCGCACCGTGTATTCACATTATTTAACACGAAAAAGTATGCCGACCTTATAGGAAACTATAAGAACTAAGGGATAAAAAGCTCCTAGGATAACAACGTGGAATATCAGATGGAATCTCTAAAGATTTATGGCAAACAACATCCAGAAACTGGACTCGATAAAAAAGTTAAAGGCTGGATGTTCTCAGAAAAAATCGACGTTCAAGATCCTGTTACAGGTACTTTAGAAAAGAAACACTTGAAGCCATTTATGGTGAATCAGTTATCTATTCTTATTGAGCGCGGTAATTTAATTATGAGTCCTTACGATAACGTAATTTTTAAACAATTAATCGATTATCGTGTTGAAAAGATTACGGCGGCCGGTGTTCCGGTGTATAATAGCAATAACGAACACTTTGTCGATGCGTTAGGACTTGCTTATTTAGCATTCGTAGAACATTTCCCTGAATTGACTAAACTCGTTAAAAAAGCATCTCACGATATTGTATATTCTATTAATAGGGGCACAGTATTACCGACTTATGAAAAACGAGATTTAGATAATCCTTGGGAAGACAAAAAGAAAACGTATGAGTCTTCTGATGAAGCTTGGCGTAAGCTAGGCCCCGGCGAATCATTCGATCGCCCATCGAGAAGATTATCTCATACAAGAAATAAATTTAGTCGTACATTATTTTAGGAAAATATGGAAGACAATAATAAAATTATTTATCGTCCCGATATACAACCTAAACGACATTATGAAAGTGACGCCACTTTTGAAAAAACTCCCTCTAGAGTATTCAACGATCCTATTCCTTGGATACCACCAGAAGAAGTTAAGAAAAGTGAAGTCGATGAATTATTAGCCGATTTAAAGACGGTATATAATTTGTTACCATACTTTCCGATTCAGATTAGGCCAATTATCGAGACGATGATCGTAACAATTACGACCGATACGATTGTCCGTATCGATCCTCCAGATCCAGAAACTCCTTTTCCTCCTGAGCCAGAAGATCCTAAACAGTTTATTCCGGTCGAACCTAAAATTCCGGAGACACCGAAACCGGTTGCTCCTAAACCAGAACCTAATCATGATGATCCATTCGGGTTCCCCGATGTTCCGATTGTCGATATTAAACAAGAACCATCTGAAAAAATCGACAAACTCGTATATCGATGGACAAAGAGTAACTTGGTTCGCATTAAGAAACATTGGATCGATAAACTTAAAGATTATCTTCAAGATTATTTATCTAAAATGTTCCATGCTGTTCAATTATGTGGAGCTGAAGATTTAACGATATTATTATTAGTATTCGATGGTTTAGCCGTTAAAACTGTATCTGGAAAGAAATGCAAAGTAGCGCATGACAGTATTGTCCGTAACGATTTAATGATTCGTGAAAAGGCTAAAATGATGGCTAAGCTATATGGAGCCGACGAATTAATTAAGTTCATGCGAGCAATCGAAGCGGCTGCACAAACTCGTCAAGAGTATTATAATCATGAATTTTTATCGTATTGTCCGACAATGTTAAGTCAATACGAAAATGATTTCTTGCGAGAGAATCGTGCTGTATACGATCAGAAGTATGTTAATAGTGTATATCAATATAATAAATTATTGATGTCGTCTACAGAATTAACGAAAGACGTTTTCGATTTAACTGTCAATAGTGCATTTGCTAAAGGCGTTTTAATTAATAACGGTATTAATCCGTTCGAGAAAACGCCGGAACCAGATCCAGTCTTTTATTTAAATAATTTAGCTCCTGATCCTGGTAAGGTCGGTGCTAACGGATTATCGAGTACCGGTAATTATGGTAACTTGAAACCTGGTTCATTATCTGATAGAATTATAAATGGTAGCGGAGGTACTGGAGTCATCGATACAGACTTTACGAAAGCAGTTGCATCTGGCTTGGTCGGTTCTACTATGGCAAATGGATCAGTTGGCTGCGTAGAATTTGCTACGAAGTTCGGTTCTTATTTCTCTAAATTCTTAGCCGATGAATTATCTAAAGGAACCGTTAACGTCGACGTATTGATGCAAAATGCTAGAGCTGCCGGATTACAACATGTGACTAGCGGAACACCGGCAAAAGGTGATATAATAGTATATCATAACGATGCCGAAGGTTATAACCATGTCGTTATTGCCGATGGGCAAGGCGGCTATTATGGCAATTCATCTTCACAAAATAAAGGTGTCCATGGTAGCGACTTCCACGAAATGGGTGGTTGGACAAATTATGCCGGGTTCATTTCATTACAAGGAAAGTAAATGAAAATATCAGATTTTTATGAGGCTGAACAGCCCAAAAAGAAAAAAGATTCTGTCCTTGGCAGAGCAGTTAGTACTGTCAAGGAGAATCTTATTAAAGCCAAGGCGATAGCTTTTGGTCAGTTTAATCGACGAGGATCTAATCCAGGTTCTCGTACATACGATTTAGAAAGAATTAAAAATGCAATTCTTACCGATTCATATTTATCGGTAGCAATTAGAAAGTTCTCTCAGCTTATTACTAAAGCTGGGTATCAGATTAAATCTAAAAATGAAGCTGCAGCTGATTATATTAATGATAGATTGCGTATTATAGAATTCCGTTCTAAAATTCCTTTTTATGTTTTAATAACTTCTATTGCAAAAGACTTGTATACTTTCTCAAATTCGTATATAATTAAAACTAGAGATAATGATACGCAAAAATTTGGAGTTAAAGCAGATCAAATTTATAAAGGCGGTTCGATCTCTGGTTTATTCTTAGCAGATCCTTGTAATGTCACAGTACAGCGAGGAGACGATGGAAGAATTGATCATTACCTAATCGATGGAGAAGAGTATTCTCCGAACGATGTAATTCATTTGTACATCGATAAAATGAATAACGCCGAATATGGCACCTCTAGAATGTTTACAGTTCTAGAGGATGCATCCATGTTGCGGAAAGCTGAAGGATTGGTTATGACGATATTATATCGTTTCGCCACTCCTATTTTGCATATAAAAGTAGGTAATGTTGCTGAAGGTCAATATGCGACACAAAAAGAAATTGACGACGCAAGAAATGCTTTCCAAGATATGCCGAACGATGGCTTTATCGTAACGAATGAAAGAACGACGATTACGTCTGTTACTCCCGATATGAAAGCTAACGATTTATTAAATTTCTTATCGTATATGGAGCAACGTATTTTTACTGGTCTCAATGCTTCAAAATCTTCGATGGGTCGAGGTGGTGGACAATCCTCAGCCGACAATACGGAAGCATTAATGCATGACGAAGTAAAAGCGTTCCAGAATATAATTTCTGCTTTTATCGAAAAATATTTATTTACGGAATTATTATTAGAAGGTGGATTTAATCCATTAACCAATAAAGACGATTATGTATTCTTCGACTTTAACGAAGTGTCGATCGATACAAAAATTAAAGTTGAGTCTCATACGATTCAAAAATATCAAGGTAACGTTATTACTCTTGATGAAGCTCGTCGTGAACTTGGCTTCGATAATGAAGTATCTGAAACGGACATGTATGCATTTAAAGTTACATTGGAATCTCAGTTGGAACAAATCGATGCACAAGCAGATGCATCTATTAAAACGTCCAAAGAAACAATGCAATTACAACCGGCTCAGCAAACAAGTAATGACGGTTTAGATGAACGTAGCTTTAACGGAAAAAAGAAACAATCGACTCCGAATAAATATTTCTCTAACGATGCAAATCCTCAAAATCAGAATACAATCCAAGACAATCCTGCTGCGAAAGAGTTCGTAATCAAAGAGTCTATGGAAGACAATATTAAAGATTATGAGAAAAATTTTAGCGATATACACGCAAGTTACAATCGACTAGGTAATATATTGGCGAGTCGTGGCTCTACAAAGCTTGTAGTTACCGAACTCTTGAAAAAGTTAAATAAACATTTAGCAGAGTCCGCAAGGCGTGGTGTTAACGATTCACATGCGAACAATAAAACTAATGGAAAGATAATTGATCCGATAGTCGATTCATTTGAAGACTATTCTTCAAAAAAAATTAATAAGATAGTCGAAGATTTAAAATCCGCGACAAAAAACAATAAAGATAAAATATACATCGATAATCAACTTTCGAAAACAGAATATCGATTAAGATTCTTATGTGATTATCTCACAAAGAAAGCTTACTGGTGGAATTACGTTCAACAATGTAAAACCGACGGTGTAAAAACAATCGAAATTCAGTTCGAGAATAGCGATCATCAAAATGGCCGCATGACCCATTTCGATATCGACAAAATAACTATCGAAGATATTCCAGCTTACACTCCATATTGTAAGTGCTCAATTAAACCGATAATGAAAGGATAAACATGGAATTCCGTGAATATCTTGGGTTTAATCCTGTAGACGTAAAAGAGTCCGCAGTCGCACACTCTCATTCTTTATCTAACAATGTTAAAGCTAAAGGATTAAAAGTAGATATAGAAGCATTACATTTTTATCCGTATGCTACTCGTAATGATACACGTTATTACGAATCTGCTATGAGAGAGTCGTTGCATAAATGGACTTATCCTTATAACATTCCAGTTATTAAACATCATAATGACGAAGACGGTGAGACAATTGGTCGCGTTATTAATGCCGAAATTAAGGAATCTCAACGATTACCTGGTACGAAAGCATTAGTATTAACTGCCGATATTTTAACACCTGACGCTCAAGAAGAAGTTAAGAACGGATTGTTAGATACTGTAAGCATTGGCGCTCGTGGCGACGAAGTTCGTTGTTCTATTTGTGGACAAGATTTAGCGAACGACGGTCTATGTGAGCATGCTCGAGGAACTAAATATGACGGCGAGATGTGCTATTGGGATTTTAAGAAATTAGAACCTAAAGAGCTATCTTACGTTATCGTTCCATCTGATGCATATGCTAAGAATATTAAAGTATATGATGATAATGCAGAGCCGGCTCAAGTTGAACCGGTTCTTCCTATTAGCTCATTAGAAGGAGAACATGACGGCAATAAAATTGTCGTTAAAGAACACATGGAAAAAGAACCTAAAGTAATTCCAGCAGAAGTCGAAGCAAAAGAATCTGCTGAAGTAACTCCAGCTCCTGCTGAAGAAACAGAAACTCCAGCTAAAGTTGAAGAACCTACTGAGGTTAAAGAATCCGAAGATACTAAATTCGAAGAATTGTCTGCTAAAGTTCAAGAGCTTATCGAAGCTAAAGAACAAGTAGAAAAAGATTATAAAAATTTAGCTTCTGATTTCTTAGCTTATAAAAATGAAGTTCGTGAACAACTTCAAGCTGTTGTATCTTCTAAAGAAGAATTGCAAGAAGCAATTGATTCTGTAAAAACTGTTAAAGAAGGTCTTGAAACTTTGCGCTCTGAAAGCGAAAAAGCTTTACAAGACAATGTAACAGCCGTTAAAGAATCCTTGGAAGAAAAAATTAAAACAATTGAACTTTCCACTTCCAAAGTCGAAGATCCTGTAAAGAAAACTGAGGTTAAGCCAGTTGTCGAAGTAACTGAATCCTTATCCGATCTTTACAAATATTTTAAATAATAAGGAGCTCTATTACAATGCCTAATTTTGATCTTAGTAAAGGCCCTAATCGCTTCACCACTGGTTCTAACGGTAAAGTATTCAAAGGCCTTGGCTTCAAAGCTTTCAATAATGAAGAACGTCGTGTAACACGTACTCAAGTTCGCTTGAACACTGCAAACCATGACACTTCTAACGTATCTTACTGGTTGGATTCTCGTTTGCCAGTTGCTTTCCGTTATAACTATGCTGAAATGTACAACCAATTGGTTATTCCAAAAGGTCGTATCGTAGCCGTAGATCCTGACGTAAAATCTGCAAAAGAAAATCCTGAAATTTTCTTAAACGTATTAACACTTGCTAATGGCGGTTCCCCTGTTCGTTTGCGTAAAGCTGGCGATACTTATAATGCTGCTACTGGTCTTGTATCTCCTGTCGGCGTTGGTCAACCATTGGAAAACATCGATGTTGAATGGACTCCAGTAAATGCTGCAGCTTATACTGCTGACTTCTATCAACCATTTGCTGGTGGTAAAGGCCCTCGTACTTTGGCTACTGATGCCGGTTTAGAAAAAGATAAAGTTACTGGTCTTTTAAAAGAAAACGGTAAACCATCTATGGCTCATCGTGCTGGTAACGTGCCTATCGGTATCATGTCCCGTAACGAAGCTACTCGTGATGAAAACGCTTGGAACGGTATGACTCCTGGTGCTATTAAAACTGACGTAATGGTAGAATTGCCTCATTTCTTATTTAAAGATAAAGCAGAGCAAAACCCTTGGGGTAGTGCTTATGGCGCATTCTTGCCTGGTGACCTAGTAAAATCTGATGAAAACGGCCGTGTCGTTAAATCTCCATTGTCCGACGAAACTCTTCTTGCTGCTATGACTCCTGCTGAAGTTGAATTTGAACGTCAACAAGTTATTGGTCAAGTACACGAAGTAAATCCTAACTTGGTTCCTGAAGGTTCCACTAAATGGATGAAATGGGCTATTGGCGATCAAGAAGAATTAGCTCAATATGCAGCTGATGGTTATGGTCGTTCTTACCGTCGTGGTGAAGATGTTTACGAAGATTATGCTTACTTCCGTGGCATGGACAACTACGAATATAATTCCTTGTATTCCAACCATGACTTGAACATGAATGCTTCCAATAACAAATTGGACATTTACGATTCTCGTATGGGTGCTAAATATGAATATATCGGTATTCCTGGCTTAACTGATGGCCGCAATGTTGCATCTACTGAGCTTAAAGACGTTCTCGTAGGTCAAATGCATGCTGCTGAAGCTGGTAAAGAATACTTAGATTTCAACTTCCAAGTTCCAGATCGTTTTGTAAAACCTGGCACACTTCAAATTTCCATTAACGGTTCCGCTTACACTCCTGTAGTAAAAGGTGGTTTAATCGCTAATGCATTCGAAGTAGTTCACTATAATACAGAAGATAACTTGCTTCGTCTTAAAGTTGTAGATCGTGCTGCAGCTGACGCTATTATTAAAGCAGGTCCTAAAGAAACTGTTGATGTGAAAGTTTCTTATACTCGCGAAGGTCTTGCAGGTGTTCCTACATTCATGGATTGGGACGGCTGTGTAGGCGCAGTTAAAGTATTGTTGCAAAAATAATAGGAGTAACGCATAATAATGGCTATCAATATTAAAGAATTTTTGGAAGATGTTAATACGAAGCGTTCTGCTGCTGTTGAAGCTGCTAAAAAAGAAGGCTTATCTCCAGAAAAAATTACAGAATCCGTAAAAAAATATGACATGATGAAAGATATGGTCGGCAAATTAAATAAACAAAACTTGTCCGACAAACATTTCTCCATCAAAGAAACAATTATGACAACAGACGTAGTTGATTTAGTTCCTCGTATCATCGAATCTAAAATGATCGAAGCTGAAGATACTCAATCTGTTATCTCTCCATTCTTCACTAAAGTTCAAGCTGGTAACACTAACGGTACTGTAGTAGTACCTATCATCGGTGAATTGCAAGCTCACGAAGTTGCTGAAGGTGGCGCTTACAACGATGAAGCTGTAGAAATCAATACTTTGGAATACAATTCCATCGAAGTTCGTCCTAAAAAAATCGGTCTTAAAGTAACTCTTTCCGAAGAAGTTATCATGGACTCCTATTGGGACATCATGGAAGCTAACCTTTCCCGCATTGGTGGCGCTATGGCTCGTTATAAAGATGAATGGTGTGCTCGTGAATTCTCCGAACACGGCCATGTAGTATTCGATAATGCTTTGGCTGCTCAAAACCCAGACGCTGCTACAACAGGTCTTGGCGAAGATTCCTTGCCAAACAACACATTGTCCGTTGAAGACTTTATGTCTATGTGCTTAGCTTTGATGGCTAACGATAAGACACCAACAGACGTTATCATGCATCCACTTTGCTGGTTGGTATTCGCTCGTAACGCAATGGTAGGTCAAGGCTTAACATTTGGTGCTATGGGCGCTATGAATGTTAACCCATTCGGTACAACTCAAGGTACTGGTGGTTTTGCTGGTTTATCTAACAACATGGGTCCTCAACAATTCGTATTAAACGAATCTCAAGCACGTTTCAATTTGCCAATGCCAATTAACGTAATCTTGAGCCCACGCGTTAAATTCGACAAACAAAACAAAACATTTGATATGTATGTTATCGACCGCAACAACATTGGTGCGATCGTACAACGTGAAGACTTGTCCGTTGAAAAATGGACTAATCCTGAAATCGATGTTCGTATTATCAAAGCTAAAGAACGCTATGGTATCGGCATCATGGATAACGGTAAAGGTATCGCAGTTGCTAAAAATATTTCCGCAATGCCATCCTATCCACGTCCAACTGTTGTTCGTGTAACTGAATAATAGTAGTTAACTGGAGGAGCTTTTCGGAGCTCCTCCTTTTTAATTTAAATAAAAGGAATTTATATAATATGAAACAACAACATGAAGTAATTGCCATTGTTAAATTGGCCTCTGGAGAAACTGGCTATTGGGATCGCTTGTCTCGTATGCGTTTATCTCGCAAAGAGCCTTACGGTTTCATCCATGAAAAGATGGATTTAACTAATATTCGTAAATCCGTTCGCATGGGTCGTCTAGTATTAGTATATGGAATCCTTCCAGCAGAGCAAGGTACATATTCTCCACTTATCCGTAAATTAGTTAAATCTACTAACTATGATATCGTTTCCTCTGGTTTCGTTAATCCAGAAGAAGCTAAAGAAAAAGTAGCAGAAGAAGCTAAGCGTGCTGGTATTATTGCTGAAGCTCCTGTTGTTAAAACAGAAGAAGCTAAGGTTAAAAAAGAAGAGGTGACTGAAGATGGTTTACAAGAAAAAGGGCAAGAAGGGTTGCAAGTAGAACCTGAAGCAAAAGCCGAAGAAACTATTGCTCCGGTAGAAACTACAGAAGAAGTTTCTGTTGAGCCTGAAGAATCTAACGAAGAAGAAACTACTGAAGAAACTTCCGAAGAAAAACCTAAAAAACGTGGTCGCAAAAAAGCTAGTAAATAAGGTGTAGCATGTTTAAAGAATTTGCTTTGGTCGACATGGCCGTTAATCCTATTGAAAAGCAAATCAAACTTTTCTTTACTGGCAATGTCGATCCAGACACTATTAGTAGCGATACAATCGCTATGGTTCATGCTGAATCACAAAAGATATATCGTTTAAAATATCGTACAAGTAAAAAGCTTGTTATTATTACTGTATTAGACGATGTACTTCCTAATGAAGAATATCGTCTCGATATCAACAGAACGATTAAAGATATTACTGGTGCACCATTACAATCTAGTTTAATTAGACACGTATATTTTAATACAAGTATTTATTCTAACGTAAGAATTCTTAGCCCGGCTAATCATGAATTAGTCGATGGTACTTTTAACTGCCAATGGCAAGAAATACTTCGAGATAAACGAAGAAAACCTGTATTAGAATATCGGCTCCAAATTGCCGACAATAGTTTATTTAACCCTGTTGAAATCGATACAGTAGTAGTCGATAAACAACAGATTAGTTTCCCTAAGTTAAATAAACAACAGCAATATTATATTAGAGTGCGCGTCGAAAAAGACGGTGAGTTTGGTGCATGGTCTGAATTGGCTACGTTTACATACGATGGTCCTGAGCGGATTAAAGATCGACTTGAAAAAGCCGAAGAGAATCCTCATAAAATAGATCCAGTCTCTATTTGGGCACCATATAATTATAAACGTAATATGCACAACAATAAAGTTAATCTCGATCAAAATCCGACTTCTCCAGGCTCTATGACAAAAGACGAGATTAACGATGCTACTTCTCTTGGTTTATCTAACGAAGTAACGAGTGGAAACACATCGACAACTGCATTAACGCCTGAAACAATCGAAAAGATTATGAAAGATGGTAATAGTAATAATGCAGCAACGACTATTAAACTAGCAGATGGTACTATAATAACAAGAGCTACTGCTGGCCAACCTGGCGTCGTAGTCGACGAGACTCCTGCCGGTCAAGACATTAAACCAGTAATTATTCAAGAATTAAAAGTCCTTCGACGTCCTAGACAAGGCACTAACGATGGATTTGTATTTGAATTCGATGCCGAAATTAAAGATGAAGGTATTCTACAAAATATCGAAATCATCAGAAAGGATTTCTAATGGCAGAACCTTTTGAGTATACGATATTTGGTAATCGTTTAGAATTAAAACCGGTTGGCGGAACTAAACCTGATTCTTTATACGAAATCAGAATTAAAAAATTAGAATCCGTCGATGGTAAAAAAGTATTAAAGTATCAAGTATATACAGTAGCATCAGAACAAATTAGTAATTTTTACACGCTTGGCGATGTTAATTACCTAATCAATGTATTTGATGCTAGTGATACAGAAGTATTATACGCATTAAAAGAAGCAAGTCGATTTGCTCAGTTTTTATTAGACCAGATTCCTGGTTATGAAAATAGGGCTGACTTGCCATATCTTTTACAACAATTTTGTAAATTAAGAGCAACGTTAAGTCTTGTTAGTAAACATGCAGTAATGACTACTACGTCTGGTAAGATTTCTGGTCATATCGGCAATATTAGTTTTGGCTCGACAGAGTCCGGTGGTTCTAGTTCTTCTAGTTCTAGCGGTAGTGGTGCTCCATCTTTATCTGATTTAATTAAAATGATTAAAGCCGAGATGGAGATTTTCCAAAAGTTAATTGTCGATCCTACGTATCTTACTATGGGTAGAGCTGAACCTCGTGTCGGAAAACGTTCTTATACTGAAGCACGTAAGTTACATACATTCCCGACAGACTTGTTAGATAATTTATCTCGTTCTCTTAAAGCATTGAGGAAAACATAATGAAAAACCTCGATGAACGCATTAATGGTTTAATCCAATTAATGGAAGTTCCTGTATGGTTAATTCAAGCAAATAAACATATTAATTGTACATGTATGGACCCGGTTTCAAAACACGGTGATCCATTCTGCGAAAACTGTTTAGGACTTGGACATAAAATAACGATACGGGAAGCGCGTGCACACATTCAGCCATTATTCTCGACAGATAGTGCCGATAATAAATTATTCTTAATGCGTGGTTACGATATCTATCTTAGAAATGAATTTCCAGTTTTTCCGGGAGATATTATTGTCTTCAAGGATAAAATTATAAACGTTACATACGTAATGGACTGGTATTCTAATACTATGGATTGTGTTTATTATGAAGCTAATGGTGTCGACTATAAACGAAATCCAGAAGCATTTATGAAAAACTTTAAAGCATTGATCGGAGGTGTTTAGATAATGGAAGATAAGCATACTAGCTTATTAATTATCGGCAACTCCGATTATACTAATAAAACTTGTAAGATCGAGAAATTCGATTTACTTTCACAAGTCGAAGAAGAATACGGAAAAGATTCTGATTTATATCAAGCATATACGATCGCTAAAAACTATGGAGCGCCATCCATATATTTAGTGAATATGAGAACAATATCTGATTTTCAAAATATAGCAAAACAACTTATCGATTACGACTTCGCTTATATTTGTCCAACTCAGATTAAATTCTCCGATAAATATACTGATCGATATAATAAGAATTTAACCGAACATTATTTAAATCTATTATCTTCTTCTTGTGTAAAGAATAGAAGTTTTATTTTCGCTACAGATAATCATAGTTCATTATACGAAGATATCGATGCATTTAATAAAGATTATAATAATAAGTTAGCAGAGTATACTGCTATTAACAATAAGAATAAATACTTAGACAATATAATTTTTGTCGGCAACAACCTGAAATATGTGCACTTCTGTAATATAGTTGTAGCTGCGAAATTAGCGGCCACGCCTATCAATAAGTACCCCGATTTTGATGATGAGGATACTGACTTTATTATAGACTATAAAGACATGCTTCCTAATGTTTGTTATTTCAAAAATAACTATCGGACTGGTACTACTATTGAAAATTTAGTTAACTTATCTGACGAAAATCCTAATAAATCTGTTATGGTAATGCGGATCATTAATTACTTAATCAGAGAAATGGATTTCGAAGAATATATAGGTAAGAACTACCGTAAGTTTTATTTGAATAAAATAAAAGAACGGTTAGATAATTTACTTAAAGATAATGTTGGCTTTGTTCTTTACGATTATCATATCGATAGCATCGAAGAACAAATTAGTAATCATGGATATGGTGTGGACATCATTTTACGATATACATTATATCCATTATTTACAACAGAATCTTATACTGCGGAGCAAAGACTATGACACAAGAAATTAATGAACGTTTTGTACTCGACCAAGTACGACGTCAAAAAGAACAATTGGTTGCAGTCACTAATCCCGGTAGGATACTGAATAGTCGAAAACGTCTCGACCGATTACGGGCTGACAGTTCCATTAGTTTCGACGAATTTATTGCGTTACTCGTAGAACTCGTAGAAAAAGCATTTCGTGAAGATAACGTAAAGATGAGTCCTGATGAAGGCGTTACGATTAACGATCGAGATCAGGAAATCAATCATCCTTATATTTTCTTTAAAATTATTAGCGGTGTACCTGCTAAGGATTTAAAACCAAGATTAATGGAAACGACTATTCGTCGTGCTCCAGGAAATCCTGATTATCGTCCTGACGATAAATATCCCGTTAAAGAAAATATTGAAGAAGAAGGTGTCGATGTGTATCGTCATGCATTCAGATACGTCATCCAATTTGACATCTTCGCAACTTCATACGACCAGGCTAATAAAGTTCTTAAAGAATTTGAAGAGCTTATGGTAGACTACACCGGTTATTTAAAAATGCGTGGTGTGTCTGAATTGCTTTATGATCAACGCTTGACTGACGAATCCTATGTTATGTATCGTGAAAAATATTCTATTAGAAGTGTTCGCTATACTTTAAACATCGATAAAATGTATGTTGTAACTAGCAAACTTATCGAACGTTTACTAAATCTTGGTAAATAATTTCTTAAGAGGTTTAAATATGGCTTTCACCTTTAAAGAGGAAATCCTTCGAGATCTTCCTGGTGTATTCGTCGAAGTCAATTCTGTAAAGAAGAAACTTTATGACGATTCTCAATTCGGTACAACTGACGCAGTTCTTTGTATCGGTACAGCATTTGATGGTCCTAACGGTGTTCCAGTACCTATTTATGATCCGACATATGCTAAATATACTTACGGCGATACTTATGATCGCACAACTAAACGTGAAGTAGACTTGACTGCAGCATTATCCGATGCTTACAACTCTGGCTGCCGTACTCTTTATGGTTTCCGTATTGGTGGTTCCGAAGCTCAAAAAGATTTTAAATTACGTTCTGACGACACTCTTCGTTTGCGTGTAAAATCTCGTTTCCCTTCCAACAAAGCAAAACAAGTATACTTTACTTTTGATAATACTCCTGGTCAAGAAGTTTTCACATTGTATAAACCAGTTTCTAAAGCAACTGCTTATGAACGCTATAATGCGATGGTTAACGATGAAAACGAAATGATCAAAATCGATATTCAATTAGGTTTGATGGGTGCAGGTTTTAATGCCGACACTACTATTAGCGAAGTAATTCGTTATATCAACAAGCACCAATTGAATAACGTCGTAACTCTTTCTATCGTAAATAAAAAAGGCCAAGACGTTACTCTTCGTAACGACTCTTATGATTTGGCTATGGGTTCTATCTTCCCTGGTACATATTTCATCGGCCGTAAACGTTCTTTGATTCCATGCCGTACAGAAGTTCGCACACATGTAATTAAAAACAAAAAATCTCCTAAACCTTTCGGTTCCTTTGCTGGTAAATATTTCCATACATTGCGTATTAACACAGACGTTAATGCTGAGTATCCTATTTACTCTGTAATGGATAAAGACCTTAATGAAGCTTTCGTAACTGTCGGTTTAAAAATGTATTCTCATAACGATTATCTTTTAACTCCTGGTGCATCTGCATTAGCGTTCGAAGAAGACGATAAAGATTATGAAGATACTAATATGACTAACTTCCAAAAATATATGAAGTTAGGTTCCGGTTTTGCAGTAACTGCAACTGCATTCCCTCGTACAAACTCTACTGGTCAATATTTAACTCCTCGCGTTAAAGAATCTGAAGTAAAAGATAAACAATACATCACTGCTATCGGTGAAGGCGCTTACTCTGTATTGCAAAATGCTGATATGCCTTATCGTGTATTGGGTTCTCAAATTTGTGCTGACACAGTAATTGGTGGCCGTTTACCTAAACCAAAAGATTTCTTAAAAGCATTCCCTATCGACGTAGCTATGGTTAATACTGTAGCAGCAGGTGCTCCTGTAGTCGATACAGAAATGTTTAAATTAACTCCAGTAGTTAATACTAAAGACGTAAAACACGCACCTCGTTCTTACAAATTTAGTTTCGTAAAAATCGATGATGCTGATGCTATCGTTGATAGTGCTATTTATCAAAACGAAGTATTTACAGTTATTCCGACTGTAGCTAATGAAGCAGCTCTCGATTTAGATAATAAAACTTACGAAGTTGGCCAAACATTCTTCTTACAAGATACTAAAGAAGTTAAATCTATCACCTTCGACGGCAAACTTCAACCTGCAGTATCTGCTCATCAAAAATTCAAACATTTCGTAACTAGCGATAAAATTATTGAAGCTGAACCTGCTACTGGTAACACAGTAACATTTAAAGACATTACTGCTCTTACAGATCTTCAATACGATACAGCTATGAACGGTTTGTTGTCTGATGCTGATGCAACTACTGCTGCATATTATGCAACTACAGCTGCTGCTTCTGCTGCAACTGCTGGTACTGCTAAATATGTATTGTTGTCTGTAAACGATGTTCTTTATGTCGGCAAATATGACGGCGGTCAAGTAACTCCAATCGGTGAATACGATATTCTTATTAATAAAGAATCTCGTGACGATAAAGTGTTAGCTTATGTTGAAAACTTCGATTGTGTCGACAACCGTGTTATTATTTCCGTAACAGACTTCAATTATCGTACTGTAGCAGAATTCATTTCTGACTTAAAAGATAATGTAAACTTTGCCGATACATTTGCTGTTGAAATGACAGACAACGGTATCGTAGAAAAAGACGCTCTTATCGAAGAAGTATTGGAACCAGTATTGGTTGGTGGCAAAGTAGCGTTAGCCGATCTTAAAGCTGACCGTACAATCGATTACGATTATACTATGCGTATCCCTTACCGTACTCCAGATAACTTCGCTCGTCAATTCGCTCAACATTGTATGTACACAGAATTAAAAACTGCACATACTCATGGCGTAATTGGTATGGAACGTATCTCTGACTACACATTGTCTGGTGTCGAACAAAAATTCCAAGACCTTAAAAATCTTGACTTACATCTCGACTTAAAACGTGCTAACGGTCAATCCGTAATCGATGATGACGGTATGCCTGTCGATATTGGTCGTGCAATTTCTTGTACTTTCTTCCAAAACAATGTACCTGTTTACAATTCTACTTATGCTTATGTAGGTAACGGTGCTGGTGCTTATGCTGGTATGGTTTCTGCATTGCCTGTAGAACAATCTCCTACTAACCAAAAAATCGGTGTTAACCCATTGTTCGAATTAACTACTACTCAAATCTCTGATTTGACTAAGAAAGGTATCGTAACAGTTAAAAACACATTTACTCGTGGTTATGTAGTAACTGATGGCTGTACAATGGCTGACCCTACTGATGCGTTGTCCCGCTTAAATAGCGTTCGTATCATCGGTGCTGTTGAAAGAGCTATCCGCCGTGTTTGTGAACCATTCATTGGTAAACAAAACAAAAACTCCGTTCGTGATGCTATCCGCACAGGTTTGACATCTGAGTTGAATAAACTTAAAGGTGTTTTATTATATGACTATATTTTCGATATTGCTAATGACGTAACTGCTCTTCAATATACTTATATTGATATCAATTACACTATTATGCCATTTAACGAAATTCGTCAAATCAATAACTACATTCAAATTCGTCAACCTGGTACCTAATAGTTTTTAAATAAAGAAGGAGGGGGCGGCTTAATCGTCGCCCCATTATTTAACACATGGCTTACTCTAATAACTCTGGTGTAACTACAGCGTCTGAATACACTCGTAGTTATACTACTTTTTCCGGCTGTGATATCGTAGCTACATTCGGTTCCGAAGTAGTGGCTGAAATTCAAGGTATTACAGTTTCTATTAACCGTGAAAAAGCTCCGGTCAATGTATAGGCCGTCCTAATCAGAAATGATAAGGTTATTAATGCGGAATTAAGCGGGAAGGCTAAGTACTTTATAGTATATGTTAATCCGAACCGAAGGCTTAACTAAGTTAAGTCAGGGGCAACGCATAGATGGTGAAAAGATATAATCCGTCCACGAGGCCGCATTACGATAATTATAGATTATCCAGTATAAGAGTTAATACTGCTTAACGTTAAACGAAGGTAAAAATTTATGCTAATCTGGATCAGAAAAGACTGATCGATGAAAATGAGCGAAAGCTCCAGAGAATAAGATAAAAAGCTTATTGAGAATCATTATCGCTATACATTCGGTTCAGCAGAACCTCGCTCTATTTCGAGAGGTAAGAATACCACTTTTGCTTCTCCTTTGCAGTAATGCAATGCATAATTAAACTCTGTGATATGCTGGAAACCCCTTAGAGCCTTTAGTACCAAAGTGTAACAATCTAAAGGATTGGGCAATCAGCAGGCAGCGTAAGCGCCTCAACGACTATCCGTAAGGAGTACATCATAACAGCTGATGGAAGTGCAGAGCTCCCGAAAGGGATGAAGATATAGTCTAGACATTAGTGAGAGCTAAATGAAAACCATTTTCAAAAAGAGGTATTGCAGGTACTATTGTATTCACGTTATTTGACCGTGATGCTTTAGTCGACGCACTTGCTGTTCGTGCTGCTAAAGCAGCTTACTTCCAACGTATCGGTGGCGATATTAACTATCAACCGTATACAATTACTGAATGGGATACAAAATTAACTAACATGGTAGTTAACTCCTTGGGTTCTAACGGTAACGATAGCCAAGTAGCTTCTACTAATCCATTCAAAGTTACGCAAAACGTAGCTATTCAATCTACGCCAAAATATTCTGACGAAATTCCTCCATTCGACATTACTTTGTCCTTTGCAAATGAATATGGTCAATCCGCAGTTATGGTTATCTATGGCTGTGAAATTTTGAATGAAGCATCCAGCTTCTCTGTAGATTCTACAACTACTGATAAAGCTTGTACTTACATTGCTCGCTCTGTCGATTACTTGCAACCAGTAGAAAATAAATATTTACTTGACAATAAGTATTAATAAATTTGGCGAGGAAGTTTTTCCTCGCCTTTTTATTTTTTCTAAGGAGAATTAGGCGTGAATCCTCAAGAAAACACAAATCAAATCTTTTTATACTTAAATCGTGGCTTACAAACATTGATCAATGATGTCCTAGTTTCTGGCGAATATCCTATCGATATGAAATCAGAAATGTTAAAAGTTTGCTATGACATTATTGATGAGCACAACATCGAGCTCAAGACTCATATTATTACATTAGTCGATAATAGAGTAAAACAATATATGAAGCTATACAACTTAAAGGTGAAATATGCCAACTGATTATTCTTTAGGGAATAAGGAAGTTATTCAGACTTCTAAATATACAAGAACATATACATCCTATAGTGGATGCGATATTGTGGCATCTGTAAATATCACGATCCCAGGACAAGATATGATTTCTTATGTTTTCGGGAGTGTTCAAACTTTCTCTTATAGTATTCATCAAGAGAAGTCTCCTATTCGAACATTAGGTGATGTTAATGCTATTACTTATGTAAGCGGCCCAAGAACTATCGCCGGCTCTATTGTATTTGCAGTATTAGATAAACATGTTATTTATGAAATATTCGATGAAGTTACTAAGCGCGGCAATTATTTAAATAAACATTATTTAATGGATGAATTACCTGTATTCGATGTAACATTATCTTTTGCGAATGAATATGGCCACCAATCTACTATTAGCGTTTATAACTGTACGATTATAGACGAAGGACAGATTATGTCGATTAACGATATCTTAACAGAAAATACATATCATTATTATGCGACCGATATCGATTATATGACAGAATCTAACGATTATTATAAAATAAATGAAAAAAGTATTATCGAATCTAATCCATGGTTAACGACGACGAATGCTAAAATCTCTCGTTATAATCCTAAGATTCAATATGGGCAACATGTATTAGAATTATCTAAAGATGGATATTATTCTTTTAAATCTTATATGGAAGCTCTTAATCGCAAATATAAAAAATTAGCCGATCAATTTATGGGCGAAAAAGAATCTGAAAAGATGGCCCAGCTTAAAAAAGATTATTACGATTTACGTACAGAAGCTGAACAGTATTATCCATCTCAAGCATTACTTTCTAAGAAACAAAAGAAAGTTAGATTCCTCGAACATAAAAGAGTTAAAATAAATAAAGAATATGACAATTTTAGAACATCTTTATATACGTCTAGACGTGATGTACCCGATTACTCTAAATATCGCTTAGACGGCAAAATTCGCGGTTCTAAGGATATTCCTGATTATAGCAAATATCGTTTAGATCCTAAAAAGGATAATAGCAATATTCCGTCTTACGATGAATTTAGAAAAACTGAAAAACGTAAAGATACTAAACTTCCAGATTATTCTAATTTTAGAAAAGATATTAAAACTGTCGACGAAGAAGACGCTACTAAATATCATCTCGACGAAAATGGAAATATCGTGATTATTACCGATAACGTTACTAATAAAAAAGAAGGAGGCAACGAAGAACTTGAGCACATCTAGTATTACTTTTTTGTGGCAATTTGAAACATTCGTTGCCCTTTATTGTAACGATTATTTTAACGGTCACACAGAACTATATGTCGATGACGGAAATGAATTAACTAAATATGAATTAGAAGAACCGACTGCTATTATTAATGATTTACAGTCTGGAATCTATCGAGTATTCAGTAAGGGGCCTGACGGACAATCTGAAGATAAATATATCGAAGTATATCCAGAAGGGTTAGAATATCAGTTGACATATTTAAATAATTTAATCTTTAACGATGAATTAAATAAAGAACTTAAAGATTTTATTATTAAAGTATCTGATGAGCGCGGACTTAACTTAGTCGAAACTTTATATTTTTCTTATATGACTAATCAAGAAGAGAAAAATAAGTATCGATTATTCTATTTATTATTGGCAACGATTAAACATTATAATGCTAATAATTTTTATAACAATATCGATAATAATAGTTCGCTTTATTTAAACTCTGATAATCAATCATTATTGCATCCTAATATCGTAAATGGATTCTTAGAAGGTAAAATTAATTTATATAAGTTTACTGGTAAGTTTTACGAGTATCAAGATACGATAACGTTTAAAGATGAAAATATCGATTTAGGATTTTTAGATAAAGATTATTTATATCGTATCGATTTAATTATCGATCAGAACATAGTTAATTCTTATTATACGATTCATCCATCTTTAACGTCGGCTAATCTTATCTGGGATAAATTAAATATAATTGCGACTAAGATAAGTGATTTAACAGATAGTCTTCGATATCTTCCGTTAGCGTATCAATCATTTGACGACGATACAAAATTAGCGATTAGTATGTTACTCAATAAGCATATCGATAATCCTGTATTGCAAATGCCTAAGATCGTAGTCGAAGACGGCGAAATAACGGCACTTATCGATGGTGCTAATCAATATCAAGATATCGGCCCGATTTATTTCTGTATAACAGATGTGGAAGGATTAGCCGCCGATCAAGTGTTGGTTAAAAAAGAAATCGATAATTTAGTAATCGATTTGCCGACACAAGGTAATTCTATTTACGACGGTAATTACTTTAGTTACTTATCTGATAAAGATAATAATATTTTAAGTCCGATTTGTTTATTTAATATCGATCAAGATATTAAACATAAATATATCGAAGAAACTCTTCGTTATGAGCAAACTGGTTTATTAGCATTCTTAAAAGAAGAGTTTGAATTGGAAGACGTAAATAAATATTATCATTATTTTACAGATTATATCGGTAATAGCGATGTAACATTATCTAATTATTACGATAAAGTTATTGACCGATTTGTGCAAATTAATCCGTATGATGAATTGCTCGACATGATTCATTATTTAAATGTATATCGTTATTCTAAACAAGTACATAAAGATATCGGTATGTATGTATATAATCAAGAAACATCTCATCGAGTAATCATACCGAACGATATTAAGAATATGATAGTATCTGCTGTTAAATTTAAACGCGGAGAAAACTATCGTTTTGAATATAAAAAAGTAACAGATAATGCTGCATATATAACATATGATGATGCAGACTATACTGTAATATCTATATACGATAAAGAAACTAGAACTCATACTGGATTAGTTACAGTATGGAGAAATGGTAACGATTATTATTTGGCTAATTGGAATGTTCTAGTTAAGAACCAAATAGACTTTTAAATAAAAATGGAGTATAATATATTATGAGACGAAAGCGCTTCGATAATCATTTAAGCAGTCTATTGTCCTATACAAATAAAAACGTTGAACAAGAAATAACTCGATCTTCGTCTGGGTACACTAAAAATACTCCGACATATAAAAGATATTATTCTCAGATCGATGCAAATGTATGGTTCGGTGATAAGTTAGTTACCGATATCCAGAATATTAATTATGGATTATCTCAACACGATATGCCATTATTCGGTTATAATTCTTATATATATGACGAATTAGCTATCGGTAATCGGTTAGTACAAGGAACGTTTACGATTAATTTTACTGAACCACTTTATATCGATAATATGATTAAAAAATATCAGAAGGCAACTTTAGTTGCCGAAGATAAAACAGAAGAAGTCGAATATAAAGAAATTGTTCAACCACATCGACTATCTCAAACCGTACAATCTAATCCTGAGCATGATGCTATATGGCGACAAGGGTTTGAAATCGATATTGTATATGGACAAGATGATGACGTAATGGGTCAACCATTACATGTTATTTTATTAGACTGTCATATAATGAACGTACAAACAGTACTCGATTCTTCTGGTCGTCCAGTGTTAGAGCAATATCAATTTTTAGCTCGAGATCGTAAGGTAATTAATAGCTAAGGACAAACTGATTTATGACAACTAATAACAAGAAGAAACAAAAGTTTAATAATCAACAACATAAAAAAGGTATCGATATTAAAGAAACTCAATCTGTAAAAGATACAAATAATCCTGTCGACAATATCGATCGTGAAATGACAGGTGGTGTCGATGTTGTCGAAGTTACGACAACTGAACATGACGATGATTTCGACCCTTCTAAGACCGAATATTTAATGAATAGTGAAGCTGTTCGTATTCGTAAAGAAAATAAAAACGTTCGATTTTTTCGAATGTTAAACGATCAGTTTATCGTATATAAAATCATTACTCGTGCCGAACAACATCTTATGACCAATTTGTCTTTTGAACAACAAGCTGAATTCGATGCGATTACAGATTACGAAGAACGCATTCAAAAGCTAGAAGATTTGCGTAGCGATAATATTCTTCGTTATTTCGTTTTATTCCCACGCTCAGAACGAATTGAATACTGTAAAGAAACATTCGGTGGTTTTATCGATACTGTCGTAAATGAAATTTTAGTAAACTCTGGTTACGAAAAGAATACTATTTCTAACCCATTGTAAGGTGTGTTAATATGGAAGAATTACGTTTCGATGAAATATTCACACAGCTAAAAGATAAATATAAAACTGTTTTTACTTACACAGGATTCCCGGATGGTATCGTAATTTATCGACCATTGACTCGTTCACAATACTATGAATTGTTCGAAAATGAACAATTAATGGATGTTGAACGTGAAGATATTGTTTGCTATAATTGTATCTTATATCCTGAAAATTTCGATATCGGTGCACAACCAGCTGGTCTTATTGCCGACTTAGCACAAAAAATTCTCGACGCTAGTTTTATGAGCAAACGTGGCAGAGAAATTCTTTATTTAAATGCTGTCGATAATATGGAAAATGTCGATAAACAAATCTCTTGTGTAATCCATGAAGCATTCCCTGAATATGATATTGAAGATATCGATAACTGGGACATGGTTAGAACAATGGATTTCTTAGCAAGAAGCGAATGGATTCTTAAAAATATCCATGGCCGTGGTGGCCTCGATATGGAAAAACTTCTCGATGCTGGTAGCAATGTATCATTTAAACAAGATGATCCTCGTTTATTTAACGAAGAAAAACAATACTTCGATAAATTAAGAGAGCAGCGAGAAAAACCTCCAGAAGAAATTAAGAAACCAAAACAAACAGTTAAACGTCCTCAAAGACGTAAACAACAAATGTCTGAAGACGAACTAAAAGCTATGTTCCCAGAAGCATTTGTTAATCAAGGCGATGAAAACTCTATTCGTGAAGTAGCATTAAGTGGTAAAAACCCTCATGATATGACACTTGCAGAGTTAGCTGAACTTAGAAATAATAATTAAATTAATATAACAAGGGAAAAATATGGCTGACGATTATTTATTTAAAGGAATAGAAGCTCCTTCCGATAGTCCTGCCGACTCTTTTGTTGATACAGTAGCGGCTGCCGGCGGACTCGTCGGGGCCGCTTTTGCTTTTTCTAGAACAAAAAGAGGGGCGAGAGTTTTATCTAAACTCGATCCTATTATAGGACAAGTAGAACGTAGACTCTCAAAAATTACCGATGACGGCGCTAATGCAATTACATTATCCGAATTAGAAGGATATGCTAATCAAGCATTACGAGGAAATTTTCCTAAACCTTCATCTGTCGTAACTGCCGATAAGCAAACCGATATTATTCGAGACACGGCTAATCGTATATTAAATCTACAAGCTGATGCAGAAAAGTATTCACAGAATTTGTATCATGCTCAAGTAATAGATACGATAGCAACAGATTTTAAAGATGCCGGCATTAATCAAGCAACGATCGACAATATGGTTGATGCTATTAATAGTATTGCTCCATCTCAACGATATGACGGCAGCCTCGGATTCTCTGAACGTCTTAAAAATACATTAAGAGATGTCGTTATGGATGGCGAATCAGAGCATGCAGTATTTGACGATACAGATGTAGCATTAAGAGCTATTCAAAATCTAGAAAGAAAAAGTAGCTTAGAAGACTGGCAAAGTGTTGGTGGCCGTGGCGAAAAAATAGTCGACAACTTTATCGAAAATCAAATTAGAGATGCCGGAGAGTTATTATCTAAACATCAGGCTAAAAAGACTGGAGAAGTCCACGACTTTGCTCTTGCCGATTATTTAAAAGAAAAGCAAGTTAATGCTTCTATCGATGAAGGCGCTCTCGATGTTCCGATTGTATCTCGTAACGGTAAACGAGACATCATCGATATCGATAATGCTCTCGATAAGATACGCAGTAATGATAGAACTGCTTTTTTAGCCGATCTATTAGAGAATGCTAAATATAATGATAGTACTAAATATGTCGATGGCGAAATATTAAATACTCCGAATTTAGATAAAATAAAATCTGAAGCGAGAGGAATTGTCGGCGATACATTAGTCGGTAAATTATTTGGTCTCGATGATTTATCGCCTAGAAATCAATTAGGTATCGACGTTTATTCTAATGCTCAATTTAAACTCGGTATGGCCAACTTCCAAAAGGAAGGAACATTATTAGTTCGTAACCGCGATAAGCTATATCGTCAAGATCTTACGACCGGTAAGATGGAAGAGATGGATATTAGCGGTTATAATTGGCAATCTGCTAATGACGATATCGTTCATTATGGTCGTCTAATGAATCAATACGGAGTTCAACAAGAGAAAACGAATTGGGCTCAACTTGGCCGAAGCGAAGGTGCTAAACGATTAACCGATGTCGACGGCAACAATTTATATGCATTAAGAAATATCGATATAAATCAGCTAAGCGAATCAGAGCTATCTGCATTAGGTAGACGTGCCTATTCTCACGCTCGTGCCGTACAAAGTATCGATATTGATTTAGAAAAAAATACTGAAAAAATTGTTCTCGATTTAGCCGCATCAAAAGAAGGCATTAAAAAAGATACACTTTCTAAAATACGTGATGTATACAATGCAAAAAGCGAAAGTGCTAAAAGAAGAATCTTACGGGATATCGACGTTGATCAGGTTGATAACTTAGATTTATTAAGTGTAACTAAAGCCGCTCATGACGGCAAAAAAATTAATGCAAGGCTTCGCGATGACGGTATCGGTATCGGTAGTGAAGCATTATATAAAATTAAATCTGTCGAAGAAACAGTTAATGAAGCCGTCGTTAAAAATGCTGTCGATTCTTTGGGCAAAACACAAGCCGAAGCTTATGCTAAAATAGATTCTTTAAACATATCTCCAGGTGAAAAACAAAAACTGAAAGATATGTATACTATTGAAAAATATAAAAAAGAATCTGGTATCAACGTTATTAAAGATCGACATAACTTTAATCGAGATAAACAAGATATTGGTTCTGCTGTATTCGATAAGATACAAAGAACGTTAGGCGATAGTCCTGAAGCCGATAGAATACTCGGACATTATTTAGGTAACGGTAAAGATATCCATTTTGACTTTGGTAAAAAGGGAAATGCTGCCGCGCCAGTTTTAGCAAGAAAATCACTCGACGTTAAAAAGATAATTACGTCTTGGAACAGTGGCGACCTTGACGGAATAATGCAGGGCATTTCTGATTCTGCTAAAGGATTATTTGCTAATTCTAAATTAAGTCAAACAACATTCTTAGGTAAACTTACTGGCGGTCATTTAGACTTTTCTAATAATACGACAGGCAATGATTTATCGATTGCAGGTGCATATTTATATAAGATGGGACATCGTTTAAGCGGTGGCCTTAATATGCTTGACCCTGGTGCATTTACCGGTGTCGTAAATAACTGGTTAACTAGAGGCATTGCTCAGTTCATTAATATAGGACATGGCCTTGGCTTACATGAAAATGCTTCAAGAAGCAGTTTAGAAATCATCGATAAACTTTTATTTAAACGTGTATTGCCAGCTAGTTTTTTATATACTCAATTAGACTGGGCAGACGATACATTTAATTTAAATGAAAACTTTCAAACTGGTTTAGCCAACATCGATTTAGGTTTTAGAAAATTTACCGATGCTACAGGATTAACTGATGCATTTAAATTAGCTAAAATGGCTAATCCGATGGCCCAATATATTAGTGGCGACTATCGTCCTTATCAGTCCTACGAAGAACGATTAGACTATTATCAAAACGGCAAAGATCCGATTAGAGCTGGTCGTTATTGGGTATGGGGTTCTTCAAATGAATTCCGTGGTTCTAGTATTTCATACTGGGAAGATAATAGTTTAAAATTAGCTAAGTCTGATTATAAGACTGAAGGTATTTATGGCGGCTATTTTAATAAATGGATGCACAGTCCAATACCGACATTATCTAACCCTTTATCTCCATTAATATACGCTCTTAATCCTTATTGGTTAGAAGAGATGCATTCAGAAGACCGACCTTATTTAGAATCAGGTCCTCTATTCGAATCTAATACTCTTCAAGGCTTAATTCTTAATCCGACATTAGGTGAAATAATTAAGCCTAAGAAAAAATATCATGAGGATAGAATGTGGTTCGGTCGTGACGTTAAAGCAGTCATGTACCATATGAATCAACAGATACAAGAGCAGTCTCAAGATACTCGTTATTTAATATTCCAAAATGGACGTCTTGGCGTATATGATTTTACAGCATTTGATCATCCTACTGCTAATGAATATGTACAAAGTAGTGATCAACAATATGCGCCACAAGCTCCGATGTATGCATCAGCCGCCGATTACGTTAAATACATCAATCCTGACGGAACGGTAAATCCTGAAGTAGCAAGTTTACAACCGGTAACAAGTGGTACTGGTAGTGCTATTTCAGCAATGAATAATGCTATTTATTCTGGTAGCTCTCCTTATACTAATCCTAATGGTATGTATATACAGCAACGTGTTAGACGTGGTAGACCTAAAGGGTCACTCGAAGAAATTTTAAATAATGCTGACCTATATAATAATTTGATGAATTCAAATGGAGGTCGTGATTATTTAGATGAGTTACAAACTACTTCGAGATTATTAACAGGTATTTATGGTTATATTGGTTCTAGTGTATTTGGCCGTGATGAATCTAAGTTTATCGCTAATGCTGGCGATATTGATTCATTTACTCGTCAATTCTGGGATGCTGGTGTAGGTGGTCTCGGTGGTGAAACAGCCGAAATTAGTCGTCGTTTCTTACCAGAATTTTCAAGAAGACGACGGGTTAATCCGTTGATGAACGATGCTGCGGAAAAATATCCATGGTTGCCTGAAAAGTTTTATACTGGTGACCTAATGACTAAAATCATAAATGGGGAGGCTCGTCTTCCTGGTGCAGGGTATGAAGCTATTAATCAGTTACATCCAGATCAGTTTGCTTCTGATGGATATGGTGCTATTGATCGATATAAGATATTAGCCGATATAGCTCCTAATAGTCCAGAGTATAAATACTGGAAACAAATTGTTAAGATGATGAACTCTGATGAAGCTAAAAAAGTATTACAAGATACTGAAGAAATGGTTAAACATCAGGGCAAAAAACATGATTTCTTTAATTATAAATTTTTAGGTAAAACTACAGTATCTCAAGACGGCCATATCGAAGAAGTATTATCTAACGGTAAATTTAAAATTGCCGGCGACGATCGTTTATATCAAATTGCCGGTGTTAAATTTAAAGAAAACGGCTTCATGTCGAAACAACAGTTGTTACAAGTTATCCAACCAGGACAACGAGTAACGATGCGTATCGACGATGAAGAACGTACCGACAATCCAGATGCACCACAAGCTCCAATTCGTGCAGCGTTATTCTTGAACGGTGAAAATATTTCAGATACATTACGAGAAGTAGGTTTAGCTGAATACGATATGGACGATAGTTCTGCGGCTGGTGCATATGCTAACTATAATACGTTTGGACGTATTTTTGGTAGTGCTGCCGAACTAGTAACGCATGCACAAATTCCGATTCTCCATAGTCAATTCATGAGAATTAACGATCCGTTAGAAGAATATCGTAACGATCAATTATACGGTAGTGGATTTGCTTCATGGGAAGATATTGTCGATACAATGCTCGTTCCGACATTCGAACAAAGTAAAACATCGTTTGTAAAAGATTTAGTGGCCGATAGTGCATATCGTTATTACAAAGGATTAAATAGTCGAGCTTTAGATAATGCTTCTAAATCTAGATTAGCCGTTGCTAAATTTGCTTCGACATATTTAGATGGCCCAGCACTAGCCGGTGAAATCACAGGTCGTTTTACTTTCGTCGGTGCTAACGCCGTAGAACGAAAAGAAAAGTTATCTCGTGCATTTAGATTTGCTGGCAATGCATTTGCAATGGCAACATCGACCGACGATCCTATGTATGCTACTTATGCATGGGGACGTATGGGTTACGATATCGGTAGCCATTTAAATCTATTCGATAAATTCATCTCGGATGAGTCTTCTATCGGTAGATTTGCCGAACATTTATTTGGTAGCGTCGATAATAAAGGTATTGAAAGTTTAGTCGATTTTGCTAAACGAACTCGTGCTAGTCGAATGCTACAAGCTGCCGCTTTTGCCGGTACTGGTTTAGCAATTGCATTAGCTAAGAATAATCCGATTACCGAAGCTCTCGGTCTCGATCATGTATATACTCCAGATAACGTAGAAAAACGTTGGGACACAGAAGAATACTTCGATAGACTTCGTTATATAAAATATATGGGTCTATATGAAGCAGCTAAAGAAAAAGCTAAAGCCGAAGAAGGCGTCGATGTCGATAAATTATATCAACATCAAGAAGCTCTTCGTGCCGAAATGGATGGCGATGTGTCGATTACCGATATGATGGCATCCGTATTAACTTCTGGTACTCCGTCTAACGATCCATTAGCGCAATGGATTAATAAAAAGTTCGGTCGTTTAAGTGAAGATATGACAACGCTTGCTGCCGGTGAATGGACAGAACAAGCTATTATGTATCATCAAGTAGCTGAATCTACTGTATATGCGTTAAATAAAGATAGTGAATATTCCGATATTATTCGTGCATTACCTAGCACCGAAAAAGAATATTTCGTCGAATTTGCTAAAGTAACGAACGAAAAACAGCGACGTGCTATTTTACGTAATGTATCTCCATCGTTAGCTAAAGCGTTAAGACTTGTATGGTATCAAGAAGAAACTGAAACAGAATCTAATGAATCATATTTCACGACTCATAATCTTCCTGGACCATTATGGCAAGGTTGGGAAGCATCTTCTAACCTTGAAGATATTAAGGCAAAAGTAATATATAACGAAGGAATGCAATTTGCAGACTTCGGTATTTATTCTTCTACATATGAAGATCCAGAAGTTATCAATGCTCCTAATATAGAAAATATTAGGAACGGCGATGATCCTATTACTGTCCGAGCTAAAATTAATACTGTATTAAGTGGTATCGGTTTAACCGAGAAACAGATACAGGTGAATCCTACGCAACAAGATGGTATAATAGATATAGTAACTAATGTAACTTCTGTTCTTGGTTACAAAATAGACAAAGCGTTATCATTCTTATAGAAGGATTAAATAATGGATCAAGATTTTACTTATATAACTAGGAGACCGACATACGATGCTTTTAATAAAGAGTCATTTGGGCCACCTAGTCATCTTATTGAATTATTAGAAAAAGCTAATTTAAATAAAAGAAAGGATATGACGCTGGCGATTGAGTCAGCGTCTAATTCCGCTTTATCGTTAAATAATAAAGCTAAGGTATTGCCGTCTCCTGACGCAAAACCTTATTTCTTCGATATTGAAACAATTCCGTCTGTGCTCGTAAATGTTGACGGTCAAGATAGAGCAGTTAGAACACCAGATATTATCTGGCAGTATGCTGCAAAAGACGAGAGCGGTACTCGTGTCGTTATGAATGGATTAACAAAAGATCAAGCATCTTTATTAAGATTGAAATTTGATAACGGCACATTTAATTACGATACTGCGACTCGAGAAGAAAAAGTTGCTTACGATACACTAGCTCGTATCGGTAAGAACGCAAATAATATGAGTTCTGGCGGTGCACTTGAAGCACTAACAGATGCCGACGATAAGACCAAATTAATTGGGCGTGGTATCGATTATTTATCTAACAATCATCAAGATGGTTTAAATAATATAGCTAGAGAAATAGATCAACATATTTCTTCTGGTACACAAGTAATCGGTTTTAACAGTCAGTTCTTCGACGTAAACAAAGTATCGACTGCTTTACGTGAATCTCCTGACATTACTAGAACATTAGGAACAAGAGCAGTTAATAAGATAGCAACTAAAAATCATTTCGATATTTTTAAAACGATTAAAACAGCGATTACGTTAGATCCTGAAGCAATGTCTCGGGCGTATAAAGACTCTATATTGCGTGGAGCTAAACAAACTAAGGCTGGTCGACTTGGAGCCTATTATATTAAAGGCTCTAGTTTACGACAAGAAGATTTTGCTCGTATGCTCGGTATCGATGTATCGAAAGCCCATGATGCTGGCGCCGATATTTCTGCATTGGAGCAATTATATAACAATGAATATTTCCGATCATATTTAGAATCAGCCTCTAAAATAATTGCCGAAAACAAATCAACAATGCAAGAAATTAAAGCTGGTACATTCGTAAGCAATATTAATTCTGTATGGGGAAGAAATTCTGGTTTATTAATGTTTGAACGTAATGGCGGAGAATATATTTTCCCAGAATATAATATGCGCCATGTCGACGGTAAAAATTATACTGCATATCGAGGCTCTACTTTTAAGACGAATGCTATTTATGAAGTAAGTAAAGTAATGAAGCTCGATCATAACGATCTTAATCTCGGTCGTTATATAGCAGAAAATGCTGGCCAACTTGGTATTAACGGTAGCCATGATTTACACATGGTAGAACTAACTGGCGGCGATGGTGCATTACGATATATTGTCGGAACAAAAGAAAATTTAGAAAATCAATTTATGGAATCTTTTGTACCGATTGCTCAACGAACTAAAGACGGCATGCAATATAATATGCCTGGCATGAAAATTGCGACAAATTCTTTAGGTATTGGTATGGCAAATACGGCAGAAGATACTTTTAATAATTTATTAGTACGTTCTTATCAACGACAATCTCGTGGTAACGTTATCGATAAAATTCAGTCTGCGACTTATAGTCGAGAAAACTTTGTTATCGATCCTATCGTTAGTACGTTCTCTACTAAAAAACAACAGTTAGCAGCCGCAACAATTCTTCAAGATCATATCGAGTTAGGTAAATCTGTTGCTGAAGCAATGTCCGGATATTCGATTGAAGATCTTGGCGGTATCGATAAGGGAGTATTTGCTCGTTCAATTGAAAAAATAGCAGCCGGAATGAAAGAACGATATAATCCTGAAAAAGGATATATCCCGTCATTCGGTGCCGTTAAAGAAATTTTAAATAATATTAATTCTAAAGATAATCATTTCTTAATCTCGACAGCCGCAAGAGAAATCGCGGCAAGTGGATTAGAACATGACAAGATTGCATCCGATTATGTAATGCAATCTGTTATGAATGAATATACTCGTATGATTCGTAATCATGAAGTATCTTATGATTCTCGTTTTAGAATTGACGATAAATTCTTGGCAGGACTCGCCGGCCCTCAAAATCTTAGTGGCGTAGAGTTTAGTTTAAGCCTAAAAGAAAAAGACTTTAATATGGCTGCTGCTACACTCGAGAAGAAGCTTAGAACTTACGGTACTAATAAGACGATCACTCCAACACAATTAATCGATCGTTTTAATTATTTTGCGACCAAACTCGAGAAGCGCGGCGGAGCTTTATCTAACATTACTAAGCGTTTCAACGATTTAAAAGCTCAAGACGATGTATCGTTTAGAGATATGTCTGAATTTTTCGTACGAGAATTACAAACATATCAACAACGTAATCCTCATGATGAAGCATTTAGGAGTTTTGATTTAACTCCGGGTAAAGCGATTATAACTTCTGATGCTCAAAAGACTGTATTAAGATCGGTAGCTAAATCTGCAGCAAACGGTTTAAGTAAAAGCTCTCTCGATGCAAGTGAACGATTAAAAGGCTATTTAATGAATGGCCTTACAGAAGATATGTTTGTCGATCGCTACAAAGGTCTTCAGCCAGATAAAATATTATCGGCTCGATTTAATACGATCGAGAAACAAATGCAAAGTATCGCTAATCAAATTGTAGCTAGTTTAGGTAATAATGCTAACTTATCGATTAGAGGTAATACTGTCGCTATTGTCGAAGGTAATAAGTTCTACGATATCAGTAAATATTTATCTCGAGTAGTATATGCTAATGGCGGTAATTTTGCTTTCCAACACGGCAATAGTGTTGTCGATATGAGCTTCACCGAAAGAGCTGTTAGGTCTATTCATATGGATGGCGGCGAGGCAAAAGTAAAACCGGCATTACAATATGTAGCAAGAGAATTATCTAATTTCGATCATATTCTTCCGTCTGTTAAAGAATGGTTAAAAACCGATAAGAATGCTAGTATCGGTGAAGTATTAACTAACGTTCTTAAAAATGCTCAAGCAAATCCTAATAAGATAGGTTTATCTCCTGGTGATAAAGGTTTTGATGTAACTAAACAAGAGTTATTAAGACTAACAGATTTAAATATCGCGCAAAAAAATCTTACCGACAGTAAAGCAGATATTATAAGATCTCTTCCTGAATTATTTAGCACTAACGTATTAACTGTCGACGACTTTGTTAAAATGGGCGTTGTCGAACAAGGTGCTGGTCGAGACGACGTAATTAATTTCTTTAAGACAATTAATCCAGCATGGGATGGTAAGACTGGAGACTTATTTAAAGACATGGCTCCGTCTAGTAAATCTCAGAATGCAATTAGTGCATTACTTAACCCTAAAGATCCGTCTAAAGGATTAAATGCAGTACTTCACGATGAGTCATTTATCGAAAGGAATTTTGTCGGCGTCGATACTTATGATTTTAAATATGACGACAACGGTAAAATCATTCTTAACGATGATGGCACATTAAAAACAAGTACTCGATATTCTGGTAGTGAATATTCTATTCTATCTGATACAGAATATGAAGAACAAAATATTACTAAGAGCGAAACAAATCATTACGCTAAAGTACTTAAAGGTGCTAAACGATATGATACCGCGACAAATGCTTCTGCTATTAGTCCGGGCAATGAACGTAGTTATCAACAATCTTCTGGTCAATCTCGAACATTATTAAAAGAAGGCGTTGAACAAGTTGCTATTGATCATGGTGACGATCCTGCTCGTTATTATACCGATAAATCTTGGATAGGTTCGACTAAAGCAGATACAAACAAAGCAGTGCTCAATACAAATACTTTATTGTTACAACACGATAAAGAGGGACAAGAAATCATCGATAAATCTTTCAATGAAATTGTAACGAGTATCGAAAATGAATATCATCGCACTTTAAGTTCGAATGAAATTGATAGATTATATGGAGAATATTCTCGAGCTTTAAAATCTGGTATTGAAGGTTCTGCTAAAATTTCTCCGGAGTTAGCCGATGCATTAGGCCAAGCTACTTATGGATTACATGGTGGTGAAGCTATTAACTTAGCCGGTAATAAAGATATTAGCAAGGAATTTATTGAGCGTCACGTTCCGATTAAAATGAATACCGATGGCAAATTCGAATTAAAAGAAGTATCTGATGCGGTATTCTTACGAGGTCAAGATATTGTCGAGACTTCGATGGATACAGAGTTCTCTGGTGCAACATCTAAAACGGCTAAGAGTGATTTATTTGGTCGAATTCATTTCGTCGATGCCGATAATAATATTGTTTCTGAGTCTAAGATATCGAAGATGTTACAAGAGTTAAGTGTTCAAAATAAACCTGACGATATTAAAGGTATGATCGATGCACTTAAGTCTAAAGGCATCGATACTAGAATGGTATTACATAACTTCAGAGATACGACTCGTAAATTGTTCGTCGGCAATGCTAAACAAACAACGTCGACATTAGGTTTTGGTTTAGGTGAAGTCGATAAAAATATTGCTAAAATTTTAAATGAAACAGGTTTTGGTAATATGGTCGGATTGAAATTTAATACAGAAGGTATCGCTAAATTCTTATCTGGCGACCTTAACGAAATTGCTTACCATTATTATTCTGGCGACAAAGGCCAACGAACTCAAAATTTAAAAGAAATGCGCAAGCGTTTACTACTCGAAGTTGGTTTAACAAAGAATGCATCTAAAGAAGAAGCGTATAGCGCGATTAAAAAACGTATTAATATCGAACGTAACGTTATCGTTAATGCATTAGCTAAAACTGTTAACCATGGATCACCGATCGATATCATTCAAGGTGAACAAGAAATGGTTAAACGTAAAGATATCGTAGGTTTAACACAACAATGGTTAGATAATATTGCCGACGAGCCTATGGACGTTAAACGTGCGTTTATGAGAAAAGCCGTCGATAATTTAAATGAGTCTGGCTCTATAGAATTATTTAACAAAGGTGCTATTTATTTCGATGAGAAATTAAATAGAATCATGTTTACTGACGGTGTATACGAAATAAAAGACGGTAAGAATCTTGGCGACATATTTAAGATTATGCTTAAAGATCAGGACGAAAAACTCGTACAAAAACTTAGCGACGTCGATAAATTGACTATGGGTGTTTCTGGCAAGGTAACGGCTCAACAAGTTACGGCGTATTCAAAAGATTATATCGGTGAATTACAACATGCTGTATTTAACCAAAACGAGTTAATGAAAGTAAGAGAGTTAAAGGTCGGCGCAAAAACAGCTAAAGAATTATTAAAAGTAATAGATCCGACTGGAACATTACAAGAATCTTTAGCGGCAACTGGTGTATACGATAATATAACCGGTGAAATCAATTACGGTGAAAAATTATCTGATGCAGCAATGAACGGAACTCGTTATTCTCGTGCAGCTAGAAAGTCTCGTCAAAAACTTGCTCAGGCTGGCGATTTTGCCGATACATCGTTAGAAAAATTCGTATATGATTTATTCGATGAAAAAGGCATTAAAGCTACTAAAGATTATGTCGAAGAATTTGCTGAACGGTTATCTCACCATGCTGCCGATTATCGTAACAATAAAGGCGGTCGTATGGCAGACGATACTAAAGACTTTGCAGATATTTTACATGGCAGTCGTGGTACTGATAAAGAAAGAGAAGTATTTAGAAAAGCTTTTAACGATATAGATACACCTCTTACTCTCGATGAAATGATTAATCACTATAATAAAACTGGTGAATATAAATCAGGTAAATTTAGTGAAACGATCGGCGGAAGAAAATATGAAATGTTTATTCCGCAAAGTGCCCATAGCCCAGAAACAAGAGCACAAGTTAAATCGTTCTTTGATTCAGCTCAAAAGCTTGCCGAAATGGAAGTTCAGGACGGCGTTCAATATACCGAAGAAGCTGCTAAATTAAAAAATAATATGGATCAAGCCTATAATAGTTTGCGTGACAATGTCACTAAAAACTTAAGAGGTAAAGGTCATATATTAGAATCGACAAGTTCTGCTTATCTCGGTGAAAGTATTCAAGCTGCTGCTACAAACGTATTCGACTTCGACGATAACTTTATTTCGTCGAGAAAATTTGCTGGCGGAATGACGATTAAAGAGGCCCAAAAGGCCGGTTTAAGTACAAGCTTTGGTGAAGCTTCTATCGATGTCTTTGAAAAACTCGGCGTATTCGACGGTTTAGATGCTGCAGGTCGAGCTGCTAAGATTAAACAACTCGAAACAGAAGGCATGGCAATGGGCGTTGGACGTTATCCATTCGACTATCCTACATCAGTCGACTTCGGCAAACTTTATTTAAATAAAGGTCTTGCCGAGAATGAAGTAAGAACTAATCAGCTTATGGCTAAAGGTAAAGGCCTCGACTATGACGGCGACCAAATTAAATTAATTAAGATGAACGAAGATATCATCACTAATTCTGGTATGACCGACGATAGTTTATTACTTGCATCTTCCATGGATAATAGTGCTGTAACGTTCCAAGAAACGGCAAGAAGAAGTTATGATCCATCGACAAAAACAGTAAGTGATGTTACAATAGAAGGTGCAGATGGTAATACTCTTGCCAAAACTCAAAAAGCTTCAAGCTATGCTGGTGAAACATATAATCCATTAAAGAATTTACAAAAAGTAGTTAACGACGTCGGATTTAATGAAGAGTTTATGACTCAATATTCTGGCGGAATGCGATTAGGGCATACAGCTTCTACTGTAGCTATCGGTGTCCAAGAAGCTCGTTTGTCGGCGAAGAATGCCGGTAGTGCGACTGCCGATATAATGAATCAGTTTGCCGACGTATTCACCGATTTAACAAGACATGGTCAAACAGCTGAAGATATTCGTAACATAGGTAAACTCGTTACAGACGATACATATAATAAAGCTATATGGTCTGAAATGAAACGTAAACAAGAATCCTTATCGACAATGGTCGATGCCGTTGCTAATAACTCTGATTTTATTGCAAACAGTGGTTTGCAAGGCAAAAGTGCTGAAGAGATTCAAGGTGCTGCCGATGAATATGTTCGTCAACAATATAAGCAACATGTATCTAATATGTTTGAGACAACTGCTTCTTACATGGAGAAAAATAAGTTAAATCTTAATTTTACAATGTCTCAATTAGACCTTGGTGTAAGCGTTACTGGCGATCGACATGCTACGTTTAGAAGTGCAACCGATGTTCATAGTGCATCTCAAGAAGCGATTATAAATAACGCTGCTTTAAATAATATGGCGCCTATTGTAAATAATCCTGAAGAACAAATTCAAGCTGTTAAAATGAACGAGTCTTTAATTGGTTCTGGTGTTGCTGAACGTATGGCAAAATTAAGAAGTGGCGAAGTTAAAGCTATGGACATTGTTCGTAAAGCACGAAGTAAATCGGTTTTAGGTGCAATGGCTGCTTTGGGTTCTTCGATTCTTGTTGCTGGTTATGGATCGGTTTCTCCGATTCCGGATGTCGATAATACTCCGGCTCAGCAAATTAATAATGCCAATACATCAGTTCGTTTAGTTCAACCTCAACAAGGTGCTGCTAATGGTGGTTATATAATCAATGTAGCAACTTCGACAAGTCAAGATCCACAAGCTGCAGTTGCTGCATTAAATGCTATGCCGAACATTGTTGGTTCTGGCGGTAGTGCAACTGTTACGACAAGAGTTACATCTAAATATGAAGATATGAATGCTAACGATATTAGCAACTATTTAGATAGTGTATTATAAATAAAGGAGATTCTATGGCGGAAGATAAAAAGCCAGGTGTTAACTATGCGACTCAACACTTAGGTCAAAAAGTCGGCAAGAAGGCTTCCGATCAGGTCGAGACAAAAAAGGAAGATACTTCTAATAATCCGACTGAAGGATCAAAAGAAGAACTTAATCAAATGGTTCGAGATACTCAGATGAGCCTTCCGGAATTAGCCGACTTTGAAGAAGGCGCAGTCGACATGAGAATTTATGAAGAGCTCGCTAAAAAGATGGGCGATTCAAAAGAACAGGCTTTGTTTTATAAAGAAAATCCTCCATTAGAAAACACTGGCATTGATAGATTGAGAGGGCTGGCTATGGTCAGCCTTCCTCCATCTGCTTTCAGAATTACAGATGAAGATTTACATGCTGGTTTTGTCGATGGCGATACTTTATATGCCGACCTAAGAAAAGCAGAAGTAAAAGATCCAGAATTATTAGAATATTTATGTGTCGGTCAACAAAACATGCGAGCATGGTTAGCCGGGAATAAAAAAGCGACAGAAGATGTTTTGGATGCTAATAAAGTAAAAGACGAAAACAGAAGTCTTGATTATGATATGGGCTTCCGTTTTCTATTTTATGATGCACCAGAAGTTCATCACTGGTCTATCGTATATGCAACCGACGTAAAACAAGTTACATATGGTGAAGCTGTTCAAAACTATCAAGCTTTTTTAACGAAGGCCTATGATGTTAGTAGTAATAAAAATGGTTCTAAATGGGAACGTTACAAAGATAGTGATACCGTTACGATTGCTCAAATTGGTGAGTTCGATAATAAATGGATCCAAGTAAATAATTATCTAACCGAAAAACGTTTTGGTAATTCTGCTGTCTTATTGAATGGACGTAAACCTGTATTCGGTTTAATGGCAGACGGAACTAATTACGGCACATTAGAAGTAGCCTATGCTGCAGCTAATGACGTCGTTAATATGGTAAAGAATGCACAAGAAGTTCGTGCCGTTATCGATATTAATGGTTCTTCTAAACAAGACCAAACTACGGCATATCCTAAAAATATGGTTAGCTTCCCAGGTGATGGATTACTAGCTAATTATTTTAATACGTTTAATAAATTCTTTACTGGACAAGATCCTACTGTATTTCAAGAAACAGGTATTAACGCATATGGTTTAGAACATTATCGTCGTAACCTAGCTGTTATTTATGTAAAAGATAAAGACGGACAATGGATTAATTTAAATAAATATATTATTGCTCGCCATCGCAATACTTCTATTTTAAAGTATTCTGATTTTACGAATCCTCATCTTAAACCTTGGGCATATCAATACGATACAAAAGCTTGGACAGATGCCGTATGGAATGCGACATCTCAATACGACAATCGTCACGAGATTCAAAATAAAGCTTTTGGTTGGAATAATATTACTAAAGGTTTAAATTCTATTTCTGACTGGACTTGTACGATCGGCGACGTAACATTATTCGTTCCACCTATTTCTATTAATACGGTAACACAAGCTTATACAAATTCTGTTCCATTACTTCGTGCAAAAGGTTCTGCTAATATTGAAAATGCAAAACCTGAACGATTCTTACAATTAGAACTATATTTCAATGAAGACCGTGGTATTAATGGACAACCTGTAGAATGGTATACAAATCTTAGCGATAAAAAGAAAAAAGTCGTATATCATATGAATGGATTCCGGGCGTTGTTATCTGAATTCCATTTTGCTCCATATATGCCAATCGAGAATAAATATATTAACGAAGTTCTCGATATCGATGCTATTTGTTTTGAATCGATGTCAGTAGCGACAGTTCCGAATTATCCTAAGCTATTAAAAGTTACGTTGTTACTTAAGGAATTCGATTATCAGGTATTTATGCCTCAAGTTCCTAAGCAACGTGATTTACAAGATGGAGTTATCGATATTTATCGTAACTTCTTTGCGAAAACAATCAACTATGATTTACTACGTTGGTATATTCAACGACCATTGCAATTAGGACAAGATCTTCACGATAGAAAAATGAATATTTCTTCTAAAGATTTTATGAAGAAAACATTATTCGCAAATCGATCTGCTTATATGCCGGTCGATACATTAAATCCTAGAATTAATATTTATATGCCTGATGAAGGTAAACTTGTTAAGATGGAAAAGGTTAGACAGACTTTTACTCATAGTAATAATAAAGCTCCTAACTATTATCGTCCATCTGAAAAAGATAAAGAATTGTTTGCGATTGCAAACCAGTATTATAAAACGATTCATAGCGATCAAATTAATAATATTCTTAAAAAATATAAATTTAATTATAGCGATAAAGCTTCTGTCATGTCGACTGCAGGTCGCGAGATCGTCGATTACTTACGAGCATTAAATATACCGTCCGATTATTCTATTTTAGAAAAACATATCGACGTCGTAAAATCTGTTCGAGATTACGCTTTATCAGTTGCTGGCGGCGGACAAGCTAAACCTCAATACAGCTTCGATGAGGATCCAGATAATGATTATTTAAAAATTAAAATTATTCCTAGCGTCGATTATAACAGTCGAGATGAATCTTTATTATTAAGACAACAATTTGTTTCCACTTTAACGAGTGGTGGCAATCAGAATATGTCTGATAATATTCACAATACCGACCAATCCGGTATCGATTTACAGACTAATTATTATGATATGGTATTTGCCGATAATGCATTTAATTTTAGAATCATATTAAAACAAAATAATGGTCAATGTACGTTAGAATATTCTCCTTATGATGGCGATTCTAAATTCTTAGAATATTGTGCATCTCAGTTTGCGGCCGTACAAAATGCTGACGGTTCTGTTCAAATGTCCGGTAATCAAGAGACATATGAAAATTATGAAGACTCCGAATTTGAACGTATCAGTTCTATTCAATATGTAACATATTTAGAAGATGTATTAGTGCAAGGTTTAACAGCAAACTTCTCTAATACATATGCGAATATGACATTAAATACATATCATGGTCAAGCTCCTCAATTTATGGGCGGACAAGATGCAACATTAACGTTTTCTGTTATGACATATGACAGAGAAACTGTTGATCGCTTCGATAAAATTCCGAAGATTATTTCTTATTTTAAAAAGAAATATCCTAATGCATTACCAAGTTATCCATTTAGAATTGATTCTGAGTTTACTCGTTTATTAGGTATCTTCGAAGTAATTGTAGAACAAGTGTCGATTTCGACTGTCGTAAATTATCCTGGTTTATATCAAATTAATGTAACGTTACGGCAAACAGATAGAACGATTCGTAATCGTTTTGCTATTTATAAACAATTCGAACAAAATAATTTTGCGTCGAAAGAAGCGACGGCTCAACGTGCTGCGCAAGCCGCATTAGGCTACTTCGAGATCGATCAAAATTTATCTAAAGCTGAATTATATCCAGACTTAGAATTACCGACAATTAAAGAACTCGGTGAATTAGGTTTCGAATTTATCCGTTATAAAAATCCTCGTGATCAAGTATTCGTTGATCCCGATTTTTATTTCTTCTATCATGAACATTTATTCTCGGAGTTATTAAGAGATTGTATTTTACAAGATAGTAAAATGCTTCAAATGTTTGCTAAACCAGACGAAGACGGTAATCCATCTGGTGAATTAAAAATTCTTTCAGATCTTAGTGAAGCTGCTCAATATTCTATGCGTCATGGTATGATTGCACAAAATGGTGGCATATCTGAAATGACGGCTAAAGATTGGCAGTTAACGCAAGAAAGATTAAACCAGATGAAAAAAGAAGAGAACGAACAACGTATGAAACTTTTTAAATCTGGTATTGCGACCGGTCAATGGAAAGTCGGTAAATCTATTGGCGTTACTTTCTTAGAACCTTATTATGCATGGTTGTATCATAATTTGAATACAGAAGAAGGCCAGAAAGAAGTAGAAAAGGCTAAAGAAGCCGTTAAAGAAAATACTCCCGACGGCAAAGGTGGAGTTAAAAAATCTAGCCCTGGTCAGGGTATAATAGATCCAAGAACTCAAGTAGATAGAAATTCTACTGTATATAAAGAAAATAAAGAAGAGTATGATAAGGCTACCGCTGATGCAAAAGCTAAAGAACAAAAAGCAAAAGAGAATGTAGAAAAAGCAAATGAAAATGCTCTTAAATCTATAATCGTCGATAGTATTAATATATTCCAATGGGAAGCCGATAAAGCTCTTAAGTTCTTATCTGAAACTTCTATTGAAGATGAAGGTTCTGAAGAAGCTTTAATTCAATATTTTAAAAATATTATTGTCGAAACAAAATCTGTCGATACTACTTTAACTTCCAAATGGAATGCCGACATTAATGATTGGTTAAATAAATTTGCTTGGTCTGCACTTGCTTCTGGGTTCTCTACTGATCTTGAACCTGAAAAAGCAAAAAGTATTATTGCGTATATGGGTCAAGCTTTAGCTAATGGTGCTCAAGAAAATGGTGGCCAGTATGGTTTATGGGGACAATCTGTAAAACTTAACGGAAAATCAAATAGCCTTTTTAACGATCCTAATTATAATAAAGATAAGAATGACGATAAAAAAGGTGATTTAGATTTTAACGTAAAAAACTTTAAGCCGACGCGATATACGATTAACGGGTTAACTTATGTTCGTCATTTGGACGATACCTCTGATTTTTATGCATATGGTTCCTGTACTGAATTAGGCCCTTATGGTATTCCTTGCTTTACTCAAAAAGAATTTGAAGATAATCCTATGCTTCAATTCTTACCGATCGATTATAATAAACGTCGCAAAAAGTTTTTAGATAAAGGCTTTACATTTGAAGCGTCTGATCGATACTACTTCTTAGATCCTTATTATCAAACATCTGATCATAGTGAAACAATTCAATATATGAAATATTGTATGCATGATATGAATTATGCAAAACATGCTTTCTTGCGAAACGTTTTATATTGGTTATGTGTTTTAATTAAGAAGAATATCTATCCTAACTATATGACTGATATCATGTTCCAAAATGCGGTAAGTGAAGCTTCTGCATATGAGTTCATGAAAGACATGAAATTAGCTAACGATGTTCAAGAAAAAAATGTAAATACTCTTAAGAATTTTGTTAAAGACAATCAAGATAAATTCGTTAAAGGTAAATTATTCGTAGCGACAGCATTATCATTAATGTGTAAAGATTCTTCTTTAATTAAGAAAATTATTACTCGTGATTATAATGCATTAAATGCGTTAACTCATAAAGTAATTACGCCTAATATAACGACGACGGCTCCGTTAACTAATGACGAAGTGAACCTAAGAAAATTATTATACGGCTTAGTTCTTTCTGGTCTCGTAGAAAAAATCGAAGAACTCGGTATCGATATTGCGACCGATAATCCTATCGCTCAAATTCAACGTGAGTTTATGCAGCAATTAGAATTAGAAGCAAATGAAATGACGCCAAAAGCATTGGCACGACGTATTCGAGATTCCTATCTCAATATGGTTCAAACCGATGTTCGTGGCAGAATGCTTCGAGGATTCCCGACATTCCAGATTATGTTTATCGATGAAGGTGCTTCATCGGGATTCTGGAAGATGCATGATAGCTTCTATAGTACGAATGCAGTAAGCTCTATTCAAGTCGTTAAGTCTAAAAATATTGCGGCCGATACTGCTATTATTCAGTTAAATAATTTGTATCAAAATATATTGTCTGAATATGAGGATGACGGACAAGGTGATAATTTTACGACACAATTGCAATACGGTATTGCCGGGCTTGAAAACCTATACGATAGTATTTTTAATCCTCGTACCTATGTTCGTAATTTAAGTGAAAAACAAGCATTAATTCCTGAAAGGAATTCTATTAAATTAGTTGCCGGTGCTCGTATGCATATCCGTATGGGTTACTCTGCTGATGCTGCTAAGTTACCTGTTATGTTTAACGGTACAGTTACCGAGATTCAAGGTGGCGATGTCGTAAGTATTGTAGGCCAAGGCGACGGCATTGAATTATCTAACCCTATTCGTGAAGATAATTTCGGCGATAAGATTAAAAACCGTGGCGTAAAATATTTAGGTGAATCTCCTTATGGCTTATCTTTTGGTGGCGTAAGTCCTAGAGTACTGGCAAGTTCATTCTTAACGTGTCAAGATCAAAACTGGTTTAGTCAATTATTCCGTGAAAAGAATTGGAATGTTTTATCGAGAGTATTCTCTAATAATCCATTCGGTATTTATCATTACGGTGATCCATATTATCGTGATATCTTTGTTAATGGTGAACCAGTACAAAATATTTATGAAGTGACTAATGACTCTTCTGCTCATTATTATAACTTCCGTAAGAATACTGATATCACTAATTTATTTAATAGTGATAGCTTACAATTTGAAAATGGCGCTTCAGAACAAGGACAGCAATCCTGGTATCGTTCATTAGGAAGTGTTATTGGGATTGATCCCCCAGAACAAGGCCATCAGTTCATTAGTATTAAAACACAAGGCAGAACAGTATGGGATATTTTGCAGTTTGCCGCAAGTGCAAATCCATCTTATATTGGCGCAACTGATTACTTCGGATTTAGAAGTACTGTATTTATGGGATTACCTAACTGGTATTATGCTTATAAATATATTAAAAATAATAACCAATTAAATACTCTCGAGAAACGGAAACCTTATTCTCAATTCCATATGTATTGGTCAGATCACGATATTTTATCTAATCAAATTCAAACTAATTCTAATAAAGTAGCTACCGTAGCTAGAGGTATGTATCAGTTTGAAGAAGTTAAAAAATCGACTCCTGATATTTATTTCGACCGAGACATTTATCCTGAATATCAACGTTCTATGGTAGTTGATACATGGTTACATGGTAGAACACAAGTTCATACTTCTTCTGAAAATACATTCGGAATCGATAGCGAAATCGGTTCTTTAGATAGTTATGCAACAGTTACAGGAGCATTTGGCTCTGCTGTTGGCGGCGTAGTCGGCGCTCGCGGTGGTTCTGTCGGTGCTAGTGCTGGTTTTGCTCTTGGCGGTGCTATTGGCACAGGTATAGAGTTAGGCTTAAAGAATATTGCTTCTTGGGCAATATCTAACTTTGCTCCGGATAATTATGGTGGACCTGAACATAATCATGCTCAAACTGCTCGATTAATGACATTATCACGACTAAAGAAATCTGTCGAACAAATTTACTCTGGTAATCTCGTAGTCTACGGTGATCCTACTGTAAAACCTCACGATCGAATTTCTATCTTCGATGAACCAAATAGTATGACCGGTCAAGCAAGAGTCCGTGAAGTCGTTCATACATTATCGGCAACGACAGGTTTTGTTACGACAATTACGCCAGACGCGATTGTCGACGTACTTAACGATAAGACGACTCAAGCTGTTAATATGGCTATTACATCTACATTGATGCGCTGGGCAGTTTATGCTCTCGGTGTTTATAACTTACAACGAGCTTATATTGTTCGCGCTATTATCGATGATGGATGGGGCTTGTTTGCTCGAGCAAAAGGCTGGGCTGCATCAGAATATGTTGATACGATAGTTAATGCTACTAAAGAAATGAAGCGAAATAATACTATCGATAGAATTGTTAAGAAGCTCGAAACTAAGCAAACTAATCTTAAAGGAGCATTAGAAGCTGCAAAAGAATCTGGAGATGCTGCAAAAATTGCAGAAGCTGAAGCTAGACTTGCTGTCGTAGAAAAACGACTCGCAAGATTCGATCCAATTAAGCCATCATTTACGTTTGGTGATCGTGGCGTTAAAGGTATGGAAGGTATTTCTAAAATATTAAATTCTTGGGCTGAAGCTAGTGCTAATTTTGAAAAAGCTAGTTTAGAAATCTCTAAAAAAGTTTTTAATCTTAGAATGCCAGAATTTACAAAATTAAGTAACGAAGCAGATATTTTTAAAACTAATAAAGATAGTTTTGTAAAGAAAAAAATTGAAGAACTTGCCAATGTTAAAGATTTAGATAAGTTTGATCGTGGTGGAAAAGCTAATTTAGAAGGTTTATATAAACAACAAGCTGAAGAGGCATTCAATAAAGAATACAAAAAGCGATTAGACAAACTAAAAGCTTATAGTAAAGAAACTCAAAGTTTAATTAAAGATGTTCAGAGTATTAACAATACCAAAAAAGGCCAAGAAACTCTTGCTGCATTAAAAGCCAAACCTGATATATCTAAAAAGATAATTGATGCTACGTCTAAAGATATTTTAATGAAGAGTAAAGCCGGTGCTTTATTTAATAGAATTGCTGGTACTCGATTAGGACGATATTTATCTTCGGCATTAAACTTTGGTAGCAAAATCGGTGGTAACGTATTAATGGTAGCTGCAGCCTATACATTAGGTAGATGGGGCGATATGATTTCTGATTTTATTCAGAACTATAAAACATTAAGTGTTACTCCTTTACTTAAACGTGGCATGCCATTTATACCGGCATGGGCAGGTAATAGCGGTACAATCTTTATGAGTCCTAACTGGGGGAAACGTGGTCAAGTATTAGACCTTATGGACTCTGTATTTAATCATCGTTTCCAAGATCAAGAAGGATATCATCCTATTGCCGGTTCATTGAGTTTCTTATTAAATGCTTCAATGGGTGGCGGTCCTGCCGATGCTCTTCAACGTTATGAGTTAAATGCTGATGGCAACATGTATGCTAACAACATGGGTGGCGATTACGAATATCTCGTAAATCAAAACTATGTCGATGGCTTATTGCAGCGTGGCAGTATTCGTTCTGTCGAACAATTATTAATGCGTAACAACGAAGAAAATCAAAAAGATAAGCAAGAGATTAAAATGAGAGCCGAGCAATTTATGCATAAAATTGAAGACGTTCAAAAAGATAATACGTCTATTCTCGATCCTTTAGTTCCAGTTCCTGGTCCTGAGTTTGATATTTTTAAACAATTTAAATTCTTCGTTGTACGTCATGAAAAGGCGTTAAATAATGAAGAGTCTAAAAATACTGTCGAATTCTCTATTAACCAAGGCGGTAAACCTGTTAAGGTTATCGGTATTAAAGGTAAAGATGGTGACGGCAATGAAATTATCGATGCTCCATTATTACATCCATTTGCTTTAAATACTCTTCGTAAGATCATTTTCCAAGCAGAACAAATGTTGTCTTATAAAACTACGACCGACCAAAATACATATATCAACAAAGTATCAAATGATTATATCACATTAACAAGTTGTTACTTGTTCGGTACTAAGAAAATATTCCCGGGGTCTGGTTTTGGTTTTACGTTGATTGCTCATGGCGAATCTAAAGAAAATCTTAAAGTTATTATGGATACATTAAAAGAAAAAGACGAGATAACTTATCAAGTATACGATAACGACGATGGTAAAGTATATCAAGTTAATGTAAATATTCCTAAGTTCGGTGTATAATGTCGACAATACAAAATAAATTTAAAGATACATATGCTGGACAACAGATCCGTAATGACGGATTTGCAAAGTTGAAAGGGTCAGTTTTAGGATCTGACCCTAAAACTTGTACTTGTTCGGTAACTTATACTTCACAAACTGGTGAAACAATAACTGAACCTGCTATGCCAGTACAGACAAATTCACCTGACGATTGGTTCCCAAAAGGCGGAGATTATGTTATAATAGAGTCATATGGGGATCGTCCTCTTGTAACTGGTCGCTGGATTGCAGATTATGGCACTGAAATATACCAAGAAAGTGAGCTAAAGAGTGACATCTTCCCAGATGAAAATGGTCAGGATAACGGAGGCTCAGTATATTAAATGCCAGAAATAAATCAAACGTCTAAGAATGTCGATATCGCTAAAACCGACAAAGCAGTATCTGAAGCAATTAAAGATACTCCTGACGACGGTTCTGCGATCGATAATCAGAAAGTATATCAAGATTTAAAAATTAATGCGACTGAAATGGAAGAATCTTCTAAGCATCCACATCGAATTAAAGATTGGTCGATTAAAAGATTTTTAGCTAGTATCGTTATCAAGATGGGTAAGTCTATTGGTTTATCTATCGGTAACGATACAAAACTATCTTTAGATTCAGGAAGCATTAGTTCTATATCTCAAACACATAGAATTAAAGCTAATCGAATTCATTTAGATTGTGACGAATTAATTATTAATGGCCATAAGTTAAATAATAGAATATTTGAACTTGCCGATTTCCGAGAACTTCCAGATCAAGAAGGTTCTATTATCGGCGATCTTATGGTTAAAGGAACTGTTCTCGTTAAATCGTGGGAACCTAATTTAGCTCGATACGTTTTAATCCGTCGCGATATTTATTTACCGTTATTCGGTAAAACTACGACGACTGTCGAAATTGCTGAAGGATTAAAATTAAAAGATCCTACTAAATTGGTAACAGACTTTGCTCCGTTTACGGCAGCAATGCTTGCCGGTGATTCTCCGATTACAGAAAAGTCGGCAAAAGAAGCGTTAGCAAAAGCTAATCCTGCTGAGCAAAAAGTTTTAGAATCTAATATCTATGATTTAAAAGTTTCTGATTATCAGACTATAGATGATTTCAAAAAAGCATTAGACACTAAAAAAGAAAACGTCATTAAAGGTTTTAACGAACAAGTTTCTAAAGGTGATGCTAGTGCTAAAAACTCAATAGAACAAGCTACTCAAGCATATGATTTATTGTTAAAAGCAGCAACAAATTATTATGCCAACAAAAAGCAGTAATTGTAATATAAATCTAGTACTGGTAATAATACTGGTACTAGATTTAATTTTTTTACAGGAAAATAAATATGAACTATAATCAGATACTAGGAAAGATTAGTGAAGAAACTAAGAATAAAGTATCGAAAGAGTATCATGAAATTTATAAAAAGAATCCGATAAAGGAAGATTTTAATGGCGCCAACAATAAAATAAATACTTTGTTGCATGATAAGAATATAAAAATCGATGATACGATTCGTAAAAAACTTAAAGACACGCAATCTAAATTATCTGAAGCATTAAGTAAAAAAGATCTTAAGGCAGCAAAAGAAGTGCTTAAGGATATTAAAAATATTCCTGAAATATCTAAGGATGTCAATGCGCAAGATATTCTTAAATATGTTGATAAAAGAGATTTAGCTTATTTAGCTTTAGATAAATTTTTAGATAAACAAATTACTCAACGTATTTACGATACTTTACATGTCGATAGCTTAAAAGCTGTTCCGGCCGCAATCGGTGATAAACGCTCACAAATTGTAGCGATTATTAAAACGTATAAACATATTAAAAATACCAATCCAGAGTTAGCAAATACTCTCGTTAAAGAATTATCGACTAATATTAATAAACAACTTGATCAAGAAGTCGATTACGCTAAAAATAAATATCTATTAATCGCACAACAAAAGAGCGGAAAGCAAATAGATAATTTATATACAAAAGCTACTCAATATCTAGATATTGCGAATAAGACAAGTAAGACGTATTTAGATAAAGCGGTTGCTTTAGAAGATAAATTAAATGCTGCTATATCTGGATTAGATAATACAAAGATTGGTGGATTTGCAAAAGTCGTTAATATGAATTTGCAATTATCTAAAATCGATTATGTAAGTAAACAGGTAGAACGTGTTAATAAGTATTTAGTTAAGTATAACGAGATCGCTAAAAAAGCTTTAGATCGTGCTAAAACATGGGCGACAGAACAAGTTACTAAATTAGCGACTAAGGCACTTGGAGCTATCGGTAAACAAATTGGTAAGATTGCTAAATCGGCACTCGGTAAATTTAAAATTTAAGGATAACAAATGATCGATTTCTTATTAGACACAAATAAAGATGATATCATATTAGGTCCGAGTCGACGATCTAATTCATTAGCTATTCAATTTAATATCGGTCAAAAAACAAATAAATTAAAGATTCAATTTTTTGTTGAATCGGTTACTCGACCAAAGCATAAAGTAAATGCTTTAAATATTAAATTTAATATTAAGCCTAAAGAAGATGATTATTTAAATAAAAAGTTATCTTCTGTCGACATATGTAAAGATAATGAAGATTATGAAATCCAACAAATCATGTTACGACTAAAAACTGAATTAGGTGAAGTTCAACCTTATTCTGATTATGGATCTAGACTTGTTGAATATCGTCATGAAGATAAATTTGATAAAGCAAATTTACATGAGATAAAAGCAATCGTCGACAGTATTGTCGACACTTCATTATACGATACATCTGTTACACCTAATGTCGATGATCATCAAATTATGGCATGGCATAATATTCATATTAAGATTATTAATAAAAGAACTGGAAAGGTTTTAAAAGGATTCGTTATATGAAGACATTTACACAAATCCATGAATCGATTAAAAATATTTTTCAGAAGCTAACTAACGATACTGTTGAGCGTGGTTCTGTTGTCGATTTATTTATGTTAGCTAATTCCAAAGAAATGGAAGAAGCGTATTTGTATATTGAGTCCAATAAAAATCCTCATATATATACAAATTTAAAAGGTTCCAATTTAGACGATATGGTTAAGTTCTGTGGATTCACTCGTCGAGAAGGTGAAAGCGATCAGAACTTATTATATCGATTAATCAACTGGTCGTTGATCAACGAGAAATCTAATACGATTGCAATCGATGCGGCATTATTAGATTTACAAAATGCTTCTAACGTAACATACGTACCGATGGTATATGGAACAGGTACGGCTATTTGTTACGTTATTCCTAAAGAATATACTGTCGAAAAAATTGAAGCCGCGCTAAATGAAGCAAAAGATCGTTTAAAGAATGTCACAAGCCCTTCATTATATATAGAGTATGTGACGCCAGCATTAAAAGCTGTTACATTGTCTATTACTTTATCTAACGATAATTCTAATTTAGCTGATATCAAAAAGAATTTAGAACAACGTATTGCAGAATATATTAATGCTATTCCTCCTGATTCTTATTTAGATATCGGAGTAATCAACAAAATGGGCATTAACGAAACTGGCGTAAGTTATTTTAATGTTACTGGATTATTTGTAGACGGTGTATCTGTGACAGCATTAAAATCGTTACAGGATATTAAATCCAAAATGATTCTCGATACAATTCAATGGATAGAGGTTTAATGAATGGATGCAATTACTAATAAAAATTTTGCAAGAGCTTTGCAGTATTTTCCAAAGTGGATGCAAATTAGACGCCGACCATACAAGTCTACATCCGGACATCTACTTAGAGCTGTAATCGAAGAAATGACCTCTATCTATAAAGAGGTCGATGAATATACTAAAGATTTCTTTTTAGTAAATTATGCTGGTCGAGAAGATTCTATTATCTCTCAAATTTATGTAGCAAATATTGGTAAGCTAGAAGATGGTTTAAAGTTAGATAATGAATTTACTATTACGGAAAACTTGAATGAGTTTTATAAAAATAAAAAATATGCTTACTATGAAAACGGTAATCTTTATTTTAAACTCGATGAAGTAGACGGTACTCCAATCGGATATACTATTAACAAGTTTCATTATACGGTTAATTTAAAACAAGAACCTGTTTGGAATATCTTCGACGAATTTGCATGGTTCGCCGGGATCGATCGACTTCCTAATGAGTCTAATCTTAGTTTATCTAACAGAACATATGATGCATTAAGAACGAAGAATAATAAAAATAATAATATCTTATTCGACGATCCTAATATTCTTAATACATATAAACACCGATTTAATTCGACTGAATTCGGTTTAAAATATTTAATTAAAAACTTATTATCGGCTTATGCCGGTATTGCTTTTAAAGATATTAAGATCGATAAATTAAATAATATTAATATCCAAGAAGTAATAAAAGATCAGAAAGTATATGATTATATTGCTAAATTAAATAAAGATATTGCGAGAGAAAAGATCTGGGATATTACATTCTGGGAAAATGAATTTAAGAAACTCGATTATCTTCCTCATATCTGGGATCAACCTGTCGAATATTATTTAGACGGCGTCGGCTACTATGACAGTTTAAAAGTTACGACATCTAATTTAATTAGTTCTTCCGATACAACTGATGTATCAATTATCGGGTATAAAAAATCTAATCAGAAGGTTAGCCAGTATTTATTAAATAGCAACAAGAACGTGAATATCGGCATCGGATTAAAGAAGTTCGACTTAAAACTTAAACCGGTACAAGTTGAATACAACTTAAAAGCGACTTCTACGGTTAAGGTCGATCCTGCGACAATTAACTTTAAATCTTATAAGACTTATAACGGTGAATATCGTTTACCATTAGAAGACTTTGTTGATTATGAAGTCGGTGCGAAAAACGTTACGATTAAAAATAAAGGCTTACTCGTTAACGATACTAACAAAGAAGTAACATATAAAGTTATTGCTTATCCTAAATATCAAGGCGGCAATATTTATTTAACCTCTTTCAAAATTGATAACAATGAACAGTTAAATAATGAATTCACTAATGATTACTTCATTAAAGAAAATGGAGCCATTTCCTATTTAGATAATTATTTTTACGGTACTCGTATTAGCGATTTTGCTTCATCTTCTAATGTAATCAATACGAAAGACGGCATTAAACTCGACACTTCTAAATCTACTGTCGGCACTTTAAGTATTCCTTTAACAGATAATATGCGTTTTAAAACAATCAATTACTCTATTAAAGATACTCCTGTTAATATCATTAACCGCTTCGATTTAATTAAGTTAAATAATTTTAAATATAATCAAGCCGATAATTATCTTTATATCGATTCCGACGTTCAAGGTCAAATCAATATCGATCAAATTATTACTTCTCTTGAATTTGAAATCGATAAGTTAGATAATGAAACAAATACTGGTTCTTGTCGTATTTTAATTACTGACGACAATAATAATATTTTAGCGTCTAAAGAATTAAATACCGATACTAAAAATATGAAATTCTCTTTCGAATCTGAAGATGCGAAACGAAAACATATTTCGATCGTTAAAATCGGTCAACGCGGATTTAAGATTAAATATATTAACGCTACTGCAAATGGCTTAGTATTTTCGATTAATGGGCAGCCATTATCTAAATCTTTAAATACATATTCTATCCCTGATAATCCAGATAATAAAATACTAACATTATCTCTTCATTCTTATCTCGGTATCTCTAATCCAATAATTAATTATATTTCTATTGCTGGTGAATACGCTAACTTTAAATATTATGAAAAATTGATTACGGTTCCTCCTGATAGTCATGTTAATTTAAAGATTAAATCGAGAGACACAATATTAAAATTATATAAAGATAATAATATTATCGACGATAATTATGATACTTACGATTCGTTTATTGGCCCAGGAAGGCTTCCTTTACTTGTCGATAAACAAAATATATCTAAGAGTGAGTTCCCTATCCTTACAGGTCAAATAAACAAACACAATGTCGATTATATTAATGTTGATAGCGAAACAAAGTATATCACGTTAACGTTCGATCATTATGAAAAACAAATTGAATCGCTATCGTTATTAAATATATTAACTAATCATTATTCGTTCGATAAATCAAACGATGCTGTATTCGTTACTTATGATGGCCGTGTGATTATTTATAATAAAAATATGGACCAATCAGCGTTTAAAGAAATCGATATTCTCGGTGCATATTTTGAACTTGAATATAATAAAATCATATCCGAAATTCCGGCGACGCTATTAGTTAACTATATTCACGATGCTCGAGGCTTAATTAAAACGACTGAGGCATCGACCGAAAATAAAGTATATAAAATTTTATTGGCGACAAAGAACTCTTCTAACCATACGTTGCATCATTCTGAAACGATCGTTCAAAACCAAAAAGAATATCCGATCATTTTGGATAACTTTATTCCTAAGTTGTCGGCAGAACAAGTTTATTTTGTCGAAATTAATTTGCCAGACGGCTATAATCAATCGACACAGTATATTCGATATCAACATAAGAATAAAGAAGTTTTATCTAAATGGTGCTTATTAGGTAATAATATTAATATCTTAACACCAGAAATTTCTATATTCGCCAATATGTGGAACGATAACGAATCAGATTACAATATCTCGGTTAATAAAAAATTAGAGACAACGTTATTTGCTTCTGAGCTAAGCTTACAAGACGTATATCAAATCGATAACGTCGATTATAATTTATCTGAATATATTTTATCGGTTCCTTCATATGCAACTATCGTATATAATGAAAAAAGATATACTGAAACAATCGAGTTAACGGAAGATGGGTTAGGTAAATTTAAATACTCTAATGTATCTTCTAATAATATTGAATTATCTATCGGCGGCACAGCATTAGCCGAAGATGAATATGTATTATACGAAACTCCAGGCATCATTCAAGTAAACTCTATTTACGATCATGATTCATTAAGCTTGCAGGCAACATATATTTATAAGCATCCATCTAAAATCGTATTCACTAATTTAGATAAATTATATGAACTAGTCGAATATAATATTAATGCTTATGACACAGAAACGTTAATGACGATTAAAGATATGAGGGATGGCGATTCTAAAAACTTAAATATTGCTAATAACGATATCGATAAAGTATATGCCAAAGCACTGGACCCTAATTTTACTGCAGTCGTCGTAAATAATGTCGTGTCTGTATATCGTAATAGTTTAGATAATAAAGTTGCTGTTAAATCTGGTTATTATTATGAAGCCGGTAAGGAATATTATTTCCCGGTATATGAAACAGAAGTCGATCATCATAAAGAACATTATGTCGATTTGAATAGCACTAAGAAACAAGGTAGTCTTGTTAAGATGCAAACAGAAAGACAGAACTTCATTCCGAATAGTTTAATGGATATGAAAGTATTAAATCCATTATGTTATGTTAACTTTAAAGAACAAAAAGAAGTTTCCGAAATTTCCTCACTTCATTCATTAACGACGGCAAATACGTTTAACAACTGGACATTCCAAGATTGTGATCCAACATTAATCGAATTAAATAAAAATTACGTGATTAATTTTAAATTCGATAAAGAAGGATATGCTATTTTTAGAATCGACAAGTATGCATATGCTACATCATATTGTTATATTAAAAAAGCCGGCAACTTAAAAATTTCTTTGTATAAAGAAAAGAAATTAAACGGCTTCAGATTGCAAAAGAAACCGCTCTTAGAAAAAGTAGAATATTTCGTCATTAATGACGATTTTGCCTTCTCTCAATTTAATGTCGACAAAGACTTCTATTATTATATTGTCGTTACTGGTACAGTCGGTTCGATCGAGGAAATCGTTCTATCTGATAAATTAATAACAGAACCTCATAGTAAAAATATCGATAAATATAGCTGGGATTTAACCGAAAAGAAAAACAGTATTGCGAACGAAATAATTTTCGATACGTTTAACTATACAACAGATAATAATATTGATGTCGATGACAACGACGTAATTCAATATGGTACAACAATCGATTATGACGCTACGTTATTAGCGACAGCCGATTTAAAACGTTGTCAGTTAGATAAAGTATTATTGCGCGGCAATAAACTAATTACGTTAAATGAACCAGGAACTGTTACGACAGAAATCTTTGATTTAATTCATAATCAATATAAAGCTAAATCTGAAGATTGGTATAAATATCTTAAAAATATATTATATATGGCTGCGAAAATTAATACTCTTAGCGAAGATAAGTTTACGATTCGAGTATTAGGTTCCGAGAACTATTATTCTAAATATGCTACTATTGCCGTTATAGAAAATGGTGACTATGTTCTTTTATCTAACGATAAATTAGTACAGTATATTAGATTCGAAATCGATATCCCAGCAAATAGTTCTATTAGTTCTATCGACGTATATAATATTTATGATGAATTAGAAGATCAAGCTATTGAGTCCTTACCTGTTGCTGGCGGCGATTTTATTTCTCGATTATTTATGGTATCTGAAAAAGGCACTTATAATTTAGATACGATCGATGCCGACATTAAAGGCGACGTAAGCATTAAAGTAAGATCATTACGCAAACAAGGTGTGAATAATCAGTTTACGGCTTGGAAAGATTTATATCGATCTGGCACATTAACTCCTGTATCGTTTACTGATACCGATACATTCCAATTTAAAATTGAGTTATTAAATAATAAATCTACTATTAAATTAAACAGAATAGGATTAACGGCTATATGATATTTTTTAATAAAGCTCGTGTAACAAAAAATAATGGGTGTTATTTTTATGACCAAGATATTATAACTGCCGATTATTTGTATTCTGGAGATTGTAGAATTGAACTTCAATTAAAGTACGTTAATTCTGGATTCGGCATTTTGTTAATTCAAGATGCCGAAGACATTTTTAAATCTCCTAAACAATATATGTTTAAACTTGGCGACAACGAATATTCTGTTATCGATAAAGTTGTCGACTTGCTTGGGGCAAGTACACAAACTATTCAAGAATATTCTACCGTACAATTTAAACATTTAATAAACAACGATGATGCTATTTTAGTTTTAGAAAAAATAAATAACGAAGTTAATTTTTATTTAAAGACTAAAAAAGAAAAAGTCGTGTTTATCGAAAAATTTAAAATCGACATTGATGACTATAAAATAGGATTTTATTCTCAGTATGGAAATACTATCAAATCTATCAAGATATCAACTGGTCTTCCTATTGGATGGGCTGCTAATTTTGTCAGTACTGTTGGTGGTAGGATCTATTATTATGATAATACAATACAATTTGAAAATTGTACTTATGAAGCGGAAACAGAAACTGATTTCATATCGCTTAAGAAAGGGACGTACTTCTTAAAAGCCGATATTGAAGGCGATATTATCGCTTATGTTTTTGAATCCAATAGTGACAGTACAGATATAAATAAAAAAGAATTATTAAACGGTAATAGAATAGTTCTCGAAAAAGATGCCGACATCTCTATTCGTTTTGCGGGAAGAAACGGTACCGTTAAAAATATCTCGTTACAGGAATATGAAAATAGCGAATACGTTCCATCTTCTGGTAGCGGATCTAAACAAGAAGGAAGTTATTTACATTTCGATTTAGACAATATTTCTAGAATCGAACTCGTTATTAATATTCAGAAACTACCTATTGCTGATAAATTAAAATATTATTATTTTAAATATGATGGCCGTGAATATACGCCTGAGCTTCCTCTTAATGAAGACGTTAGAATCGTATACGATCGTGAATCATTAACTATCGCATATCCAGGTGGATACGTTCATTTAAATAAATATTCTTCTCGATATCTAGATATGTTCTATAATATCGATGCTTATGTATCTAAATTAATTGTTACTAATAAAGAAAATAAAATCGAAGATATTCTTAACGTAAGTGAATTTATTTCTTATGTAACCGATGAAGTAACATCTCCTATCTTATGTTTAGATAAAGATGATGAGCCGCTCGATTTAAGTTCTTCATATCGAGAAATTATTATTCCTTCTACTCAAATAGAAATGTTTAACCGATATACACCAATTAATTTATCTAAAAAACTTAACGTGTATGAATTAGAAGATATACAGGTAGTCGGTATTAAAGAATTTACCGAAGTGAATCCATTAGCTAAAACATTAGATAAATTTATTTTATCCGATGTCGGATACGTGTACTTAGATTTTAATCATAATACCGATGTCGATATTAAGCATAATTCTATTAACATTTCTAACGAAATTAGAAAACAATATAAATATATTATTATTGTGTATCCGCATGCAGAAGAATATATGTATCGTTTTATAAACTGGAATCGTGAAGTATTTTCTAATACTAAAAAAGAATTAAAGTTAGCGAAACCGATTCTCGATACGTTTAATAATATTATTGTATATGCTACAAATGAAGACATCGATGAAAAATATTTCTATCGTGTTCGAAAAGAAAAAGAAACGACCGATGTAAAAATGGCCGTTACTAATTATGATGTGTTAGATAATAGTCAATTCGATATCGATTTTAAAAGAAATGAAATCGTTCTCCATAATAATAATTATAAACATTATATTATTGAATACTTGAAAGCAGATAGTTATTGCATTAACGATTTAAAATATAATGTACTAATCGGGAAAGAAGCTTCTAATCTTTACGAAGTAAAAGTATCTTCCAATAAAAAAGATATTAAGATTATCTATGATCAAAATAAAGAAACTAAAGCGATCGATCAATATAGAATAACAGATTTAAATATGATACCAAATGAATATGTTGTTATGAGGTAACGGTATGAAGATTTATAGAAACAAGAAAAAAGTAGCGAATACTGTATTGCTCGATGATCAGGATATGCCATTATCTTATTTGGTTAATAATTCTGTTTATGCTGATACCGTTATTAAATTCAATAACGATTTATTAAGTTTAAATAAAAAAGAAGCTATATCTTTATATCAAAAGATCGATAAAGATTTACTTTTATTTAAAGAAAATTATGTTCCGGCCAAAGAACAAAAAGATTACCTTTTGGATAAAGACGGTATTATTACAATAAAAGATACATCTAAAAAGGCTTCTTATCGTCCGACAGTATTCGGATATAAATATATTCTCCAAAGAAATATTCCGTTTTCTTCTGGACGTAGCTGGGATATCAATATAGATTTTACCGGCATGGAAAAAGTAAAGTCTATGTTACAAGGCATTATTGTTCCTAACAATATCAAATTTAATAGTGTGACCGATAATCCCGATATTAAATATTATAACGGAGAAGATAAGTTCTTAAAGGCTATGAAAGCCGGCGGCTATAAAGATAATTGCAATATTTATATCGTAAATTCTACTTATGGCAATAAAATTCTTTATAATAAACCTAAGATATTTGACGTAGCTAAACCTGTTTTATTTAACCAATCTGAATACGTAATTGAACCATCATGGGATATCTTCAATCATGATTTAGAAATGTCGTTATTCCCTCGTGCTACATATGACTATATTAAATTAACGATTAATCATACTCCGATACTCATCATGCAAGATCGGTTAAATTTTAAAACTATTTTATTGTGCGGTAAAGAAATCTTTACTGAACCTCGTTTAATTCAATTTCTTGCTGAAAATATTGTTTACGCTTATAGCATTGGCTATCATCGTATTCCAGAGAAAGCCGACAGCTATATTAATACTTTCATTTCTAATAATTTGATCGATTATTACTATAGTTTAAATAATCGATTGAATATGAAACATCCTCAAATTAATTTAGATAAAGATATCGCTTCTTTAACTTCGCTCGATAATCACGATTATAAATTAGTTTATGTCGAAACAACAAACGAAAACGTTATTTTCGATTATGCCACACCTTCCCGTGATATTTATTTTAAGAAAGTAATCGACGACGAGCCTAAAAAAGATAATAATGAATCTTTAATTTATACCGTAAATCAAGAATTAAAATTTATCGATAATGTCGACTATTCTTTATTTAACATTGAACAGTTACCTTCTATACGTTATAATTATGATAAAGAAAAACTTCAGTTAATTATCGGTCAATATTATAGTTCTAAATATAATATCGCTAAGTCTGAAGAAACAATTATTAATATCTCGAATATAAAAACTAATTATAGTTTATATATGACGAATACGGGCATATTAAAAGACCAAAGATTTTATATTCTTCCGGTCGATGAACCATCTAACGATATTAAAGTTGCCGATATTATTATTAAACTCGATACAAAAATCGAGCCTACCGACACAAGAATAATTGGTGGCGGATCTAGTAAATTCGACAATTACGAATATATCGATACAGGTAATATACTTGGCAGACCGTATAGAATTGGTACTTCTATGGTAATCACGTTACCTAAAAAATATGAAAGTCATAGAGACCAATTACAGGAACAAATTGACAAACATATTTCTTCGTCGGAAGCAGCAGTATTATTATTTAAGGATTAATAAATGGCACAAAATTATTTAACAAAGGTTGATTTTACCAAAGGCGTAAAAGCTAAACCTATTAACGACAATTTTGAAATGATTCAAGATTGGATCGACACAGAACGTCTTCAGTCTGCTGGCTGGGGCGTTGTGTCCGGTTTTGAATGCAGTCGACGTGGCGATGAGTTTATTATCGATGTAGCAGCTGGTGAATTAATCAACAAAAAAGGCCATCGAATTAATCTTGACGCTGCGTCCATTAACGTAGGTGCTCCACAAGCTATTCAGTATTTTGAGAAATTTATTTTGGATGCTAGTGGACAAATTACGTTACGTTTCCCAGTATATGCTCCATCTCAATTGAAACAAGTAGCATATATCTCCGGAGTTCAAGGCGAACTTCCAGATTTAAAAGAATTTCGAGTATATGATTTAGAAACTCAAGAAACATTACAGATCGCTTCTATTAATAAGCAAATTATTAGTGTCGTAGACCCAGAAGCTAATGTCGGTAGAAAAGTTGGTGTCGTATATAACTATGCATCATCTCATATTGATACAATTACGTATAACGATAAAACTCCTGAGCTATATCCTAAATATCATTATGGTATTTTTTCGGCATCGCCTGCATTTCCGCCAATGCAAAACTTTGAAGATGCTGGCGATATCGTATTAGGATGGGCTTATTGGATTGTCGATGAAACAGGTATCTCTGTTAAGTTCTTCTACGACAATAGAAATACGCGAGCTATTTACGTCGATGAATTTGGCGATATTTACTTTTATGGTAAATTATATTCTAAGAACCAACGTAAATTTATTTACTTTATTCAACCAGAACGACCTGAGCCAAATGATTTATGGTATGATAGCGATACAAATATTTTATATATTTGGCGACAATTTAACGGTGAAGATTATCAATGGGTTCCAGTAAATGAACACAGTACGATGGATCTTCACGAAACTAAATTGTTTATTCCGGATGAAAACTTAACCGACGAAGAGAACGAAAAACAAACATTTATATTCGATGAAGACGATGTTAATATGTTCTTTATCCCAAGATCTAATTCTTTAGACGTATATATCGATCAAGGATATATTATGAAAGACCAGTATGTCGAAATGGTCATGCTTAAAGAACAAGATGCTAAAGGTAAGCATTTAATCGTACCGGATAGTGCGAAATATAAAATGAGCGATATCGTAAAAGGCGTCGGCTTTAAATTGAATTATGCATTAAATGAACCGACTGTTGTACAAGTTAACGTTCGTCATACTATTAAAAAAGGTAAGGAATCTGGTGTCTTCCAACGTGCTGCTGTGTTCGTCGAAGAAAAACGTATTATTTATAACGAAGATTCTTATCCTAACAATACTCGAGTAATTAAGTTACCGACTTATTATGAATACGGAAAACAACAAATCGAAGTATTTTTAAATGGATTAAAGTTACATAATGGATCTTCTGATGAAGTCGACTTTAGCGAAGTACTTCCAGTTCCGACTGAAGATAATCCTAATCCGACATTAACGAATAAGTTTATTATTAACAATAATGTAAACTTAAAATATGGCGACCGCATCATTTATCGAATTTCACATTATACTTGGTCTTACGAACAATTAGAATCTATTATTACTAACGCACAGAACGGTATTAGAGAAACTAAAGATTTGATTACGGCTGTCGATAATAAATATAGTCGCATTACAGATTCTATCGATCCTGCAATCACGGCGATGCAAACGACGATTCAAGATCTTAAAACTTCGACACTTAATACTGATAACTTTATTAAGCGTAGTGAAAAGATTACGAAGTCTATGTTGGACGATGAAGTTAAGAATGGCTTATTTAAAACTATTCAACAGTATGAAATCACGATCGATCCAACTAGTACGATTTATCCGTTACAACATACTGTTACCGATAAACAATTATCGTTTGTATTATTAGACCAATATGTCGGTACTAATAAAATCGATAACGCTAATATTAGTACGATCTTAAACTATGGTACTGATTATGTCTATGTCGATAATAATAAGATTAAATTATCGGCTGGACTAATTAGAAATACAAGAAAACTTAAATTTATGGTTATTTCTTTTGGAGCGTAATTCATGCAAAATACATTGACATGGATGGTTCTCGACGAACAAGAATTTAATATTTATAGTACTTATAAAGCCGGAGTTATTACTTCGGCTTCTCGTACTGTAATTCCGGTTCGTCTATATAATAATTATATGGGTATCGAGAAGCAGCCAGACTTAAAAAACTTCGGTGTTAATTTTTATTTCACCGATATTGAAGATTCTGTATTATTAGATTATATTAAAATCTTAAATGCAGATTCTACTGAGTTACCGACAACTCGTTTAAGTGATACATTAACGGTAAACTTAACAAATGAAGTCGTACTTAGTGGCGCTCCGAATAAAGGAGATAGTGAACATAATTATTACGATTTTAATATCGTAATAGAGTTACCGAAAGATCTTAAGTATAAAATTAACGATCTCAAAGAATTAATTTGTGACGTTGTCTATTATTAAGGAGGCCTTTAAATAATGAAACCTACTTGGGGTATTCGAAAATTAAATGAATACAGCATAAGTAAAGATACAGCTATTATTATTACTGATAGCGAAAAAGACAACTATTATTGGGCCGATATTCCTGATGGATCGTTATTAGTAAATGATAAAACAGGTAATCTTAGTATTAAATTAACTGGTGAATCGGATTGGGTGCCAGTCGGTATTCGTAAAGATGGTACAGATAAGCTCGTTAAAGATGCCGTAATCAATGTCGAATATTATACGATTGTTAAATTCGAATTAGAGCATAATCGATTCTATTATCATGACCGAGAAGAAATTACTCGTATCGGTAAATTGATCGACGGCAAGGCTCAATTTAAAGTTGGTTCTGGATTATATATTCCGGGGACAAATCAATTAGAAGTATTAATTAACGACACTGTAAGATGTAATACTTTGGACGATAGTCTCGAAGAAATTAATATGAAGTATTTCCAAATCGATGCCGACGATATTCGATTGGGTTCGACAGTTACAGTTCGTTATATTAACTATGAACGTTTAAGTGAGTTATATCCGTTTATCTTTATTCAAGAAAGATACCCTTGGTTCTTCGAAGATAAAGATATCTGGATTAATACGGCAGAAAATGTATCTGAAGATGGATTAGCTATTACACCGATGAGCTACACAGTTTCTTATCCAGCCGATGACCCAGCTCATGCCGAAGTTACAGTTTTTACGACTAAAAAATCTCGATTAATTGCGACACATCGTCGAGATGAATACTTTAATGACGTGACTAAACGTAGCATTACCAAATTTAAAGTGCCGCGCAAGGTACACGATTATTATTTAAATCTTTTCTCGACTTACTTCGGTTATCAAACTAACTATAGCAAAGCATTAATTAAAGGTACTCAAACTGAAACAGATAAGCTAACGTTAGATGCTGAAATGTTATATCCTAATGCTTTAATGGGTCGAGCTTCTGTAAAAACACAAATCGGTAATATCGTAACATTTAAACGTGACGGTAAAAAATTATATGCTTCTCAAAATATTGGTATGGGTGTTCAATATAACTTACCTCGTGAAGAAGATTCATACAATATTACTGTTATAGTTCGTAATCCTAGTAATGGGTTAAGTAAAGAAAAAGTATTAACTGTCGACCGCCGAAAAATAATTTTAACGGCCGATATTAGTTATGTCACAACGACCTCGGGAACAGAAGTTGTCGTGACAACTTTGCCTGGGTCAAAAATAACGATTATAGGCGCTGGTCCTATGGCCGGTGGAGTAATTGCTAGAGATGCTGTTGTCGGTGACAACGGAAAATATAAAGTAAATATTCCTTTGGCGCAACAAGCTGAAACATATACGGTAACAGTTTCTAACGATAAAGCAGATAATACCGTTAGTAAAGATATTGAAATATTACTTCATACTCCAGCTACGCCTCTTTCTGTTTATGTAGTCGACGGAAAAGATTCTCTAACTGGTGATTACGAAGGAACAAATGCATTATCGATTCAAGCAGAATCAGGTTCTACTATTATAATTAAAGATAGTTCCGGTGCCGTTGTTCATACAAAACAACCTTCTAATTTGTCTGTCGAAGAAACACTTTATAGAATCCCGTTATTTTATCATCCAGAAATAAAAACTTTTACGGTAGAAGCTAATAAAACTAATAAAGTTCCTGAATCTAAAACAGTTACTGTTAACGGATATAAAAAAGTAAATGCAAAAATTCCTTTTAACGTAAACAATGTAACGTTTAATAATCGAGTCTGGGATGTGTCATTCGATTATACAAAAGGATCGACTATTACGGCATATGATGCGAATAATAATATAATTAAAACTAAAGACAATATAGATAGTATTGTTACGACATCAGATGAAACAATGCGTTATTTTGCTGGACGATATTATTCTTTCCGACAAAAGAATAACGATTATACTGTAAAATTTGTTTGCACTCATCCATTATACAACGATCAAGAAGTGACGAGAATAGTAGTTGGCGCGCATTTACCAGATCATCAAATTGAGCTATTAAATACTTACGTTATTAATCCATATGCCGACATGTATAATTCTGATGCTTATCAAGTATTAGAACTTAAATTATATAAGACTACTGAAGATTTAGATAAAGTTCATTTAACTCTCGATAATCATCCAGAGATTCAAAATAATTTAACATTATCATATGGCGGAACAAATGCTAAGCCTATTCAATATCTTGGGTCAAATCTTTTAGATAAAATTAATGGCTCAAAATCCTCTTATTTAGAATTTTACGGTAAAGATGATTTATCTAATGAAGAAACATTAACAGTATTACCTAAGATTAATGATTATTTATCTAACGCTTATGAAGGCAACAATGGGTCTTATTACTTTATCTTTAAGGTCGATAATTTCTATGATTTAATGGAAAATAGAAATATTAATATTAAAGTTAACAATAAAGCAACTAACGATATTAATGTCCCGACTACTATTCTTCATTGGAAAAATTTTGATAAAAGTATTAACAAAGATAGTTCTATTGAAAATAAAATTAATACTAAGTATAATGTTTTTCATAAAGCAGTATATAGTGCTTCAGCAAATGTTAGCGATAATTGCTATTCTGTCAATAAAAATATAAAATATATTCATCCTAATTTTATCAAGTTTATAAACATTAGATATGAGAAAAGATATTTTAAGAATAAATATGATGCTCTTATCTCAAAATTAAAAGAAAAAAAATATCTTGACAATAATTATAGAAATTCAAAATATTATAATTATGATGAAATAATTGTCGATGGGAAAATTTTTGATACACGTTTTAAGCATCTTGATTTTTCTTCTGATTTAATTTTATTCCCATTAAAATTTTCATACTTATTTGCATCTATTAGTATAGATGATAGTAATTATATAATTAATGATGATGGGACTTCACCTATGTTATATTTAAATTGTAATGTTAATAATGAGAATATAATTGGAGTTAAAATTAATAATAGTGATTTTATAAAAGAATTTTATAAATCAATTGACGAAATTGGAATAAGAAAAAATAGCGATACTTATGGAAAACTTTTAGAACAAGTTTCTTCTTCTAATTTAATATTTGAATTTTCTGGTAAAACTATTCCATCATTTTTATTAGGTGATTATAATCACAGAGCATTAAAAAATGGCGTAATAGCAAATAATGTTGAAAGAGTTCTTGAAAATGGATTTGTATTTTTAAATAATTCATATGTTTTAATAGATTATACAAAGTTAAAAGAACTAAATAATTTTGCTTTTTCAAATTATTTTATTGGCTATAATGGACCAAGAGTAAAAAATATTGGGCCTAATGATACTATAACAATAAAATTAAAAGATGAAGAATATGTTGATAATGGCGTAAGATATAAGCTAGCCGATCTAAATTCAGATATGAATTATTCAATATTTGATAAAATATATCCATTCCCATCTTTTGAATCAGTTTCTGATTATTTTGATTTAAAAATAAAATGTGGTAATAATCATTTAAAAATATCGGATCTTTTATTTAATAATTCTGCAATAAAATCTTTCGATATAGAATCTCCATCAATAACTTTTATCGATGAATTTGGAGAAGTTATTTCTTATAAAAATATTCCGTCTACTCCTAGAATTCTAGGTATGAACAGAAAATTTAATACTGTAAAAGATAGATATAATATTCCAGATGGAGTATCTATTATTAATAGTAATTATGTAATGGGTCATTTTGCCAATACCAGACTAAAAGAAATTGACTTAAGAAAATTTACAAATTATTTTTTACAGACAAGAGAATTTGCAGGAAACAATGAATTAGTAAAAATAATTTTTCCAGATAAATATATTTCACATCATTATGAAGAAACTATCGATGGACAATATGCATTATCGAGTTGTTATGCAGCTGAAATAGACAATCTTGGATTTATAACATCTGCATCAAATATAGCTGGCTATAATTCATTCTATGACACAAAAAGACTTCGAACACCTATAAATATGAATTATTTTAATTTTATTCATTATGGTGCATTTGCTAGTTCTAATGCTACCGATTTTATATATGAAAAACGTACTGTAACTACAGATTATTATGGAGAAGAAGTCGTTATTGATGATGGTTATCTTGAATCTATTGAAAAAGGCAATAAGTTCCCTGTAAAAATGAAAGATAAAGCTTTCTATGAAACAAATATGTCACAAAAATCATTTAATAGAATAAAAGATAATTTTGTTAATTTTGTGCATGAATGTTTTTGTAGAGCAAAAAACATTAAAGAAGTCGTATTAAATAATTCAAATTTATTATCTTTTTCTGAAGCATTTTTAGATGTGCCTTTAGAAAAATTTGTTATTAATTCTAATAGCGTTAAAGCAATTATTTTGAGCGACAGATTCTTAAAAAATCAAAAACTTCATGATGATCCAGACAATTATAAAATAAATGCAATAAATAATGAAATATTTATGTTTGAAGATCTCGGTGCATATAGTACAATTCATACGATTAATATGCCAAATTTAAAACATTCTTATATTGCAAAACCTGGAACACGTATAGATTTTAGCTATAATTATCTTAGATATGAGGAACCTTTAGTTCTGGCTAGACATCTTGATGATTTTGGTGGATCAACAAGTGGCATCGATATTAGCTATTTTAATGATCAAGATTCTATTACTAATGCAAATCTTGAAACATTAGAAATTAATGATTGGAATACTTTTTATGCTTTATTTTCCAATGTCGTAAATAAAAATGACATTAAAATAAAAAAACTTGTTATAAAAATGTCTAATAGAATGCAGCCACAAGATATTAAAGAATTTCTTACGTATAGTCCTGCTTCGAATATGATGTCACTACTTGGAAGTAAAGAATATATTCAAAAATATAGATGGCCAGCGTTAGAAGAAATAAATATTAAAAATGATTTTTCTAACCCTACAGAAAGAACTGTTCTAGGAGTTAAAATTAAATATGTCTAAGCTTAATGATTATTTTGAAAAAACAATAGGTCTTCCTATTATATATCATGACTATGAAACATATGATTGGAACTCCGCAAAATTTGGTACGATAGTTGTCGATCCAAAAGATAATAACATCGGCATTAAATTAAAATATAATGTCGATAATCAAGATCCAAAAGATCCATTCTCTAAATATGGTCCTAGCTGGGTAGCTCTTAAGCTACCCGCTAGTGAATCATTAATCGTAGAAGAATCTTCTAGGATGGTTTGTGAGAAAATTATATTTATCGATTATGATCGCATCGAAGGCAAACTTTATTATTCTATTAATGGTGTATATAAAGAATCTAAATTAACTCGACAAGACAACTTTGTATTCGAGTTAGATAAAGGTGAATATATCCCGGGTAATCATCATATTAAAGCATTAATTAATAATGCGATAGAATGTTCTCCGGCCACTAAAACTCTTAAAGAACTCGATAGCACACACTTCGTTCTTAATTCAACACAGTTAGAACAAGGTTGCGAAATCGATGTATATTATATTGAACGATATCATGTCGGAAATCCTGTTCCTCGATTCTATAATCAAGAAGATGAACCAGTAAATCCTGAACCTGGTGATTTTTGGATTAATAGTAAGCGTAGTGAACACATGAAGCAAAAGCTTCCTATTACTCCGTATATCCGATACGATTATAATAGTATGCAGCTTTCTGTCCTTTTAAAGTCGATTAGCAATAGTACTTTTAAAATTTATAAAGGTGAGAATTTAGCTGCAACAAAAACAAGTAATCGATCTTGGACGACGATTAAAGTTCCGTTGGCATACAACGAAATTTATGCGTTAAGAATTGTCGGCGAGAATAATGATTATTTAACCAATGAAGTGACTCGCGATATTCATTCTACTTCTAAAGTAAATATTGCTTTACAAAATTTATCGTTAACAAAAGACAAGATAAATTTACATTTAGTTGGCGAACCCGATTTAAAATTTACTGTATATAGTACTGCCGATACTTCTAATGTTAGATTTGTTCCGGACGATTTAAACAATGCATATGACGTAAGTTTCGATCGTAAGAATAAATCTTATTATGTCGACATTACGGCACACAAGCAGGGTAAGCTATCTTTCAGTTTAGAACGAATCTTAATCGAAGCAAAAGACCCTGTCGAAATTCCAATTAGAATTGTTTCTAAAGAATATATGGTTCCTAATACTTATAGTCAAATAGCTAAATTATTTGTTCGTGCTACTTATAATAAAGAACTTACTTTGATTACTGCTTCTAATAATCCAGAAAATTTAAGATACATTACATCGAACAACGGTGAAGAAGACGGTAAAACATATTATGATTATCAGTATAATGTAACATTATCTAATAATATGCAATATGTATCTTTTATGGCTAGTGATACAAGAGAAAATGCCGTATCAACTGTTGTTACGACGAGTATTCAACCTAAGCGAACAAAAGAAATTAGAGCACGGCTTGAATTAAGCAGTGATCCAATAAAAGTAATTGCCGGCGTTAAGTATCAGAAATTAAACTTAATCATTCCTAATAGTGTTCCTAGTGTTCAAATTATTCCTAAGATTTATAACACTAGAACTCAAGGTCGTATTCGTTTAATTAAACAGGTCGGGAATACATATACTTATTTAGTTCCTGTGTATAGCCAGATTTTAGATCATATTGGTACTAATCCTAATAATCCATGGGAAACTAAATCAGACGTTATGTTTGAATTATCGGCTTATTCTTATATCGATCAAACATTAGAATTTCCGAGCAGTAGCTTAGATCAATTATAGGAGTTAGATAAATGCCAATTAAACAAAGTAAAAAAATAACTTCTCGATTAATAAGTAATGGCCGAGCTACTTTTGTATATAGTGATAGCGATTATAAATGGGACCTATTACCAAATGGATCTCTTTTAATCGATGAAGAAAACGGTAAAGTAAAAATTAAATTAGAAGGCAAAACTGATTGGACTCCGGTCGAAGAAGTGTTAAATAAAGATTCTAATTTGATTATTCACGGTAATCGTATTATTAAAGAGCCATTTTTGGTTATCGATATCGATAAAAAAAATGATACGATTACTTATATAAATCATAGAAATGAACGTCGGCATAAATTTATTTATCGTTACCAAAAGGATTGGTTTGCTGTATTTGAACTCGATAAAGGATCTTATATCCAGAACAAGAATTTAATCTCGGCTACGATTAATAATACGATAGAGTGTAACGATAAGAATTATAAGTTACAAGAGTTAACGAGCCGAAGAATCGGTATCGATCTCGATGTATTAATTCCGGGATGCTGGGTCGATGTTCAATATTACGACATATATAAAATGACTCAGCCTGGTTATAATATTTTTATTAATAAAGATATGCCAGAAAAGCAATTATTTGATAAGTCTATGGCCGTTGTTTTAAACGATAAAAAAGTAGTTGATACGGAAGAAAACCCGTAATATAACAACGATAATATATTATTTCTAGTACTAGAGGTTAATCAATGGCTAAAAAAATAGAAGAATTTATGCTGTCTAAAGATCTTCAAGACAAGATCAATCAAGTCAGCAATTTAACTCAAGTCCATATGGATCAATTGGACGCTTCATTAAAAACATTGTTAACGAATATCGGAAACGCATCTCAAGGAGTCATCTCTTATGATGACTCCGAGATTCGTAATCGAGTAATTTCTCTTGAAAAAAACTCTGCTACGAAGACAGGATGGTTCAATAAAACTTCCGATAAGTTAACGAAAGAAATGCTTAATGCTGAAATGCAATCTCTTATCGACGATATGCAAGATTTCGCAGATGCATTATTAACTAAATTAAATATCTCTGATGCCGATAATAAATATCGTGCTAAAACTGAAAAACTTCAATTAACAGATTTGAGTGAGGAATTCCAAACTCAAATTCGTAATATTATAGATAAAGTAAATGCTTTAAATACAACATTTGCCGGTCTTAATTTTGTCGCTAACGATATCGAACAATTAAAGCGTATCATTAGTGATTTACCTAACACTGCTATTACGAGAGATTTTGCCGATGCTCGTTATCGTTTACAAGATCAAAAGATCACCGTAAACGATGTTAACGATACATTGCGTCCAGCAATTATTTCCCTTCAGTCTAATTATAATAAATTAGATAATGTAGTCGTTAGAAACGACTTATCTGAATATCGTCGTTTAGATAACGATATCAATATGTCCGATCTCGATACAAGTATTCAAGCTAAGCTTAATACGATCGATCAGTTGAACGCTAATATTAATGCTCGTATTAATACACTCGTTAATCAAGCATTGGCTACTGGTTTTGTCGATACGTTAAAAGCGACTTATGTCGGCGATTATGCATTACTTAACAATATTGAATATCAAGGCTATATTCAAAACTTATTAGATAATGTTAATACCAATAATAAGGCAACTGTTATTCAATCTTTATTCGCTTTATATAAAGGTTTAAAAGATGTCGCTGTTTCTGTTGCATCAAATAATGCACAGTTAAATAATGTTAATACTCAGTTTGCTTCTATGGCAACTAACAATAACTATGCAAAATCTTTAAAAGATCTTGATGCGGTCGACATTATTAAAACGTTATCTTATATGTCTGGTCTTGGAAGTACTTTAGTCGACGATATTACGTCTGACGATGCTATCGAAACTCTTAGCATAACTGGTTCTACGACTATCGTTCAAGCCGATACTATTTCTACAAGCTATACTGAAAACGCTGCGAAAGCAACGACAGCATATGTCGGTATTGCTTCTAATGCTGTTCACGACTGTGAAACAATTATGCATTTAGAATTCCCTTCCGTAACTAACGTTAATGCTTCTGCATTTAAAAACTGCACTAATTTGAATACAGTGTTCTTGCCATCTGTAAAAACTATTCGAGACGGTGCGTTTGTTGCATGCGATAATATTAATACTATTATGTTACCTGAAACATATACGTTTACCGGTAAAGAAGGTTTGCCTCAAATGTGTCGTATTATTCGTGTAGCCGGTCCTGCCGTGGTTTAAGGAGGTCGAAATGAAAGTTAGTGTTTATGTCGACAAACTTAAAAAGTGGGTTCCGATATCTTCTGACGAAATTCTCGATAGAAATAAAAACTTATCTGATGTGAAAGATAAAGATGCGGCTATTACAAATCTTGGCTTATACGATAAGTTTATTTCTAAAGAAGCTTTACAATCTGGGTTCTTACCAGATGTATTTACTCCGGAAAATATTCAAACTGATGCCGATCATCAGTTCGTTAGTGATAGCGATAAGAATAACTGGAATAATAAATTAAATAAACCAGTCGAAATTCAAACAAACTTGGAAGAAAATCAAATTGGTTTCGATGAAGTAAACGAAAAATTCTATATCGGTTTAAATAATAAAAATGTTCTTATCGGTGGCGCTTCTGCTCTCGATAATATTAAAATCGTTAACGGATTTTTCTCTGGTAATTCTCAACCGACTATTATTCGTAACACTAAAACACGAGAAGATGGTACATTAATTTCTCCTGTATTCGTCGACGTTCAATGTGTCGAATATACTGGCGGCGATCTTGGCGAAGTATCTGTATCTTACACATCTGAGCTTATTAATATTTATAATACTGGTTCTTTTACTGGTGCATTCCAGTGTATGATTGTATATCCGTTAGGAAGTGTTAATCGATGAAATGGTCAATTAAATTAAAAGACGAAATAAAAGATTTAGCATTTTCCACATACGTTTCGATATTTTATAATCTAAATGATTTAGCCGATAAAGCCCAAGCGATTAAGAACTTGGGCTTATTCGATAAACTTGCCAGTATCGAAGAAATTAAAAAGATTAAAATACTCGCGACAGCGATTAAGACAAATAATCTTCATCGATTTGTATCTAAAGCTAGTAAAGATAAATATAATAATAAGATAAGTAAATTTGTTACGACCGATAATCACTTCGATATCGATAATAATAACGATGCTTATTTTCATAATGGCGAGAAACGCTTTTATTTAAAATATAAAAATAAATATAGATTATTTGGCGGCAATACTATTTTATATAAAGTAGGCCAAGCTACATTTTTAGGTAAATCTAATGAAGTTAGAATTCCGCACAATTTACATGACGATAGAAATGTCGGGATTACTCCTGATTTTGTATCGATTAAACCATTACATAGTGCGGCGAAAGCTGGCGACATATGGGTTAAAAAAGATTCTAATTTTATTTATGTCGGAAATACCGGTGCTGCCAATATCGAATTTCAATATATGATTTATGCTCCAAAGAATATGGGTTAAGGGATAGTCAATGAAGAAAAATCGAACATTTAAACAAGGTCGTGGATCTGAACAACTCTTAAATCAAGAGCTGTATGATATCTTTACTGCTGTCAAAGATATTAACCCAGATATCACTGAGCAAGAAAAGGTTGTCGGTGCTAGTGCAGTTCCCGATAACAATATTCATGGTTCTCTCTGGCGTAAAGATAGAACGAATGAATTAAAATATTATGACGGCGTTAAGAAACAATGGATTAACGTATTCGATAATAAATTTCAAATTATCGAACATTTGACCGAAGAAACGACTCCGGTAAATCCTGTTAAAGGTCAGTTATGGATTTACAACGGTATTATGTTGTATTTCGACGGTCGAGAATGGAAACCGATTAAATCGATTCCGGCTGACGATGCACAATTTAATGAAGCAGCATTTGCCGATTTTGCTCTCGTTAGTCCGTTACTTTCTGTCGGGCATGTTACTGTACCGAGTTTACAAGACGGCGATTCTAAACGCTATGAAAATGAGTTGAAGACTGGATATCAACGTTCTAAAAAGAATGCTGTCGAAGAAGTCGATACATTCGACTTTGAATGGGAAGATCCATTTACGGCTCCGACTCACGATAAATTAGTCGATCCTAATCATAGAACACAATACGTTATTCCTAACGTTAATCATGATAGAATCTTTATGGAGAACAGTTTACTTAATGATTATGAAAAAGTAAACACTGTTTGTTTCCAATATCCGACTGTAAAAGCTCAGAAGAAGAATTTGAGTGCATTACATATTAACGCACAAAAATTATCTAACATTACTAAACGTTTATTTAAAATTAATAAAGACGATAGTAATACAAATGCTATTATCGATATTAATCCTAATAATACTGAATTCTATGGTTTTAGAGCTGGTGAGAATAAAGGCGATCATTTATATCCTTACTATGAAAAAGTAGAAACAGGATTAACGCATAGTACAGCAAGAGCTTTAGATAATACCTCCGGTATTTCTGGTGTCGATAAAATTAATGCACAATTAAATCCTGGAATTAATTATAATAAACCAGATAAAGTAACTGTTGAAAATAGAACAATGCGTCGGGATATTACTATGAAAGATGATCCCGATAATCGTTTCGGTGATTATGTTATCTTACATAAGAAAATTTCTTTGAATTATCGTACTGTTCAAAATTATGATTATATCTTAGCCGTTACTTATGATTTTAACTGGATTAATTATACTGGTTCTTTGAAGAAGTTAAATAATGGCAACTTATTCGAAGGTTTCCATATTCCCGATCTTCCAGAATCTATTAATCTATTCTTCGACGGCTTAATGCTTGAAGAACAGTTTTACGATGTCGATGTTAAAAATCAGTTAGTAAAATTAGAAGATAAGATCTACAAAGAAGACGAAGTACATGTCTTTAAAAATTATATTAAAGACTCTGGTTATATCGTAGAAACCAATTTGGATAATCAAGGTGTTATCTACTTACACAAGAAATTTAAATCTCCGTTAGTTTTCGTAGCTGGTGAATTAATTCATCCATTATTCGGTGGATTAATTTTCCGCGACGATAAAATCTTCGTTCCTCGTGCTAAAGTAAATATGCCGTGGACAGTCATCGAAGCGTATATCCCAGGTGAAGAAAATGCATACGCTGCCGGTACTGTAAACTTCGATAATAATATTGTTGCCGGCACTAATCGTACATTAGCGACTGAAACTGGTACACCAAATATCGATGCGACAGCCTTGTATAATAATGGTGAACATTCTCTTATCGTTCAACAAGGTCAAATCGGCCACAGTGGACAAAACGTAATTTATTACGACCCTCGTGTTATTACGAATACCGATGAAATCATTTTATTCTTAGACGGTATGTTAATTAATCCTAAGAATATTGAATGGAATAAAGATTATCATTATTTAACACTTAAAGATGGTTTATTCCCAGGTCAACAATATTTATTATTACGAGATCCTGACGATCGATTATTCGATGGCGCTAGTGCTATGGATACATATTTTACTGGAGCGTTAAGCGACAGTTTAGTGTATCATAACGGCAAACTATTATGTAACCAACAACCATTAATTTCTCCGGTATCTCCTAAAGAACGTGAACAAAGTACGGCCGATGGAGAAGTCGTGTTATTTATGCCTGACGATTTAACCGATGCTGCAACCGTTCAAATCTACGACGATTATAAAAAGATCTGGAGACTTGCTAACGATAAAGAACTTAAGGATATTAAAACTATCTGTACATCTTATGAAAATACTGTATCGGCAGTTAAGATGAATATCCCGGTTTTACCAGAAGATAGCATCGATATCTTTGCTTATAAGTTTGCTGGCGATAGCGAAAACGCAATTAAGATTGGTGATTTCATTATGGATTCTACTGATCCGACAAATCGATCTTTCTATATGCAATACGACAAATATTCTCCTCGTGTAAATGCATTAACAGTGTTTAGAAATGGTGTTCGTCAAATTCTCGATATCGATTATATCGAAAATGAAGACGGCGCATCTATTAAATTCTTAGGTTCTGCTAACAATATTAAATCTAGCGAAAAGATTCATTATACGATCGAACAATTAGAAACTGGTGCTTCTAAAGTAATGGACGTTATTACGTTAGATAATACTAATTCTATCGGCACTAATGTGTACGAAATTCCGGCGCAAACAGAATTATATTTATATCCAGGTCGATTAGTCGTATATCGTAACGGTGTTCGTTTACCTAAAGAAGATTGGACTTTGATCGGGAATAAAACAATTCAAATTATTAATTCTGATCGCCCTTATATTGGTACGACAGCAAGTAATTATCCTAACGAATCTTTCTATAAGAAAGAAACAGATACGTCTTATACTATACATCATCATCAACCAGATAGAATTACGATCGAAATTCGTCAAGATTATAAACGCAAAGAAGAGACATTTAAAATGCGTTATAATCGTGTTCCAGAATTCCCGATTAACGATTATAAAATCGATCCTCAAGTTCTCGAATCCAAGGATGAAGTTTTATTCTATATAAATGGTCTATTTACTGGTTTGAGTCGTAATATAGTAAATGGATATGTTTTAAATAAATATAAAAGCTGTATTACGTTTACTGATAGAAAAGTCGCTGCGCTGTTAGCTAATGATCCATTGTATATCGATTTATATGAAAATCCTGAAAAGATGGAAGCGTGGAAAAAGCGTACTGGAAAATCAGAATATACAACAAGTATAAAACATTATATCACTTATGATTATCGCGTATAACGCAGGAGACTTTAATGGCACAAGACTTTACTAAAGTTACAATAAACCAAATTGATATGGATGCTGTTACTGAAACAGTCATCGCAAAAGGTAATTTGGTATACCGTAGGGATCATAGTGATACTAAAGCAGAAGATGTTGATAAGGTCGGTGGTATTCCTGCCGACCACATCGCTGTAAGTATCGACGGTGATCGTGAAACAGTTCCTAACTCATTAAAACTTGGCGGTAAATTAGCTGCCGATTATATGACTACTACGACAGGTAATAGTTTAAATAAAAGAACTGAAAATATTAAATCTAAATTTGGTAGCGATATTTTAGCATTGCGTGACGAATTATATCAACTTCGTGGTCAATTAGCTAAAAATGGTTACGTAAAAGATATCGGTTATTATGATGGATATTATGATTGCTTCCATGATTTTAACCAAGTTCATTTAAATAAAGAATTAGCAAATACTAAAAATACAGTTCAGACTGATAGAAAATCTTTAGTGTTCCCAGCGAATACTGATATGGATCAATTCTCTCAATATGACTTTATTGCTATCGTAAACAGCAATACTGGATTAGAATGTATTCGTCAAGTAGCTGCTGTCGATAAAGCTAATTTTAAATTAACGTTAGATCGCAATATTGCAAATAGCGTTATTCTTCAAAATGCAGAATACTATCAAGTATATAAATCTTATGGCGCTATTTATAATGGCGACTTCTTATTTGCTCGTCCTTTAGAAACAGTAATGGGCGATGAAGAATATGCATCTGGCGAAACTGACGATACAAGTCGTGAATTCGTTAAGATGATGAAACCAGGCTTTGGTTATGCGACTACTTTAAAATTTAGCGAAGGTAAAACTGGTTATCTAAAAACTGTCGAACTTTGCCTAAAGGCTTACGGCAATCCAGGCCCAGTTAATTGTTATCTAATCGACGCACGAGATGTCGATTTATTCAAAAACGGTCAACAAGCTGAAGCTGCTTATAAATCTTCTCAAGCAAATAAAGATGATAAATTTAAATTCTTTGCTAAAACTCAACCTAAAGCAGTTAGTGCGACCGTTGAACGTCAGTACGTAAAATTTAGTTTCCAACAAGACGGTAAATATCCGATTATTCCAGATAATTACTATCAAGATCCTACACGTTATTGTTTAATCGTAGAATTCATGGAAGTTAATACCGACAATTATTATGAAATCGAATTGATTAATCATAACAAGAGCGATCTTCAATTAAATAATATCTTCTATGATTATGAACGCAAATCCGATGTTGCTGTAGCTCACGCATTAACAGAAACAGACGAAACTAAAAAACGTGACCTTTATTTCCAATTTAAAACTCAACAAAAATTAACTAATCAACCTAGTCCTGTAAACGAAGGTTTATATTCTGCACATATCTACAATCGCAGATTACAACGTGCTTCTAAAGCTCGTGTTGAACTAAGAATTAAACGTGAAGGCTTATATGAAGCTAGCACTTTAAGTTCTCCATCTTTGTTTACGACTGAAGCAATTACCTTGAAAAGAAGCCCAAAAAATGGTACAATTAATTCAGTACATGAATTAGGTTTGAAAACTGAAATTAATAAACCAATGGAATTGCGTCGTGGTGATCCTTCCGATATCTCTATGCCAGTCGATGTTGTCATCGGTGAAAATATCACGAAGGTAAAAGGTTTCAATACGGAATCTATGACAACAATTAGTCCAGTATTGGTTAACGATAATGATCCTGTTTATCGTGTCGGCTATGTCGTAGCTATTAAAGCACGTGAATATAAATTTAAAGACGGTATCATTACTAAAGGTCAGTTTAAACGATTCATTGTTCCGCTTACTGAAGTCGTTAAAGACGTACATAGTTATATGGATGGCGTTAGCGATCGTTTGATCTTTGAAACACCTTTATATGAAGAAGGACAAGAGGTCGTAGATTATAATGATTTTGAAGTTCAAGTATATTGGGAAAATCCTGAATTAAGTGATAGCTCTATCACGAAACAAGAACAAATGGGTTCCCTAAAAGAAATTACAGTAAGCTTTGCTTCTGATTTCGAATAACGAACTGTTATAGCCGGGGGCGAAAGCTCTCGGCTTTTTTATTTAAAGGATTGACTATGATTACCGATCATAAAGATTTTTTAGAACAGCTTAATGTTATTAAGCAAGGAATTAATATTCCGGCTTATGACATTTCTAAGATTATGGATTCTGAAGAATATAATAACTATTATGCCGATATCGAAAAATCTCTTAACGATTTGACTGGAATGATACGATCGTTAGAAGATTGTAATCAATATATGGTTACATATGTTAACGATATAGTCGATAAGAAATATAAAGAACTGAGCGATAAATTAATTGCGTTAGAAAATAATTATTCTTTATATCAAAATAAAAATTTTATTTCTTATTCTCCAGATTTCGACGATACAAAAGTTGTTTACGACCGAGATGGCACTCAAATATCTCAAGTCGATTATGTCGTTCAACAAGAAGGTAAAATAGATTTATTTAAAAATATTTCCTCGACGAAAGCTTATTCCGTTAATATAGATAAAGATCATGGATCTGCAGTTATATCTTTTGAGCGTAATATGATTACAGAGTTAAATAAAAAAACTGCTACATTTATGATTAAATTAAGCGAGCCAATTATGTTAAATTATATATCTTGTGATTTAGTAAATTGTACTGGCTCATTTACGATTAATAATGGTATTAATCAATATTCTTTTAACTCTTATTTTGATCCGCAAGAAATATCTTTAATTGTTATTACTTTGAATTCTAGCAATCCTGAAGTTAAACAAAAGAAGGTATTATATGCAAAATCTAAAGGATTTATGGACAACGCTTATGCTGGAATTGCCTACTTTGATAAAGGTAGTGAAAAAACAGAAGAACAGCGTTTGGCTAAAATTTATTACGAAAATGATGTCACGAAATATGTAGGTGAAGCTAATGGCAGAAGAAACAAAAATAAGTAGGTCTCTAACCGTTAAAGATATCGGTATCGTACTCGACGATAAAGATACGATTAGTACGACTGCCCGACCAATTCCTCGACGTGACGAGATTAAAAATGTTCAATTAGATTCTACTGTTGTTTCTTATAATTTCGGTATAAATAATATTAAATTCTCCTATAACAATGCGACTAGCGTGAGCGGGATTATTTCTAAATTTATCACGATAGAGAATTGCGATTATATAACACTTATAACGTCGTTAAAAGAACAGTCTAAAGATGAACAATATTCTTTAGAATTTTATTTGTTAGATAATAACAAAGAAGTTCCGATTCTTCCGTATAATCAAACTCAAGTATTATATGAGAAGTTATTTTATAATCTTGAAACTCGATTTAAAATTAATAAAAATTATCAGATTACGATTCACGAAAAAACAAAAGACGGTTTAGTATTATATAATACATATGCTAATTATGATGAATATCTTGCCGGCATTAATTCTTTAAATAATATTCTTAAAGAAAAATCTAAGGAATTGGTTATTAGTTATGTACCGTTTGATGCTAAAAGAATTAAGCCGATCGATAATCGTATTGCCGTAAAACTAATTAAAAGAATTTATTTCGGAAAAAATCCGGTTAAGATAGATAATATTATCGTTAATGCTCATGGAGGAAAATTAAATTGGAAGATTTAAAAAATACGACTGTTAAAAATGCGTACCTTCAAGCATTAGCCGATGAAGGGCTCATGGATAAGTTTAAAGAAAAAAGCTTGCAAGATTCCAAGACTCCTTTATTTAAACCTAATTATCTTAGCGAAGAAGATGAGCCTAAATACACCGAAGTGCATCAGAATACGTTAGAATCTATTTTCGATATTATGAACTTAAGTTTTAATTGTATCGATTCTGCATACGATATCGAAAATTTGTTATCAGAGGTTGATTTAAAGATTGCTTCTATTCAAGAAAAAATAGACGCCGAAGATGAACGTGTAAAAGATATCAATATGATATGCGGTAATATTTCCGATTTTAATTCTATTATTCCGATTACGTCTGGGCATTTTTCTATTAAGTCTAATTTATATCAATATAGAAATTGTATTACTTCTAGTAAGACTTATGAAAAAGATATTCCGATTAAAATCGTAAATATTAACGGTAACGGTTATTCTGGTAATGAATATGTAATCTCGGATCAATACGATGTACTACAAAAAGAACTGTTTGATACATCCCTGATGGAAAACGTTTTTGACGGTGTTAAGAATAGTGCCTGGGAATATAGTCGATTATTTAGCTATGATGCCGTTAATAAAAGTGATTTAATTAATATCGACGATATACCGGCTACCGTTCAAATTACACTAGAGTCTCAATCTGAAGATGGCTTTAACGAACTTGTGTTCGATGATGATGCAACTACACACATTACCAAAATAGAAGTTTCTGATAATAACGTAGAATGGCGTACCATATTTAATGGCGACATTCAGCCGAATAAGCAAGATCATAGCTATTCTGACTTTACGTATATCTATGGTAGTGGTGCATTAGTATTTCCGGTTACGCAATTATTAAGAATTACGATGTATAGTAATGCTGTCGATTCTAAAAAGATAAAGATTAACGATCAAATAAAGGACGGTGTATACCGTAAATTTGTTCGTATCGATGCTATGCAGGCTCGTCGCAATTCTTTTAAAGAGGGTTCTGGTACAACTCAAAATATTATAACTTCTGGTAAGGCGATATGTGCCGGTATATTCTGTAATGAATATATTCCGGATTTTATACAAGATGCTTTACGTCAAGATATTCAATATCAACTAATCGTTAACGGTGTCGCACATAACGTTGTTCCTGTTAACAGCGACAAAAAAGGAATCAAGTTAGTTAAGTATTCTAAAAATCCTATTAAAGAAAAATATATTGAGTATATCGATGAGCCAATTACGACTCTTCAAATTGCTATGATCGTGCCGACTGCTTACGATTATTCTCCATATATCGCTAATTTAAAATTATGTTTAGGAAAGCAGGTATCTAATGTATAAAGATCAGATCTATAAATTAGAATATTATCGTCAACGATTAATCGATCAAGCATTAAAATCTGGCGAGCACATTAGCGATAGTGCTTTAGAATCTGCCTTAGAAGAATATGATATACAATTAGCATTATTTAAACATCGTTACATTCAAGAAGGTTCTAAACTAAATGTGAATGAATTCAATAATGAATTATATGTTTTATATAATGACTTATTAATATTGTACAGAACTGTTTATGAATTAACTGTCGAGAAATTTAATAATACTAAAGATTTGGTAAATATTAAATTAAGCAATTTAGAACGTATTGCGAATCAATATTATAATCGATCTAAATTAGAAACAATCGCTATCTTTGGCGATACATTAGTTTTCCAATCTAATAACTTCGATATGAAGAATAAGGATGGTAAGACTTACGTTAAGCTGCCAGCATTTACGACATATGCTGGGTCTACGTTAGCTTTCTTAGCCAATCTAGAAGATAATAATGAGAACGTAGTTTTAGAATTATCGCCGACAGAAAACATTCTTAATTATGAATCTAATGAATCGTTATATCAAGTTCCAGGTGAGCCTACGACTAAAACAGAATTTTTCTCGTTAGACTCCGGTAATAAATATTTCGGTAGCTATCAATTACCACAAAAATTTGAAGATACGTATAAGTCTCAATATTATTTGTATTCTGGACATAATATGATTAAAGTCGACAATCAATGTATAGAATTAAATCAATATAATAATGTTCAAAATCCTTCTGAACACGATGTAGAATTTTATATATATAAAGGTACTCATGTCGATTTTAGTTTTACATTGGATCCTATTAAAACTAATATTAATAATCATTTAGTAACGATTACCGATAAAGTGCAATACTTTAAATTTAGAATGCCGTCTTATGGACAAGTATCTTTCAATACTGATGGCATAGTTTTTGCGGCTGTCGACAACTGTATTATTAAAGATAATCATATTTATTCTAGAACTTTCTATGATGGCGCCTACGATAATATGTTAGAAATTATTACTTACGATAAAGAAGTTAATTACGATAATCCAGTAGCCGTGATTGAAAATCCGTCTGGTAATACTCTTAAAATTAATTCTTTAGCGATTAAACAGAATAGGTATAACGAATATGATCAAGTATAATATACGATTTAATGGATCATGGGAGTATGATAAGTTCGTATTAAATTATTATAATTTGGCTAACGAAATTAAATTACTCAAAGAAAAATTATTAAAGTTAGAATCCCAGAATGAGTCTATAAATGATACGTATAAAAAATTAGTCGAATCTAATATTTTAGCTAAAACATATCGTCAGTATTCTAATTTCTATTGAGGTATAATATGGAATTAAAAAATACATCTAAGTATTTTACTGAACTTGTTGAGTCAATGCAACAAGAATATAACGATTTAGAAACATCGATTATCAAACAACATAATTCTTATGATAAGAAGCTCGAAATTATGAATGCTGTATTAGAATATAGTAATTATTTAAATAATCAGATGTCTCGCTATATCGATTCTCTTAAGGATGGCAACCGTATCAACGAAACTATTTTCGACGGTGAAACAGTATTAAAAAAGAATATTTATAATGCCAATAAGATTTTATTTGCCGATACAAATAAAGTATTAGAATCTAATTCTAATTATGAGAAATATGGTAACTGTATCCATCCTAAAATTGTCGGTAATTTAGATAACTTACTTAACTTTAATTCTGCTGCTGGTTATATCTTTAAAAATTCAGCAACAGTTTCTATTAACGAAGAAGTTAAAGAAGAATATATCGATGTGCTAAAACATGATACAATCTTAAATAAGATGCCGACATTCTCTCAATATTCTTCCGATACTGTTACACTAACAATCGAGTTTCCTGATAATCCTATTGTTGGTTCTGCGACTTGTAACGCTATCGAAATTTCTCCGTTCTTAGCGGGCGCGTCTATCTTAAAGAACATTACGATTATTACGACACCAGGTACTCAATTAAGCAATAAAGCTATCGTTATCGATTATGATCAACCATTAGAAGATACACGAATCTTATTCGATAATACATATAGTATTAAGACAATGGTGCTTAACTTCAAACTAACGTTCGTAAATAATCTCGGTATGTATCCATTCGGATTGCGCCACATTTATTTATATAATGCGAACTTCGATACGAAGAATAGTAATATCGTTATTAAAAATGAATATAAAAATTTAATTAAGTATATTAACGATAATATTGTTATATCTGATCAAACTGCTGATGAAGTCGGTAATCGTTATAGTAAACATAATACGACATGTAGCGAAATGGATATTAAATTGTATAGTTATTTATCTAACGGTAATTTATTATATCCAATCGAAACTCATACTCGAGATATCGTTAATCAAATCTCTCGAAATACAAAAGTATTCTATGCCGACATTCCGGTTAAAAAAGCAATGTATAGTATAGAATTTTTAAAGGTTCGGACTTAATGTCCGGGCCTTTTCTTTTTCGGATTCTTATGCTATAATAACTCATGAAGGTATTATTTTTAATCGGAGGATATTTTATGGTTAGTGGATTATGGTACGAAGAAAATATATTAGGCCATACGACAGATAAAACGTATGTTACACAATATACGATAGATTACTTATACGATAATTTTTACAGTACAAACGATATCGTAAAAATTTTGTCCACGTTTCGTAAAGAATTTATTAAATATTGTGATCTGCCATCTTCTCTTTGGAACGGACTCATTAAAAGAGATACTTATTATTTTCATCCAGAATTACAAATTTTATCACGACCACCTAAGCTTAATATCGGACTCGATATTCAAGTCGAAGAAGTTAAGTTTTTTAAAGAAATGAAAATTTCTTATACGAAAGAACAATTGTTATCCTATTATTATAAGAAAGCTAATTCTTTAACGATACGGGATGCAAAACGAGATGTCGGTGCTATCGATTATTTATTAAATCGATATAATCGTCAACTTATGGATTCATTAGATATTCTGCTTTATCTAATCGATGATCATGCACACGAAGTTAGTTCTTTACTTAACTTAACTAATTACGAAATAGATACACTTGAGAAAGTCGAATCTATTTATTGGGATAACCATAGAGCTGGTTTAGATAAAGTTTTCTACAGATGGAGTTAAAAATGAGTATTGATTTTTATAAAGAGTCTTTAGCGACCTATGAAGAATATGAAATAGAAAGCGAAAAAGACGAAGAAGAGGGTTATGATACGGTTAGATTCCCTTCGTTTAATAAGAATCTAAGCGGTCTAACAAAAGGTTTGTATATTTTTGCCGGTGAATCTAATGGCGGTAAAACAGCTATTATGTCTAATCTATTAAAAGATTTAGGGACTAATCCTAAGAATAACCTATTAGCTATTTACTATACATTAGACGATACTGTCGGAGAAGTTATTCCTCGTATTATTGCGATGGACCAACAAATTCCGATCGCGATTGCCGGTAAACCAAAACGCTACCAAAAAATATCATCGATTATTCCTCGATGCCCTGAAGAAGAAGAATATTTCGCAAGAATTAAAGCTCAGCTTCAACGTCGAAAAGACGGCATTCAACTATTAAAGGAACAGAGCCATCAATTTATGATGACCGACGGAACTCGAGTTCAATCTTTTGAAGATATTTGTGAACACGCAAAACGAGCTCAAGAATTTGTCAAATCGGTAAATCCAGAAAATAATATCATTATCGGTATTGACTCCTTATCTGACTTGCGGTTTAAAAATAGAACATTTAATAAGCCACAAGAACGTCATGAAGCATTATCGGAAGAACTTAAAAAATTGGCTAATGTCGATTTACAAGTTCCTGTATTTGGTACGGCACATTTAAGAAAATTAAATCATAATGGCCGACCATCTCTTGACGATCTTAAGGAGTCAGTACGATATCAATATGATGCAAGTGTCGTATTTCTTGTTCATAACGATGTGAGCAAAAATAAAAATAATGCTAAAGTATTTTATAACAGAGAAGGCTATGCCGACATTCAGCCTGTTATAGAGCTAGATTGGGCTAAAAATAAACGAAGCGAATTTAAAGGTAGAAGCTTCTTCTACTTTGTACCTGAGTTTTCTTATACTACAGAAGCTAATCAACAAGATACTGAGCGTTTTAATAATATTATTCGAGGTTAATAAATGACTATTTACGAAAAAGTGTACGAAGCATTTTCTGAAAGTTTATTAAATAGTTTTCCAGCTACTACTATGGAGAAATCAAATTTCTTAGGTATCTGGATTACGGTTATTAAAGGTTTAACTAATGAACGTTTTCCTACAGCTCCTGTAGTATTTGACGTTCTTAAGTTAACGGCTAAATATGTTTCTACTTTAGTGTTAAATAAAGATAATGAAGTAGACGATACTTTAAGTATATTTAAAGTGCGCGATTATTTAAATAAAGATCTTGCTATCGCATTAAGCGATGAAGAAGTAGCTGAAGGCAGCGCTCTTATCGAAGATCTTAAATTAAAAATTGCTCAATCTGCAGAATCTGTATTGGGTCAGAAAACTGAAATTCCTCAATTACGACCTAATCTTAATACTCCTGATGCTCTATTTGCTGAATCTTATGAAGTAGCTCGTTGCATTACTAAGTTGTATGAAAATAACTAATGAACAATTCCTAGACTATCTTGATAGCCCTTGGTACTATAATATAAAATATAATACTCCAATACCGACAGACGAGCGTACCTTACGCTCGTTTTTGCATGATATAGCATACGCATTCTTAGGTAGTATTTATCAAAAAGAAATTATCGGCATTCCGGAAATGACTCAAATGTTAGATAATTATTTAAATACCGCCCCTCATCGTATTAACAATAAAGATATATTAAAAGGTATTAATTATCTTTCTAGCCTTTATGAATACTGTAGCGAAGAACAACTTAATATTATTTCGATCGGTCATTCTCATGTATTAGAATTTGATTCAGGAGAAATTGAAGTCGATATCGGCCCTATTGCATATCGTAACGGAAAATACTTTTTATTCTATCCTGTATTTTCTCATACGTTTTCACAAGAAGAATGTGATAGTAATATTAATTGTACTCTTCACTGGAAAGCAGCATACGATGCATTCGACTTTCAGTTGAGTGGCGTTATGTTTTATTATGCTAAAACTAGAAAAACATTTATTGCGTATCGTGACATTAGTTCGATAGAACGCTTAAACTTTATCGCTAATAATGTTTTACGGGGGATCGATCAAAAGATATTCTTCCCGGTACGAGAAGAATCTTCTAAGAGTCGATTTATTCCAGAACTCTCTAGAACATTTACGGGAAAATAAATACATTGTTTTATTATAAATGTTTGTAATATATATTATATTAACATTAAAAAATATATATTAGATAAAAATATATTATTAGAAAGGTGGTGAATACAATGGCGAACTTTACAGTTCAATTTCCTCTTAAAACAGAAAGATATCAAGAAGATATTTTAAATAAACGTTTTGAAATCGGCAGACAGATCTATAATTCTTTAGTAAATGTAACTCAAAAAAGATATAAAGAAATGACTAAAACAAAGAAATATAGAAATCTTATGTCGCAATTTACAGGAAATAAAAAAGAAGATAAAAATATCTGGAAACAAGTTAATGATATTAGGGATCAGTATGGTATGTCAGAGTATTCATTTTACAATGATGTAAAAAAAATACAAAAACATTTTTCTAATAATATTGATTCTCTTACTGCTCAAAAAATAGCTTCTAATTTATGGAAAGCATATGAGAAACTTTTTTATGGAAATGGAAAAAAAATTCATTATAGAAAATATGGTAATTTTAATTCTTTAGAAGGAAAATCTAATAAATCTGGTATTCGATTTAGAAATAATATTATTATATGGAATAAATTAAAAATACCAGTAATTATTAATTATAACAATCAATATGAATGTCAAGCATTAGAATTAGATATTGCATATTGTCTTATTGTTAGAAAATATATACGAAATAAATATAAATATTATGTTCAAATCGTTTTTAAAGGAAATCCACCAGTTAAAGTAAATAAAGAAACTGGCGAAGTAAAACATCCTATTGGTCAAGGTGATGTTGGTATTGATATAGGGACTTCTACTATTGCTTATTCATCTTCTACTGATGTTAAAATATTGGAACTTGCGGATAAAGTTCAAAATGCTGAAGATCAAAAAAGAAGATTATTAAGAAAAATTGATAGAAGTCGTAAAAATATAAATCCTAATAATTATAATGAAGATGGAACTATTAAAAAACAAGGCAGTAAAAAAGTAATTTGGAATAAATCAAATCATTATATTAAATATCAAAATCAATTAAAAGAATTATATCGCAAGCAAAAAGATGTACGAAAATATCAACATGAATGTCTGGCCAATCAAATTATATCTCTTGGCGATACTATTTATGTTGAGACAATGAATTTTGCTGGTCTTGCTAAAAAAGCTAAAAAAACAGAAAAGAATAGCAAAGGAAGTTTTAAACGTAGAAAACGTTTTGGCAGATCTATTGCTAATAGAGCTCCTTCAATGTTGTTAGAAATAATAAACAGAAAGTTGTCTTATTATAATAAACAATTAATCAAAATTGATACTTGGAATGCTAAAGCAAGCCAATTTAATCATTTTGATGGTACTTATCATAAAAAATCTTTATCTCAAAGATGGAATAATTTTAATGGAATTAAAATTCAAAGAGACTTATATTCTGCATTTTTAATTATGAATATAGCAAATGATTTAAAAAGTTTTGATGTATGTAAATGTAGTGAGAGATTTGATAGTTTTCGCAAACTTCATGATATAGAAGTAAAACGATTAACTGGATATAAAAATTTAAGCAGTATAGCAATTTAATATATATTTATATTTTATAGGTCTTGATACGGGCCTTATGCTATCGCTAATTTATTCGTCAGAATAATTGATAGTGAAAGTCTTATAGAAACAAATTAGTCTTATATGCTTTCGAGTATGTTTGGAAGTTTGCGTATATAAGAACTTAATATATTTTAGTTATTAATGTATCAGGGGAAAATAATAATGCCTTACGAAATAGATGGCTGTGTCTATAAGACTAAAGCCTTAAAAGATACTCATATTCTATGGAAAGAATATAAGAAAAAGAAATTAATTAAATCTTTTGAATTACCTCAAGTTAAAGATCGAATTAAGAAAAGTCGATATTTCTCTTATAAACCTATTGTCGACGATATTAAATTCGATAGCTTAATGGAAGCCAGCTACTATATTTATTTAAAACAGCAACTTAAAGATAAATTAATTTCTGGATTTGAACGACAAGTTAACTACGAATTGCAACCAAGTTTTAAAAAGAACAAGAAAACGATTCGATCTATTAATTATGTAGCAGACTTTGTCGTAAAAAATTTAGATAAAAGTATTCGTGTCATCGATATTAAAGGTAAGACTACGGTCGACTTTAATCTCAAGAAAAAGATATTCGAATATAAATTCCCCGAATTAACTCTAGAATGTATTCAATTTCATGATGGACAATGGATGCAACTAGACGACGTTAAAAAATTAAAAAGGAAATCCAAGAAAAAATAATGTCTGAATATAAAGTTCTCGAAGGACAAAAAGAAGCTTGGGAGGAAATTGACGCGATCGTATTAGAGTGTCAGCAAACTAAATGTAACAAAAGAAAAGATGAATTACTCCAAGAATTAATTATTAGATTCGAGCCATTTATTAATATGTTTTATGATTTATTAGTAAACGAAAAAACATATTTAAATAATAAAGTCTCTCGTGATTTTATCTGCTTGTATATTGCCGATAAAAATTTACGTTTTAAAATCTTTAGGAATACGCGATTATCTAAAACTGAATTCAACGAAGTAAATCGATCTTTATCTTTAATTCGGGATAATTATGGTAAGAATAATGACGTAATGACCGATCTTCATTATGTATTTACTCAAATGGTGTTGACGTATAAGAAAACTAATCGTAGCTTCAATACATTTGTAACGTATGTATTTAAATATCGTTTATTCCATTTTATTTCTAAATTCTTACGTGATAGAATTAATAATGGCTACGATAGAACGGCATTTGAAGAAGTTAACCTTAACGGTTATAACTCGATGCATCATATGAATATCGAAGATCAAGTTACGATCGACGACAACGGAAATTTTAGTGATTCCTGGTTATCGGGTTTAACTTGTTCTGACGTATTCGACGAACTTAATGAACTCGAACGAAATATTATCGTTAAGATATTCGTTCAGACTAAACGACCTAAAGATATTCAAAAAGAATTAGGCATTTCTGAAGCTAAATATAGAAAGCATAGACGACTAGCATTAAGCAAGTTAGAAGCAGCTACAGGATTAAAAACTAAATATTTAAAACCTTTGAAGGCGAGCGAATAATGCTCGCCTTTTTCTCGTTTATATGTTATAATAGTTAGGAAAGGCGGTTACTTATATGATTGATAAAGATAAGTACAGGTTAACGTTAAAAGTTAACGATTTAGTGGCTCAGATATTGGCCCTAAAACAAATTCCATTAGATATAGCATATAATATTCTATACGACCAAAATAAGATATTAAATATCGATGAGAAAGAACCGATCGTTAATATCGATAAAGCAGCTAAATTTTTAGTACAATGCTTTAAAGATGGTCGAGATATATATGTATATGCCGACTATGATGTTGATGGAATGACGAGCGGAACGATTATGAAAAAATTTTTATCGAAGATTGTTCCGACTCATAGCGAAGTTTACTTTCCTGAGCGAAGTGATGGCTATGGTTTAAGTATTAAGTTTATCGAAGATATTAATAAAAAATATAAACGGCGAATTAAGCCGCTTATTATGACTGTCGATAATGGGATAACAAAAGTCGAAGAAGTCGAATTATGTAAGAAATACGATATTCCGGTATTGATTACCGATCATCATTTACCGCAAGAAATCTTGCCGGACACAATTGTTGTCGATCAGCATATAACTGAAAACGATCATTGGGCAAAAGCAATATGCGGTGCCGGTGTTGCTTATTACTTCTGTCGGGCTATCGAAAATGAATTGGGTTATAATCATTATGAGAGCGATAAATTACTTTATTTAACGGCTATCGGTACGATTGCCGATGTAATGCCGTTAAGCAGTTACGTTAATCAAGCTATCGTTCGTAAAGGTTTTAATCAAATTCAGAAGAAACAAATACCGAACACATTACGAGTATTCTTAGATATGTTAACTAAAGAAGCTATTACGGCCGATCTCGTATCTTGGCAAATTGCTCCTCGATTAAACGCATGTTCTCGATTATTCGATATCGATGCTTCTATTAAATTATTCGACGTAAGCGAAGAGCCGATCGAAACATGTAATACTGTCGAAGAGTATAATACTCGACGTAAGGAATTAACTAAAGATTTTAGTGAAAGAATCATTAAACAGTACGATAAGCAAAACGACGATAGTGAAATAGCTTTAGTCGTTAATGACGAAATACCGGTTGGCATTATCGGTATACTTGCAGGACGATTACAAGAATATAGTGGTAAGCCTAGTTTTGTCGGATTATCGGATAGTGAAGTCGTTCATGGTTCTGCTCGAAGTAATACGTATCCATTAGATTGGTTGTTATTTAATGAACCGTCTGTAGCTTCATATGGCGGCCATGCAGCCGCTTGTGGCTTTGCGATATATAAAGATATGCAAGACGAGTTTAAACTCGCTCTGAGCGCAAAAATATTGTCCTATGTGCCACCTGAAGAAGTTATTATTGAGGCTAAAGAACCTGAATACATCGATCTTACATTGTCTGATTTGACATTAGAATCTTATAAATCATTTAATTTATTCTCGTTCGACGGTTTAACTTTTACCAAACCACAAGTTAGAATATCTGGGTTGAGCGTTCTCGACGTTAAACCTAGCGGTAATAATCCTGACAATATATGTTATACAGTATTCGACGGAAAAACAAAATTAAGTATCTGGGCATGGAGATTAGGAGATCTCGGAATTAAAGTTGGCGATAGAATTACGATGTGTGGTGATATCGAGAAGAACTTTATGAAGCCTAGATTATATACTTTAAACGTGAAAAGTATATTCAAGGAGGAATAGTAAAATGTTTACGCATTTACATGTACATACATCATATAGCTTTTTAGATGGCTATTGTCATATACCGAAGTTGGTTAGTCGTGCTAAAGAACTCGGTATGGAAAGTTTAGCAATTACCGACCATAATCATATGGGCGGTATCTATGAATTTTTACAAGAGTGTAAAAAGCAAGATATTAAACCTATTTTAGGTTATGAAGGATATCAAACATGGGATACGCTTGCGCTATCTAAACCTGTTGAAGAACGTTGGGCTGATGCGGCCTTAAAGGCTAAAGAAGCTGGTGACTTAACTGAAAAAGAAGCTGAAGATTTAGCATCTGGTAAAAAAGGTGTTAAAGGTATTAAAGATATTAAAGCTCGTGCAGAAAAACATATGTACGATACAAGACAATATCATTTAATCTTATTAGCTAAAAATCAAACAGGTTTAAATAATTTAATTAAGTTACAAAGTGAATCCGCTAAAGTATGTACATATAACGGCCGCTTCTTGTTCGATATGCCGATGCTTCGTAAATATAGTGAAGGTGTTATTTGCACGACAGCATGTGTTGCAAACATGATAGCGAGTCGTGTTCGCAAAGACGATTTAGATAAAGCCGAAGAACTTATTTTAGAATATAAAGATATCTTCGGCGACGACTTCTATCTCGAAGTTCAACCTAATGCATTCGACGACCAAGTAAAAGTAAATAACTTTTATTTAACGATGTCTCAAAAACACAATATTAAACTAGTCGCAACTAGCGACGTTCATTACGTATTAAAAACCGACAATAAAGATCATGACGTATTAGTGTGTGTCGGCACTGGTACCGATATCTATAATCCTAATCGCATGAAATACGATCATAACTTCTGGCTCAAAAGCGAAGAAGAAATACAGGACGGGTTTAAATATCTAATAAATACTTCTGAAACTGAAGTAAGTGTTGCTCGTGCAAAATATGCTTTATATTTAGAAGCAATGCATAATACTCAAGAAATTGCTAATAAAGTCGGCGAATATAAATTAGGTAGCGATGTACCATTAATGCCGAAATTGCCTGGTGTTAAAAATACTAAACGTAAATTGCGTGAATTAGCATATAAAGGTTTATATGAATTAGCGAAAAGATATGATTATATCGCTAACGATATTAAACGATATGAGCAACGTTTAGCTTACGAGCTTAATATTATTAACTATAAAGATTTTGCCGATTATATGCTTATCGTTCGTGAATATCTTAACTGGGCCGATAATAATGGCGTAATGACTGGCCCTGGACGTGGATCAGCCGCAGGCAGCCTAGTGTTATGGTGTATTGGTATTACAAAAAACGTTGATCCAATTAAACATGGTTTATTGTTTGGTCGTTTTTTAACAATCGACAGAACAGGGCTGCCTGACATCGATTCGGACGTGTCGTACTATGGTCGAGATAAAGTTATCGAGCATATTAAAGATTTATACGGTGAAAGTAACGTAGCACATATCGGTACGTACTCTCAAATGGGTGTTAAATCTGGCTTAAAAGATATTGGTCGAGCTCTTAAAATTCCGTTCGATAAAATGAATGCATTATCTAAAATTATCGACGACTTTAAAGACGTCGTTCCACCTCAGCCAAAATTTAAACATTACGATGCACTAAAAGACGGTAACGCCACAGAACAATCTTTATATACTAAATGGCAAAAGCTTGAAGCCGATAATAAAGAATTATTTAGATTGGCTCGAGCATTCGAAGGTCTTAAACGCAACTTCGGTGTTCACGCTTCTGGTGTATTGGCCATGCCTTGTCGTGTCGATGATTATTTTCCGACACGTACCGATGCTGACGGCGTAATGATTACGTTATTTACCGGAGTTGAATGTGAAGAATTAGGTACCGCTAAACTTGATGTTCTTGGTCTTAAAACATTGTCCATAATTGAAACAACGTTAAAGCATTTAGATAAAGATGTTCAATGGTTATATGATAGCTTTGATATCGAAGATAAAAAATTATATAAATTATTGGCACAAGCTAAAACAGACTGTGTGTTTCAGTTAGAATCCGATATGTTTAAAGATATGCTTAGAAATATGAAGCCAAATTCTTTTGGCGATATTTCTGTTGCGACTTCGATAGGTAGACCTGGCCCATTATCTGCTGGTCTCGATAAGCAATATATCGCATGTAAAAATGGCAAATCTGCCGTTGAATATCCTATACATGGTATCGAGAATATATTAGATGATACATATGGGATTATTGCATATCAGGAGCAATTGATGCAAATTGCGAAACAAGTTTCTGGTTTTGACGATAACCAAGCAGACTCAATTGTCCGCAAAATTATAGCCAAAAAGAAAGCTAGCATGTTCCCTATGATGATTCGTTGCCATATTTATGGCAAGAAAAATTGTGAAGGTCCTGAAGGTTGGGAACAAGACGATAATGCTCCTTGGTATGATCCTAAAGGAAAGTATGGTCCAGAAATTAAAGGTGCTGTTTCTAATGGATATACTCCAGAAGAAATGAATTATTATTTTAATTATATTTCTGGGTTCAGCTCATACGCCTTTAATCGCTCTCATGCTGTCGCTTATTCTTTTATCAGTATGCTTACTACTTGGCTTAAATTATATCATCCAGTAGAATTCTTTGCTGCATATTTATCGATGCAATCTTTAGAAGATTTAGTTCGCTATATTCCATTAGTTAGAAAGGAAGGGATTGACGTTGAAGTTCCAGACATTAATGTTTCAAATCTTGATTTTACTCCTAATGGAAACACTATCTTATTTGGTCTTGGGTCCATTAAGGGCGTGGGTCTATCTTCCATACCTGCCATAATCGAACATCGACCTTATACTTCTTTAGAAGATGCTATGAATAAAATCGGTAAGAAAGCATTTAATAAACGTGTCGGTTCAGCTTTAATTAAGTCAGGGGCTTTCTCTAATATAGAATATAATCGTTCTAAACTTATGAATCAGTTCTATGATTTAAGAAAAGATAAAGATGAACGTTTAAATAACGAAGATTATGGAAAGGAACTCATTATGAGCTTTGAAATGGAAACATTAAATTGTCCGGTAACATATACACCGGAATGGTTCTCTATGGAAGATAAAACTGAAGTAGAAAACGTAAAAGTTAAGATTACTAAAGTCGATGAACGCAAAGATAAATCTGGCAATCTTATGGCTTTCTGTAAAGGCGATGTTGGCGGCGGCGTCGAAATCGATTTAATCGTCTTTAGTTCTATTTATCTAAATAATTTGCCTTATATTAAATACGATGAAACAGTCTATTTATCTGGTAAAAAAGAATCTGATTCTAAGATGATTGTTAAGAAAGTTAGCCTGTCATAGACAGGCTTTCTTTGTAATATAATTCTGTAATCGATGTTATTTAAACCCTATGAAAAGGATAATATAAAATGGCAGATATTAAAGGTAATATCCTTGTCGACAATGGCGCAGGCGGCAAGGATCCGTTTTACGGAAAAACGACGGCCGATCAAGTTATGTTTAGCGACGGTGAAACATTAGAAGAAAAGTTTCGACGTTTAATCGTTGACCATGCTTTGCTATCTGATCGTGCCGGCACTGCAGACAGAAGTGACTTAAGTGAAGATACTCGTAAATTTATGGGTCATCCGATCGAAGACTTCTTATTGCGCGACGAATTATATGCAGCTATTATAAAAGCTAATGATAATAACGATTGGAAAAATAGTGTTGGTTCTGTAACCGAACTATATACGACATATCCAGATGCAACAGTTGGCAATGTTGTAGCTGTTAACGGTGGAGATACCGCAGGATCTCTCTATCGGTTTAATGGAACAGACTGGGAGATTTTGGTAAGAAATGGTAAAAGTGTTCTTCCTAATAATGTTGTCGATAAAATTAATCAAAGCGTTATTATTCAAAAATTAGAATTCGGCACTAATAAATGGATTAAACAAGGTGAAGACAATTATGAATTATCCTTAGATATTCCTAATGTCGAAATTGTTCAGGTCGTAATTTATGACGGTATTAATAAGAAACTCAGTACAATTACTCCTGAATATAATGCAAACAAAGTAATTCTTCATAGTGTATTCCCAGAACGTGGGTATATTTTATACTACACTCAACAAAACGATGTATTGAATTACGGTGATTCTGTATGATTCAAAAATTAAAAGAACTTGTTGGTCTTCGCGAAATTAACGCGAAGATCAACGAATTTGATACTGAGATTGAAGATCTTAAACGTATCTCGGGTACAACGGTTACAAAACAGACTTTATTAGATTTTATTAAAACTAATAAAAAAGCTATCGAAGATGCTATTCAAGGTCTGCAAGGTCGATTAAACGATATTCGAAATACGATAGCCAATAAGTTGTCTAGTTATTATACAAAAGCTAATAGTAATGATTTATTTGCTTCGTCTTCTACAGCGAATAGTTATTTACGCAAAGATCGTGATGAAACTATTAATAATAATTTTAATATTAACGGTCATATTAGTTTAAATAATACTAGCGGTCCAATCATTCAATTTGGTAACGGTAGTTGGGAAGTCCGCCCAGGATATTTTAAAATGATTTCTCCGGACGGCAATGTTCCGATCGAAATTCGAAACGGTGTTACTTATATTAACGGTCAAGAAATCGTTACTGGCGTTAGTTATATTTCTCCTGGTGAATGGGTCGAACTTCCGGGTAGTCGAAATACTCGAAACGTAAATTACTCTAGAGTATACGGTGACGATGCGAATCAAATGTTAATCGTATATCAATATCATGACGGTAATAATAACGGACATTTATATATCAATCATATATTAATCGAGTTAAGTCTAGGTCAACCTTATTATAAGGATAGTGATTGCACGATTAATTTACAGAATGGCGTTATCAATCTTGATTGGAGTAAAGAAGGATTTAACGGCATTATAAAGGCAGTTTATTATCGATAGGAGTTTTATATGGCGAAACGAATGGAAAAATTTTCTGTGTCATATAAAGCGACACAAGAAATTAATAAAATTATAGATAGCTTAAAAGATATTATTAAAGATACTTCTGATAAAACAATTTCGACAAACGACTTTATCAAAGAGTTTAATAAAATTAATTTAATCTATAATAATGCTAGAAAAAGTTTTTCTGAATCTTTAGAAAATATTAAAAACGGATTTAATGAAACTATTAAGTCTTATTTTAACAAGCAAGAACAAGATGCTCGTTATTTAACAAAAGATAGTTTAAATAATGCAATCTTAAAGAATCAAATTTTAGACTATCAACATAAATTAATCGTTGCCGGCGATCATAAGATTACCGGCCATAAAAATGGCAACACGTTAATGACTCTTAACGGTGTAAAATTAATTATCGATGGTGATTGGATTAAATTAATCAATCCTGATGGATCTGAGCTATATGCTAAGAATATTAATACCGGTACTCAACGTTCTCTAGGTGAAGATATCTTCCAGTTAAAAGAGCGTACTTATATTCCGGCTGCTTGGAACGAAATCCCGAATAGCTCTATTAACAATGTAGGCGGTACAGTTCAATTACCGGCGAAATGGAATGATTTAGTTCTTATTGTCGATAATACATATCACGAAGGTGGTCATGACCTACAAAACGATCATCGTATTGCGCCAGCTTATGTATATATGTGTAGAGCCGAAGTTCCGATTAAATTTTTAACTCCGTATTCTACGGTCGGTGTCGAGGTAACAGCATCTTATGTTAAGTTAACACAAAAGACTGGTCCTGTATTTACTGGGTATAATCAAAGCCGTAATAACGGCAATATTATGAAGGTGCTATGGCGATGATAGAACATTTAAGAAGTAGAACGACTACGTTCTTACAAGTAAGAAAAATAAATGAAATAATTGATGCCATAAAATCTTTCAGAGACGCCGCTGAAGGAACTGGTGTTAATGGTTTAATTAATCAGTACACTAATCGTATTAATCAAATGAAAGATTATTTAACGAATACTGTTCCGACATCTATAGATGATTTATTGGCTTTCATTAATAATAAGCTTTCTGGATATTATACAAAACAAGAATCCGACGATAAGTTTTTAAATAAAAATAATGCTGGCGATTATCTTCGTTATGACGATTTAAATCTTAACGGTAATTTAACGATTAATTCCGGAAATCAACCAGCTATCAAATTTAATAAATCTAACGGCGTATTATTTACGATTGACGGTGTCGATATTTCTGTTTGGCCTTTCGTTATTGCAAAAGATAATAATAAATATTTAGAAATAAATAATAATGGTTTGGCTACCGATAAAACGATTATTACTAAAAACAATTATCGTAAATTCGTAAAACTTCCTCAATGGAAAGACGGTAATTCCATTGGAGAATCGAATAAAAATGATTGGCGTGAAGTATATGCATATAACACATATAAAAATGATTTCCATACAGTATTCTTTATGATCAAAGATGCTTATAAACGAAAATATAATCCATATGAAGTTAGCGATAATTTAAGTCCGATGACAAATATGTCGGTATCGTTCCAAAACTATTATGGCGGCGATAAGAACTATCAAACAATTTCTCGTATCGATCAAAATCCATGGAACTGGAAATTCGAAGTTCATGAGATTTGGCGTCAACGTAAAAAACACCATAGCAGTTATAGTGACTATTGGGATGGTTTAGGAGGATATATTATTAAATGTCGATAGATATTAATACATTAAGAAACGAGATTAATAATCTTATTTCTAAAATAAATAGCCTCGAATCAACCGTTATCGATAACGATCAGTATGTTAATGCCTTAGATTTTTACGATAATTTTATTTCGGTAAATGAAACGTTAAATAATTTATCACTCGACACTGTCGATATTGCTGGATCTATATTTTTAAATAATAATAAGATTGGCTCTAGCGAAATTTCTGTCGGCAACAGGTCGCTTTTATTTGATCAACGACTATCTTATAATAATCAACCTGTTAAAAATAATTATGATATGGCATTACCAGAATATAAAGAATATACTTTATCTAAACTAGAAAAAGGCGACTATTATATTTTGGTTAACGTCAGTGGATATTCTATCCCGTTGATTATTAATTATTGCGGGAAAGATTTTAAGAATGATCTTATCGCGATAAAAGATAACGTTATTACGTCCGATAAAGAATTTAAAGTATATAAAAGGTAACATATGATTAGTTTAATACATGATGACTCTGTTAACCTTGCCGACTTACAAAATAAAATTATCGAAATTCAAGATTATTTAAATACTAGAAAAAATAATATCATCGATAATATGGTTTCTCTTAATATCGAGAACTATACGATCGACGATAATCAGTATTATAAAAAAACTAAACGATACGATTATTCAATCGATACTTTGGATACTCAAAAGATTATCGGAAGTATAAATATCGATGAAGATCATATCGAGCTTGGTGGCAGAAAATTGTCCGGTAAATTATACAACGAAATAAAATTATTATCTAAAAATGATAATTCTTATGATTGGGTCGAAATACCGGTTAAAGAAAATATCGATTTATCTCATGCCCATGAAATAAATATTATTTTTAAAAATAATAATAAAGTTTCCAATTTGTTTATCGTAAAAAAATCTGGTACTTATAAAGATGTCGATCAAACAATTGTCGTATCTATTCTAGAAAATAATTTAATTATCGATAATATCGAAAAGGTTTCTAAAATTTTTATAAGATAAAAGGAAGCTATTCAATGAATGAAGTTTCATTAAGCGCAATTAATGATTCACTTATGAGTTTAAATCATAATGTATCTGAAATTATTAATCAAGCGCATACTCAAATTAATCAGTATTTAGACCAAAACGGTATTACTTTGAGTAATATAAATAGCGAGTATCTTAATAAAAACCAACATAATGACAAGATAATGGTCAATAATTTATTCGTAAAAGAATTAAAATTGAACGGCAAAAATGTATTTGACGGAGACGTAATCTCTTATGGCTCTAATTCATTATCTTTATCGAATGAATTGTTAGTGAATGATGAGCAGGTATTATTGGAAAATGATACCTGCTCTACTTCATGTTATGAAGGTGTTTATTCTGCATACTTATTAAGCAATAAATCTGAAATCGTTATTTCTGGTTTATATGAAGAATCGAATATCGGTGATTTAATTGTTCCGGTATCTATTTTAGAGAAGAACTCGACCACTACTGTTGGTAATAAAAAATTTGCAGTTCTTATTAAATGCACTGATGACGAATGTTCGATTGAACCAGGAAATCAACAGTCAGTTATTACGAACGTAATTATGAGGTAAGAGAATGAAACATTTTATCGATCAAGCCTCGTTAGATGAAACGAGTATTCAGTACCTGGTTTATAAATTAAATGAAGTTATTCGTGTCGTTAATAATAAACCAGATATCCATGATTTAGAATACTGGGCTGATACGTTAAAGCAATTCGAAAAAGATGGTTCTATTAATACTTATACAGATTTAATGGAAGCTCTTAAAAAGAAACCGGACTTTAATCAAGTAAGAGATACGGTTCGTGATGAGTTAACAAAATTTGTCGACCAAATGAATCAACGTATTTATCAACCGACATTAGACCAGTTATTAAAAATAATTGGCGACGCATTGCAAGAATATATTCATGCGCAAGTCGACGATTATTTAAATAAATCTATTGATGATTTGAAAAACAGACTTAGTGCTGAATTAATTTATTGGAATTAAAGGAGATAATATTCTATGTCCAAAAAATTTGTAGGTAAAGCTCATTTTGGTTTATACGATCCAAAACGTGATAAAGGTATTGAACTTGGCGGTTCTGGTAATCAAGGTGGTTCCAGTGCTCCAGTCGATAACAAAGCTGTTGAAGACGTAACAAAACAAGCTAGCGCAAACAAAGAAGCATCTGCTGCTAATAAAGTATTAGCCGAAGCTAATAAAGCTGCCGTTGCTAAAGTAGCTGCCGATCTTGCTGCTAAACAAGCACAAGACGTTATTACTTTTTTAAGTAAAGTTGAAGCTGCTGCTCAATATCAACCTAAAGGTGAATATATCACCGATGCTAAAGTAGCTGAAAAAATTACCGAAGCTCAAGGTAAAGCTGACGAAGCTGCTGCTGCTAAATTTGCGACTAAAGCAGAACTCGAAACAGCGACTGGTGGCGTATCTGCTAAAGATCTTAAAACTTTAAAAGATGCTATTGAACTGCTTCGCGATAACCCAGATAGCATTGCCGAAATCGCTAAAAAAGCTGATAAAGATAAAGTATACGATAAAGATGCTATCGATAAGTTGATCAAAAAACTTAACGATAAAGATACTGATCTTGAAAAAGCTATCGCTAAAGCGGCTACTGCTGACGACGTAGTTAAAGCTGCCGAACTTACTGAAAAAGTTAAAGCTATTGTCGATTTAACTCCGTTCGCTAAAACTGCTGAAGTCGAAGCTACATATGCTAAAAAATCTGATTTAGCCGATAAAGCCGATAAAGCTGTTATCGAAACTGAACTTGCTAAAAAAGCTAATGCTAGCGATTTGACTCCGTTGGCTACAAAAGAAGAGGTATCCGCTAAGGCGGACGCTACTGCTCTTGCTACTAAAGCCGATCAAACAGCATTAGATAATCTTAAAGCTGAAGTTAAAGCTAACGATGCTGCTGTAAAAGCAGAAGCTGCTGAACGTAAAGCTGCCGATACTCTTAATGATGCAAAAGTAAAAGGTATCTCTGACGATGTATCTAAATTAAAAATTGATGCGGCTCAAGCTAAAGTAGAAAACGAAAAAGCGTTAAGCCGCAAGGCGGACCAAGAAGCTGTTAATACTGCTCTCGAAGGTAAAGCTAGCAAAGCCGAAGTTGCTGAAGCTAAACAAGCTGCTACCGATGCTGCAAAAGAAGCTGCTAAAGCAAATACTGCTCTCGAAGGTAAAGCTGATGCTACTGCATTAGAACCATTGGCTACTAAAGAAGCATTAAAAGATGCTAAAGACGAATTAACTCAAGCTATCGAAGCTGCTAAGACTGCTGCTGCTGAAGCTAAAACTGAAGCTAAAACTGGTGAAGCCGTAACTGAAGCTAAGACAAAAGCCGAAGCTGCAGATGCAAAAGCTAAAGAAGTAGAAGCTGCTCTCGTTAATTATGTAACTAAAGCTGTTGCTGATGAAGCATACCAACCTAAAGGTGAATATGCAACTAAAGCCGAAGTTCAAGCTATCGGTTCTTTGGACCCAGCTACGCTTCAATCTCTTAAAGATCTTGCTCAACAATTAGCTGGTCATGCTGATTTAACTGTCGTACTCGATAAGTTAAATAAAGTATTCACTAAAGACGAAGTTAACGAAAAATTGGCGGCAAAAGCCGACGTAACTGCTCTTTCTGAATACGCAGAAAAAGCTGACGTCGAATCCAAACTTGGCGAAAAAGCCGATAAAACAAAAGTAGCCGAAGATATTCAAGCTGCTAAAGATGTAGCTGATGCAGCTGTTCGTGAAGTAAATACGACTGCACAACAAGCTAAAGCTAAAGCAACTGAAAACGCTGCAGGCCTTGAAGAAGCTAAAACTAAAGTCGAAAAAGCTATCGAGGATCTTGGTAAATTAACGACTAAAGTTAACGACCTTGCTCTTAATGGTGGTACTGGCACAGGCCTTGATGCACAAGCTGTAGCCGATAAAGTAAAAGAAGTTGTCGATGCTCTAGTAGCTCAAGAAAAATTTGTAGGCGAAGCTAAACTTAACGAAAAGCTTGCCGATAAAGCTGATGTTAGTGCGTTAACTGCAGTTCAAGCTAAAGCCGATAAAAATGCTTCTGACTTGTTGGGTAAAGCTGATGTATCCGCATTAGCGGACAAAGCCGATAAAGCTGTGTTCGAAGCTAAAGCCAACGAAGTGGATAATAAATTAAATACTTTAGAAACAGCTACTGTTCCTAACTTGATCGATACTAAGCTTACTGCTAAATTAGCTGGATATCAAGAAAAAGGCGAATACGTGACTAAAGAAGCTGCTGATCGTGATTATCAACCTAAAGGTGAATATGCTACAGCTGAAAAACTTACTGAAGTTAAAGATATCGCCGATGCTAATAAAGCTGCTATCGAAGGTTTAGATAAAGATAATTTAGTTCACAACGCTGATCTTGTTGTATATGCTCGAGCTGCTAAAGTAACAGAAGATATCGCTGCGGCTGTAGGCGGTTTAGGCGAAGTATACGTAGCTAAAGCCGACGCTGAAACATTCGCTAAGAAAGCTGAAGTAACTACAGAAATCGGTGAAAAAGAAACTGAAATTAAGCGATATGCTGACGGTAAATTCGCGACAAAACAAGAATTAGAAAACGCTACTTTAGCTGCTGGTAACACTGGTCTTAATCGTGCTCAAGTCGAAGGTATCGTCGATGAAAAATTAGGCGATATTAAAGACGCAGTACAAACTATCACTAACATCCAATCCGGTGTTAACGATAATAAATCTGCCGTAAATTCTATTCTTGCTGAACTTGCTAAAAAAGCCGATAAAGATGCTCTTAACGACAAAGTAGCAACTACTGACTTAGAAGAAGCTAAAACAACTCTTAACGCAGCAATTAAAGTTCAAGAAAATGCATTAGCTGCTGCTAAAACTGCTTTAGAAGAAGCTATTAAAACTAAGTCTGAAGAAGCTGCTGCTGCTTACCAAACTAAAGTAGAATTTGCAAACTGGGCTCGCGATACATACGGTACAGAAATCGCTCGTATTAAAGACGACATGATGACAGCTAACGAAACAGATGCTGCTATCGATGCTAAACTTGCGACTAACTTGGAAACTCTTAAAGGTATCTTCCAACTTAAAGGTAACTACGTTACTAAAGAAGAGTTAACTAAAACTCTTAAAGATGGTTATATCACTAAAGACGAATCCGATCGTTTGTATCAAGGCGTAGGCAACTATGCTACTATCGAATATGTCGACGATCAAATCGGTAAAAACAAATCTAAGATCGATGAAGTGAATACGGCTCTTGCTGGTAAGCTTGATTTAACAGCTGCTCAAAACGTATTCCAAGCTCGTGGCGATTACATGACTCGTGGCGATTTAGATAATGTTGCGACTAGTCCTGCATTTACTAACGCTATTAACAATGCTATTACGGCAAAAGCGTTCTTAGATAAAGATACTGCCGACGGTTTATATGCTACTAAAGGTACTTACGTAACAGCTCAAGGTGTAACCGATATTATCGAAGCTGATCCGACTATTGCCGGCAAACAAGATAAATTAACATTCGGTTCTGGTTTATCTTATGACGAAGGTACTAAAACTGTTACAGCTTCTGGCGTAAGTGTTGACTTAACTCCTTATGCTAAGAAAGCTGAATCCGATGCTAAATATGGTCCAAAAGACACTTTAACAGAAGATCAAAAAGGTGTAGTAGAATCTATCCTTCGTGATAAGAACTATGCTACAAATGCAGATCTTGGTAGCTATAGTGCAAGCATTGATACTAACATTGGTCAATTAAGAGCTAGTATCAATACTTTAAAAGATACTACTGTTCCAGCTATCGATACTCGTGTAACTGCATTAGAAGGCAAAGCTGCTCCTACAGATTTCACTGAAGATCAAAAAACTAAATTAAATGAAATCCTTACCGGCAAAGGCTATGCATCTCATGAAGATATTGACAACGCTAAAGCTGAACTTAAAGGCGAGTTAGTTACCGAAGAAGCTGCACAGGCTCTTGTCAATGGTGCTGTTACAACTGCTGAAGGTAAAGTTAATGAAGCTAAAGAAGCGTTGGAAGGCAGAATCACAGAATTGAAAAATACTGTAGATGGAATCCATGCTACAGATTTAAGTGCTTACGAAACTCAAGCTCAAGCAGAAGCTAAATATTTAAAACTTGAAGATATCGAAACTAAGTTAAAAGAAAAAGGCTTTATCACTCAAGCTGACTTGCAACCTATTCTCGATGCAATTAAAGCATTAAAAGGTGAATAATATATTGCCTTTCCTTAGAGTTCTAAATCTTCTCTCGTCTACACTTTAAGGAAAAGACTATGCAATTATTTAACTTTTTCACATTTTTAAATAATTATGCCCCCGATGCCGTAGAACGCTTAGTTATGTTTTTTTGCATAAGCTTTATCCTTATTATTATCGATACGATAATGAAGTTATTTAGTTTAACAATAATTAAACATAGCTTATGGCATTACAAGACCATCATAGAAGTGTTCTGGGGTGGTTGGGGACAGCAAAAATCAAGCCGCGTGTTTTATCGCGGCTTTGTTTTTAAACTTTTTCAATATTCTTTATTATGCTTATTCGCCTTCGGTATCGACGTAATTAAGATACCGATTACGGTTCATAGTGGATTTGCTCAGTTAGTCGATGCTATTTCTATCATATGCTACTTAGTAGTTATTATGACTGAGTTGTGGAGCTTTAAAGAAAATTATATGCTGATAAAATATAATCAGGATATAATTTCTAAACTCGACGATGCTGTATTAAATCGATTAGAGGCTGTTTCTCTTGGCGAACTTAAGCTTAAATTGAGGGAAAAGAAAGATGACTAAATTATTTAGAATGATGTTATTTGAAAACGGACAGTTAAGTTATACGCGTGTCATCTCCTTCTCCTTGTTGCTTTTGTTGATCGGAGTAACGTTATATTTAGTTATTACCGGTCACAACTGGCAACACTATGAAACACTTGCTAGCTTAGCTGGCGGTGGTTCTGCCGTTACTCAAGTCGCTAATAAATTTATTAATAGTAAATATAATAGCGAAGTTGGCAGCTACAAGGAAAAAAATGATGCCGAATAAGTATTATTTAAAATGGTTAGTGTTATGCGGAGCAAATTTGCTCTGCATGACATTATGCTATCTAACAAATTGGTTCGTCGTTTTATTTGCCGATAGGTATGGAAATCTTCCTAAAATTTTTAAATTATGGCAAACTTACGATAACTGTTTAGATGTCGCCTGGATGATCTACGAAAACAATGTTCCGAAATTTGCTCAATATGATTTCAATAAACATTATTTATATCATTTTGAAAGCAAAGGCGACGGATATATGATTCCTGGATACGTCGATCTTATCGACGATAACTTTACTCTAAAAGAAAGATTCCAACGATATGTATGTCGTTGTGCTTGGCTATATAGAAATTGTGGATACGGTTTTGCTTATTATATTTTCGGTAAAACTGTAAATCCGTCCGACGTAAAAGTTTGCGTCAGCGAAAAAGATTTCTTTGTAGCTATCGACACTAAAAACAATATTTTCTGTATTAAAGATGATCGCAGATGGTGTCGACTATTTAAAAAAAGTATTTATCTGGGATATAAGTTTATTAGCGCAAATGGAGCAAAACATCCTTTAAGATGTATGCTTGCAAATCGCATTAATTTCTTTAGACGTGTTAAATAATATTGTAATATATTTGCGTTCAATTATTTAACGACGAAAGGAATATAGGCGTGAATAAATTAAAAGTTGAATCTCTTAAGGTCAATATTTTAAATGCATTGCAATTAAAGACTGCTAAGAGTAATAATAAATATAAAAAAAGCGAGATCTATATTCAAGATCCCGACGAAATGATTCAGAATTTTGAAGATATTCAAAATTTAAAAGAATCGAAACAAAATAAACTAAAAGCCGGTAGTTCTATTAGCATTAATAGTGACAACGAAATTAGTGCCGAAGTCGATTTAAGTCCTTACTATACGAAGACGCAAACTGCTAAATTATTTATAGGCCGTGACGAAACGTATACTAAAGAGGAGATCGATGAAAGAACAGGTGTTAATGGCATTATTGCTGGTGATAATATTTCTATATCTACTGAGGGCGGTCGTGCAAAAATCGCTACGACAATTGCGTACAAGCTCAGAGATAAGGCAATGTCTATCGGTAATTCTATTTTGGGCCGTGGTACTTCCGTTGGCGTTAATGCTTCAGCAACTGGTGAAAATAGTGTTGCATTAGGTGCGGATTCAGTCGCGACTATTAACAATCAAGTATCTGTCGGTAATGATACGACTAAACGTATTATTAGTAATGTAGCAGACGGAGTCGAAGCTAACGATGCGGTAACTGTAGGGCAGTTAAATAAAAAATTAAGTTCAGCTTTGGATCAACTTAACCGATTAGCTGGTCAATTATATCCGGTTGGTTCTATTTATATGAACGTTAATAATGTCGATCCTTCTGCTATTTTTGGTGGTAGCTGGGAACGTATGCCTTCTGGTCGTATGCTAATTAATAGTGGCGACGGTTTTAATCTTAACGAAGTTGGCGGCGAAAAAGAACATCGCTTAACGGAAGATGAACTAGCTTCTCATAACCATGGTGGTGGAGAAATGGCTGGTGGTCATACACATACACGTGGTACTATGGAAATTACTGGTGATCTTGTTGGAGCATTACAAAGTGATTTTGATTATGGCACTCATGGTGCATTTTATCATGAACGACATGAATTAGTTGGTCCAGCTGGTAACAAAGGTGATGCACGTCAACGTGTATGGTTTAAGGCATCTCGCAACTGGACTGGTGAAACAAGTCAAAGTGGAGAACATACTCATAATTTCTTGCCATCCGGCAAAAACCAACCTCACAATAATATGCCTCCATATATTGTCGTAAATATGTGGAAACGGATTAGTTAATTTGTGTAAGGAATAACAATATGTCTGAACAAATACAAAATATTTCGAATGAAATTTTAGAATATAAAGATAAAATTTTCTTTAAGATGTTTAGCGATATCTTAAAAGAAAAGAAAGCGCCTTTTCCTGAAAATATTGCGCATTATCTAAATTTGTTGATTTCGACTGTAGGAATAAGACCTGAAAGAATTATATTAGAATCTGTTAAAAAAGAAAATAACCAATATATCGTATCATTAAGAGGTCCATTCGATAGCTATATCGAAATTAACGGTATTCCGACTCATTTTGATAATGAAGGTAATATAACTGATTTTAGCGTACCGATTTTGATTAAAGCAGACGATATTCTTAATTTCTATATTTCGGTCGTTAATTTTCCTTATAAAAAAGAAAAACCTGCTAGCTACACTAACGATAAAACAGTTCAAGATATGATTAATACTATCGAAATTTCCGATTCATTAGAAACATATAATAAAATCGAAGAACCTGCTATCGGCGTATTAAAATATCTTAACAATATTGAAGCTCGTTACGATGTAATACCTCATTGGATAAGTAAATTAGACGCTCAAAATACTACGGGTAAGGGGTTTATTAATTTTACAAATGGTTCAAATGTACCAATAAAAATAGTATTTAATAATCAGGAACATGTTCTTTTAGAAAATAATTCTGTCGATGTTCCATTTGATTTAGATGAATTTTTAGAAGTTTATAAAAATCCTGAATATAATCAAGTTCATATAAATAATTCAGAAGGAACAAACGTATCGAATATTCAAATCATGGATCTTTTAACTCAAGAAGAGTTAAATAATGTTCGATTAACTGTAAGTACTGCTATCGATAGAACTAACGATCAAGAATTCCCGGCAAGAATTAAACCAGTTCTTGCTAATACTAAGTTTTTCGGCGAAGCCGGATACTATGTTAATTTCATGGGCTCCGTTATAAAAGTACCGTCTCAAACTGAAGCTACTGCCGGCATCCCTGTATCCAAAGCTGAAGTCTTAGCTATGAACGAAAATAATAAAACATTATTTATTTGCAATAAAGACGGGAATATGATTGGTAAATCAATTACTCCGACAATCTTCGTTACTAATAATTTAAAACTAATAAAAGCTTCGATTAAATAAATAAGGAGTACAAATGTCTGATAATAAAATACAAAATATTGCCGACGAAATTACGGCTTATAAACCGTATACATTATTTTCTTTAATGGAAAAATCTTTAAAAGAAAATAATGCTCCATTTCCAGAAGAAATTGAATATTATTTAAAGAAAATGATTAAATCAATTGGTATTGGCATCAACAGTCTTAATATTAGCAATGTCGTTAAAAATGATAATAAATATACGTTTACTATTAGTACTCAACCATTTAGTTATTTAGAAATAAACGATGTTCCTCAGAGTATTAAAGAAAATACTAGTATTACTGTTGAAGCCAACATCGACGAAGAAAATCCATTTCCGTATGTTAAATTTTTATGGGCTCCTAAGAATAAAAAATTACCTGAAGGATATCAAAAACCTGAAGATAGTGAATACTTAAAAAATTGTACTAATAATTTTATTTTAAATAAAGACGATGTTCATATTAACGATGTCGAAGTTGGTTATTTGTTATCTAGAAGTATATTTTCTACTTTCTTCCCGACAAATAAACCATATGTATCTATTCCCAATGAAGATATAAGTAAAATAAAAATTAATAATCTTGCGCCGAATAAAAAATATAACATAAAAGGATTTAAATTTACGGCCGATGAAAATGGAGAAGCAGTAATTAATGAAGCAACAAGAGTTGCCGAGAAGTTTAATGAACTTGTGACAAACGTTCCTGTTTCTTTTGACTATGACGGTAAATTTAAAGATTATATCGATATTGCAACATATGCCGATATACCTATTACAATGGACCATTCAAAAGATAGTCTTCCATCGGTCTTTTATCGAGATTTCTTTCTTTATAATGGACTATTTGGCGATGGTGATAATTATTTACATCATATTGTAAATAACTATCATGAACCATTAGAAATAGAATATCTAGGGGAAACAAAAACTATTTCTGTCGGACAAAATTCTGAAGAATTTAGTTCTAAAATTACTGCCGATCTTTTGTCAAAAATAAAACCAGATACAACTGAAATAAAGTTAAAAATTAAAAATAACTTTAATTATCCTTGGACAAAAGAAATTGAGCATCCTAATCAATATAATATTTTAGGCCAAAATTGTATTCGTAACCTTACTAGTCAATCTTATTTCTATTATGATTATTCTTTTGAAGAGCTTAAAGCATTTAACTTTAATGGAAAATCTTGTAGTTTAGCAAAAAATGAATATAGGTATCGTACAGATCTTGTTCGACAACTTTATACTGTCGATAATGTATATAAAACTATTTCTGATACAGAAGCATCTGGAGCTGTCGATCTTCTTCCGCCAGGGAACTTACCAAGTCACACAGATAATTTAACTTTTGTTTTGTGTGGCGATAAAACTTCTAGAACATCTAGAACATTTAATTTCTCCCAAGGGATAAAAACTATTAACTCGATTAAAGCTTATAAAAAAGATGGGAATTGTCATATACTTTTAAATTATAATACGAATACACAAAATAATATAGAAGAAGATTTAGGCTTAGAACGATTTTTATTTACAGAGTCTGAAGCACTTCAAGCATCTGGCATTTTAATTGCGACAGAAGAATTCGATTATTTATAATATAGTAATAAAAGGATAATTTAATATGTCTGAAAACAATCAAATTCAAGAAATTTCTAAATTAATAGCCTCATTATTTTCTCAAGGTTTTAAGCCAGAATTCGAGAAATTTTTAGCCGATAAAAACATTCCATTTGCAAATCAAACAGATTTATATATACAACGATTATTTAATAGCGTATTAAATATCCCGAACGTTGAAATTATTTCTTACGACTTTAATGGTTCTGATATTACTGTTAAACTTTCTGGTCCATTTAAATCTTATGTAAATGTTAACGGTAAAGATGCTAATTTTGATAATAACGGCATCGCTACTGTTACTGTTAAAAATGCAAAAGTTTCCTCTCAAAATGAAATCTTTTTAAATTTATTAATTCAGTCTGCACCATTTAGAACAGAAAAAGATTCTTCTTTTGTTATCGATTCTTTTTCTGCAGAAGAAGATATTGAGAGCAAAACTTTTGATCTTGCTTATGAAGAAGAAGATAGATTATATAAATTTTTAATTTCTAAAAAAATATATAACGATAGTTTATCAAATATTCTTAGAGCCGAATTTTTAAATAATAAAATTATTGTTAAAAATACAGCGCCATTCGATATTTATGTTAACAATCAAAAGATTAAGAAAAATTCTAAAATAGAAATTCCACTTACTATTAAAAATTTATTAGATAGTAATAATACTTATTCTGGAACTATTTATGATTGGAACAATAAACAGCTAATGGGCGATTACGGATCAATTATCTCGACACAAGCTTTTAGCGCAGATATAGAGCAAAAATTTAATGAATTATTTGACCGAACAAAAGATTATAATCAAGATGGATTATATTTTGACAAAGATTCTGTTCTTAGAGATTATAATAGTTCTAAAATTAATTTTAAAAAGACTATTGAATTCAAAAATAATAATCCTATAAAATATCATATAATCGATCATTATGGAATAAAATCTGGTCAAGTAACTCCAGCAGATCTTAAAGATATTGTTGCTTATCAATGTCCATCTTCATTAGAAACATATTTTTATGATTCTACAGGTAAAAAGAAATATATTGGAAATTTTGGCATCAATGATGGTTTTATTATTTTTGATGTGGGTGAATAATATATGACATACGAAGAACAATTAAAACAGGTTCGTGATAACGTAATTAAAAATATTTATCCGACTATTCAACAACAAGGTTCTTCGAATACTATGATTACTTTGCATTGGACAGCTGGTCATTACGACCAGTTGTTCGATGATTATCATATGTGTATCGATGGATCTGGTAACGTATATGTAATGCAAGATTTAGATAATCGTGCTAGCCACTGTTATCGTGAAAATACAAATAACTTTGGCATCTCGGCTTGCTCTAATTATGGTTCCGAATTAAATGGTGATGGATTCACTGGATACTCTACGTATAATCCGGGGCCGGAGCCTGTTAATGCATTACAACTCGAAGCAATGGCGACTGTTATATATTTATGTTGCGTATCTTGGGGCTTGCCATTAAGCCAAGTATTTACTCACGGTGAACGCTGTTTGGCACGTCAAGACTTATACGACTATCCGGCAGAACGTTGGGATCTTGATATACTCGTTCCAGAATGTCATACTCGTACCGAAGACGGTTTACACACTGCAGGTGGTAACTGGATTCGTAATCGTGCTCGAGAAATCGCTAAGATGAACGGAATTAATTATTTATAATAAGGAGACACTATGTCTATTATTTCTGAAATTGCACAAGGTCTTAGTTCTATTCTTAAGAAGAACCAAAAACCGGTTATGCAATATGCTGAAAATATCGCTCTCGTAGCCGAAGTTCCTTTCGATAAAGAAAAAGTAAATCAGTGTCAGGGTTTTACGTATAACCCTCAAACTGAAAAATTTATCGTAGCTTGTATCAATGCCGATAGCTCTACACAAATCTTATATGAGTTAAATAAAGATTTTAGTGTCGCGCGCAGTGTGGAGAATACTGGTGTTGATAAACTTGGCCATTGTAATACTTTATTCTTCGACGGCAAATTACGAGCTACTAATGGTGCTGCTAACGGTAATCGTATTTATACCGTAGGGGACGATTTAACTCCTGGTGAATACAAAGACTATACCGATAATTTCTATAATGTCGGTTATAATCCAGTAACAGGTCAATATGTAAGTATTCTTCCTGGTGCTGATAATAGTACTCGTAAAATTCGTATTTATGCGAATAGCGATTTAACTGACGGTAAAGAATATATAGTAACCGTAAACGAGAAAAATAACGATTCTAACGGCGCCTTATTCATCGGCAATAAAATTATATTCAGCTTAATGAGACGTATCGTAGAAGTCGAAATTAGCGATAATACGGCTACTATTGTTCGTGAGCTCGAATTCGAACCGAAAGCCGAAATCGAAGATTTTGCATTAGTCGATGGTGCTATCTATATGGCAGCTAATAGCCACGACTATATTCGTATCTATAAATATGATTTTGCTCGAAGCTACTTTAATAATATTAACAACGACTTTTTAAATAACGGTATTGTAGTCGGTAACCAAGTCGGTTATCATGGTCAATCTGTCGATAAAGCTACTAATTATGTTATGGCTAAAATTAATGCTAATAACAATTTAGAAGTCGGCGATAAACGTAATTTAACGACCATTTTAGGTAAAGAATTAAAGCATTATAACGGTACTAATTCTTATACGGTACTTACGACATATCATTACGATAAAGCGATTTATAATAAAGTTAAAACCGACGAACTCTTCGTTAAAAAAGCCGATGTTCAAAGTTTAGTCGGTAATAAAAAATCTCTTAACGTCGTTGCAGAAGGTGTCGATAATACAGGTGCTACCGATGTAACGGCTAAATTAAACGAGATTTTCATTAAGGCTAGTACCGAAAAATATGACGAAGTAATTTTCCCTGACGGTACTTACAAGATCGAAAACGTCGTAAAGATTTTCTGCCCAGAAAAAATGAGTCGCTCTTTAGTCGTCAAATCTGAAAATATTTATGGCGCTACTATTTTATGTGATTATACCGACGCATCTCAAGGCGATATCGGATTTGTATTGACTCGGAATGTACCAGAAAATGAGGACGGTACAGTAGTAAATGCTTACAATACTACAATCGATGGTTTTATTTTCAAAGTTAAAGACCAAGATGCTGATGGTAGTAACTTTAAATTCATTGGTTCAGAAAGTACTATTAGTAGTTTATTATTTACTAACGTAAAATTAGTAAATCTTCGAATGACTAATACTAAAGATTGTGCTGGTCAAAATATCGATTTAGCTGCTCAATGTAATAATTTAACTATCGATAATGTAAAAGCTAATTATGGTATGTATGCTATATATCTAGAATATAGTTACGGTATAAATAATAGTATAAGTAATATCGTTTCTAATAACTGTACTTATTGTTTATCTACATACTCATATGCTGATTTTGAAAGCGTCACTCTTCATTTTGATGATACTGTTGATTTAAATAACGGCACTATGGCTAATTTCTATGCCAATAAAATATCAAACTTTAAATTGACTGGTAGATGGGCTCTTAATCAAAATCCATTGTATATTAACGTTGGACCAAGAGCGGAGATTAGTAATGTTACGTTAGATATTACTCTTGATGAAAATGCCGACCATGTACTTGTAGAAGAAAAACCTTCGGCATTTATCTATTTAATATCACCAGAAAGTGCCAAGATCGAAATTAAAGTAAGTGATCTTAAATTCGATAAATTCCAAGAAAACTTTGACTACTGGATACAAAAAGGCACTAAATTCTCTTGGATCAATTCTCCGGAATTATCTATCTCTCCGAATGGAATCTCGGAATATCCTGCTTTGACTTTATTTAACAATTTAGGTTCTGTCGATGAATATAGTTCTAGAGGTTTCCTTAATAGAAAATATGAAATCAAAGCGGAAGATTCAGCTAAAACAAGAATCTATTTAGGTTACGATAGAACTATTCATGAAGCAAAAATTGATAGTAAAGATGAATTAGCCGACGGTGAAGGTTCTGCTATCTTCTTCGGTGCTAATGGTGTTCCTTATAAAGACGCTAAAGATCATGATTATAGTAATTATACTGCTGGCGTCGCAGGCGATGTTTACTTAGAATCTAAGCCAAATAACTCCGGTCACTTTGGTTATGTATCGACTTATCGTTATACGACACGAACTGAATATTTGCCGACAGCCGATAAACCTACTTCTGTTACCAACCATGGCGACAGAACAATTACTTTCGGCTTCGATAAATTCCCAGTATGGACTAATGGTACATTAAAAGATACTCCAATTATAGTTGGTAGTGGAATGAATGTATTGGGTAAAGGTCTCTTTAAGGTTGTCGAAACTAATGTAGAAGCTAAGACCATGAAATGTGAAATTCCTGAACATTATAAATCTGATGTTATTACTTCATTAGCTGACTTAAGTATGGAAATCTATTTCACACCAGGCAAACCTATAAATACTATGGGCACGATGACATACGAAACGATTCCAATTATTCATTCTGGCCCAACAGAAAAAAGACCGACTGAACATTTAGTTGTCGGTCAACAGTATTTCGATACGACACTCGATATGCCGGTATTCTGGAACGGTACTAAATGGGTCGTTAATGCTGCCGATGTCGGCGAAAAATTAAAAGAATATGTTCGTATCGACAAACTTATGGCAACCGATATGACACAAGCACCAGCGTTTGCTGGACAAATGATAATCGAAAATAATACACTTTATATCGCAGAGTCGACAGAAGGCCCTGGATCTTGGCGTATAGTTTATTTACAACCTAACGATCATTTATAATAAAATATATCCCCGTACTTAGTGCGGGGATTTTTTCTGTAATATAGTAGTATATATTTTAAATCTACGAAAGGACATATTCATATGCCAGAAACTAATATATACGATTATGAGTTTAGCGTCCGCGAAAGCGAACCTAAACGTGCCGAGATGCTTAATCGATTGAAAGACAGAGTACAGCATGTCGACAAAAAAGAAGTTATCTCGTCTGACGAATACATCGACGGCGAATCTGGCTTTAGCGAAGATAAAGCATTAAGTGCATTTCTGTTAAATAAATTATTTCCGTCTAAAGCTAAACTATTAAAAGATCATTATACAAAAGATCAAGTCGATAACTTGTTGGGCGATCTTATTGCTAAATATTATTTAAAAGATCAGATCGACTCGCTGTTAAATAATTTAAAGAATGAATTAAAATCTTCTTTAGATGCGAACGGTAGCGAAGCTGTTAAAAAGCTTAACGATCTTAAAGGAGAGTTATCTAAACATCGCACTTTGGATGAAATCGATCATCCTGATGCTAGTGTTACGACTCGAAAATTACGAGATCATTCTGTTACGAAAGAAAAACTCTCCGATGGCTTAACGACAGAATTAAATAATAAGTTAAATAAAAATGGCGACACTATTACTGGTCCTCTTAAATTTGCTTATAGTAATCCGATTCTTATGGAAACAGGCCCTGGTACTGGCAAATACCATCGTATTGGTTCCGGCTCTACGCTGGAAGAAATCGCGCAAGGTAAAGCTCATCTAGACTTAGGTGATTACGACGGTAATACATACGAAACTAATTTATGTTGTGTTAGTCGTCCAGGTTGGTATAATTCTACGACAAAAGAAGTTAAACAATTTGCTCTTCAAGAAGAAATCGAAGCGTTAAATAATAAAGTAAGTAATCTTCCTAAAGGTGGTGGCGGTAGTTCGACATTTGCTAAGATTTCAGCAAATAAAATTTGGAGCGGGCGTGTTACTGCTAGGAATGCAACAGATCGCTCTAATCGGAAATTTAAGGTTTGCGATCTCCCGTCAAATTGGCAACAAATTATTGTTTATTCTTCTATTCAACAATCCGCATCCGATGGTCATAGCGGTTGGTATCACTATATGACAGGTTGTTTCGCGATCTTAGTGAAAGGTGTAGCAACTGACGTTATTGCCGGTTATCAAGGAGAACAAGAAGTAAAATCTTTCTTTGTCGAAGGCAATACTTTATATATGCGTGGTCTTACTCCGAACGGTGACGACGTAAGTGTATTTAACCTTTAATTTTTATCCTCTATATGATATAATAACAATATATTATATAGAGGATTTTTTTATTATGGAGGAAAAGTTATGAAATATCCACGAGCCGCTATGATTCACAAACTTTTATTTATAATGCTAGTTCAGCTAGCTCCTTATACTCGAGGCACGCTTAGTTTTTTACCGATATCGCACGAACTGTTTCGTTTATTAATGGATATCGTAAGAGACGAGCACAATATATCGTTATACAACGAAATGCGATCGTACTCTTTAGATTTTCAAGGACTTATACATAAAGAATTTACTAATTATGATATTATAGGTAAACGAACTAAAGTGCTTATTATGATGCTTGTTAATTCGTTCTATATGTTTAATAGGTGTGATGAACGATATTTTAATCTTTACAAGGATAAAATAAGAGGAGTACGAGATGTTAAATTCATTAAGTATACACAATATTGAGAATTTTAAGCTTGATATCATTTATTATATTGCCACTATCGTATGGAAAACGTGGTGGATTTCTAAACATTATAATCAACGATATTATGAAGTAGCCGATATCTATAATTTATCGGTACTTGCGCTTGCCGATTTTATTCATAGCGATTATTTGAAACTCGGATCTATTAGTTATACTTCTATTTATTATTATATTATAGATTGTAATAATAAAAAGATGCTCACCGAGTGCGAGAAAAAATATATCGAACTTAGTATCTTATATTATAATAAATATCGACAAGATAAAGATTTAACAGGTATAATAATTAAACAAATGAGGTTAGATAATGGACTATTATGAAACTAGAGCATCTTTAATATTTTATTTGTACAAAATGGTCGATGAAGATTCTTGGCGATTTAATAATAATTTAAATAAATTTCGTGTAGTGTCTCATTTATATAGAATACTACTCGATGTATTATCCGAGTTCGTTAATGTGCGTTATGGTAATCTTAGCGATGCAAATGAAGAAGACGTAAGAGAAGTTATTACCGACAGCGCCTACTGCTCCTTGTCAAAATTCAAAGACGAAAAAGCATTTCATTATATAAAAATTACGTATCTATTATATAATAATATTCGTGATCTACCATGGAACTTATCTGATAAAATTTGTAAAACAATACGAGAAGGAAAATATGTCACCAAAAGCTAAAACGATAGCCGTACTTAAATATATTAATTCTATAGAATCAGCTAAATCTCGGTATATAAATAATGCTTCTGAAAATATAGTCTGTACTATTTATTATATTTATAAAGATATAATAAAAGAATTATCGCCTTGTCATCACGTATTAAAAAATGTTGGTGCTATTAGATCACATCTTTTAATTCAACAAGACACAAAATATGTTTTACCGGAAAAATATCGTAAGTTGATTACGTTAATTTCTTTTTATTATCGTCCAGGGGCCTTTTTTCCTCTTGTCGAAATGATAATAGAACGAAGTAAAAATTTATTTGGAGGAAAGTTATAGATGGATAGACAAAAGGGAATAGTAGAATATATATATAAACTTATTAATTCTAATTTTCGATATAGAAAATATAAGATACACGATAAGACTTTCGTCGTTCATTTTGTTTATAACTTATTTTATGCTATATTTAAAGCATCTTATCCAAGAGATAGAATACAACCGATTGCGTCGAAATTTCATTTTAATCTCGTTATGTCTCATAAAGCAAAAAATAAATATTATCCGTCTAAAAAAGAAAAGAAGATAATACAGGTTGCGTTATTTAACTATAACTCAACTGAATATAATAATTCTAAGTTAAAAGATCTTGTCGATCTGGCTCAGCATTATATGGAGAAATTTAAATAATGAGTATTACTAAATATCTTAACGAAGAGAAATACGATATACACTGCGCTAAATTAAAAGAAGATATGATACTTTATATAAATCAGTTTCTTCACTTAAATCATTGGAGGATGAATTATCCATCAGATCGTTACGTTATGATAGCTGATATATATAATATAGCACATCGTTTATTATACGATTTTAAAGATGAATGGCACGATCATCTTTCCGATACTAATTTTGTTGAAGTTAGCGAATACACTAAGTATTTTAAATTTAAAATACCGTTATCTAACGACGTAAAAGCTTTTATTAATATCGTTATATTATATTATTTTAAGTATAATGAATCTTTACACTTTATGATTATATATAATAAAATACTCGACGATATGTGTGAATTTTATGATGAGGTAAAGTTTGGATGAATTATGAAGAAATAAAACAAAATATGCTTCATTATATAGTACTTCTTCTTAACGATTATCGCTGGACTTTTAATAATATAAATTCTAACTTTTATGAGTTTGCCGAAATATATAATTTATCGATATATATTCTTACCGAGTTTGAAGATCCCTTATATTGGAAATTAGATAGGTCTAGAGGAGAATCGCTGTTTTATTATTTAAAGAACAAATCGGCATTAGTCGATTTGGATTATCATATAAAGAAATGGATACATATCGCTATACATTTTTATTATAAATATTATCGTGAAAATTTTTTAACGAAACGAGATAAAACTTTATACGATATCCATAAAACAAGAGGAGACGTTCTGTGAATAGAGAACGATTTTTATCCATATTGAATTATATTCACGATATGGTATTTTATCAGATGAAGTATCGAACTTATTTAACGTCGACTGACTTCGTAACATACGCGACTTATAATTTATACATGAGGAAAATATGAGCCCTAGAAAAAGAACGATCGCGATATTAAAATATATTCATTCTATAGAATCTGTTAAAGCGAATTATGTAAGTAAACATTATGATGAAAGTCTTATCGAAATTTATTTTGTATACAAACATGTCGTAAAAGAATTATCACCAGGTCATCATATATTAAACGATCTTAATAGTTCTATTAGAATGTTTGTGTTAAGGCATGAAAATACGAATTACGTTTTACCGAAAAAATATCGTATTCTAATTCATTTAATTTCTTTTTATTGTCATCAGAAAAATCGAGAATATTTATTTCCGTTTATAAAAGATATTATTAAACGAAGTAAAATATTATTTGCTAAGTAACCCGTGGCGACCCTTACTCTAAGGAGCCACGGGTATTTTTTTGTTTTATTATAGCAAACGTATGTTCGACATATAAGGGGATTTTTTGTGGTATATATTTTTGAGAGTGGATTTATGGCGAAGCGTTTTTGGAAATGCTTTTTGCTTTTAGTGTTCCTGGCCTTGTTTGTTTTTTGGAGGCGTTTTGTATAAGAGATTGTATCTGGTTATAGATGAGCTTATTATCAGTTGTGTTTGGCAATTGAGAATCCTTATATAGGGTGAAAATTTAAAATTTTTTAGACGGGGTAAGTGTTTTATATATAATCGGTCTTGAGGCTAAAGTTCGCCCCCCCTGCTTTGATTCAGGGTGTTATTTGATGGAGAGCTTGGCCTCGAGACCGTGCAGACATACATGTCGATGTCTGCTCTTTAATCTTTAAGTCTTGGGAAGACGTTAAAAGCAACCAGGAGGAAATTATGAAAAAATCTATCGTAACAGTAACAGCAATTGTAGCAACAGCAATGACAATGTGGTTTGCAACACCAGTGCAACCGCATCATTATGAGTTACATGTGGTGAAGGGAGGAGAAACACTAACAAGCATTGTAGAAGATGCTAACCGCAATAGTAATGTTAGCTATGATATAAGAGAAGCTGTATCAACAGCAGTCTCTGAGTCTAGCAAGATGGAAGGAGGAGCGACATCTCGTTCTATCAAACCAGGCGATAAGATTGCAGTACCAATCTATCGTTAACAACATAGTCCAACTGTATGACTATAAACTATAGCATTGCTTATCATTGTGTGTCATGGACAGGAGGAAAATATCATGACAAAATTAGTTTATTTAGACTTAGAAACATTGGTTGTAGAGAATAAGGAAGTAACAAGAGATTATGAAGAACTCTTATCATCTGCACAAAGATACTATGCAAAAGCAGGCATCAAAACAAGAGTGCAGAAAGATAAGAAAGGCATTCTATACTTACAAGAGCGAGAGTGTAAAAACACTCTCATGCTTGCAGCAACAGAAGAATGTAGCAAGCAAGATTTTGAGACAATTAAAAACAACATATTGTCACTGCCTTATTATGCAGTAGCGCGAGGCTTTAAGCCTGGCGTATATCGCACATGGTCTCAAACTAAGGCGTCTGTTGAGACTTATACTACAAGCAAATATAAAAAGTTTGCTGGTAGAGAAGCAGCTAAACAATTCATGGCAGAAAATGGAGCGCCATTAGTATGCTACGATTATTTATAATATCTATTGAGGAGGAAAATTATTATGAAATCTATGCTTAAATTAAAAGCGGCTTTCGCTGCAACTAAAAAAGTTAACAATTCTGGAGATTGGCTGCAACATAAGGCAACGTTACAAGATCTAAAAACAGCCAATATTCGTTGCTTAATAATCAGCGAAGAAAGCTGTATTTTAGACATCGTAGGCGCAAATGTTACTGGTGCCATCACAGAAGAAGATGTCAAAGAATCATCTATTGTTGTTAAAGGTAAGGGCATTAATTTCGATGGAGACTATCGATTAACAGAAAAATCGATGGCTTCCGTCGAGAATGTTATCGACGATCTATTATTGATTGTCGGCAACTTTAAAGAAAAGGAAGACGCATGTAACTCCTTCACATTTGAAGGCGATACATACGTCCCAATTTCCTTGTCAGCAAGTGCATTAAGACAAGGTAAAAGATTTGCTGTTAAAGAAGAGTTATTGGATAAATGGTTAGATAAATTAAAAATGGTTAACCATGGTATCGGTAGCTTTAATGAAACTAAAACTCTTAAAGTTGGTAAGGCAACCAAATTATCCACTTATGGTAATTTGTGGTCGGCCAACGGGAAGGAGTTTACAGTTGACTTGAATGAATATTGCTTTATGATATTTAACAATATGGCAGTATTCGGCAACGAAGATAATATGGATGGCCAGTCATATCATTCTCACTTTGACTTCTGTGAGTTATATGGCTGTCCAAAAGATAAACCATTATATCTTCAAGCTCGGATTTCTGGCTGTACCAAAACTGGATCTTTGCCAGTTAAAAATATGTCTGGGTTCTGGGCTCTTGCTGCAGAATGCAAACAGCACTCCGTTATGTCTCTATCTGAAGTTGATAGAGATTATGATGGTGATGAGCCGGCTGTATGGATCGTAGGTAATCCATGCGGTAAACTTTTATATGTCACAGACTTTAATGGATTTAAAGCTGTACCAGGCTATATTAAACCAGAGGAGAACACATTTAAAGTTCTCCAGATTATTGAATCAACACAGGCTAAAGTGTCGAGTCAATTGATTCAGCATATTTGATTTCATGAAGAGGAGGAAATAATCATGAAAAAACAATATCTTATTGAAAAATTAACAGCAGAAACAGTTCGCCAATTTGAATCCTACACTGAGGGTTCATTTGGTGGCACTGGTGTAGATGCTGCTATCTTAGCTGACAATAGAGTTGCGTATGATCAATACGTATTCTCTGCAAAGGCTAATTCTATTGCTCGTAACATGAGTAAAGTTATCAAGTCCTTGAAAATGTCTGGCGATAGCGATTCTAGATACTTAAGAGGCGCAGGTGATACTGTGTGGATGTTCTCTCAAGGTATCCTTGCTGATGATGAAGTATTAGTAGCAAATAAACGTTTATTACAACATGGAGAGGCATATGTTGTACGCTTCCCTCATAGTGCAAGAAGTGAATTTGCTCATGTTCGTATGCTTAGCAAATCTGAATATATCGAACGTGTAGAAGAAAGTAATATCAAGCCTGCATTCAAAATGTTGGCTATTGAAGTTGCAAAAAATTTACCAGAAACAACTTTCTTGTGCTCTGGTTCTTCTGTATTCAAAGGTTTGACTGGTGGGTCAGACTTCGATACAGATGGTTTTATGTTTCTAGTCGGTGAAGATGCTCAAATCTTCGCTGATTGGAAGCAACGTAGTGTCGATATTCCAGATGATATTGGCGAAGCGTCTTCTGTTACATTCTCTAACTTTAGTGAATTAATGGAAGGTGTATTCAATGCTAATATTAGTACTGGCAACACCGATGTTGGTGAGTTCTGCGTTGCAACAAGTACAGCAATTACAGTATTGCAAAACTTAGGTAACGAAGAACTTATTAAAAAACTTCAAGAGAATATTTCCAAAGAATTTGGTAACGAATTCGATGGAAGTGTTGAGTATTCTCGTTGCTTTGAAGGCGACGAGGATATTGCTATGAAAGACGTGCGTAATGCTAAGATCGAAAGCATTACTATGTCTTTCGTAAAATCTAACAGAAGTGTTGCTTCTATTCAAGCATATTTAGAGGATATGTTAGAAGCAGCGCCAGCAGTAATCGGTATGATTATCGATTCTGCAAAAACAGGCTTGAAGGTATGGGATCCTTTGAGCTTCTTATTCGACGGCATTAGACAAGCACGTCGTTCTGCTCCTCCTAAAATTAAATGGAACGAAGAAGAGTCTAAATTCTTCGTTGAGGAGGATAGCAGAGTTAAATAAATTTATTGTGCGACCGACACGTTAATCCGGCAAGGAGTTCAGGATGAAAAAACAACAAAAACAAGAAACTATTTATCTAAAAGATAAAATGTATGAGTTGCAATTAGAAGCTGCAACTCGTGCAGTAGAAGAAGTTAATGCCGTTTTAGAAGCTAACGGTATTACAGGTCAAATTGAGAAATTGCCTGCGAAAGGCTTCTTCGATGTGTACAATAAGATCTGTGCAGACTTGAGCCGTGCAGAATCCATCGATATCAAAGGTTTAGATATCGAAGGCAACTTCAGTAAAGCCAAAGAATATATTGCGAATACAATTCGCACATATCTTGGCAACGAAGAAGATAAATACGAAGCTGCTAAGAACAATGGTTTTAACTTCGCAAGTTCTGTATTGGAATACGAGCTTGTAATGAACAGCATTACAAGTGGTGCTATCTGGAGACGCGAAAATGGGGAGCAAGACTTAGCAAGTTCTCCGTTGATGAAGGATATCGATGTATTCTGCGTCGATCCTTCCGACAACAATATTCTTGATGGCGATCAAATAGTGTTTGAAAACGGTCGTTCTTTGGATGGCCGTTTCTTTACAAGCACTTCTATTACTGGTGTGCAACCAGTATTTAGAAGAGAAGATGGCGGACTATTTATCGTAGTTCACATCTTAGAAACATTAGAATCTCCTACAGAAGAACCTATTTTCGCTGTTCGTAGTTCTGATAGCGAAAACGTATCTAAGAATATTTTCTTAGCGCAAGAAAAAGGTTACAAATTCTTCTTGTTACCTAACAGCAAAGGAAAACAAGGGGATGGCTTATATGTAGAATCTATGAAGAAAGGTTCTACTGGCGAATTAGTAAAGATTATTTCTTGCGAAATCGTAGGAGATAAAAATTTCATCGCTAACTTCTGTGGCGAAGTAAAAGTTGACGATGTGTTGTTCAACGTAATCAAAAAAGATGGTTACGGTGAAGATATTAAATCTGCTACATTGTTGTTACGTAAAGCATAGTAGCAGATCCCCCTTCGGGGCCCGTTAGGGATTAAGGCAAAGAATAATAAACATCTCTCCTTAATCCTTAACGGTTGTCTTTCTTTATTTTTTTATGGGGCGTGAGTTATGCTATCTAAGGATAGTAGGGCTCCGCCCCGAAATTATTTATGAGGAATATTCCTCACATTATTTTATTATATTCATGGCGACCGTTTCCATGTAAAAATACCGGCAGAGGAGATATCATGAATACTGTAGTTAATACTTTAGGATTAGGATTAGCGTTAAATAATAGAGGCATTTACCGCGCCACTATTATTGATACTATCGATAATGGCGTCGGCCTCGATATCGAGTTTAAACGTCCTAATCAATATTATCCAGGGAGCATTGCTTCCTGGGTATTAGGAGAAGAAATTTCTCCAGAAGAAAGCCGTGCATTAGTTGCACGTATTTCTAAAATGCCACGCAAACGCATGGCAATTCGTGCTACTACTATTAAGTAGTAATTTAGCATTTAGTTATGGATATTATATCTATAGCTAAATGCTATTTTTTTAAAAATAATGTTCGGTGGCAGTCGCCCGTATACGGGACCATATTCGACTCCTGACGCTCATGACATTGGGATTTGGCCCGCGCCATTTCGTCTCTAGTCGTCGAATATTCGACTGTCACCTTTATATATATTTCGGCATAGTCCTTAATATATATTTTATATAAAATTATTTTATTCTCTAATTTAAATAAACCGGCGGTATCAGTTTACTAGTAACAGTATGCCCCGCCGGGGCGAAATTATTTATGAGGGAATTTTCCCTTTAATACGTTATTCTTATGAGGAGGAAATTATGAAATACGTATTTTTCGGTAATCTTGCCGAACCTTATATTGCAAAATGCGATAACATTATTGATGCTATTGATTGGTTTTATATGGAAGCTAATGGTATTGCTATTGGCTTTAGACCTGAGTATTTAACTATACGTGGTATGAAGGTAGCACGTATGGGAACAGTTGTTAGAAAAAGTGATGGGAGTTTAAATAAAGGGATTGTTTACGCGGTCCCATTTTACGGCTTATCACGGCTCAAACATTTGATTAAATAATGTTGTGGCCTCCGGCCCGAAATCTTCTTTGAGGGAATTTCCCTCTCATCTCAATTCAATATGTAGTCATAAGGAGGAAATTAAAAATGATTACTATGGTTTATTCTTACACATTGTTGTTGGCTAACGGTCAATACATATCTATTTTATCTGATGACACTGTATATGGTGTTTTATCTGAGCATCCAGGTGCTCAATTTATTTCTCGTAATGAGTATGGTTACAGAACTGTAACTGCAGATTAATTATTAATGGGCGTTAGATAAATGAATATTTAACGCCCGCATCATTTATTTAAAAGGAGAATTATCATGAACGCAGTAAAAAATTATTTAAATGTTTGGTATCAAGTGTCCCCATGGACATATCGTATTTGTTTCTTTGCTTTAGGATACGCAGTAGTATCCATGTTTATTTAACAGGAGGTCTATCATGGACAAAATTTTAGTTGCATTAGATAAAAAGTATAATGAAAGCCCTTGGCTCTTTAGAATTTTCTTCTTTATGCTTGGCTATGTATTAACTGACCTAGTTGTTAAAGCAACTAGAAAATAATTAATTCAGTGTGGCGAAGGGAGAAGTCGATACCATATCATATCGCTTCTTCCTTTATCGCTATTTTTTTCGCGTAATTTACGGCATAGCACCTTCCGACATTCGGTCGGCTCCGCCACGAAATCTTTTTTGCGGGTCTTGTTATTTTGATAAATGGCATAGTTCCAGAAAAAACCTCTTTCTTGAACTCCTATATACAAACAATCCTAACCGGGACTGTGCCATTTATCCAGGTAGCAATATCTGGTTCTCCTCCTCTCTACTACAACACTGTCGTCGGTGAAAACTAGACGACGGCAGTATCGAGTATATTAATATATATTATATATATTAGTATATTGGATACTGTCTTATAAAGGGAGGCAGTAATTTATTTAAATAATGGGATATCCGGCCCTCATCGGATTTTTTAATTAAGGAGGCTATTATCATGGCTAACATTATCGTAACAGCAGTTTTAGGTGGTACTAAATTGGGCGGTTTCGCTCGTGGTTTCGTAGCATGGGGCAAAGAAAACGTGTCCAAGCTAGAGAAACGCGAAGGTGCGTTCGTTCCAGTGGCTACCTTACATACTGCAGACATTATTAATCTTTTAGCGGAACGTTCCGCAAATTATGACCAAATGATTGGTCAACTCGTGTTGCCTGACTCCGTAGCAATCAAAACTTATCAGTTGATGGGTTTGTTGGCTAAAGGTAACAATGCAGAAGAATCTGCAGAACAGGCAACTAGTGAGTATGATACTCCAGAGCATACAGTTGCTTATACTCGCTTGGCAGAAGCATTAGAAGCTAGTAAAACAGCTGGTGTTCAATTGCGTATTACTCGTCAATCCGAACTTAGTGGTTTTGATATCACAGTTCCAGAAGGTGTAGTAGTCGAAGAAGGTCAAGTATTGAAATTCGTAGATGGCAAAACAGCTGAAGGTATTACATTCACTAACGGCATGAAAGGCAACTATGAATATCCAGTTGCTACTCGTCACAATGGTGATTTGTACGCTCGCCGTCCTGAAACTGCATCTAGTCGTGCAGTGAACACATTGGCTACAAAAGTATTTAGATTGGTTAGAGAAATTCCTAATCGCAAAGTTGAATCTGTAGACGGTGTATTTTAATCTAAAGGGGGCCGACATGGCTCCCTTATTTTTTATTTAAATAAGAGGAGGCTATTATGGCAACTTTTAAATTAGTAAATTCCAACAAAACAATTATTGATTATATCAGTGAGAAGGCTATCGAAGAATTCGGTGCCAGTGTAACTCCTGATGAAGAAAATAATGCTATCACAGTAGAATGTGTAGACGATGTCGTAGAAGACATTTTGTCCGCATATAAGATGGCTAAATTTAAAGCAACTACCGGTGGATTAGTTAACTGGGGTGGCAAAAAGATTGGTACCGTAGCTGGCGTTGCAAAAGACGCTGGCATTGGTGGTATCAAAGTTATCAGTAAAGGTCTCTTCGGTGGCCTTAAAAAGGTTGCTGAGCTTGGTATCGGCGGAACATCCGTCATTGTCGATGAAGCAAAAGCTAGTTGGGGCGAATTGACTAAGTCTGATGAAATTCGTTCTATCAAAAAGAGCTTTGGTTCTACTGGTAACAATAGCGATGATATCGTTATGGTTACTGGTGAACAACAAACTGAAGCTCAAGGTTAATTAAAAGAGTTTAGATAATGGAAGCACACGGGAGTGGGTCGCATCTGTTATCTAAACTCTTATTTTTTTATTTAAATAAAATATAATAGCTTTGGTCTGGAGTATTAATGGCTCCCGACTAAAGCTATATTTTTTTTGATGCAGAGCCCTGTATATAGAATTCCGGCTTGCTCTTAAAGATTATTTTAATATATACATATATATTGGAGTATGGTTTTAATACAGTATATATGTATGTACTAAAATTATTTTTTTTGAATATCATATGCTTTGGTATATGATATTTAATTGGGTGGCTATGATTACCTACAACGAGAAGTTATTAACGCTTGGTAAAGCCACACGAGCGCCCTATAAGCGAGCGCCAGCGAGCGATCATAAATTATTTGTATAATAGACTGTGCGAACGCACGTGAGCCAGCCGTTATAAAATTCTCTTGTTGTCTTCTCTTGTTAAGAGAAGCAAGCATATTCATTTTATTTATTTAAATGCCGAGCGCCAGCGAGGCAATGTATAATTCTCTTGTTACTTCTCTTTTAGAGAAGTAAGTATGTGTTTGTTATTATATAGTAATTCTCTGTTTACTCTCTTCTTAAGAGAGTAAGTGTGTATTTATTATTTATATTAAGAGCGAGCGATTAGCGAGCGATTATATTAGTATATATTATATTGGTATAGTCTCTTGTTACTTCTCTTCTTAAGAGAAGTTCCGTATTAAGCTTTTAGCTTAAAGCTTTAGCGTCGATCCGTAAGGATATAGGTGGGTTAGATAAAGAAGCGAAGAGGGAGCGGGAGCGACCGATTTTAAGCGACTGCCTTAAGCTATCTATATGTATAGTATAATGGAGGCCCAGAGGGCCGTATAGCAAACGCATCCCGAAAGCGAAGGGAGCTTGCGACCGAGCTGTAGGTAAGGAGGCCTATGGCCGACGACCGTGAGCGATATACTATGGCGAATATATAATAAAAGCGAAAATCTGGGCTGAAAAATTTGAAATTGAGCTCTGAGAAATTTCGAATATTTTTCGCCCCCGATATCTATTTTGTATTACTTTATCTAAAAGTAATGTTAGTTATATTATTATATATATGTATATATAATAAGATTATATTAGTTAGTTATATCATTAAGGACACTACTATTAGTTATTCAATTAGGTGAATAGTAGTGATTAGAATTGAATTTAAATAATTCAAGTATTTTGAGCCGCCGGTTATTTCCGCTAGGAATAAATGTTCTGAGACTCCATCGGAGCGAAGGTTATTTCAGGTGGCGAATCCCTTTTGATTCTTTTATTAAAAATTAATTATAAAAGAATGTCTTGCTTCGATCCAGAGAAAGATAGCGCAGCGAAGTTGGCTGGTTGTATTAGCGTAGCGTACATACAATTTTCTGTGTTATAGTTCGTGACGAAGGCTCTGCTTATTATAATTAATAATTTCTAATCAATAATTTATAATAACCAGTAATGGTTATTAGGATACAATTATTATATTATAATAATCATTCCAAGTTGTTAGAGTTTGAAAGCTCTAACCAGTTAGCTGGAATTTATTGCTCTGGTTCCGGCGTTATACTGTTTCCTCTTTTACTAGGTTGTCCTGGATAGAGAGAATGGACACCGAATATTTTAGGCGAACGGTTTTTTAATAGTATTAAAATAAATTATTATATTTAAATAATTAAATTAATAATAGCGACGCTTATTTAAATCTTTAAATAATATTAGAACAATTAT